TGCACTGGCTGGTATAACTTTCTTCCTACTACAATATATTTATGGTTAATATCCCTTACATCCAGTAAGGAATTATCCATCTTGTTGCTTAAGCTGTTAGAATGTAGGTAGCAATTGGATATCTTTTTCTTCCTTGGACTTCGCGTCCGTAAAACAGACTGATAACCAGTTCCTCATTCGCAGCGTTCGTTTTATGCAGGTTGAATCACCTTAGGTGCATTCGTGTCACACCACAGTAGATTGAATAGGCAATGAGTAAAACTGGTACTTATCCATTGCAATAATCTTAAGGAGTGACAATTTATGAACGCAGTAGGTATCGATGTTTCAAAAGGTAAGAGTATGGTTGCTATCATGCGACCTTTCGGTGAAATTGTTTCCGCACCTTTCGAAATCAAACACACAGCCAGTGGTATCAATTCACTTGTAGAACTCATCAACTCTGTTGAAGGTGAGTCCCGAATCGTGATGGAGCACACAGGGCGTTATTATGAAGTCCTCGCTCATCAGCTTTCAGAGGCAAATCTTTTCGTCAGTGCCATTAACCCAAAACTTATCAAAGACTTTGATAATGATTCTCTTCGTAAAGTGAAATCTGATAAAGCAGATGCTGTTAAGATTGCCCGATATGCTCTTGACAAATGGCAAAATCTTAAACAGTATAATGTTATGGATGAATTACGCAATCAGCTCAAAACCATGAACCGTCAGTTCGGCTTTTACATAAAACACAAGACGGCTATGAAAAATAATCTTATCGGCATCCTTGACCAAACCTATCCTGGTGTCAATACTTACTTTGACAGTCCTGCACGCAGTGACGGCAGCCAGAAATGGGTTGATTTTGCATCTACATACTGGCATGTAGACTGTGTCCGTAAAATGTCCCTGAATTCCTTTATCGACCATTATCAAAACTGGTGCAAACGTAAGAAGTACAACTTCAGCCAATCCAAAGCTGAGGAAATCTATGGAAAAGCAAAGGAACTTGTTCCTGTACTTTCAAAGGATGCCATTACAAAGCTTATTATTAAGCAGGCTGTAGACCAGCTTAATAGTGCCTCTACAACTGTTGAGTCACTACGCACTCTCATGAATGAAACTGCATCCAAACTCCCGGAATATCCTGTCGTTATGGCTATGAAAGGGGTTGGAACTTCACTTGGTCCTCAGTTGATAGCTGAGATCGGAGATGTTTCCCGTTTCACTCACAAAAGTGCTATTACTGCATTTGCCGGTGTAGATCCCGGTGTTAATGAATCGGGAAGTTATGAACAAAAAAGTGTTCCAACTTCCAAACGAGGCTCCTCTGATCTTAGAAAGACTTTATTTCAGGTAATGGATGTCCTGATTAAAACGCATCCGCAAGATGATCCTGTTTATCAGTTCTTAGATAAGAAACGTGCTCAAGGCAAGCCTTACTATGTCTATATGACTGCAGGTGCCAACAAGTTTCTAAGAATCTACTACGGACGAGTGAAAGAATATCTTTCATCTCTTCCAGAATCTTAATTATCCACTAATATTTTCAGGCCAGCACTGGTGTGGTGGTCTTATTTTGATACCTAATTTTCAACCTGTATAAAATTTTCAATGTTCTTCAATTTAGCCTTGACTTTTTATTTGCAGGCTTTATTATTCACTTTAAAATAAAAATCATATCTATATGGATGTGCCCAATCTGGATTATATTGATGTATATAATCAACTTTAAGTTGGTTTAATATTGACTTCATGAATTTTTCTGCATAACTAAACCCATCACTACAATATTTACATTGTAACCCATGTTTATGTACCTCGTTTCCAGATTTATATATTTCATTACCACAAACAGGACATATAAAATATATTTTCTTATTTGTATTCGTTTTATACCTATAAGCATCATCTGGATCTTTAAGTAATGGTATTAACTCCGGATTTGTTGTTGCCATGTCATTTATGCCAGGAATTACATCAGTATATAAATTACAAAAACATTTTGGACAATTTAAATGTTCTTTTTCTGGCATTATATTTTTAGGTTTTTTCTCAAATTCATATCCACAGCTGTGTCTAATTTTAATAAAATCAGAAGCACTTATATATTGAGAAATAAGTGTATACTCATTTTTATCAAACTTGTTATAAAACTTTTCTTGAAATTCTTCATTAGTTAATATAGTACCCATAAAATAAACCTCTCTTTCAATTAAAAAAGAACCCTAAAAGTTCTTTTTATTTTTTTACTTCTGTATTTTTACAAGAAGTATTCTCAATATTTTCGAACTTAGGATTCTTCCTATTCTTAACATACTTGTGTTCCGTTTTAGGACGTTTGTTAAGATAATCAATCAACTCATCTGTATATAAGAACATCCAAAATTCTCTATTGGTAGATGGATTGACTGATCGTGCAATATATCTTTGATGTGCATTCTCCATAAGCTCCTTTCTAAGAGTAGGAGAGTAGCAATAAAATACATCACTCATAAATAAATACCTCGTTCAACTATAAAATTTTTTCTATATTCAGTTGTTATAATTTACTTCTAAATTATTTTCTAAGAGATTTAAAATAATCTCCATAAGGTGAATTCTCATTATCAGCTTCTGGTTTTTCAGAACCAACACCGAATGTCATTCCACCGTTAAATTTCTTTTTGGATTTTGTTTCAGAAGTGTGTGCAGAAAAAGTACCTGCATTAGATGTGATAAAGTCAGCAAAAATAACTTTTGCCTCTTTTTCAAGATCAATAAGACTGTACTGGTCCATATTCTCAACAAGAGTCTTGAATTCATCTGTGTCTCTTAGATCATTGTATTTCTCCGCATTAAGAATTTCTTCTCTCTGTGTATGAAGTTTTGCAAATTCTGCATTTTCTTTGTATTCAACAAGAGATTCATAATTACTTCTCATCGCTTCAACTTCATCCAATTCCTCTTTGGTAAGATATGTAGCGTATACTTCTACACGATCACCGGTGAGAGAGAAGTTATCTCCATCCTGGGAATATGTCTGCTTGTAAGCAATACCTGTCCAATAATCAGACATAATCAGATAGTTCTCATAAACTTTAACGGAATACCAGCAGTTATCTGATTCACCATACTGAGTATTTACCAGATCAGATAATGCCCAAATTTTCTCATCAAGGGCAATTTCAAAGTTTGCGGATTTCTCATCAACGGTAATAGAGTATTTCTTCTTCTTTTTACCATCTGTTCCACAAGCCTCTTCCTCAACTGGATTTTCTTCAGACCCATCAGATGTTGTAACAGGCTCATCTTCGGATACCGGATTTTCTTCCTGGGTTTCGCCAGCTCCCTCTTCATTTACTGGTTCTTCTACAGGATCAGCGTCACCATTACCTTCGTCTGCATTTTCATCAGAAGTAGGTTCTGGATCAGAGTTACCATCAGTTGTACCTGCATCACCGGTTCCATCATCAGAAGCTGCGCCACCGTCATCATCAAATGTTTCTGTAAATTTCTGTTCAAGCTCTTCGTCAGATAATCCATCGTAATCAAATGTAATATCATCAACTGTTACATTATATTTCTTAAGTAATTCTTCAAATTTCACCAGATCATTTCCTCCTTTCTGATTAATTTGTGTATTATTATTGAAACAAACCTTTTCTAACTTAGATTCAATGTTAGAAAGTCTAGTCTGTAAATCAATCAAAACTGAATTATGTGCTTCACTAAAATCAACAATATCTGCTCTGGAACCTTCCATTCCTTCTGCAATTTCCTGTTTTTCTCCATTAACATCACGAGAACCCAAGAATGTTGAAGCATTTAAATAAAAATCATCTAAATCAAGAACTTTTTCTTTTGCATCATAAGATAATTCTTCAATGACAAGCTCACAACTATTTTTAGTACCGTTTTTTTCTTCAAGTATAGAAGTAGTGCGAGTGTAGTCTTCAGCAATATAAGCATAAGCACATACAAAGTCTTTATCTAATTTATCATCATGTTCCCAAAATGCTGGTTCAGAAGAGAATGATCCAACTTGAGATTCAATATATACTGTTTCATCTTCACCAGTTTCTTCGTTTCTGACAGTTTTCATTTCGTGACCTTCGAAATCCCATGAACCATCGTCAAGCTGATGAATAGCTGCGAGTACCGGTCTGTCTGGGATTGTTTTCATTGCACGTTCTGCAGCTTCTTTAGAAACACGAGATTTATTTCGATTTACTCCAGTATGGAAAATTTTAATTTTAACTTTTTTCATACCACGATGATTTTCATCAACAGAGTCTTCTGACTCAAAAGTAGTAGGAACTTTTACCGCAAGTTTATATCCTGTTTCATTTGAACTGAATTTTGCAAATTTCTGCTCTTCACAAAATTTGACTAAATCATCAATGGTGAGTAGCGTTTTGTTTCGCATATTTGGTATTTACCTCCTTTCCAAAAATTTCTATATAATAGCCCTTAGAAAAGAGGACTAAACACACATAATATTTGTGAATTTTACTTTAGACATATCAATGTCATTTTCTGCAAAATTCATCTTAGTATTATTTACAAACATATAAAAATGAGCAGGTGTCTGGACCTCTATATAACCTAGAGTGATCAACTGCTCACGAACTTCTTTATCATATGTAAAAATAAATTTTTTATCTTTCATTATTTATCACTCATTTCCACGTTCTTTGGATTTACTACCAGAATCGGTTAGATCATCAGAATCTTTACTTGGGGCACCGCCATTAATAGGATCGGTATCTGAAGTTGGTTGACTACCTGATTGGGTATAGCTTGTACTTAATGGATTGGACATTAAATCAACAAGTCCTAAGTCACGTTCAAGTTTAAGAAGTGAAATTTGCTCTAATGGTGTATTACCATCGAGAATTCCAATTGACATTCGAGAAAATCCATTTTGGGCTGATTCAACTAATTCTTTACGTTTTGACTTTTTTGTGTATGGGCTAACTCCATCTATATATTTAAAATATCCATGTCCAGTTCCTATAGTGTAATTAAAATATAAATTCAAGTATCTTTGAACCTGTGGTAAAAGAGTACTTTGACCATATTTCATATCTGCAATAATCTGTGCTTCGTAAATTGTTGTTCCAGATTTATCTGAATTAAGAATAACACCACCTATATGTTTAAATATATTTGCTATTGAGTTAGAAATCATATCGCTGTCATCGGTATTATTTAAATCTTTAAATTCAATTGTCTCAATTGGAAGTGGAGAAATGGCAGCATTAACACATTCTGGAAGATTTGCTTCTAGCTTATTGTAATATTTTAAGGCTGTTTCTGGATCAACCTCAAAATCGTCTGGCTCATCTGCCCCTGTAAGAGGCTTTAGTCTTGCAACTAATAATTTATAAGCACTAAGCTGATCTTTTACTGACTGAATTCCAAGTAAATCCACGGCATTTATCAAAATCTCAAATAGCGATGAAAAACTCGGGTAATCCATAGTCGGATCATCACTATTTACTTTAAAACAAACCTGTCTTTCAGGCTCAAGTTCCTGCCATCTTAATGTAGAATCTTTCTGATATGCTTCATATTTAGATTTGAATTCAGAATCCCAATATTCAAGATATGCTTCATGTGATCTGAAATAAGAAAAGTCAAATGCAAATCTGAATACACCTGCTTCAACAGATGATACTCTACAATAATCTCCATCAAGAATCTGATAGAAACAAGTTCCACCTTCCTGATCAGAATCATCATAAACATATGCGTACACAGAGTCTTCACGCCAAGCTACAAGAAGTAGTTTTACAAGTTCACTGGCAAAATCCATACGTTGCCAACGAATCATAGTCTCATACCAAGTATTAGTACGTTCCTCTGGAGTCATTTCCTGCGTAGGATCATCCAATGGGATAATATTGAACGCATCTCCACAAATCATAGTCGCATAGTGTAAACAGATACGTCTGTACTCATAGCAAAGTCTGTACAGATACCGGCTTAAATTCCTTAACTGAGACTCGTATGATTTTGGTGATTTCATATAAGTACGAAGTGTTTCCCTGGAATATGTCTGGAAAGTACGCGATTCAGTTTTTGACAAATCGGTAAGCTGCAATGCGTCTATCATAGCCTTTGTGGTTTTTGCCATTTCAAGCACACGTTCATGTTTCGTAAGTGTTGTTGACATTTCAGCTACAGTTTTCTTCCCTTTTGGTGTATCAATAGTTGGAACAGTGGCTGATTTGTTTAATAGTAATTTATCAACTTTGTCCAGTTTCTTTGTTGAAGTAGAATTTGTGGACTTAGTTGTTTTAGTTGTTGATACTTTAGTTGTTTTTGGAGCTACCTTTGACTTCGAAGTGGAAGCTGAGGCAGTTGTATTAACGGTTTTATTTGAAATAGGTGTACCGTCCTGCACCTTTGGCTTATTTTTACTACCTTTGGGTCTACCCATTGGTACACCTGCCTTTCTATTTATTGTTTTTGATTTGGATTGATTGGAATTTATTTTAAGAAGTAAGAGGTGGGAGAGTAGTTGGTGTTGGTTGATGGGATAGTGTTAGATTTATTAATCGAAATAAGAATGACGCTTCGCTGTACGGATTGGTAGGATGTCAGCGAGGTTTGAAGTTGATTTTTTCTTTTTACCGGTAATACTTTTTCTTCGTTCTTGCATAAGAGCATAAGATATTAGACAGGCTGTATACGCGCGGTCATCATGCATTTTATTAGCTTTTTCTGGTGTAAGCTCAAATGAATCCTTTCCAGATTCACGTTTTTTACGAACCATATTAACAAGTTCCTCTTTTAAGGCATCAATATTAGTAAGGGCAAGTTTATCAGCCCAGTCGAGTTTTACAATTTTAGTCTTTACCGATTGAACCTTAGAAAGTTCTTCTCTAAGTTGTTTTTCAAATTCTTCTTCATTAAGTTTTTGTTTCTTCAACTCAGAAACAATTCTAGTTTTTTCTTTCTTTAAAAGCTTTTCATCTATATCAAACATAGATAGATAATCTTTATTATCATAAGAAGCAGTGAAACTAATTTTATCTTGATTCATAAGTTCAATCATTGCCTCATACATTTCTGATTTATATGCAGCTGGTGCCATTAAATGTAATTTATTCACAGCGTTTGGAAATTTTTTCACATATTCAGCTGAATACTCTTTATCAATTAGACCTCTATGCATAATTCCTTTATCATCTACCCAATCTTCCATAAGATAATCCGCTATATTAACACCTGCTCCACCAGAACCTGCATCAATATAAACTCCTACAATATTATCATAATTATCTGCACCACCATTATAGTCAAGAATAAGCTGTTTTAAATATTTAACTTGATCTGGTGTTTGCATTGGTGACTTAATTTTCTTTCCGACATCTATAAGGTTTACACAGTTTACAATGCGCATTCTCTTGTCAATAGTACCGTCAATTTGTTCAAAGTCATAAATTTCCCCAACAGTGATAACACTATTGTCTCTGCTTCTAGCCGGATCAAAGCCTATGGCAAAACGTTTGTTACCTGTATCATTGTATAGAAGTGGTTTTCTTACTTCCTCATTTCTCGTAATAACACCGCGTTTAATAATTGCATCACTACCTGCTTGTGTACTGAAAATGCAATAATATTCACGTAATGCTTTCTCTGGATTTGTTCTCATCGCTGCTTCTATAGTAGATTTGCTATAAAGCGGAGCAATTAACTTTCCGTGTTTTGTTGGTTTTAATACTATTTCACAATCAATTTGCGCAACAAAATAATCAGTATCTCCCATAATCATTCGTTTCGAGAAATCTCTATATAGCTTATAAAATTCTGTATCAACACTGGATGCAGAACTGATGTAAAACAACTGATTTTGCACAGGAGATGGGATTGCACGAAGTCTATTAATATCAATAGAATTACCATCTCTATCCTTACCGGTAGCAAAACCTTTATTTACAATAACAAATGCAGCGTATGTATGCATCATATCAGCATCAAGAAACCCACACTCATCAAAACAACAAAAATTGCTTCGAGCGCCGCGCTTCTTATCCACATTACTATTTAATGTCTTTGTCATTGAACCATTATAAAGTGAATAAGAGAATCCATCAGATGAATGACTAAATCCGTCTCCTGCAGCATTTTTTATTTCAACTTCATTTTTGAAAATATATCCAGTAGATCCCATCATACTTTCAATATTGTCATTAGCCAATTTTTCAAGAGTAGTAAATGTCTGTTCTGCCTGTGAACCAGAACCACTTGCTATATAACTCCAATAATTAGTAAAAAGCATGTCCTTAGACATAATTACAATATCAGTTATTGTGCTTTTTCCAAAACCACGACTACATACAAGTAACACATTTGGACACATCCATGCTCTTTGAACTATATATGCTTGTGCATCTAGTAATTCTATATTAAAAAAATCATCTATAAATTTTACTGGATTTGCTTGATAATATTTTTGAATTTCTGCTAATGCTATAAGTGATTCAATTTTCCTCTGAGATAGAGCATATATACCACGTTTTACATAGACATCATATTTATAATTATTATCAAAAATATCATTAAGATATTGCTTTTTTATTCCAGATACTTGTTTTAATTTATATTTACTATAATCAATTTGTGAGGTTATCTGATTGATTGTTTTCTCCGCTTTCGGATTGATCATCATCACTATCAACCTCCTGTTCGCCTAATTCATCTGCGGAGAAATAGGCATATAAATTATCCAAATCAACTAAATTATTTTGATCAAGTAACCCATTTTCCTTAAGTACATCTTTTAAATCAATATTTTCTCTTAGTAAGATCCTAGAAATTTCCTTATAATGTCTGCAATCTTCTTGATATTTTCGGACCATAACACGTTGTTCTGCAACAATATCAGACCATTCTGATTCATCTAAATGAAGCTGCTTCATAATAGAAGCATCACTCATTTCCATAACCTGTTGCATACCTTTACATGTCCAAATATCAAAACCATTTACTTCACCTTCACGAAGATTAAGATCTTTTATTTTTTTAATCTTACCAGTCCAGGTATTTTCACCTTTCTTGGCATTCTTATTATTTTTTAGGGAAATACAGCTCTCTGCCGCAAGACTTGTAATAACAGAAGATACTTTACTTTTACTATCCTGAAGAGATTTAATGGTTGCTGAATTTTTCTCAATATTATCAATATCAACCATAGCTTTTGAAATTGCGTTATCAAGTTTAGATTGTTGAAGAAACCCTCTTACAATAGAAATACATGAAGCATTTCTCATCATATCATCATTTCCATCACCACCAGCGTCTATAAGACCAATTAACTGTGCATATAAAAATGGTTGGTCAGTAACTTCTTCAAATTCAAACGGATCATATCCTAAAAGCCTAATAACATCTTTTTTATTTTTATAAAAATCTTGCAATGTTTCAGGACTCATTTTGTTTAATATGTCATTATTTGAACTATGTTCTTCTTTGACCTCAACATTCCCATCATCTTCATCTGAGTCCCTATATGTAAGAGTGTAATATTGGGGCATAGCAATATTTTTTACATAAGAATCAAACGGAGTTTCACGAGTTTTACCAGAATGTAAATTTTCAGACTCAGTAACACTAGAGTCCCAAACTTCTTTTAAAAACGGTTTATTAAGATAAGAGAGTGCAAATTTCATACTTTCCTCAGTGCAATATTTTTCTCCTGTTTTATCACTTAACACAGCTAATTCTTTTGCACAATCCTTACAGATTGAAGTAACACCAAGTTTATTAAGTGGATCTGTACTTGTGTAAAATTTATATTTTGGTTTTAATTTTCCACAAATATAACAAGTTGCATAATTATTTCTAAGCTCATTGATTTCTGCATTTAACTTATCTATTTCTGCTTGAGACTCTTTAAGCTTTAATCTTGCCTGGGCAGCTGTTAGTTTTGCTGGTGCTATTATTTTCTTTTCAGTAGCCGTAACAGCCACCTCCTTTTTATCATAAAATAAGAGACGGTTTACGCCGCCCCTTTTAATTCGTTAATATAATTAATTACTATAGTCTCTATATTACATTTTTCCCAATATGGGATTCTAAGCAATTTAATATTATTGCTTTTACAATATTCGTCTTTTATTTTATCTCTGCGTTTAGTATTTTCAAAATTTAATATACTTGTTTTTTCTGAGTATGGACCAAACCTAATTGGCATATAATGCTGTTCTCCATCATATTCTATTAAACCTAGTAATTTTTCGTTATCATAAATTCCAAAGTCAAAACGTAATGGAGCTACATCAATACAATCTTTAAAAGAAACTTGTTTGTTATATTTACAATTTTCTTTTTCTAAAATATTTCCTATAATTTTTTCATTTTTTGAAGCAATGCAACCACAACTTATTGTGTGTCCATTTTTTAAATTTCCAGAACTAACAACAACATGATTCCCACATTCACATAAACATTCCCATTGAACAGAAAATGATCCATTCGGATGAATTAAGTTATCAGAACGCTTAACCACTGTTAACATTCCAAACTTTTGTCCTGTTAAATTTTCAAAACTTCTTTCTGATGATATTCTGGATCGTAAGCAACCACATGATTTTGCTTGACCATTTCTTAAATTACTTTGTGAAATAATTTTTACATTCCCACAGCTACACTTGCAATTCCATTGTGTGTTTTGAAACCCATTTGGTGATATGTAATTTTCAGCTCTACTAAGAACTATTAATTGTCCAAACTGCATACCTGTTAAATCAATTAAACACCTCTCAGATGTATTTTGATTTCTTTTACATCCGCATCCTTTAGTATGTCCTGATGTTAAATTAGAAGATTCTACTATAGTTTCATTTCCACAATCACACCGACATAGCCATTTTACTTTTTTTCTATTTGAATGTACTAAATCATCAACCCTTTTTATAACAATTAGTGTACCAAAACGCTGCCCTGTAAGATCCTTAAAATTTGGCGGTGTATGTTTTATACATCCACAATGAGTCTTTTTACCATTACGCAATTTTGCACCATCTGCAACACAATCATTACCACAGTCACAAATACATTTCCAATAAATTCTATCTTTTTGTTTATGGTCAATTTCTTTTGCAACTAATTTTCCAAAACGTTGACCTGTCAAATCAATAAATTTCATATAACCAACTTCTCCAATCAAAATAATTATCTAATTTAATAAGAAGAGTGCAGCATTTCGCTACACTCAAAATTACTTCTACAATGCGATTGGAACCTACCCAATCATGCATAACATTGGAGAAAACAATATCTACTACAGGCTTTGAACCTGTATCTGATGGCACAAAATGTCCGTCCGTCATAACCATTTAGACCAAGTAGACAAAATTCTTTAAATGCAAGCGGATAGTACGACCATCTATTTCTCTTATTACCTACTCACAATCATGTTATCCATGGTTCATAATTGTTTTCAGATCTGGACCAATCCAGATAGCTTCAATGCACTTGCCACACAAAGCAAGACTTGGTGTAAACACCATTTCAAGTAAAAACCTCGAAGGTTTTTGTTCACAAGCTCAAATCTGGTTTACTGCACGCAACGCCCCAGTAAAAACCTCGAAGGTTTTTGTTCATTATTTTTTCCTGTCACCGGTATGCGAAATCTACACCATGCCTCCGGTGGAATACTATGTCGTAAATAGGAAAACTGGGATGGTGGGATTTGGACCCACGACATACTGATTAACGGTCAGCCGTTCTACCAACTGGACTACATCCCAAGACGCTGGACCGAAGCCCAGCTTGGAGAAATAATAATGAAAACGAAAAATACAAAGAAAAGAGAAGAATAATAGAATAGGACAGTAGTCCTATTTAGTGGATGGAGAAGGATTCGAACCTTCGAAGGCAGAACCGCCTGATTTACAGTCAGGAGCGTTTAACCACTTCGCTATCCATCCAAATAGAATTTTATACCTCAATAAAAATTGAGTTATAAGGCAGTGTACCTGGACTTGAACCAGGAATCTTCATTTGTATATTTACCAGAATTTGAATATGACGCTTTACCATTAAGCTATACCTGCCAAGTAGGAGAGTAGTTACCCTCCAATATGTACTTCTAAATAAATGCTTCATCTGATTCATCAGATTCATCATTCAATATAATGTAATGATTTTTTGTGGTACTTACATCCACATGTCCTAATAGTTTTTGTGCTACTTCTGCAGATTTATGTTCATATACAACAAGATTAGTAGCTCTTGATTCTCTAAATAAGTGTGGATGAACACGTCTTCCAACAATCTTAGTGAATAATCCGCTACACCAATCATTAAAAGTTGACTCACTTACTTGTTGAACACCATCTTTACTTTTTGTTACAAACATATATGGACAATTATCATTTCCACGTTCTTCAATCCATTTTTTTAACCATCCCATTGCATCTTCACCAAATTTAAGCTTACGTGGTTTCCCTACAACAGACGGACCTTTGCAACGAATAGTATGTGTTGTATATTGCTTAGAGATAACAGTGTGTTCAACACCATCTTCGTCCTTTATCTTAATTTCTTTTTCTTTTGGTTCATATGTAATAACTTCTTTAAGAAGCTGTCTTGCTTCAGCTCTACGGCATCCTGTACTATAAGAAAATACAAGATATGCAAGTTTTTGCCATTCTTCACGTTTTTCAAGCTCTCTACACAAATTTACATATTCATCAGGTGTAAGTGGAACTTTTTCATGAACATATCCGGTTTTTACCACTTTTATTCCAACGGTGAAATTTCTGAAGGTAGGGTACTCGTCCTCGTACATCATCATTACATAATTACAAAATGCACTTGCACATGATTTTTTAAATTTAATCGCAGAATCAGACAATCCTCTATTTGTAAGCCAGTTAAGATATTTTGCGAATTCTTTTTTCTTAATTTCAAGAAAACTTTTATTTTTCAAATAATCTTTAACCCAAACGAAAAATATTTTAATTCCTGACTCATATACTTTTTTAGTTTTTAAAGAAAGTTCAGTTTGATTATCCAGATAGTCCTGAACCATTTCTCTATTAAACTCATTTACTTTATTCCATACTTCTTCAGTTATTTCTTCTGATCTTTCAGCATTTTTACCATCCAATAATCTCACTTCCTTTTATCAAAATATTTCGTTATCTTATGTGAGATGACAGCATCAACTATCACCTCTTCAGAGAGTTTTATAATAATGGGCGAAAAAAATAATTGCCTCACGGCAAATCACCACACATAAAATAACGATTTTATATTTACCACAGGACTATTACAGCCCTGTGGAATAGTTTTTTATTATTTTTTAGAAACTGAATTGTATTTTTCAATCCAATCTTTATAATTATCAATAATCCATTTGCGACCTTTTTCAGTCCATTTTAATACCGGTTTATATTTTTCTTCTTTATAACTTTCATAATCTGCATATCCATCTGTAATCAGCCATTTATATTCTTCATAAGGATACCAATTACCATTCTTAAATAAAATACGATTCACATGCATAATTTCATTTAATTTAGCTGCATGTAATCCAAGATCTTTTGCAATAATACTTGTATTAATTAATCCATTTTTCTTAAGAACATCATCATAATATGTAGCTTTTGGTTTTAAAACTGCATTTTCTTTTTCAAGTTCTTCATTCTTTTCAACTTCTACAAGAAGCTGCACTAGAGCTTCTTTGTAATTTACTGGAAGTTTTGGCTCAGAATGAGATGATAACTGTTTTTCCATTTCATTAAATGCTTCAATATATTTTAATTTCCATTCAAGAGCATCTTTCCCAGTAAACCCCATCGCCAGAAGAGAAAAACCATCACGATTAATGAGATATTCGGTATAAGTTCGTCCTCTTGAATTCTTATATTCTGAATAAATAAACATATTTTTCACGGCGGAATTTTCCGCTGTGAGATTTCGTATTGATTCAAGAACATCTTTATGAGCTTTATTAAAATGTTCTGCAATTTCACGACTTGTTGTTAATACTTGTCCATTTTCAATAGAAACTAATTCATTTTTAATCATATATTCACTCTTTCTGCACTATTTATATGCTAAATATATTTTGTTGTTTGCCGCAACATTTACCTTGTTTCCTTACGTGAGATGACTACGGCAATAGCCATCCCAATATGAAAGAGTGCTATGATAAAAATATCAAAACAGAGGGTTAATCACCTCGCGTAAGAAAACAATGTTTATATTCCCACAGGACTATCACAGCCCTGTGGTTTATCAAAAATGAAAAATTCTATTTATCTAGCAGCATCCTTTACAGCTTTTGCCAGTTTTGCCTTAACAGTTTTATGAGGTTTAATCATCAGATCTTCCCCAGTGAGCGGATTGCGGCCTTTTCTTCCAGCTACATCCTTAACTTCAAGACTTCCAAATCCTGGTACTCTAATATCCTCGCCAGCTTTCAGTGTCTCCATGATAACTTCCTGAAGTGCTGTTACGATCTCACCTGTCTCCTTAATTGTCTTCTCTGCTTTAGTTGCTGTTGCTTTAATAAGTTCAGTTTTAGTCATAATTTTGTTACTCCTTTGATCATTTAAATTTTTATAATTTTATTTTTTGTTTTTATTTGTACGTGGGACCGCCACGCTCGGCATGTTATTCAGTTGTCTATATTCGAACTGATTTTCATCAGTCAATAACAATGTTATTAGTTCCTTTAAGACCTTTTTCTTTGTCCCAAATGAAACAAATGCATTTTCTTACAGCACCAACAAATCCGGATTCGTGACTCCAGTTATCCTCGCCTGTAACAGATGGGAGATTACGAATGATTAAACCACCAAGTTCTTTAATTACCTGTTCCGAATGAAGGTGTGCGAGATGTGCTTCATGGTATTTTGTTCTTCCAAATGCTTCTCTGGCTTCAACCTGCATTACTTTGTCTACACGTTTACCTTCTTTATCTCCATGAGCATACATAATAAGAGAATTGCCCCATTCAAAATATTTTCTTGGATGCATGTCTACATCAACAAGTACATTTGGATCTTCATGAAAATAAGCCCATAATGTCATAACTACGTGCCAAGAGCTTAAAAAATCATGGTTTCCTGGGACATACATAAGTTCAACAGGAGCAAACTTAGATAGCGCAGTAATGCCATCAATGAGCATTTCTACACATCCCTTAAACATTTCCTGATGTCTCATATTTGTGTCCTGTGCAGTGCCACGAGTAGTTGTTCCTTGTACATTGTCAAAATGGAGAAGGTCGTTGCCGATTGGCATAAGAATTTTTGCGACTTTTCTTGACTTAATGTCTTCAATAGCCTCAGTTATAATCGTATTAAAGCATTTCTCAGCTATAATATAATCGTATGATCCGTTTGTAAGATTTCCTGATGCGAACTTACCATAGTGTAAATCCATAATTGGAATCTCATATAAAACTCCATCATCAACTTTAGGTTCTGTAAAATAATCTCTATTTTTCGGATTATAATTTCTAACTAAATCTTCGTAAAACTCTTCAATTTCAATCTGAGAAATTTCAGTTCTAGGTTTTACATTGATTTTGCTTGCATACAGATTTTTAACACCAGATTTTCCACCTTGATTCCAAATAGAGTTTCTTGCAGAGACAAGTTCCCATTCAAGTGGATCATAACCATGTGCGTTAAGTAAAAATTCAGGATTTTTCAAGTTTTCCTCATTAATCTCAATAAGTCGATCACTTGTAAAAGAGCCATCCTTATTTACATCTGTCTGTTCTTTATATCTTGGAAGCGAGAGAGGAGCCGGTTCGTCTGTAGTTGGTTCACTATTTACTTCCATTTCTTTTCTTCTTTTTTCATCAAAATATTCTTTTACGAATACGCTGCCATATACATTGCTACAAGCGTTCCGAAGAGTATTGCGAGAAAGTGGAATAGAGTATTGATCAATAATTTCAGTCCAATCTTTATCTGAGTTTCCCTGTACTTTTGCAGTTATTTCGGCAAACGAAGCCTCATACTGTTCAGGTGTCATTCCATAATCACTTATTCTTTTTTCGAAATCCATAGGATCACCTACTCTGCGTTATCTGCATCCTCTGCAGGAATTACATCTAACTCTTCCTCAGTTTTAATCTGAGCAGTCATCTCGATATACTGATTTTTCATAGCGTTAAGAAGATCTACAACAAATATTTCTTTTTCGTCACCATTTTCATCTGTATATGTAATTGTGGAGCAATCATCAGAAAGTGTTCCTTTAATAGATAATTTATCGGTTGTATTACGTTTGAAGCTTAAACAAGACCTCATTTTATTTTCTCCTTTTAATCATAAAATTTTTTTAAATAATTTCATCCAAACTTTTAATTACTTTCTCTGCGACACCATATTTAATAGCTTCACTTGCAGATAAGTACCAATCGTTATCAAAATTTTCATAAAATACATCTTCTGGAATTTTTGTTCGTGATAATACAAAATTACCTAATTCCTCAATCTGACGCTGATAATTCATAATTGCAGCAACTACTTCATTATAATTACCTGCGAATGATCCACCACCTTTGTGAACAAGGAATTCTGCTGTTGGGAATGTGTATCTTTCGTGACAAGAGAGATAAATAAAACATCCACTTGATGCAGCGACGCCAACATTAATTCCAATAACTTTTGTTGTACTAAGCTGAATCGTGTCTACAAGACAGTTGTTTACTTCTAATTCACCACCTGGACTGAAGAAAATCACTTTAATAGGAGTACGCTGATCAACAGGGATATTATTTTTCTTATCTTCAAAATTCCACTGCATAATCATTTTTGCATATTCAAGCGTCATTGAAGTAATTTCATCATCAATCCAAATAATTCTATTCTCATAGTTTTTATAAAACTGTAGAAGTGATGGATCTGGTAACTGTAAATTTTCAGCATTCTGCGGAATAGCAATATCTAAATATGCCATTTCCAATTTCTTTTTATCCTTTTTTTTATTCATAAGCATTACCTGCTTTCCTTTTAGTCTTTTATTTTTATAATCTCAAAAACATATCTTTAGAGCTACATAATACTTTATAACTCTTGTCATTTTTTGAGATTGATTTTTGTAAATCTTCCTTAAGCTCTAACTTTGATTCCTCAGAGCCGTGGACCAATATTAATTTTTCAGTTTTTAGACTTGATCCAAACTTAACTAAATCATCATGATTTGCATGACTTGAAAAAGTATAGAGTGAAATACAGTCTGCTTTATTTTCAACCACAGTATGGTTAATTTTTAATTGTTTGAAGTCTTTATAATTCTTGATTCTATATGCCAGATAACTTGGATTATCACCACAATAACCACATAAACAAATCATACTGTTTTCATCGGCAATATATTTTTCCAGGTATTTTAAAATTCTACCGTTAGTACAAAAACCGCTGCTTGAAATTACAATCTTAGGCTGATCATCAGCTACACAAGTATCTGATTCTGCTTTATCAGAGATAAATCGTACATTTTCCCATTCTGTTACTTTATTCCAAAGCTTTAAATTATCTCCAGATAGAATTTCAGAATAAATATTAGAAATTTCACAACTGAGCATAGAATCTACAACTACTGGTGCTTTAAATTTAGTATCACTACCAAAAATCTCATATAAAACAGTAAGAATTTCCTGTGTACGTGAAAATGAGAAGCATGGAATAATAACACTACCATTTCTTTCAAACACAGTCTCAACAGCAGTTTTTAAATGTTCTTTATCAAATTTACGTGTCTTTTTACTGGTTCTTTGTTTTGAACCATAAGTTGATTCCATAATTGTATAGTCGTTGAAACAATCCGGAATTTCTGTTTGAGAAAGATAATGATTTACTGGATTTATTGCTCCAATATCAGAAGTGTATAAGATTTTCTTACATCGTTGCTCGTCTTTAAGAATAAGCTGTAATTGTGCAGCACCAAGACAATGAGAATTTTTGAACCATTGGAAACTTACGTTATCATCTAATCTAAAAACTGTATTGTATTGATCATAAACATAAAAGAAACCCAATGTTCTTTCTACATCATCCATTGTATAAAGTGGAGAGTAATCACGATTATATCTTTTGGATAATATACGTGCTTCATCTGCTACAATAAATGCACAGTTTCTTAATAATGCTTCGGCAATTCGTGCTGCTTTATCTGTGAGGATTATTTTACCCTTAAAACCTTCTTTTATAAGACGTGGAAGCAGTCCAATATGGTCAATGTGACAATGTTCTACGAAAATATATGATATTTCGCTTGGTTTAAATGGGAATTTCTTGGAATTAATTTTATAAGAATCAAGATAATCATTAGAAGATGCCTGATATAATCCACATTCTAATAGAATTTGTTTACCGGCAAATTGAATATGGTAGCATGATCCTGTGACTTCATTTGAGGACATGCCAGCAAAAGTGATACCATCACCTTTTTTCTTTTTAGCCATAAGCCTTTCAGCCTTTCAAGTTATTTTAATTTTTCCGCCTTATCAGCGTACCAATCTTCAATGTACCTCTTATTTCCACAGGTTTTATAATACCCCACATGGTACCCTCTGGAATTCATATACCCTCCTGAGTATGGCTTTAAGATTTTTTTATCAATAAGGGACTGGATACCCTCTTTTGTAATTGTTTTAATAACAATACACACCTTTCGTTCTAAATTTCCTCGTAAGAGAGGATAATAATTGCAGGAGACAGATTTGAACTGCCGATCTTCAGAGCATGAATCTGACGAGATACCAAACTTCTCTATCCTGCGACATTCATATTGCAAAGGGACCGAATATATATCCAATCCCTCTACAATATATGAATCAGAAATTTCTGGCCGTATACATACGTGTCTCGGCTCTTGGACACGGGAGCTTAATTTCGGAACTCTCCAATTTCATCTAAAAACTGTTTCCACTTTAAACAGTACGAATGGTTGTGGATGCCATTCATCTCTCTCCATATATGGGAAGATATTCGACATTAAAAAAAACCATATAAATAAAGGGGAAAACGAACATTATTGCAAAAGTTCTTGTTTCATTTGCAAATAACAAAGTTGCTTAAAAATTTTTCATGATTATATTGATATACTGTGTTTAAGATTTTTCTAGCATATTTTTGTGGATTTTTTAATTTAAAATCTCTTCCAGCATATTTTTTCCCAATTCCAAGTGCAATCTCTATCAAACGATTAATTGTTTTTTTATTTCCGATTTTCATATGTGATATTTGATCCAATGTATTCTTAGCAATTTCTGCTAATGAATCAACATATTCATCACGCTCAACTGATAGGCTGTTTAATGCTTTTATAGCGTTATCATACTCGTTTATAATTTTCATTATTTTTGTTACTTGTGCACTTGATGCTGTACCATCCATTTTAATGAAAAAATTTTCTGTTGGAATAGTAGTAGTTTTGCTTGCCCCCTGTATTTTATCTAACCACTCTTGTAACCAATTCATTGGACAAATTAAATCATTATTAATACGACCTTTTAATTTATTCCTTGATTCATCAATGTCTTCAAATGGAAGTTCCTTGCCATCTTTTGTTGTTTTTATTTCTCTTGTATACTGCATAAATTGTGGAAAGTCACATTTTACTGTTTTTACATTCCCATTTTTATCAATTACTTCTTTTTTCATTGACATACATGGAAGTTTACTAATCCTATCAATCTCTTTAACACCATCAATTTCATAAAGCCTCTTGCAGCTATCGATTATTACTTGAGCAAGAACGCTTAGAATTACGAAATTATCTGACAGTTCATCAAGTCTTTTTGGATCTGGATTATCACTCTGTAACTCACTCCAGTAATAAGTCATGGCAAGCTGTGCCAAATTACTGGAATATCCAATTCCGATTCTTGATTTAGAAAATGTATTGTCCATACGTGCATATTCTGATTTGTTATTTTTATAAACGACACCACTTTCTTTTAAGTCATTGACAATAGTAGGGTAGTGTTTATAGCAATAAGCTGCACACTTAACCATTGTCGGCTGATTTGTGGCTAGAACGAAATCCGAATCATGATCGCTTCCGTTACTTCTTGCTTGAAAGTCAGTCTCAATATTATTTACAGCAATAATATTTTTTGAAAATTCAAAGTATTTTTCCATCTCGTTACTATATACATTATGAAAATAACAAATATTATTTGGGGAATTGTGAGGATTACGAAATGCACATAGATGTTCGTCATGTTGAAATCTTGTAGTGTAACACTGAATTACACTATTCTCACTTTTTAGAGTAGGATCTTTTGTAAAATCCTCACCAACAGAATAGAGTAGAAGAGCATAAGGGTTTCCACATGTTGTTAAATTGTCACCATTTACAACAATCTTGCCTTTTCTAAGCTTGTGTACATATGCAGAAATAATTTTTGACTTCTCATGTCTGAAAAATGTACTATTGCCAAATTCATGGTTGTGATCATATAAATCAGCCATCATCTCATAGTGGTTTACCTCATTAGCATTTTTTCTTAAGAATTTCTCAAACTCATTATTATCCTGCTTCAGTAACTCCACATATTCAATACTGGTGCTTGCAATATCCCTTACATCATCTTTGGTACATGGGAGAGTATTAACCATCTGATAACTGAGCTGTTGATATTCACCAAGTTTACTAGGATGATCGGTTTTTACAATACCGAACACGCTGCCATCTTCATTTACCTTATTGCACCAATACTCATATGCAGATTCTAATGAGCCGCCCATTAAATCCTTAAATTTTTTCCATTTGATGGCGTTGTCAGTAGTGATAATCTTAATGTCTTTCAAATAATGCCAATGACCAAACATGTCTTGGACCTGGTAAGTTTCGTAATCATTGCCGGTTTTCTTACACCAATCCTTAAAGAATAACTGTATATGAGATTTAAAACCACACATCTTAAATAAATGGTGTCTCATCAGAGCCATGCCGTTGATTTTAACAGTCCATTCCGGATTATAAGCATTTCTGCAATCTTTAAAATAATCAGCTTCGATCAATCCCATACCATCCCAAAGTGTATTCTTGACTTCAGTAACCTTCTTATCTACTACACATTTCTTACCAATTCGACCCTTAGAATCAATGTAATCTTCTGCACGAACAATATTAGCCATCGTCTTAAAAAATGAATCCTGGTCTCGTAGAATGAGAATATCCTCTACAGGAATATACTTAGTTCCAACGATGGTAGATGTAGTAAGTGGAGCATAGGCAGACATCTCAACAATTTTTGCATTGTCATCTGTCATTAGTTTTCCAAGTCCGATAGTTAACCATTCGTAAGCCACTTCATAAAGTTCAGAGTTTATAAAGATAACCTGTCCAAGCTTTGCTTTAGCACTGGTTCGAAACAACATCTCATAGTGAATTGTTTCTTCACTTTTAATACTTCCATCTTTATTCTTAGTCTTATAAGTAACATCTACACCTTCGTTATAGAATTTATCTCTGATCTGCTCACGTTTTTTTTCATCATAGAGATCTTTGTTGTTCTCAACTTTCTCTAATGTGTATTTAAGACGTTCCTTTAATTCGCCATCAGAATTTTTATATAACTGCTCAATTCGCTTATGTTCATCCTCATAAGATCTGGTTCCAAAGTCAAAGTCTAAGCAAATAATATCTCTAGTAGATTCACCTTTATATACATTAAGACCATTCTTTATAAGAAAAGCAGAGAATAAACTGTTATTAAGCATTGCTTCAATGTAAGAGAAATAATCTCTTGTCCCTAAATTAACATCATATAATGTACCGGCACTGATATTTTTAATTTTAATTCCAAACTCACTAATGATAATCACCACCTTACATTATTGATGATCTTTCTTAGTAGAATTTTTAGTTGATTTAAATTTATATTTATTTCCCTTATTCTTATTATTACTCTTTGTCCATCCAATAGAAGAAGCTGCAGCATTAATATTACAACTAGGAAATGGAGGATAATCAGTCTCAAAGGCATATAAATTTAATATATTTGATGCATAGCGATGAAATTCTTCACGAGATGGTATAGCAGGAAATGTACCTCCTGTATAATAATTTTTAGTAGTTTTAGATGATAATCTCTGTGTAAGTGCAACGTTGTCTGTGTTTACTTCTGTATTCATATTTAGTATGTACTCCTTTTAACATAATTAGTATTAATCCTTTCTGTGCGAGGTTGATAAGTTACATAACCTACTAAAAATGTGAAGGGTTGAAGGGTAGTAGGTTATATAAAATTCTTCTTAATAGAAAAATTTTTTATTCACAAAAAATGCAAATGTGTTATTTCACATCTGACTATTAATTTCTTCTCTATTTAGTTATAAGTTATATTGGAATTTATTTATCTGAATAGATAATGATAATAAATAATGACAATAATAATATAAAATCAATTAGAACGAAGCTAGATGTTGAAGCGTAGCGAAACATATAGCGTAGTGATGACAAATGAACGTAGCGTAAGCGAAGTGAGTGCGGCAGCCTCTGGTGGAACACCAGTAAAGTATAATCAAAATTTATAATAAATATTTCAAACTAACTATCCTGTCGTTCCGACAGTGCTTCACCGCATTCACTACGCTTACGCTACGTTCATTTGGAGTCACTTCACAATTTTTCGCTAACGCTTCAAAATTGTTCGTTCTAAATTGGTTTGATTGTATATTTTTATTGGGATTTTTCCGTTTATAATTGGAATATCACGAGAGATCCTATATAAAATAAGGCTTAAATGTAATTATTACAAAAGTGTTAAGATTGTTTTCGCCTTATTTTATATAGCGAAAAAGCGTGTTAAAAAATCGTCCATTTAAACTTCCCTATATAAGAGAATATATATAATAATATATATTGGAATTATAAATGGACGATTTTTGATTTTGCCCTTATTTTATATGGCGAAAATGCCTTATTCCTAGTAATTTGGTAGACATTTGGTTTTACTATATAAAATATGGCTAAAATTAAATTTTCAACTTTTCTAAATTTGTATTAAAATGAAAATTCAGGATCATCTTCATTACTTTTAATAAAATCTTCTGCTGAAAACTCTAAATCTTTGTGTCCGATTTTTATCAATTCATTTGTTAGAATAGATTGTGCTGTTAGATATGTGTCAGGGATTTTCCATACATTTTTATCATTCTCCATTGAGAACGCAGGTAACTCACCCCAATAATCTTCTTCATTTCCAAACACTTCTTTATTGTATTTTTCAATACATTTATCATAGTAAGACTGTGCATTTTCATTTATACAAGTTACTACGTTTTCATTTAATAACTGTTTTTGTAAATAAATTTCTGTTTCTGGAAGTGCTTCTTTAATATCTTCTGGTGTATAAATAATTTTTAATTGCTTGTAACAATGATCCCATCCAAATTGATCTAATAGAAGTTCATTAACTTTTTCATAATATTCTTTTTGTCTGCCAGATACAAAAACTTGAAACATTTTTTCGTATCCCATTTCAGTATGTAATACATAACGTTCTGTTTGAAGAATAAGTTTCTTTTCATCATCAGTAGCAATAGAACTTATCTCATTTCCATGGTTATCATATTCTACAATTACAGTTTCAGGTTCATAAATAATAAGTTTTCTACTTTTTAGATTATTTAATGCAGAAAATAAAATTTGTTCAAGTCTTTTGTTACAGCGTTGATAAAAATTTCTTACTTCAAACGATGTTACTGTTTGATCTAATTTTATAAGATCTTTTTCACTTGTTTTTCCATAATTATGATTTGTAATACCTAAAAGTTCCCACCAGTTTTTCTTTGTTAATGTACTTGTAAATCCATCTTGTTTTGATAAATACTGTAATAAAATAACTTCAATGCAATGTGCATATATAGAATTATTCCCAAATTTTCTTTTATCATCTTTTTCAAGCGGAGTATCATAAATGTCTGTTATAATAAATTTCTGTCCAGATTTCTCCCAATCAAAGTAACATTCAAATTCTTTTAGTTGTGCTTTTCTTGCATTACCACCTTGAATAAAGTCTTGTTTTAATAACTCACAAAGTTCTTTATAATTTTTTACAGTCATCCCAATTTTTAACTTTGATGTATTGATTTTTAATGGTACTTTTGGTTTTGTTGCTTTAGTAGTTGACGATTTTGTTGTTTTCTTTTTAGTTGTACCTGATGATTTAGTTTGTTTATTAGTTTCTTTTGGCATTATATTTTTTTCTCCTTAAAAATTTTATTGATTATTTTCAGTTGTATATTTATTTGGTTTCAAATATTTCTTCTAAATTATTTTTTCTCTATATTCTGAAAAACGTTATTGTATTCTTCTTCAGTTAGTGGTCTTTCTAAATCATATTCGTATTTAGGTTCAGATGGTTTTTGTGGTCCATTTGGATTATCTGGATCAACTGGTTCACAATAGAAATATTCTTCCTTACGTTTATATGCCTGTTCTGCTAACTCTGTCATATTAGGTTTTAAGTAAGGTTGTGGTCCACCGTAAGGACATGTTGAGATGTGCTTATTAGAAACCTGTTTCTTAAATAGTGATTGTAAATCTGATAAAGACTTTATTTGTTCCATAATCCTGTTAACCTCATAATATATTCTTTGTATAATGTTGGCGATGCTTCCTTTAGTAATTCTTCTAATTCTTTAATAGGTTTGTTCCAAATACATACGGTGAATGGTGCTTGACAACCATCGTAGTATTCTGCATAAAATTTTACTTTTGAATCTGGGATTACTTCGATTCTATCATAGTTTGCCCTTGCTACTCCAAATGCTGATTCACCATAACCAGATTTTGAAATTGCCTCTTCAAATTTATCAAGTTCATCATCTAATGATGAATCCCCTTTGTACCAAAACTCGGATAATAGTTTAACTAAAACTTCAAAATTATATTTTTCATTCATTTTTTACATTCCTTTCTTGAGATGTGATTAGTGGATTCAATATAGACTTCTAAATGGAATTTTATTTTATTCTTATTAATTAAATTCGATGCAAAATGAGAAGTATATTAGTTTAATGTAATTTTGAGTTAGATTCGAGTTAGATTTGAGTTAGATTTGAGTTAGACTTGAGTTAGACTTGAGTTAGACTTGAAAAAAATATAGCTATATATTAGACCTGGATGGTGATCTGGGTAGTGAGTGTAGCTGAGATTAAAATATACCCCCATTACGGTACTTTAGATGAGTTTTTGATGGTAAATTTTGACGAAATAGTGGTTAGTGGTAAATTGGTAGGGTAGAGGTGTTTGGACGATTTTTTGGGTGGAATTTTGATATAAAGTAGGTGTAGATTATAGATGCGTTTGAAATACTTGGATCAGAGCGAGTGTAATAGATGAGATAAAAATAAAGCAGCACGTCCGGATTGGATGGCTGCTTTTAAATTTTTTTAGTTAAATTATGTGAATTAAGTTGTGTTTTTTTGATACCGAGAAATAACAGTATTTATATAGGAAAGAATATGATTGGTGTGATGAGTAAAATGGGTTTTGAGTAGGGATTTATTGGGATTTTATCGAATGAGTGTTTTGGTAATAGTGAAAAATTGCTAGTTATGCCAGGAAAACATTGAGATTTTGGTGTGGTGAGTGATGTATTGGGTATTGTGGGAAATTTGTGTAGCTGAACGGTATCGATTGATTGGGCGAATTTATTTGAGTTGGGATAGATGGGTGCGTGATTTTGGGGTAATTTTTGATGCTATTTTTGTGGAGTGGGAGTGATGAGTGGTAGGGATTTATTGGGATTTTACGATACGGTGGTCGATACGATGGGAGAGTGATGGAGAGTGTGAGTTGGTAGGGATTTATTGGGATAGATGCATTTTCCAGTCAGTGTAGAGATTGACCTGCTTATGCTGCTGAGCCGATCCTGGATCTGCTCCAGGATGGAAAGTACCCCCATCCCTTATTTTCCATGACTTCTAATAGATATTAGTGGACATGCTTTTATACTTTTATGATAGGAAATATGCTAAATACTATACAAGACATTCTGGCGTTGTCTGGCAAGTGCTTTAAACTGGTATATAGTAGGAATTTTTCAAAAAAATAGGGTAAAAAGTCGTAGAAATCCAGTATTTACAAGGGTTTAAAAGCTATAGATAAAATGAATTTTTTCACCAGACAGTGCAGTAATACCATATAATACAGTATCGAAAACTATGTTATATCATTTTCAAAACAATTTAACTAGTACACTATAGTACATCATGTATACTATAAACTATCACATATGGAATACTAAACTACTTCATATAGTTTTCGAAACTACATGACATAGTATTCCTATATTCAATTATGCACTTTGCACAACGACTTTTCCGATTCCCTAGTTTTCACCCTCAAAAAGACATTTTTACCATGCAATTCACACCCACATAACACCACACAATCCCACTAAAATCAACCATTTTGTGCAATATGCCTATACCGCAGTTCAACTCACTGCTTACAAAATGTATTTCCTACACGGACGTTTTAAAACAATTGTACAATTACATACGCAATAACCGCAATACATTAAATTGTATTTACATTTCTCCTAAATCCCTAGCTATTTTCTCGTTTATAGCTTGATTTATAAAATCATTCATACTTTTATAACCATACTTGCTACAATGTATTTTTAATTCTTCTTTTTTACCCTTTTTAACTAATAAATTAATTCTATCATAGTTATTTTTCTGAAAGTCATTATCATACTTTACTTTATTGAATTTATTTTCTTTATTTTCTGACATATCTATATTAACCTACTTTCATTTTTTGCCTTATTTTGCCTTATATAGAAGCTTTTCTACAAAAAATATATCACAAAAACCTTAAAAAGTCCAGTAAATACAAGGGGTTGCGCAAGTTTTAAAAACGTATTTGGATAAATGATCGAGTTAGTATACTATGTGCAAAGTGTACAAAACACTGTACTCATAGTGTATCTACTTTTGTGAAATATTCAGACTTGAAAACACTATGAGTACAGTGTTATACTTGCGCTAAGTAATTGAGATACAGCAACAACGACTTCTCAATTGTGGATGTACAAGCATATGTATCTGGATAAAACCTACCAGAAAAAAGTTTTAAAAAGTTTTAAAAAAGGTGTTGACACATACGATTGTATGTGATATAGTAACACCAACAACAGACAAACGTCTGTTGAGTATCCCAAAAAAGTTGCCAGGCTTATCTGGCGGTAACTATTAATCAAAGCCGATGATTTAGGCATTCGGCATTCTGAACATTGACAACGGCATACGGATTGAAAAAATAGCGGTTTTAATAATCGCAAGTAGTTCGCAAGGATTGCGTGATATCTTTCCCAAAAAGCCCACGGCGTTAGCTGTGTATCAAAGAGGATATATCCTCACGGTGATTTCTGAATCCATTCTAAAATTCCCATGTGGGGCGGTTTGGTATTAAGAATCAATGCACCTTGCCAGAAAAAGGTGTCGGTTAGATGTGAATACCGTGGTTATAATAAATGAGAATGCCAAAATCACAGTTGGAGAGTGCCGACTAACAGGACGGACTAGTAAACCGTTCCTCACTCCACCGCTACACGCTTTATACAATGCGGTTTATAAATACATAATTGTTTCACCAACTATTTTCAGAGAGGAGGTGAAACTATGGTAACTATTGATATAGTTCGGTGCAAAGAACACTATGAACTGTTCTTCGAGGGGCGGTTCTTGTGTTCTTGCGATACGAACGAGTTAAAAAGTTGCTACGAGGACGCTGTAAAAAGTGTTTTCTGTGGTAGCTTTAAGTAACTCCTAGTTTACACCATTTCCATTAGGATGTCAAGCCTGTACAGAGTGTAATGTACAGGCTTTTCTAATGATCCAGGCTATAGGTCTATGGTTCAATCACAGGATTATTGTTTCACAATTGAATAACACGCACTAGGATTATATCCAGTGAATGATGGGTTATGCCTTCCCAGTAAAAAGCGACTGGTAAAAATACCAGAGGAGAATACTATGTCTAAATCTACAAACAAAAAAATCAACTTCGATTCTATGAACAGTGGTGTAATTGATGACCTCAGAACCTTTAAACAGGTTCGGTTAGAACTGGCACAAAAAGCCAACGACTTTGCACTTGCTAGAAAACCTCTCCAGGATAAACTGGACGTGGCTATTTCAACAGGTGATGTGGAGCTTTCTAAGTCTCTGTCCTCTGAAATTGAGGATCTTACTAAAGCTTATAAAGCTGAGGTGACACCAATTAACGAGGAGCTGAACCGTGTTCTTGGATTAGTTCCACAGGGTATGTATGACTGTTACCTCAAAAAGATTAACGAGGGTAAACGTGGGGAATATCTCCAGGCTTGCCAGGAGTTTGTTCGCCGGTTCGGTGCAAAAGGTACAGACACAGCTATCAATAAAATGGCTGAGAGATTGTGTGACCTTGTAGGTATTAAAGCTTCCAGCAATAAGATGATTTTGGAGAAAAACCAGTTTACCAGTCTGTACTCAAAACGTCAGTTTAACAAGATGTGGATGAGTGCATTCTGTGACTATGCATTAGCTGAGATTGATAAATCAATCAAGGCTGATACTGAGAAAAAACAGGAGGTGGCTTAATATGGTAACTATAGTTAAGATTTCTGACAGCGTAAGTGGTGTAGTAACTCGTAGAAAAGCCACGGAATACCTTCTTGGTACTCCTTTAACCACTTATCAATGGATGTGTGTTCAGCAGGACTGGAAAGCGTTTGCTGATGATCCGTTGAAATATGCAGACACGGCAGTTGTAGACATGGTAAAAGATTACGTGTCTAATATTCTGTAATTAAACAGGCGCACTGGCATCAACGTTATGAGGAGGTGAAAAAGGTTCTTGCATACACTCTTTGCATAATTTATAATTAAGTGCAGGAGGTAGTTTGACTATGAATATGCAGGAAAAAATTGAAGGGGCTTTAGCCCATGCAAATATGTCCAAGACTGAAATGGGTAAAAAAGCCTTTGATGTGACACAGCAGACAATCTGTACAAGAATATCACGCGGTAAATTTACCAAAGAGGAACTTGAGCAGATTGCTCACGCCATGGGAGCAGAATACGTTTGTTATTTTGAGTTCCCAGATGGCAAAAAATTTTAATTATTACAGTCAGCAACAAAAAAAGGATCTACGTTATTAGTAGGTCCTTTTTTTGTTGTCCAAAAATTCACGCCCATATAGTACAAAAAGGCAAAGTATAATCCAACACACACTATCATACAGTCACGCACAACGCAGTAAACCCCTCAAACTGCGTCAAAAAGAAATACGTAGCTTAACCCCTGAGCTTATAGACGCCTCTCCCTTAGTGTGTACGGATAGATAGCGGTTCGAATCCGCTTGTGGGCTTTGATTTCAATAAGGGAAATCACAATTTTTTATTGACAAAAATATACTTTTAAGTTATAATCGGCTCAAAAGAAAGGAGAAAAAGAATTTGTTTGAGGTTATTTTTTACAAGGATAAGAAAGGCAAAGAGCCGGTAAGAGACTATTTTATCTCATTGTTTGAGAATGATAGTAAAGACAACAGAATAAAACGTGAGAAAATCGAAGACTGCATGAACGTTCTAAAGAAAAACGGTGCAAGAGCAGGGCTTCCATATGTAAAACATCTTGAAGGGAAAATATGGGAATTAAGACCATTAAGTGATAGGATCTTATTTTTTACATATGTTAATAATACAATAGTATTGTTATCCCACTTCCAAAAGAAAACACAAAAAACTCCCAAAAGGGAAATTAAAAAGGCTGAAAAGCTAATGAATGATTATATAGAAAGGAGTAAGGATAATGAGTAAAATGAAGATAAGTCCCAGGGGTTCATCCTGGGACGACTTTGAAAGACAAATGTATACACCAGAAGAGATTGAAGCAAGTAAAGTTCGGTCTGAAATCATTACGGAAATGATTAAAGCAAGAGAAGAGGGTGGTGTTACTCAAAAGCAACTTGAAATTATGAGTGGTATTAAACAGCCTGTTATTTCTCGAATGGAGAAGGGAACTACAGATCCTCAATTATCTACAGTATTAAAAGTGCTTAACTCTTTGGGAAAAACTTTAGAAGTTGTGTCAATGAAACCTGTAAAATAATAATAAATTAAATAACCTCAATTAATAAACGGAGATAGATTATGCCATTTGTAAAAGTTGATGTTGAAAAGCAAATTGAAGAAAAAAGGCAAAATGATCCTAAATTTAGAAAGGCGTGGGACAGAAGGCAAATTAAAGAAAATATGAGTCCAGAGGGTTCTTCTTTTGACGATTTCTTAAAGGAAATGTATCAAGATCCTAAGTTTAGAGATTCATGGTATGATTTGGCTGCTGACAAAGATATTGCAAGTGCAATTATTAATGAGCGAAATGAAAAAGATTTATCTTTAAAACAGTTCGCTAAGAAAGCAGGAATATCTAAAAAGAAACTGGTTAAATTTTGTGAAATGGGTAATAATCCGTCACTTAATCAACTAAAGAAAATTGCCAAGGGAATGGATAAAGTTCTTAAAGTTGAGTTTGTCTCAAAGGACGAATTTGACAAAAAAGTAATGGAAAGGTAATAAAAGTAACATAAGAGAGTCTATCATTTAGATAGGCTCTTTTTTTATGCCCAAAAATAATTCTCATTTTTCAGAAGGGAGATTGTGTTTATTATGTCAGCTCCAAAAACAACCACAAAATAAATTCATTCCAGGAAGGGAGAACACAAAATGAAAAAACTTCTCGTAGCTGCCACACTCGCAGTATTCACTTTAGCAACATCAACCACAGTTTCCGCAAAGGCAAACGTCCGGTATAGTACCGGAATTGTGACCGGTGCAAAATCTATTACAACACAGGACGGTAATGTCTGGCGTACCAAGCGAAAACTCCATTTACACAAGGGAGCCAGTGTCCAGGTTAAATTTGACACTAAGGGAACTAAGCGGAAAAAGGATGGTGCAATCCTTAAAGTTTCCAGGGTACCAAAGGCAAAACAAGCGAAACCGGAGATCGGTATTCCGGTATCTGATATTGCTTTAGTGTACACAGATTCCCTGGGCTACACAACATTACAGCTAAAGGACTATGGTTGTATTGGAGATGATCCAAACAACATTAGTTATGAAACAATCAAACAGATGGTCAACTCTTACTATACATCAGTAAAGGAAACTACAGACTCAGTAGCAGTAACAGAGCCAAACGGAAATAGCTGGACAGTAAGAAAGTGAGGTATTTACAATGTCAGAATCAGTTAAAAACTATAAAAAAGAGGCAATTAGTATTGCAAGGGATTTTCATTACTCAACTAGTATCCTTGCACGTCTCAACAACGCAACAACGGAAAGCGAGATCTGCCGACTGATGATCGAAGGCAGACACACAAAAAGATACTATTAAAAACGCATTATAATAAGGAAGCTTTTCATTCCATCTACGGCTTGTAGGTGGATTTTTTAATATAAAAAGCTTCCGATTTTGGAAGAGAAACATAAGGAGGCAATGGAAATGTTACAGAAAAAATATGCACTCGTAGAGCGCAGCTATGATAAGACAAAAGCTGTGGCATTTATTGACTATGTAGAAGGTGATGACTTTCAGTATGGACTTGCAATATTTGAATTTGCAAAGGAGAACTATCCATATAAATATCCGTCACCGTATGGAATGGTAGTCAATTATTCTTGTGCGACCTTTAGAACTATAGAAGAAATGTTGAAAGAATGGAGGATTTTAAAATGAATAATGTAAACGAAATTAAAATGGCAAATGCAAAACTTCTCACAGAGAAGGCAAAGCTAGAAAGAATTGAAACAGTTATCAGTGAAGCAGATCATATCTCTTCTGAGTTTTGCGCAGAGGGATATAGAACATACAGAAAAATTAAAAATATAGAAGCTGACCTCTGTGGAATGTATCTGAACCAGTTACTTATAGTTTATCCATGGTTCAAGGGAGAAGCGTTATATGAAGAAGCAATTATTCATGTAATTGGACAGAGGGGATTTGAAATGCTTCATGATAGGAAAGTAATCCAATTATGCGGTAGAACTGTGAACGGAAAACTTTATACATATTAAAGGAGGACAAGGCAATGGTAGAAATCTTAGCAACAATCAATGCTACAGAAAAATCTGTAGACAATGTATGTAACTATTTGAAAAGTAAAATGGTGAGACACAGGGTCGTTTCAACCGGTAACTCTTTCCAGATTAAGTTGTTGGCAAGCCGAAGCGAAATCGCAGAAATCAATAAATTTTTAGAAAGGTAGGTAACAAAAATGGGAGCAGCAGCAGAAGCTTTAAACTATGATTACGATGTTATTGACACACCAACCGAAACACCGACAACAGATAAAATTGTTCGGTGTTTTACAGATAGTGAGCTTAACGATGAGCTTGCTAATCTGTTAAAAGATTCTTTATCTGGAGTACGCAAGGCAAACCTGGAATCTCACGGTTTAGAAATCCGTAAAAGAAACCGCGAATTAATCATCAGAGAGAAGAAGAAACAGAAACTTCTTTCCATGGTTGAATTATTTATGATGATCTTTATGTTATTACTGATTCCGGTTTTAGGGACCGTAATTGTAAGAGAAGCTGTGTATTTATGGTTGTACATTATCACAGGACCAGTCGCAGCTTACTTGATAAACCAGTTAAGAAGAATGTAGGAGAATACAGAAATGGTAAAAAGATTTTACAAAGGGAAACCATATTCTTTAATGCTTGCAAAGCAGGATGAAAACGGTGTTCCGTATACATGGACAGTAAACGTTACTTTCAAGGAACGTGTAAAGGGGAGATCTTCTTTTTAAAGCATTCGAATTTTCCTACTTGGTTCATCCAGACAATTCTGTATATTATACAAATGGCTATTCTAACAATCGTTGCCACTGTGCAAATATTGTACAGGGATGGCAGTTCTAAAGGGAGGTATAATTTATGTATAAAAGAAAAACAGTTGATTGCTATGCCATAGAAAGTAACTGCGGATATGGCTGGGGCATTGAATGTAACTGTGAAGACTTGAAAGATGCAAAGATACAGTTAAAAACATATAGAGAAAACGTCAATTATCCAGTACGAATTAAAAAATGGCGTGAGAAAATCCAGGAGGAGGCATAAGGCAAATGGAACTGAAAAAGTATATTACCTACGAGGAACCATTGGAAGGAAAAAGTTTTACAATCAACCAGCTTCATGAGGTTTACCGTGATCTGGTTAATAAAGAAGAATATCAAGATTTTGATTGTTGGTTTACCGATATGTTGAAATCGGGAGTATTTAAGGAGGTATAACAATGGGAAAGAAAACAACTAAATCATGGGATAAGAGACAGGAGCGCAAACTCCGGTCTTATCTAAGGGCAAACGGATATTTATATGTATGCTCAAAAGGAGGTCACGATAAATACCGTTCACAGATTACCGGTAATAATATTGAGGTAAATAATCACATAAACAAAATGGTCTGGCAACGGCTCATTAAAGAAGTCGCAGATGACCTAAAGTTAAAAGGCTACAATTACGTTCCATATGAGCGTGTTCGGTAGTCTTTTTTTATTGGAAAATTTTAAAAACTGAATATTGGATGCCACAAGGCAAATTGAAAATAATAATATATGAAAATTTTGGAGGATAAATAATATGACAACAATTAATATGAAAGATTATGTAGAGGAAAACGCAAACAAAGGAAATGAAGCTGCAAGAGAAGTTATGGAAACAATTAGTACAATTGAACCTATCGTAGGAAATAAAAATAGAACACCAGAAGAAAAAGCATCAGATATTGGCGAACTTAAAGGAATCCTTAAAGCTGCTATTGCGTCAGGAAAAAGCAAAGTAATAGTTAGTGTTCCAGTAAAGTTACTTGCAATTGATACGTCATATCAGATACCTGAGAGAACTGAAAGAAGTCTTAAAAAATTAATAAAAAACTGGGATGATGTTCAGTGTATGCCATTAATTGGTGTTCCACATTTTGAAGTCGGATATGTAGCTGTAGTTGATGGTACAGGTAGAGTGAGAGCAAGTCAGGTAATTGATAGTAAAAAATACGAAGAACTTGATGTATTAATGGTTTTAAATGTACCAAGCGAACCTAAGGACAGACAGTTGTTTGAGGCAAAGCAGTATGAAAATCAGAACATAGGTAATGAGCCTTTGAGAGAATATCAGAAACATGGAGCAAGATTGATCAGAAGTGACAAAGCAACACTTTTATTTAGTAAAATGCAAAAGAAATACGGATTTAACTATAGTGTAAAAACTGGACAACGCCCAGAAGAAATGTTGGGATCATATAATGACGTACTTGATATTTGCAGAATTCAAGGAGAAGAATGTATGGATTATATTTTTGGAATTTGTACTAAAAGTGGTTTTTGCAAATTATCCAATGGGTATTCTCTTGGTATTATTAGAGCGTTAAGAGATATGTGGAAATACTATGCAAACGACAGAGAAAGAACAAAAGCATTTTTTGAAGAGAAATTAAGAAATACAACTCCTGCATTATTAAAAGCAGAGGCACGTTCTACATATAAATATCTCAGTGAAAAATCTGCAATTAGTTTTTATCTTGAAGATATGGCTGTTAAAGAGCTTGGTGTTGAACAGTCAAGAGAAATTACAAATAATGGCACAAGATTAATCCCAGTTCGCAAATTTGCATAACAAACTTCACACAAATTAAGAAGTAAAGAGGGTAGCAAGCGAAATTAAAACTTGCTGCCCTCAAATTATATAAGCAAAAAAAGGAGATTAAAATTATGGTATCAACAATTGAAGCAACACCACAGATTTATAAAAATGTTCGGTCTTACTTTTCAGCTGGACATGGAGTTGAAAATTATAATCTTGTATCAGTTCGACAAAAATTAACTGAAACCTATATTTATAGGGTAATGGCACAGCACAAGATAACTGGAGAATATGCAGTGTGGACCTGCTGGAACGAAACCACACAGTCACTAAACTTTGGACATTACGATCTTACAAAAGAAACTGCGATTGACATTTTATTTTGTAAAGGAGAGTGGGATTTTTGATCAACAATATGAGAATGCAAGAGATTGCAGAGGTACTTGCAAGTAGAATTGCAGAGCATGATCAAGATTTTGCGAGAGAAGTTCTTATTGATGAGCTTGATATGGAAGATGAAGAGCTGGATTATTTCGGAATCTCTAAGGCAGATTTAGGAATTGAAGAAGATGATGATGATCTGTAAAGAGCAGATAAAATGAAACTTTTAAGGGAGGAAAGTAAAATGAAGAAATATGAACTTACAACAGAAACTAAAATTAATGCTTTTGGTAAAAAACTTTTTAGAATTAAGGCACTTGTTTCTTTTGGATCTGTATCTGCTGGAGAAAAAGGAGGATGGGTGGAAAAAGAAGAAAATCTAAGTCAGTCTGGCAATGCATTGGTACGTGACAATGCAGAGGTATCTGGTAATGCATTGGTATATGGCAATGCGAAGGTATCTGGCAATGCATGGGTACATGGTAATGCGAAGGTACGTGACAATGCAGAGGTATCTGGCAATGCAGTGGTTTCTGGTAATGCAGATTACGCTACTATTCACGGTTTTGGTACGTGCTTCCGCACAACAACATTTTTTAGATGTGATGATGAAGAAGTCAGAGTTTCATGCGGATGCTTTTTCGGAACAATTTCAAAATTTAGAGAACAAGTAAAAAGAACAAGAAAAGGTAAAATTGCAGAAGAATATTTAATGATTGCAGATCTTATGGAAAAACATTTTAAAGAAGAATAACGGAGGTAAAGGAAAATGAAAAAAGATAAACCGAGATGGAAAAATCTTTCAATGTATGAACGTTTGGCCAGACGCTGCAAACAGCATGGAGTATCAGAAGAAATGTGTGAACATTTAAGAAATAAGGGAAAAGAGAAAGAAGCAAAAGAAGAAAAACAAGAGAAATGGAGGATTAAAAATATGTGTATTGAAAAATTAATTGAATTACTTCCAACCAGTGTTAAATGTGACACTGTAGATTTTAAAGATGTTCGGTTGAAGGATGGTCGAAATGCCATCCGTGTTACTATTGACAGGCTTCTTACCCAGGAAGAGAAAGATAAAATGACCAGCAAAAGATTTGTTGGTCTTGACTGTGTTGGCCTTTACAAGTATGCACCGGAAGTCAAGAAATCATATTTCTATGTGGTTTAGTGAGGTAAGAAAAAATGAGAGAAACAGCAGAAGAAATTATTACGCAGTTCCCATTATGGGAAAAGCGAAAAGATATTATTGTAGCTGTTCGATATGCAGATATTCCGGATAGAGAATATACCGAAAAGGATCATGAATTTTATAAATCACTTCCGGAAGGTACAATGAGAAATGTTTGCTTTGCAGATGAATGGATTTGGTTAGTCAATGGTGATTATCAGATTTATTATCCATGCTGTGGAAAAATCTACATCCACAAGGCAACTCAAAAAGTAATGCATGGCGACATCAATATCCACCACAGAGGAAAGTGTTATTCTGTAATGCTTAACTTGATGTATGGTTACACAATACTTAGAGTTGATAAATTCTTACATGATTCCGGTTCAGGTAAATCTGTTGGATTTTGTACAAAAGATTCTTTTGGAAGTACACAGTACGCAAATCACACAGAAGAAATGGAACGTGATGAGATTTTAAGGATCTTAAATGATCCAATGGCAGACTTTGGATATGGCGTACAGAAATTTTTAGAAACTGCAAGAGAAGTATATAAAGATAATCCTGAGAACTATTATTTAAAAAATTGCTGGGGATCTGGAGGTAAGGGAAAATGAAATACTACGGAAAAATTACATATGAAATAGATAAGAATCATCCGGATGTAAATTATGTTGCTGGTGGTTGGTACAAAGGGAAAGTATTTAAGTACGAAGATACTTACGGATTTGACGAACGATTGTATTCACCAGAAGATCATTATATACTTGTCAATTCCATTAAAAAGGATTTAAAACTTGTCGCAGGTGGTGGATATAATACAAACCATATTCACAATGTAAAATTTGAAATCCGAAGAATAGCGTAGGGGAGTAGGTAAAATGAAAGATTATACAGTGATGGTTAAAAAATACGGTTTTATTACCATTGAAGCAGAAGATGATGAGGATGCTCTGGAACAGGTAGATGGACTATCATCTTCTGATTTTGATTGGTCAGATTTTGGTGAAGCTCAAATTGTTGAAGATAAAGATTAAGATAAAACGGAAATTTTAAGGGGAATCAGAATGAGTAGAGGTAAAGATATTTCGACTATGTATACGAAAGAAGAAAATAAAAAGAATGGAAGACTTGGGTATTATAATGCTACCAGAGAAAAGAAAGACATTATAAGCCCTGCGCAGTATGGAGCATTTCTGCAAAAAAGAGGTAAAAGGAAATAAAAGAAATTTTAAGGGAGATGAAAATATGTATAAGGTAAAATATGAAAAATATTATGACTATTATATAAACTCTCAGGAAGTAAAAACCTTTTATTCACTTAAAGAACTGGCAGATTGGTTATTTGAAATGGTGAACGGAGAATATAATAATTCTTCATTCTATTTTGTTAATCCAGATGAAAAACATGAGAGAGAAGATGGAAGACTTTATCTTGACGATTCGTTTATTCAGTCATGTGATGGAACATTTCACTACTGGATTGAACAGATTGAAAGAGATGGGGAAATTATTTACTCATGTGGAACATTTACGAATGGTATTTGCCATTGGAATGAAGAAATTAAACAGTGGTTAAGAGAATGTAGGGAACGAAAAAACAATCCAACATTCAATTTTGGTTGATGGAGGTAAAGAGAAATATGAAAAAGTATAGTGTAACTTACCACGAAACCTACGAAGAAAATTATGAAGTCGAAGCTAATTCACCGGAAGAAGCAGAAGAAATTCTTCGAGAACGAATTAGAGACGGCAAAGAAGATGGTCCAGAGCAGTGCTGTGACAGTTGGTGTGATGTAACAGAACTATAAAATCAACATTTATAGGGAGACACAAAATGGATATTAATTTTGATAAATTAGCAATTGTTATTATTGACGAGTTTGAATCTGACAGAGAATGTTCTGGTCGAGATGAAATTGTTAAAGGAATGAAGTATGTACTTAATAAATATACTTCAGGACATGATCGAGAAATTATTGACCAGATGCTTATGACATTTACTGGATGGACTCTACAAACACTGCTTGGGAAGGCAAATAAAGTGTCAGATGAAGAAATTGAAGAACTATAAAATCCGCATTTTGTAAGGGAGATGAAAACATGACATTCGAGGAAGCGAAAAAGAGACCAGACTATAAGTTTGTGCTTAATGGAATTGAAAGTGATATTGAAGATATTCGAAATAACTACATGAAGAGGTTATATGAGAATGGTGATCCGGAAAGAGGAATTGCTATTCTTGAAATCGGTTATGTAGACATTGAGGTAAATTTAATGACATACGAACAGGTTGGAGAGCATCCTGGAGATAAACGTCCGATTATCAATTATTTTTCATGTATTAAATGTGGAGATAATGAAGATGATTGGAGATCTGATGATTATGTCGATCATGATATTAATGTAAATTGGGTTTTAGACAACTGGGCAGAACAGCTTGAAAGGGATATGTTTGAAGCTCTTAATAAATATGTTGTCCAAAAAGGTTATAGTTATGATCACGCTAATTAGTAAAGGAGATAAAAATTATGACAGTAGATCAGTTGGTTAAATCTTTAATGCATTACGATCCGGATGCAGAAATAGTTATTTTTGATAGACACACCGGCGAACCATATGAATATTGTTTTTCTTTTGAAAATGAAAATGAAGGAAAAAAACAAATAATGATTGAGGTTGAATAATAAAATTCGTATTTGATCGGAGGAGAAAAATGGAATATTCAAAAATTGTAAAAAAAGAATGCCCAATGTGCGGTAAAACATATTTTGTTAAATTAACAGAAGTTGAATATGATCAGTACAAAAAATATATTGCATACGGAAGCTTGATTCAGAATGCCCTTTCAAACACAAGTCCAACAGTAAGGGAATTTTTGAAAACTGGGTATTGTCCAGACTGCCAGAAATTATTGTTTGGAAAATGTGAGCAGAAAGAATTGTTCTTTTCTTATGACGATATTAGAGAAGATGTTACAAAAGAGTTCTGTGAAAGGCATGAAAATATATTAGATGCTCTCACGTCTGATGATGCTGATGTTTTGACAGAAGAAGAGTGGCTATTACTAATGTATGAGTTTTAGTGAAAGGAGCAATGGAAATGGCATATTATCATAGTCCAAAAGAGTATGAAGCAAAAACAGGAAAACGTTTTTCTGATAAAGGAGCATCAATTCACAGAACTGGATCTGTAAAGGGAATGGTTAAGTTAGGATACTGGGATAAAGATGCAGACAAGGTAAGATGTGGAAGCTACATTTATCTGCAAAATAATTTTAGGTAAAAATTATAATCTACGGAGGTATTTTAATGTATAGAGTAGAGTGGATCGATGATGAAGGAAATCTTAAAATTAAAAGAGGTTTTAAAAAATCAGAACTGGCGCATCTGTGGATTGAAAAGATGCATTTAAAAATAGACAGTTTCCCAATGGTATTTTATGAGGGAGAGGGAGAAAACGATGACTAAATTAGAAAATATGGCAGCTGATGAATTTAAAAAGTTGCCGAAAAAGAAACAGAAAGAGATTAACAAGGCAAAACGCATTCCGGTAGCAAAACCTGGACATGAGTTTAATAAAAGTAATGTTCGGTGTAAACGCTGGAATACGGATGAGTGATGGAGGTACTACATGAAAGGATTTGATTTACCTGTAATGGATGGAACACGAAAAAGTTTTTATGGAAAGGCAAAAGTAATTGAACACGATAATGGAGATATATGTCTGATAAGTTATTCAACATTGGTTGCTAGAATACATAATGGAAATTTTGAGAAGTTATGGGATGGATATAGTGCTACAACAATGCGGCATATAAATTCATTCCTTTTATTTTACAATCTTCCAGGTGGTGGAAAGTTGTGGTGGAATAAATTAGAGGTGGTGGCATGACTGAAAGAGAGAGAAATCTAATTAAAAGTAACCTAAAAGCTTTCGTACATAATTTTGGAACAGTTCGTATTGAGAAAGAAAATTGTGGTAAAGGCTTTTATGTGTTTTATCCAGAGGATAGTGATTCATATATCCAGTATTGCTATAGCATTGAGTACCTGGATGGTTGGCTTTATGGATGTGTTCAAGGAAAACTAAGATTAAAATTAAATGATGAAAGAGAGCGTGAGTTGTATGGTTAAAAGATTTAGAAAACCAGATACGGTTGAAGCATACAATACTGCCGGATTCAGAGAGAGATACGCAATGGAAAATGGAAATAAAAGTACAGTGTATCTAAATGGACATAAATGTTACAAGTTTACATATTCAAAAGATGTTGATTATCAGGATGCTAATGGAGCCTTATATGATACTGTCGAGAAAAGATGGAGGGCTTAATATGTTAAAAGATATTAAAGATGCAAAAGAAATTAGCTGCTATGACGCACTGACAGGAAGATATACTGGTGAAGAGGACGGTTGGCAGAAATGGAAAGATTTAGATGAAGATACAAGTTATGAAGTGTTTTGCTTATGTCGTGAATTTGTAGCAAAAACAGCTAGGGGAAATCGGAGAACAAGAATTATGAATAAAGGAAAAAATTATGTTGAGCCTTGTGGAATTCTCAGAAGACTTGCATATAACTTTAAGAGAGGTGAAATTGAGTATACTGCTGGCCAAGATTACAATGAAGAAATGAAAACATTAAGAGGAATTTTTGATTAAAGGAGGATAAAAATATGTTTAAACTTACAATTAATACAGGTAATGCAGCTTTTCACGATGAGTATAATGATGATAAGGCTTATGACAAATACTGTGAGGCAGAAGAAATTTCCAGAATTTTAAAAGAAGTCATTGATAAACTTGAGTATGGTTGTGAGTCAGGCGTTTTAATTGATATCAATGGAAATAAAGTTGGAGAATGGAGCCGGTAAAAGGGAGGTACATAAAATGACAATAGAAGAAATGTGTGATTATTTGTCATCACATAGGACTTATAAAGAAGATGATGATTTATATTACGAGAAAAAAATGATGGAAAGTAAAAAAACTATTCCAATAAGTGAACTTGTAGAGCGATTCATTGAAGTTGATAAAGAATTTAGAGGAGAACCTTGGAACATTTTACAAATTCTTGCAAATATCAATATAATTGTGCCAGTAGAGGATCGATAAAAGGGAGGTTTTACGATGAGAGAGATAATTAAAAAATTCAATGTTTATCAGTATTCTGAACTATCTGATGAAGCGAAAGCAAAAGTTCGGAGTTGGTATGTTGATGATCCAGTAAGATCAGAAGAACTAACCTTTCTAATTAACCAAGATTTGGAGAATTTATTTCCAAACAGTAAACTTAAAGTTGAATGGAGCTTATCATATTGCCAGGGTGACGGAGTAAATGTCTATGGTGATTTATGCTTTATGGATTTAGTAAATATGGTACAAAATCATTTATGCGGAGATTACTACAAAGCTTTTGAGAATTTCTTTTCACCAAAGGAAATTAAAACTGCAAAGTTTTATTCTGAATATTGTGGTGATGTAAAATTACCTGTTAACAGAAGGAGTTATGCATATTGCTATGTTAGTCAAATTGATCTTGAGTCCGATTTTACATACGAGATGTCACATTTTAGGAATATTAATTTAGATTTACTAGGCAAAATGGAAACTTATGTCAAGAGGGTAATTAGGAAATACTGTTTAGATTGGGAAGAAACAGGTTATAAATATTTGTACGAACCTGATGAAGAAGAAGTTGAAGAATCTTGTAACATAAACGAATGGGAGTTCCTGGAAGATGGAACATATTATGCAGCATAAATTATAAGGCAACTGGGAAGTACATAGTACCAGTTGTCTTTTTTTAGTACAAAAAAATGGAGATAAGAGAACATGATAAAAATTCTTGTAAGATTAGATTTTTTCTATGACGGTGAAGATACAATTGATCAATTTATATTGATGGTAAAAAGTGGAACATCGTTTGATGACGTAGAAGAGGAGTTATTGAAAGCTCATAAATATCTTTGCGAAGAAGATGAAACAGATTTATATGGAAAACATGGAAGAATACCACTTACATTAATTAACTATGTTTGTGAAAAAAATGGATGGAAATATTATGATTTAGAATATGATATTGACTTAAATCTTTGACTGAAAGGCGGTAAGAGAAATGGAAAAAACATTAGATATTACTCTTGATGAGTTATTAAACAAACTTGGCAAGACAAAAGAAGATTTAGTAATGGAGTTGGATGAACTTAATAAATGGATGGAAACAACTAACTATAGACATGGTTTTACCGGAATGGAAGGGTTCGTTTCATTAGGCTATATGTTTTATAAGAAAAAAGTTTTCGAAGGTAAGGTTGATGATGTATTGACTCGTGCAGATGATTGGGGTTATGACATCAGTTGGGAAGAAGCTGAAGAAGTTGTTATATTGTTTCAAAGAATTTATGACTGTAACTTAAGTGAGAATGACCAGATTGAGAACTGTATCAAAACTGTTATACAGAAAGGAAACTGAAAAATGGCAGAAATTATTAATACGATTAACATAAGTGCAAATAGTTTTAGTGATTTGAAAACATATTTGGATAAAAAGCCTGAGTATCTATTATTCTCAAGCCCATCAGGTGCAGCATTAAAAGTTGATTTAAAGCAAGAAAAAGAGGAAAAGGATAGTGCAGAAAACATTGTAGTTCGGTGGATGAATGATATTAGAAAGAAAACAATCAGCTTTACTGATTATTCGAGTGCAACAAAAGTGTTAGGAGAAATTAAGTCTTATTGTGATGCAGTAATTGTGGCAGTAACTTCAAAATAAAATGTAGATTTTATGGAGGAAGAGAAATGATAACTAAAGTTGAATTTTATAACAAAGAGAATGGAATAAAAATTATTATTCCAATGAATTTTGATATAAATACTGATAGTTTAAATATTGATCAAAGATGTCTTGCATATGAAGAATTATCAAACTATGTTAGTGACGATTTTATTCACAATACAGTAATTGCAAGTGCAGAATAATGGAGGTAGGAAAATGAAGATATTAGCATTTTGTGATGTTGACAAGGGAATCTTAAAAGATGCAGCAGGTCACACTTACATAGACGATGACGATTATAGTGTAGATGATATTCTTAGTGACTTTGACAACGAATTTAACTGGCTTAATCAGTCCGGTGTAAATCTTGATGGATTTACAGAGTTTGATTCTTACGAAGAAGACGAAGAATACCAGGCGTATATATTTAGATATGGATCTGGATATGTGCCAAGTGGAAAAGCTACACTCAACAAAATGTTATGTGAAGAGAGATTGATGAAACGTCTGCATGAGCTGTCAGAAGAGAAATACGATGTAACTCGGTATAAAATCTTGAAGAGAACAGTGTACACGGTTTGTACAAAATACGAGGAGGTGTGCTGAATATGAAAATTATTCCAAAACCAGAAATATATGAAAGCGAAGACATTGTACAGTTTGCAACAGATATGGACATGGATATGAATACATATTTTATAGAAAAAGAAAGTGTTATAGAAAAAGATGATGCACATAGAGGTTATAAAAGTGCTTTTATCAATCCTGATTTGTTTACTTTCTTTATTCAAGAAGAATATTTTGAAAACTACGATGATGATGAGAATGAAGAGGATGAAGAGGATGAGTGGCAGATTTGTTGTGAGTTAAAGCACATGCCTGGAGCTGGTTGTATAGTTATCGAAAGATTTAGTATGAATAATACTACAAGAGAAGAAGTAGTTAAGGAAATGGAAAGAATTATTATTGAAGGGAGACTTTAAAATGAATAAGACAAACATGTATGAGAGGATAATTTATTTTTATAAGGAGAAATAATATGACGACAAGAGAAAAGATAAGACAAATAGAGCTGTTAAATAGCAGTACTCCGAATGGAATGATTATTGATTCAGATACAATTTTGGCTGATTTGTTATTGAATGTAGATAATGAAATCTCAGGTTTTTCGCAAGACATTTTTAACATCTACAAGAGAAGCAAAGATAAGGATGCGGTAAAACAAATGTTCTTTGAATTTACCGATACGGAATTTGATGATTACTTGGATAAATGTATGAAAGAGATTACGAGAGGTAACTAATATGAGAAGAACGCCACGGATTATAGTTAAACAGACAGAGGAATGGAGATGGGTGAAAATTAATTTGACTTAAAATTTTGAGGTAAATAAAGTATGAATTTTAAAATATATAATGAAAACGGAGTTGTAAAAATCACAAAAATATTAGGTCCTGAAAAAGAAGAAATAACTATGTTTTCAAATCTTAAAGATGGAGAGGTTGCTACTATTGAAGTTAATACTCATATTTCTAGCAATGGAAAGAAAAACAGTATAGATAAATAAAAGAGATATTTGATCGGAGGTGATTTTATGAAGCAGCGTTTGTGGACCGGCGAAGAGCTTGAACCATGGGGCTATAAAACATCACTCAATAATGGAATTGCAGTTGGAATTTTTGATAGTATGTGTTGTAAAACAAAAGCATTGGTAAATATTGAAAATTTTGATGCAGGAAAAACTTTTGATAAAAGAATCGTTATTAATAAAGAACTTGCTGAAAAATATGGATTCAAAATAGTGATTAGATAGGGGGCAGAATTATGGCAAAGGAATTCGTTTACACAAAAGTACAGGATCTTGGTAAGATTGGTGATAAAACTGTTGAGATTGGTCACTACATAGTAGATGGTAAAGTAATGCCTGATAAAGTTTATATGGTAAATCACTTTACAAGAAAGAATGGAAGCGAGGACAGTAAGGCAACTGCAATTTGTGCTATTGGTGAAGCAAAGGAAATCGGAAAGCTGCTTATTGAAATAAAATAGCAATTTGTTTAGAAGGAAGATTGAAAATATGAGAATAGAAAAAAGAAAAAAGACGGTATACGAAGAAATTTATATTGCAGATGATGGAACACAATTTGATACCAAACGTCACTGTTTAGAATATGAGAAAGAAATTGAAATGTGTAAAAAGGCGAAGGATGCAGAAAAGCTTAGAATACGTGAACTTGATGATGTGATGCCATTAATTAATGTTGAAACATATGAAAATCATGAGTATGTTTGGTATAAATTGGAAAACGAAAAAGATTTTAATACTTTAAAAGAAACGTTTGAACATTCAAAAGATTTTACTGTTCCAGATGGTTATCCGACACTTTATTGTGTAGAATCTTTTGGTTATGACAATATATACGAGGACGATAATACATGGACATGTACGCTTGATGAATGTAAAGATGCAGCGGTGGAGTTTTGGGAAAGATTTGGGTATAAGTTGACATTTGAAAAGGCTGGTGATATTAATGCAGGTACTATTTAGAAAAGATAAGTATACAAATGAAGTAATTGCGTTTCTTCCTGAGATACCAGTAAACACCGGCATGATAATGAGTTATATGCACATAGGGCAGCACGATGAGGCTGCTCTTTCTTATTATTGGGATACAGTTAAAGCAAATAAGGAAGAATATAATGATCTGTATGATGAGCTATGTGAAATATACGAAGAGAAATTACGAATAAAGCAAAGGATCAATTATGATTTGTTGAGAGATTCCTGGAGGTGAAAATATGACCTTTGATGAAACTGATTTTGCAAAACGCGTTCCAAAGAAAATATTAGATCGTACAAAAGAAAATATGGAAGTGTACAACATGGGTTTATACGACTCATTTAAAGAAGCAGTAAGAGAATTTTCAAAGACAGGGACTAAATTATGGAAAGCGTGGTACTATGATGATTTTAGAGAATACATACCATGCGTTTATAATTCGGAATATTTGAATTTTAAGAAATACCCACTGAAATATAAGGGGAAGTAGAATAATAGTTTTATTTCTAGTTGTAAGGAGGCAGAAAATCTTATGGATAAGACACAAGAAAAAATATTTGATTTATTGGAAAATTATTTTGAGTACTGTAAGACAAATGGTTTTACAGATTTTGAAATATGGTGTGAGGATAATATTAACAATATCAATGAAAATAAATTAGTGGAAAGTATTTACATGGAAGTAAATTATATAGCCGATAAACTGTTTATATAAAACAAGAATTTTATAAGAGAAAGTGAGGTGGGACTGTGACAAAAGAATTTGCAAGAGAAATAGCAGATAAATTTATAAAGGAGCATAATCCGGATTTGTGGGACGGATTAGGCAACATACCTTTAAATTTTTCAAGCAAAATAGATGTATATAATATATTTGATAAAGAAGTATATATGACAATTCAGTTTGAAATTGATGCAGACGAGGGCGGACGTTGGGCACATATTGTAAAATTATACAGTAATAAAGATGGATGCAATGATGAATTAATTGATGGTTATTTTGGAAACGGAATTAATTTAGCGGATTCTTTAGCAGAAACAATTGTGGACCTATGTGATGATTATAAAGAGCTTTACGAATAAAGGAGTTTGTTATGTTTGAAAGTTATGAAGAATATCTAAACAGGACAAATCAAGAAGATAATCGGACCGCTTGGAAATGGTGGAAAATCGAAGTATGTGGAATGAGTGAAAAAGAGGCAATAAAGGCAAGTATAACCGAATATAAATCAATAAATTTTAAATAGAATGAGGTAAAAAATATGGCATTAATTAAATCTAGTGTTTTATTTCATGTAAAAGGAGCAAAGACTGTATCCAAGCAAAAAGTTAGCTTACGTCCGGTTGAGCATCACTATGAGACTGAAGGTGAAGTAGAATATATCAAATATAGCTGTCAATTATGTGAGAGTATTGCAAAATCATACCCTAATAAGCTTATGGACGAAGACAAGCAGTTTATTCAGTTTTCATTGCCAAAAGGAATTGATCGATGTCCTTGTTGTGGTGTATATATTAACTGGAATTATAAGGAGATAAGGTAAAATGAATAATGTGAATGTAAGAATAAAATATAGAACAGGTAAGTATACACCAATTAATGAAAATGTAGAAGAAGTTGTTTCGTGTTCTGAGTCACAAGCAATTCATGATTTAGTTTCAAAATTTCTATATTTCAATCCAAACTACAAAATTGAAATTATAGAGTCTGAAATTATAAAAAATAAAACAAGATTTTCAACGGAGGTATAAAAATGTCAAAATTAAATTGGAATATAGTTCATGAATGTGATGATGAAGATGGAAATCCAACTCAGTGGTATTCAGAAATTAATCATCCAAAATACGGAAAATATTGTTGGATTAATGATATGGGTGATTATTTTGGAGTAGAAGTTGATTATGGAGGCTTTACAGAATTTACAGAACTAGTTGAATGTAAGTCGCTTATAAGTGCAAAAAGATGGGTGGCTACACAGTTAAAGAAACGATGATTTGAAAGGAGGATAATATGGTTAAGGACGCAACATTTATTTCAGTTTGGGATGGTGGTTTCGAATTACTTAGCAGCTGTAAGGTAAACACAGAAACAAGAGAAGTATTTAATATTGAACAATTTGAAGATGCAGTTGACGATGATGGAGATGAGTTAGAAAACCTCATTAGAGAATATATAATTGTGAATGGTACAGAATACTGTGTTGAAAGTGCTGATTCTAAAACAGATAAAGATTATTGGTATAAATAAATTATAATATAAAGTGAATGATTGGAGTAGAATAATATACAGAGAATACAAATTTGAAAGAGCTGCTTGAAGATTATGAATTATGGCAAATTAAGTAGTCTGGAGGTGTGGTATGAAATATTATGAAACAACAGAAAAAATATATGAATTTTGCAAATCTTACATAGATGAACATGGTTATGCTCCAACAATAAGAGAAATCGGAAGTGGGGTTGGGCTTAAAAGTACATCAACAGTGTATACACATATGCAACGGTTGTTTAAAAATGGTAGGTTTGAAACAGAACATCCTGGAGAAGCAAGGGCATTTAGGGTTATATCACAAAACAGTAAATCAACAAATAAATCAATTGATAAAGATGGATTACTAGATTATATAAAGGAAGAATTTCCAGGAGTAATTGATACACATTGGAACTGGGATGTATTAGAAAATATTATTGATTATGCAAAATCCAAATATAATGGAGAAGAGTTAATAAAATTTTTAATAAATATAATCCCAGAAGTTACATATGAAGAATATCTGATGTTTATGTAGAAATAAAAGTCGTATTTGATTGGAGGAAAAGTTATGACGAAAGATGAATTGCGGAAAGAATTAAAAACTGGTGTGAAATTAGAGGATATATTTGAATTCACAGATGGTCAGGATTGTCTAATCTACAAAGGGAAATTTCTTCCTGGTATTATTGGAGATGATATTTGTTATATTTCTGATCTTTCTTTAGTTGATATCCCAGTTAATAAGAGTATTGTCAAAAGTTATGAAATTGATAGCGTTATGGGTCGGTGTTATACAACAAACGACTTTATAAAAGAATGCAATGGGCATGAAAATATTGCAGAAGATTTATTTAATTATGTTGATTGGCAAACTCCTGATATTGATGATTTTATGGAAGGGTACGATGATAAGGAGCAGTTTTTTAAAGAATATAGATTTCCTATGGACGATTTGTTTGTAACAAAAGAAATGAAAGATTTATTATCCAGAGTTGCAGATTTAGCAGCACAGGCTTCAGATGAGGTCTATGACGATGACGATGATAATGGAACCTATGGAATTCTTTCTCTTTGCGACCAGCTATATGAGAAAATTAATAGATACTTGGAGCGTGATAGCGATGACTAAATATCAGCAAGCGAAAAATAAAATACGTGATCTGGCTGCAGACTGGCAGTCGGATTTTGGAAACAACAATTACTCATGGTTGGAATTACTCCAATGGCAGAAGTTTTTTAGTACAAAGGCAAAACGATATGGATTGGTAAATGAATTTCGTGAGAATGGAATTATTTGAAAGGAGAAGATATAAATGAAAGAGACAATTGAATATTTAAAAAAGGACCGGAAAGTAAATGACACTTTTATGAAAAAGCTTCAGAAAGTAGGATTTGAAATTGATTATACACGATATGGTTATTGGAATAATGTAGAATGCGTTCGGATTGGAAGAAGCTGCATACCCTTGTATGAAACACACTTTTCTGATAATGGAAATTCAGAGTCACTTGATTACAGGTATCAAAATGATGTAATTAAAGATATCTACAACGCACTTGAAAAAGAAAAGAAAAAAGCAGAAGAATCAGATAAGATGGTTGACGATTTCTTTGCAAAACTTGGATTAAAGGAGGATTAGCGATGGAAATTGCAAGAATGTGGACACTGAGTACAGCGCATATTTCAAGAGAAACAGACAAATGGTTAATAGGGCAAGTAAAAGAACCGACTGAGGGATTATGCGTGTATAAAAAAACTGGTGGATATTTTGTTTATGTGCCAGATGATTTTGATTATGAAGAAATGAATCTTCCGGAAGATATTGAAACAATAATTGCTTTTGCAATTGGATGTGGAGTAGATTGGATCTGTCTTGATTCCGATGGTCCGATTGAGAATGGATTTAAAACATATGAATGGTGAGGATAAATTATGACTGAAATAGAAAAACAGAAATGCAACAAACTTATGTGGGAAGGAATCAGGAACGGAAAGGAAGCCCAAGAAGTTTTCAGGCGAACCAATATATCTGCTACACAGATGAGGTTTGCCGATCAGAAACAAGGCTATGCCCAAGGAATTAACCAGGCACTTGCTTACATTGGTTATAGCCATCCAGATATGAAAATGTTATGGGATGTAATTTGAAAAAGGTGATTAAATGAGAGAAGAATGGGTTTGTACAGATTCAGATAGCAGTCAATATTCTAAGATAAATTCAGATGGAACATATAGTTTCATAGAAAAGGTATGGTTAGATATTTGTAAGGGAGATCCTGGATATCCGGATAAAAAATATACAGTAAAAACTGCTTTGGTCGATCTCGATGATTATACAGAGCATGAAAAGGAATGTAATATTTCTGGATATTACGATTCTATTGAATCATTAAGAGAAATTTATGATGATTATTCTGATCAGATTATTGCGGAATGTATTTTTGAAGAAATGACAGATGGCAGCGCTTCAACTACTGAAATGATGACAGAAAAAGAAGCAGATGATTATATTCAGAAATATATTTCAGAAAGATAAAATCGAGTTTTTACGGAGGTAAGGTAAATGGATAATACAAGTAGGGTGGCAGCGTGGATAGCAACTGCTATAGGTGTGGTTGCAGCAATATATTTTAGTCACGATCCAGAATGTTTATTTGGTTTTCTGATTCCATTTGGATTAGAGGTTTGGTATATTGTCAGTTAAAAATAGAGGTGGAAAAATGGGAACGACAGTTGGAGATTTACTTTCATTACAAGATGATTCTTTTGGAAGAGTAAGAATATACAACGGAATGGAAATATTTTCAGGATCTGTTGAAAAAGCTATAGAATTATATTCTAACTACAATGTGATGAGCTTTGGAACAAATTGGTATGAAGATTTGTGTATATATTTAAAATAGATTAATACGAAATCAACTTTTTATCGGAGGTGCTAAAATGTTTAGTTTTGATTGGACTGATTTTACAGAAAAAGATTTAATAGAATTGAATAAAAGTAAAAATCCAATGGTTTATGGATATATATACATAGAAAAAAATAACAAAAAGTATATTGCAGATATTCAATGGAGTACAGTTTCAGCATTTGGGTTTCATGGATTTTCAATTAATATATATGAATCCAACGAGTTTTATAGTCACTGTAAATGGATTAATGATATACAACTAATTAAATCTGCCAAAAATTATAAAAGATTTAAAACCAGAGTGGAAAGTGAAATTAAAAAAATGTTGGAGGGATCAAATGAAGATAGGTGACAAGGTTTGTGTAACAATGCTACCAAGTAAAGATATTAATGGAAAGGATTATGATGAAAAAGGAGCAGGTGGTGTTGTATTGAAAATAAAAGAAAATAGTACAATCATTAAATTATTTGATGGTGCCGTTATAGAGGCAGAAGGAACTGATTTTGATGAATATTAAACACAGAGGTAAGCGAAAATGAATTATAAATACGAAATTAAAATAAAAAGTGGAACGAGCCAATATTATGACTATGATAATTGTGATTTGTTGCTAAAAAAATGCGAAACACCATTTCTTCCGAGAGTAGGTGAAACCATTCAAATTAATTTTAATGAGATAAATCAAAAAACAGGAAAGAAATGTATGCAATATTATAAATTCTTAGTTCGTGATATTCAGTATTGGATTAATGAAGATAAAAATGGAATTTATGTTTATGTAATTCCAATTGATGGATATAAATGTTAATGGTGAAGATTGGAGGTAAGCGAAAATGGCAGAAATTACGGTATTTGATTTATGTAGTTTATATATAGAACATGATGAAGAAGTGGTTATATGGAATGTTCAGGAAGAGAAAGAAGTATTTAGAGGGGCATTTACAGAAGCTATGTATAGTAGCGAGTTTGCAGATTATGTTGTAGGTAGTTTTGGAATTGAAAATGGAATTATATGCATCAATATTGACTGATAAAATACATGTTCTACGGAGGAATTGATAATGAAAGAAATTAAGGTTTATTTATTCACAGAAGATGAAGCAACTGAAATTTTACAAAATATATTAGATAATAAAACTTTGGTATTAACACAATATTTAGATTGTTTTGTAGCAGAGACATCAGAGCAGGAACTTGATGCCTCTCAAATTGATGAGAGAATGGCACAATATTTAGAAATTGATTCTTGTGAACATCATGCGTTTATTAGTTATAATGGGAAAACTTATATGTGTGTTATTCCTACAAACGAAATTGGAGATTAAAAATGACTAGAAGAGAATGGACTGCTGAAGAAGAGAAATACATGAATAAGTATTATTTACGCCAGCCTACCAAGCGAACTGCGAAAGTTCTTAATCGAAGTATTGAGTCTGTTCGTAAAAAAGCTGTACAAATGGGAATTAATACATATTATGATGGTTATTTAAGTGCTCATGTACTTGCAGAATGTTTTAGCACTAACACTCAAGTGATAAAACGATGGATAGAAAAATTCAATCTCCCAGCTATTAAGATAAATGATTCAAAACATAGAACTAGATATCAGATAGATCCAGAGAATTTTTGGAAATGGGCAGATGGTCACCGAGACGTAATTAATTGGTCTGGCTATGATTTATGCTCAATACTTCCGGAGCCACAATGGGTAGAATTTGAACAATCAAGATATAAAACAAAACGGCATTGTAGAAAATTTACTGCAAATGAAATAGTGCAAATTAAACACATGCTGCGTAGATGTATGACATATAAAGAGATAGCTGAAAAGCTTGGACGGACTGAGAGGAGTATTGAAGCAAAAGTAAGAAAAATTGCATGAGGTGATGAATGCATGATAACTATTAAAGTACATCGTAAAAGCTTTTTAAATGAGATATTTTTAAACTTATGTGAAAATTTCTGTGATAGTGGTTATTATGATTTTGATAATAAAAAGGCATACGCAGAAACTGATAGTGAAATTGCTGCAGATGCACTTGAAGAAGTTTTATATGATCTTGGATATATAAAACTTGAAGATACATCTGTGGAAGAAAGCGAAATAAGACATTACTCACGTAAGGACGTTATTGAAAATGGAGCTTGGAAAGCAGTATTTAAAGAGCTTTGATGGAGGTAAGTAAAATGGACCGGCTTGATAAGGTAATTGGTTATTTAAAAAGTAACACAACATCAGAGAGATCTGACGGAGATCAGCTTATTCAATTAGCATGTAATTGTATTAAATATGCAGATTTTTATACAGGACGTAGTTCTAAAAATTGGACAGCAAGGGAACTGTTTGATGGAGTATTAACAGAGGACCAGATAAAAGAAGTTTTTGATTCGGAGGTATAAAATGGATAATAAGAGAAATGGAAATAAAAAATATGTAATGATAGTAACGAGTGAAGATGATAGATACAATCCAAATGCTCCATACGATGGTGTTGGTGTACAGCTTGGATTTTTTGCAGATAATCCTTGGGAAGGCAGATTTGAATGTTGTATAGATGGAGATAGTTTTGGAGAATTATGCGAAGAAATGGAAAGAACTGATGTAGGAGGTCTTTTTTATCAGCTTTACGAGAATAAATATGGAAACCGCATTAGTTATGGTACTATCGATTATGATGCTATTCAGGATGAAATTGATGAATATGAAATTAAGAATGTAGATGATATTGATGCATCATCATATGACGTTCAGTATAGAGATGAAATACTTTTAAAAGCATATAACTTAGAATATGCAAAAATGTGTAAAAAATATTTCCAGGAAAAAATACTTAATGGTGCATTTGATGAGAAATGGAGTATTAGACCAGAAGAAAGAAGAGTTGTTGCAGATGAAATTGTCATTATTCCTGTAAACTAATGAAGAATATAAAATTGGTGTTATATTTATAAAAGGAATTTATAGATGATGCATGAATTAAGAAAACTTTATATTGATTATAATTCAATATTCCGTCCATCAAAAGAAATAATACATAGAAATAAAAAAGCTATGGATAATATAGAACAGAATGTTTAAATAAGAAGACTGGAAAATGGATTTGAAGCAAAAATTAAAGATTTAGATTTATCATTTATAGATAAGATGAAGGAATAAAATGAAAAATTATTATAAACGAACTTTTGATGGAGCGGTTTTCTCAGAAGAAACATTAAAAGAATTTTTTGCACAGATATTACTTAAAGAAGAAAAATTTCATGCGTGGCTTAATGAAAATTTGACTAAGGGAAACATTACAATTATTTCCAGAACTGAATATACGAGAAAATTAATAAATGATTATAATCGGATGAAATAAACGGAGGTATAATATGGGCAGTTTTAGTTGGTTAAGAGCAGATAAGACAACAAAGCGAAAAAATCTCACTGAAGGAGATCGCTACAAGATACTTATTCCAAAGGAATTTGGTGGTGGATTTATTAAAGACACATATTATGATTATGGATATGTTTTTCATGGAACAGAAAATGAAGCAGATCTATATGGGATTCTGGCATATTGGAATGGTTGTGAAGGAATGGATTATTCGTATGAGTGTGGACATTATCCAAAAACAATGGAAGAAATCCTTAAATATGGAAATACATGCAAGCAGTCAAATCGCAGTCAAGGAATTAATGTTGGATGTGGTAAGGAATGCATTGATAAACTAAAATATCCTTTAAAGCTTGTTTCGGCTTCTTATAAGGGAACTTATGAAGATTGTAAAGGTCGCAGTTATAATGATCCTGAACAGGGATTTATAAAGACTTACTGGTAATAAAATGAGAGTTTCAAAGAGGTGACATAATGGAAATAATCATTATTACAGGTCAACGAAATGGAAGTTTATATCTTGCAGGAAATTATGAACATGTAAAGTATTTTCCAGAACAAAGCACATTACATCCTTATAAACTATCTGAAAAAATTTTGAAATTATGTGATACGTATTTTAAAGCAAATGAAGATTTGATTATAACCACATACTCTGAAATTGTATTAGATTCTGTCAGGTTATGGGGAGCAAGAACTGGACACTGTGATATTTTGAAATGTATTAACTGCATGGATAATGGAGAAATTCGCACAGCTGGATTTAATGAATACGGAGAGATGGATGTTTGGGAGAACGGAATATTTGACATTAAAAAAATTATCCTAAAAGAATTGTTTGATATTAAAAAAGGGAAAATGAATAATTGAAAAATTGCTTTCAAGGTGAAGAATGGAGATGACAATATGACATTAAGGGAATTAGAATTTTTTAAAAATGTAAATAAGATCGCGGAATTGCGTTGATAGCTTTATTGTCAACCAAGCAAAAGAATTTTTCGATTGGTTAAAATTATGGTTCAAAGAGAAATATAAAATAGAGCTTAATTGCAATAATACAGGAAGCGTTATGTGGAGTAATAATTTTAGCGAGGATTAATACATGGATGACATAGATATTATCATAGAAGTTGATGGATGGATTATTAAGGCAAACACAGATATGATTGAAGAAGATGTGATTCGGCAGCGAATGTGATTGAAACCTAAAAACGAGTAGATAAGCGATCAGATTAATTTCTGGTCGCTTTTGTAAAAGTTGGATTTTACAAGAGAATTTTACTGACAATACAAGATAAATGTGGTATGATTTAAGAAATTAATTGTACGTGAAATAATTGAAATGGAGGAAAGAAAATGGCACATTATGGAAATGATGATCGGTTTGATCATATCTTTTTTTACGATGCTGATGATTTTTTGAGTAGTAATAAGAAAATATTAGCAACTCAACTGGAACAATTTGCAGAAGTATTTGAAAAAGGTAGAAAAAGAGAGTTTGGGTACTCAAAGTTTAGGCTTATTTATGGCTGCACAACAGACGACTATGAGATGGACATTTTAAAGCATGAATGTTTAGAATTCAATAAAGGTGTCATGACAAATGAAGAGAAAGAGTTTTTTAAGGAACTTTTATTTGTAAAAAATGCACAACCATACATAGATGCAGGTTATCTTGTATACGATGGAAAAAAGACTAAGCCACCTATACATGCATATGCTCCAGCAACAACAGATGATTACTGGTTTCCAACGGAAAAATGTAAAATTGACTACGAAAAATATGTAGAGGAAAAGAAGCAGAAAAAATACAATGAAGCTTTGAGGAAAGCAGCTATAGAAGCCGGTGTATTGTCAACGGATGGAACAGGAAAACCAGCGGAATTTTGTAACCCAGATTGTTATACAAATATTCCTATTTTTACAACCGATCAGATTAAAATAGGATTAGGATTACTTGTTGTATCCGGAATACTTCTTATTACAATATTTGCACCTTTTATTGTATTAATTTGGGTTTGGTATCTTTGTGACGTTTATAAAGATTATAAACAAAGGCAATTTGCAGCAGAGCGATATTATAGAGCCACACATGGACTTCCATATAATAAAAAATAATATTTACAATAGAAACAGCTTACATAAATGTAGGCTGTTTTTGTATTTAAGAAAACCGGAGGTATAAGCAAAATGAAGAATATAAGATTATTACAGGCTGCCAATTCAGAATGCACAAATAAAGATTTCATAATAAGAATGTGTGAATGTGTAAAGGATAGATTACTGGAACTACAAATGCGTACAACATTTCGTCCTACAAGTGTTAATGAAGAAACGCTTAGTGAATGGGAAGAAGTTGCTGATGTAGCAAATGATATTATGAAAAAATATAAGGAGGATGAAATTGATGATGAATTAGAAGATATGATTGTAGATATGAAAGAAAAAATATTGGATTACCATATGAACTACCAGGGAATAAGCAAATTGGTAATATAAAGTGAGGTGATAAAGATGACAGGTAGAATGGAGATAGAAGTCAAATATACAAACAATATAGATCGGCTCCTAAAAAATGAGCCAGAATATATGGATCTGTTTAATGTGTTTATGATCGCAGATGATAAAACGGTAAAGACAAGATTAAACTACATTAACAATGTAGTAAGGTTTATACATTATCTAAAAGATTCTGGATATCCAACGGAAACTATAGATGATATTGGAAAATTAAATGTAGAAACTATAAGAAAATATATTGTAGACGATGATAATCGTGTAATTATAGATAATGGAAGAATTTCTGATTCTTATAAGTACATTAGATATTTTTCTTTAAATTGCTTTTTTAAGTTTTTGGAAGATGGGGATCATATTAATAAAAATCCAATGAGAAAAATTAAAACTCCAAACAATAAAAGAATGAAGAAAAAAGTATATTTGGATGTTAATGAAGTAAGGGAAATTGAGAAAAATGTGTCTTCTGGAAATACTAAAAGAAGCAAATCATATCTTTCTCAGTGGCATGAGAGAGATGAGGCTATAATTAATCTTGGATTCCATAAGGCACTACGAGTTTCTGCGATAATCTCAATTAATCTTGAAGATATTAACTGGGAAGGTAAATCTTTAAGTGTTATTGAAAAAGGAAATGACCCACGGCATATTCATCTCAGTGACGGTACAATCAAAATACTTCAGTGTTGGGTCCAGAAGCGAAATGAATATACTAAAGTAAATGGGGTGGAAAGTCCTGCATTATTTATTTCAAACAAATCTGGCAGAATTTCACAAAAAACAGTTGGAAGGATATTAAGATCATATGCCGGTGACATCAATAAAGAAAAAAGAATTGTACCACATACAATGCGAAGCTCTACCGGTACAAACTATTATTTGAAAACAGGTAATGCTAGAGCGGTACAGCAATTACTTGGCCAAAAGAGTTTAGCAGCAACACAAAAATATCTGGATGACACAGTTCAGCAGAGAAGAGAAATTACTGATACAGTAGAAGATTTGTATGGAGATGATAATGAATGAGTAAGAGTTTAGATGATATATTAAGAAACAAGGGAGACTTGAAACCACGCCAGGTTGAAAAGATATTTAATGCAAATGGATGGTACATAGTCAGAACAAATAATCATAATATATATAAGAAGGAAGGTAGATCGGAGTTGGTAATAGCTCCGATTGGAAATATGAATTGGAAAACATTTCGTGATACTTGCAAGAGATGCGGTATGGCAATGTAAGGGAAATTGTGGTATGATGGAAGTAATTTTAAGTTGGAAAAGTTAAAGTTTATGAGGATATAATATTATGGAAATCATTAAGTTAAAAGTTGGTAGAGATATACTGGAAATTAATAAAAATGATTTAATTCTTGATAATGGAGTATGTTATCAGATCATCACTAAAGAAGTTGGTAAAATAGATTGTAGACACTCGCCAGTAATGAGCAAAAAACTATTCAGTGATTTAAGAAAATATGAATTAATCTTTACAAACGAAGAATTAAGACAGATGGCAATCAGAAAATATAATACTGATAAATTTTCGCTATGGAAGTTTGATATTGATTGGATGAAGAAAATAGGGTATTAAATGAAAAAAATAGAACTATCAGATGTGCAAAAATTAGAAAATGGAACAAAAGTATATGTTGAATGCGTTGGAGATGAATGGTATTTTTCAGATAAGAAAAATTACAAAACGTGGAATGTAAAACAAGAAAATGGGCTTCATTATGAGGTCGAAACTGAGGACAACACTATAAGCTTTCCATATGATTTTGACTATAATGGATATAATATGGAAATTGCCTGTTACATTGATTAAATATAAAATTAAACTTCTATGGAGGTAGAAAATGTATTTAAAGTCAAATAGAGTTGGTGTGATTGTTGAACGAATTGGGAGTAAGAGACAGCACAAATATAAACTTACAGAAAAGTCAATCACAATGGTTTCTGCAGGAACATTGGTTATACCAGTACATTTTCTCAGTGACAATTTCCAACTGTATAACCAGAATTGTGATGAGTTAATACAACCAGAAGGGAATTTCTGGATTACTGCTGAGACTATTGATCCTTATCATGTGGTAATTGATATGTTTTAAGGAGATGAATATAATGTATGATTCTGAAGAAATTAGAGAAATAATTAACGAAGCCGTAGCAGAGGAGATATTTTTACTTAAAGAAGAGGAACAAGAAAAATATCTTGTAATCCAATCATTAAAATCAAGGTTATATGACGCATTTGGACTTGAAGATGATGTTATATAACTTGCAAAACAAGTTATTGTAATGCATAAGTGAATTTTAACTTTTTATGGAGGTAGAAAATAATATGACATACGGAAAATATAAAAAAACAAAAGAATATCTTAATGCAGAAGACATTTATTTATGTGTAAATGGAGAAGACCCAGTTAACGAAATGTATTATCCATATCAATTAGATAATGTTCCAATAATTGGAATTGGTTATTTACAAAATAACATAATTCAAATTGATTTAGTTGTTTTAAATTGGAAAGACAGATTTGATCCAGAATGGTATGCTGAATGTAAATAAAATGACGATTTGAAGGGAGATATAAGATGGCAAGATTAAAATGGAACATAGTTCACGAGTGTGACGATGACAACGGAAATCCAACTCAATGGGCTGCTGAAATAAATCATCCGGATTATGGAAGATTCGTTTGGATCGACGATGAAGGTGAGAAGTTTGGAGTATACAGTGGAAAGAACTGTAATACAAAATTGGCGGAATGTAAATCTCTTGCAAGTGCGAAGAGATGGGTTGCGACATATATATTTTGAACGGAGGCGACATATGAGAACATTATATGATGAATACACATCTGGCATATTAGCAGAATATGCATATTGCATTCAGTTAGGGCATGATATGCATATTGGAGACACATATCCTATTGGTAAAATTTGGAATGGCGTTGGAAACATTTCTGAAATTTTAAGAAACCGAAAAATTTCAGTAGAAGATGAGGACGGAGAAATATATACATTGTTTTTTAGAATTATCAAGAAAAAATCGCAAATATTAAGAACTACGGTAGAAATTATTGATGCAGATTGATTAATAAAACAGATATTTTATGGAGGATAAATGCGTATTGGAACATGGGTTATTATACTATAAAGATGCAATTCCCAAATATGAATTAACAGAAGATAGTATGGAAATTAAAATAGATGAAAAAATAATTAAGTTGCACCGAATTAGGGCATTAGAAGATTTTGGTGATGTAAAAAAAGGAGATATAGGTGGATGGGTAGAAAGTGAAGATAATTTGGATATATTCTGTGGCCATAGCTGGATATACGATGATGCAATAGTATGTGGTAACGCTATAGCATCAGGTTATTGTCAAATTAGAGAAAATGCGATAATTACAGATAATGTTGAAATTAGAGATTTTGCAAAAATATCAGGAAATGTAAAAATATTTGATAATTGCATGATATGTGAACATGCAGAAATTACAGATAATGTTATTATATCTGGAAAATGTTGCATAAGTGGAGAGACAGAAATAAATAAAAATGTAAGAATATCAGGAAATGTATTTATTCATGGATATTCAAGTATCATAACTGACAATGTGCAAATAATGGATAACGTTGAAATTTATGCGTGTAGTAGCCCAGGAACAAAAGAAAAGTTAAAAATTGAAGAGAGTGTTGTACTTGCCGAAAATTGCAAAATTTTTGGTACAGTAAATATTTGTTGTAGAGCATATATTCACGGTTATGCAAAAATTGATGGCAACGCTTATATATCTGGGGATAGTGAAGTATATGATTGTGTAAAAATATCTGACGATTGCAAGGTTAAAGGAAAATCTAAAATATATGGAAGAGCTGTCTTAAAAGATTTTGCAAAGGTTATTGATGCAAGTGTCTCTGGTAAAGCAATATTACATGATAATACAGGGGCTTTTGATGGAGCAAATGTCTGTGGTACTTTTTTAATGTTTGGTGACCAATGGGTAGATAATGGTCGTTGTGTAAGTAATAATGAAACTCAAAAAGCAACAGACTGGGATATGGAAAATAGAGCGTATCTTAGATATGATCAAATTCATAATCCTGAAAAAATAAGAAAACTTATAAAATATATAGAAGATAGAGAAAATGCAAAGAAAAGTAGAGAAATAGACTTTATTAATAGTATGAGGTTTAATTTAGACTAATGATGGGTATGAATTATTAATTGAGACACTAATTACAGTGTCTCTTTTTTATACTAAAAATGAAAGGAAGTGAGAAGTAGTGGACGAATACAAACAGTTTGATATTGTTTACGCTGATCTTTCTGGTAAAGGAACTATAGGATCTGAGCAGAAAGGTATACGACCTGTGATAATCATTCAAAATGATACCGGCAACATTCACAGTCCAACTGTTCTTGTAATGGCGCTTACAAAGGAACTTAAGAAAGCAAATCAGCCAACCCATTACATAATTAGGAAGAATAATGCGAATGGGTTGAAATTTGATTCGATGGTATTAGGGGAGACTATTACACAGATCTCAAAGCAGCGTATTAAACAGAAAATTGGTGTAGTAGATAATACCGCAGATAAAGATGGAATTATTGGAACATATATGGCTAATCTTACTGGAAAAAGTAGATATGGAAATCCATTATGGACCAAGATTACACAGCTTTTCTGTAAATTGGTTAAGGAGGGGCAAATATGTGCGAATTGAATAAGGTGGAGGCAATGGAACTTATAAAAGGGATTGTAGGAAGTAAAGTTTGTGCAATGTACTATAACAAGAAGAAAGGTATATCTTCAAAATCTAAGAAAATTGGCAAGAGGAGGGTGGAGAAAAATATTCAGAATGCAAAGACTATTACTTATAGCGGTTCTGAATATATCAGGAAGATAGAGCTTCATGGAATCAAAGGGAAATTCAAATTTTCTCCATGCAGCTCTATTGTTATTCTGTTCTGATCGAAAAAATCGAACAAAAGTTCGAAAATGTTAAATTATACCTTTTTATTGGTACGATAAAGTGGTATAATCAAATACATAAAAGAACAAATGTTCTGATTTTTAATCGACATTGATCTTATAAAGAAAAATGCCCTACCAGCAGAAAGTTTGGCGACCGTCGGCTGATAGGACAGGGTTTTCTGTACCCACGGATGGATACATACATATTATGTAGCAATTTAATGGAAATGTCAATATTTTCCAATTCTAATCTCTTGCCATTCTGTAAGAGAAATTCCGTGAGTATAACTGTATATTAAATATGCTATTTGCTAAAAATGGAATTGTTATCTTTTTAAGAATAATTTCATTCTCTTTTTAGAAGCAAATGGTGTATTTAGTATACGAAAATTTAAAATATAAAGGGAGAATGAAAATTATGGGATCAGAGAAATGGAGCAAGAATGAGAAACTTACAGAAGATGAGGTAAATAACATAGTTGACTTTTTCTACAAAGACAAGAGAAAGGAACTTAAAAAAATTTGCAACCAGATACTTCATATAATTTGGAATGATATTCCAGATTATTACAGAGATGATTTTGAATCTTTGGCAGGATATATTATTACATTTTGCTTAGAATCTTATGATCCAACTACTGGTCCATTTAGAGCGTATGTATATCCATATATGCAAAAGAAATTTATCAGTTATATTTATGGAATTAATTCTCTTAAACGTGGTGGTGATGGAAATTGGGATTCTGAAAAACGTGATGAAAATGGTAAAAAAGTTAAGAAAAGCGTGAAAGTAAAATTTGTCAATATAGATGACAAGGTAAAGGAAGATTCAGACTCTACATATGCAGATATTATCAAAGGTGGTAAATCTGTTGAAGAAATTATTTTTGAGGATAAAAAAGATTCAAAACTAGAAGCATGTATTAACAAGCTTAATAAAACACAAAAGAAAATAGTTTCTCTGATGATTGATGGCTACAAGCCGAACGAGATTCAAGAGGAATTGCAACTTACTAACAAACAGTACTTTGATTATGTAACCGACATGAGAACTTCAGAATTTAGATTAGCATTGGAGGAAGACTAATTATGTTATGCATCAGACCAAACAAAAACGAAAAGATGGTAAGAGACCAGAAGTTTCTTAAAACTCTTCTTGGTAAGTTGGATAGAGGTGAAATTAGAAGAGACTTTTGGCTGCAGAGAAAATCTACTCAGTGGAATAATCAGATTCGTGACCAGGCAATTGTAACAACTGTACAGGGTGAAGATATTGATCCAGTAAAAATCTGTGAAGAAATTCGAGAAGGCAAACCATCTCAAAAGTGGATTGTAGATGGTGGAAACAGATTTGAAACATGGAATAATTTCTATAATAATGTGTTTGCTCTTGGGAAAAATCTTGAAAATTACATTGTTCCATACGAGTCAACAAAAAAGGATGAAAACGGAAATGTAGTTAAAGATGAAGATGGCTATCCAATTATGGAAGAGCTTGAGTTTGATCTTCGTGGAAAACGCTATAAAGATCTTCCTATGGAGCTTAAGGAAAGATTTAATAACTACAAAGTAATTTATGTAGAGCATTCAAACTGTACAGAAAGTAGAATGGGGTATCATATTCGAAGATATAACAACCAGAAGAGTATGAATAAAAATCAGAAATCTGTTACATATATGGAGCAGACTGCAAAATGGACAAAGGAAATTATGAATTCCAATCCATTCTTTAAAGAGCTTCCGTGTTATCATGGAGCTTCTGAAAAGAACAGTGATCCAGAGAGAGTAATGCTTGATACTGTAATGATTATCTTTTTTAAAGATGAATGGAAAAGTAATGCAGAGAAAAATGCTTTATATGTGGAAACAAATGGAGAAAAAGAGCAGTTTAATCTCCTTGATAACTATCTTGGAAGAATGTATGCATTAGTTGAAGACAACGATGAACTTTCAAAACTTTTTGAGAAAAAAGATGCGCCAATGTGGATTGCTTTATTCGATAAATTCTCAAAACTTGAAATGGATGATTCTAAGTTTAAAGAGTTTTTAGAGGCATTTATTGGTGGGTTAAGAGAAACCAAAATTAATGGAGAATCTTTCGATGAAATTAAGGGAAATAAATCTACAAAGAACAGAAATACAATCTTTGGAAAATTAGAGTATCTTGAATCTCTTATGATGGATTTCTTCTCTATTAATAAGGAAGATATTGTTGAATCTTTTGGTACTACAGACAGATTTGATGCATTTGCAACAAAATTTGAGAACACAGAGTTAATGGAAGCACTTGGCATTCCAATGGGAAGTGATATTGATCGTATTGCTGCACAGACACTTATGACAGTATGTGGGAAGACAGATTTTTCTGATAAGGCAATTCAAGAATTTATTACTGCTGATGAATATACAGAAGATAACATTGAGGATGTAGACCTGTACCTGGATGAAGTTAATGAATGGAGTCTTGAGCTTCCAGCCGGTACTACACTTCTCAAGGCAAAATACGTTCCTGCAATGGTAGGATTCGTAAAATATACATATGATAACGATACAAATACAGATGCTCTTAATTGGTTTAAAGATTATGCTTTCCAGTGTACAAAACCAGAAAACGATGTTCAGAAACTTCTCAACGATATGAAGGAAGATTTTAATTCATATTTGACATACAAAGAAAATAAGACAGCGTAAGGCAGGTGGTGATAAATATGGCTATATTTTGTAGACATCCAAAAAGTGTAATTGTCGCAAAATCTAACGTAATTCAGTTTGATCAAAGTGGATTTCCTATGAGACTGGAGACTATGGAGTGTTTGGTTTGCGGCAAAAGATATTATGCTTGGAATTATATTAAGAAAAGTGAACTTGATGAACTGAGCACAGGAAAATCTGTGCTCTGTAAATGGGAGAACGTGGAATAATTTGAGGTGATTTTATGATTATTATATGTCTATTGATTATTATATTATGTACAACATTTACACTTCTGGGAACTATAGATGATATAAGTAGTAAATGGATATTCTCTATTTGTGTTATTGGATTTGCCATATCAATTGTAGGAATGATTATTTGTGTACCTGATATGATAATTACACATTGTAATACAAATAAAAAAATTTATACAAAACAACTTGAATATGAATCACTTGTAAAACAATGTCAGACTGTTTCAAGTAATTATGAGGACGTTTCAAAGGCAAACGTAATCCAAAAAGTATACGAATGGAACGTAGAAGTATATGATGAAAAATATTGGGGAAATAACATTTGGACAAATTGGTTTTTTAACAAAAAGGTCGTAGATTCATTAGAATATATTAATTTGGAAGATTATGGATTATAAGATAAAAGGAGAATTTTATGGGTAAATTTAAAATTGGAGACAAAGTTATTGTAGCTGCACATAAAGACGAGATGGAATGTCCATACGTTTTGGGAATAAAAGATCCTTTTAATTTGACTGGAATAATATGTAGTATACATTCTACTTATGGGGACGGAAGTACATCTTATGGAGTTAAATTTGAAAAAAATATTGGTGGGCATGACTGTGCTGGAAATTGTAAATTTGGTTATGGACAGTATATAAATGAAAAATATTTAAAATTATACGATGAAAAGAAAAGTGAGGATAAAACTATGCAGAAAGAGAAACATGAAAAGAAACCACTGGAGCAGCAGATTAAAGAGAAATACGAAAGTAAGAGAAATGTATTAAATGCAAGAATTGGATTTACATGTGGATGCGAACAAACTTTAGTTCCTAAAAAAGTTTATCACGATCCAATAACAAGTACAATTGTAATTGATTTTGGAGATGTTGTTGGAAAAATTAAAGCAAAACCAATTGCTAATGATAAGTATGATCCAAGTGTAGCATTCAATATTATTGCTGCCAAGGCAATTTATAAAAGATTTAGTTTTCCGTTTGAGTCTGATATGAGTTCTTTTGAAGCAAAAATAACTGCAAAATATTTATTACATAAAAATGCCGGTATTGCACTTGATAAATACATTAAGTATCTTAAAAATATGGTGCAGACATTTTTACAGGAGGATGCAGAATTAGAAAAGGCAGAACAGATTCGTAAAAATCAGAAAGCTAAAAACAAAATTCGAAAAGAAAGACAGAAACAGAAAAGACAGAATAGAAAATGAGATTAAATTAAATATTAAATAAGAAGAGTAGAGTGTCAGGTAATAAACTTGGCACTCTATTTTTATATAAGGTAGGTGAGAATATGTGAGTTGCTTAATTAGATGTGGTGAACAGTATGTTCATTTTGATAGAAAAAGCAAAATAAAACTTGGTCCTAAAATATGTGCAAAAACTTTTGAAGAACAAAAAGCAAAAAATCTCATTAAAAATCCTCCAAACAACCTAAAGAAATATAAGTTTGAAATTGAGCCATTATTTGAAGGAAAAACAGAATGTGAGATTAAGCAAGAGCAAATACTTCAAAGAGCTGCAGAACATGCAAAGAAAACTGGATGTTATACAGAGTTGAAAGAAAATCTGATCGTAGAAGCGAAACCTGAAGTAAAACAAGAGGAAAAAATTGAGAATAAGTCAACTATTAAAGAAGAAGATCATAACAACAACATAGATAATTGGCTTAAAAAGTTACATAGCTGTAATGAAATTAAAGAGGAAGCAAGAGAGCGAATGGAATATCTCTATAAGAAACTAAGCCTAATAGATCAGGCACAGGATGTTTTCTTGCATGTTATTGAAAGTAATGAGCATCCAAATGCATCTATGGCATATAAGGAGAGAATGAAATTATCTGAGATAAGGAGAAAAAGAAGGCAAATTAAAAATGAGTTAGCCGTTGTACAAATGATCATATCTCATAATATATCCTCTAAATTATATGAACGAATGGTTGCAGTGTCAGAAAGTATACAAAATCCTCAGAATATTAATATTAAATATACGAATGAGTTAACAGATGACTTATTGAATCAATTTGAAAGGATGTGACGTATTGAGCAGGAAATTTAAAATTATCCGAAACTATTGGGAAGAAGATCAAATATTATACCGGAAGGCAAATATAGAAATTGATCCTGGATTAACAGTCCTGGTTGGATGTAATGGATCTGGTAAAACAACATTGATCAATCAATTAAAAAGGCTATTAGACAAGGAAAAAATTACATATACAAGTTTTGATAATCTTTTTGATGGTGGAGAAAACGCGCGAAGCTGGGCTGGTTATACAGGAGATTTTTCATTTTTAGCTGCTGCAGTAATGTCAAGTGAAGGTGAAAATATTCTAATGAATATTGGAAACTATGCTGCAAAAATTGGTAAAGCGGTAACAAGTGTATTAACAAAAGAAAATAAAGAGTTATGGGCTTTCTTTGATGCAGCAGATAGTGGATTGAGCATTGATGGTATAAAAGAAATTAAGAATAAACTGTTTTCAATAATAGAAAAAGATTGTAAGACAAAGGGAATTGAACTTTATATTGTGGTTTCAACAAATGCTTATGAATTTACAAATGGAGAGCAGTGTTTTGATGTCTATAACTGCAAGTACAGAACATTTGAAAACTACGATGAATACTCAAAATTCATTTGTAAATCAAGGGAAATTAAAGATAAAAGATATGGTGTAAAGAAAGGAGAATGATTATGTTTGTTAGAACACAAGAGGGAGATAAAATTATCAACCTAAATAACGTAACAAATGTTCATTTTGGAAGAATAATTGATAACGGAAAACAGAAATATATATTGTACTTTGATAATTTTTCTGTGGGTGTATTCAAAAAGCAGGAAGATGTTGAAAAAATTCTCATGATTCTTGAAAGAAAAATTGGTGAAAGCTGCAGTGCACAAATTGTAGATGGCGATGGAGACGAACCACCTAAGATTATTTACTATACAGATAGAGTATTCAAGATTCCAGGCGAGGATGAAATTGCATGAGAAAGAATAGAGCAATTGTATACATAATGATGTGGATCTGCTGCAGTATTGTTACCGCAATATCTATAGCAGCTACAAAGCAATATTGTTGTTTAAACACGATGGTAGTACCGTTGGCATTTATATTAATGGATTATATGTTTTTTGGAGGTGGAAAATGAGATCTATAGCATGTGCAATTATTAGTTTTGTTATTTTCTATATGGAAAATAATGTAAAAAGTACAGAAATAAAACTTAGGGCGATTTATTTAATTACATCTCATATATTTTTGATTGCTGCAATTATCTTAATGATGTTGGGGAGGTAGAAAAGATGAGATTGATTAGTTCTAAGGAAATTTGGTACGAAGAAGAATGTGTTGAATATGAAAATGAAGAAGAGTATAAGTCGGATCTTGATAAGCGAAAACATGAATATTGGATGCAGATGAAAATACCTGATTTTGAGAATGGAAAGATGAAACTACTTCAAAAAAAGACAAACAAAGGATTTTGTCAATTTTATAGAAAATATCATAGAATGTAAATCGGAGATAGAAAATGAGAGATCCAAAGAGAATTGATAAATTTTGTGATGAATTTAAAAGCATATGGAAAGGAAATGTTCCTGATTGGAGATTTGGACAGCTGATAGGTAATTTTGAATACTGGCTCAAAGGCAAAGGAATTGATATGTTCTTTCCGGAAGAAAAAGAAATGCTTAGATTATTTAAAGAATTTCTTGGCGTAAATGATACAGGAAATGAAAAAAAGATATGGGACGAAATGATGTTTTGTTCGCCACTTGATTTCAAAGATCTTGATGGAAATAAATATGACCAATGGCCAGAGGGTGTCATTTATACTCCTGGAATAAAATTAACTGGAATATTAAAAAAGAAAGCGAGAACAGGTTATTGTGGAGTGACTACAAAAGATGCAAAAAAGATAATTGACAATATATCTGATAAGCGAAAACAAAATGTAAAAGTTGTTATTGGAAATAGAGCAGAAGTCTGTGATGCAATTTTATATATTATCAAATCTAATTACGGATTAATTGTATCTGTCGATGATGCTGAAGAAATTAAATTCTGTGAAGAACTTTTTGAAAAGGCAACAACTTAAAATTGGAGTTTTATCGGAAAATAATTTTATAAAAGGAGAATGGTAAATGAGTAATTTAGTTGTTAAAAAATATGATTGCCAAAAATGTGTAAAAGATAATGGTTGTGTATATAAGAAACGTTATGACAAATTCAAAAGTAATGTAGAAGGGCGTGAATATGGAAAGACGATAATATTGAAAATAAGTTGTCCATTTTATAAAGAAGTATAAGTTGAATTTCTGGAATAAGTGATAATGAAAAATGGAAGTAGTAATTGTGAGGTGATGATAGATATGATTGATCGAGATTTAAATAAAAACGTTGTTTATTACAAAATGTAAATTAATAGGTATACAAAACCAATTACCAGATTATCATAAATACCTACTGTTTTGTAACCATGTAAATTAAGAGGTATACAAAACCAGATCCCCTTACACGACTGACACGGCGTTGTTTTGTAGTCATGTAAATTAAGAGGTATACAAAAATATGGATGGACGATCACAAGTCCTACAGAAGTTTTGTAACCATGTAAATTAAGAGGTATACAAAACCAAACGAAAAACTCAAAGTTGATACCAAATGTTTTGTAACCATATAAATTAAGAGGCATACAAAACCTCAAAGTATAGTTTTATACCTCTTATTTTAAGGCACTTCTATGAAATAGACTAAGAGAAATCTACGTTATAAAAAGATAATATGTTATGGTGTCGCTCTAGCTGTAATTATATCGTTTGTACCTAAACATACACTGTGCCGAACATGATTGGTGTAAGTGATACAAACATGTAACTTTTTATAACATTGTCGAAGAGCATGACCAATTTTAAATTGAGATTATATTATAAAGGAAATAAAAATATGAATTATATGGATTTTGTATTAATTGTGGATAAAAATAGTAAACCATGTATACCAATAAAAAATGGTAAAGCAGGTTATTTATTAAGAGAACATAAAGCAGAAATTATAAATCACGAGCCATTAGTTATCAAAAGAACTGATGATTATAATTCGGATTTAGAAAATAGAGATATATTTGAATTAAAAGTAGATAGTGGATATTTAAATATCGGATTTTCTGTAAGCGATAATGAGCATGAATATATTGCAGGTCAAGTTGAAATGCTAAACGGAATGAGTAATAGATTGTTAGAAAGAAAATCTATGCGTAGTTTCAGAAGAAATCGTTTACGTTATAGAAAAAATAAGAACATTGATTATAAAACAGTACATAATCCTACTTATAAAAATGGAAATGAAGATGGATGGTTTGCACCGTCTATTGTACATAAAATGGAAACGCATATCAGAATCATTGAGCAATTAAAACAATGGGTTCCAATCGATAAAGTTATTGTAGAGGTGGCAAATTTTGACATTGCTGCAATGGATGCATATTTAAAGGACGGAACTATTTTAAATGGAAAAGATTATCAAAATGGTGAAATGAAAGGATATGAGAATGTTGTATCTTATGTAAGAGCCAGAGATAATTATTCTTGTTACTTTTGCAATAAGAAAAAGAAAAAAGATGGTACACTAAAAGAGAAACCAAAAAGAATAGAAGTGCACCATAAAATACCAAGATCCTGGGGTGGTACTAATAATCCAGGAAATTTGATTTGCGTATGTCAAGGATGTCATCAGAAAATACATTCGAATAATAATAACAACAAATATTTTAAAGAATTATTAGAACAAGCTTTACAAGAAAATACATTTAAAGATTCTACATATATGAATATTGTTAGATGGGAATTATTAAACAGACTTACTGAAAAATATCCAGAGCTTGATATTGAAGCTGAATATGGTTATAACACAAAAATTAATAGAAAAGAAGCAGGTTTGAGAAAATTCCATTATAATGATGCAGTTTGTATAAAAGAATTTAAGAATATAACTTTATCTAAAAAAGTATTTATTGTCGAACAAAAACGTTGTAATGATAGAAAAATGGAAAGTTTTGCAGATGCAAAATATATAGATTCAAGAGATGGTAAAAAGAAAAAAGGAAATGATCTAAAAGTAATTAGGCATAGTACTAAATCAAAACGCTCTACAAATAAAGAACATATTGATAATGAAAGAATCTTTAGAAAAGAGAAAGTATCTAAGGGTAAAATACAATTTGAGTGTCATTCATATTGCGTAAAACCAGGAGATTTAATATACATAAAAGAAGGTAAACATAAAGGGAAAATTGCAGAAGTTTCTACAATACAGATTGTAGGCGAAAAAATTCCTAATCCGATAATTGATATTAATGAGATAAATAATAAAAAAATTGATTTCAACAGAGAGTTGAAAAAAAGAAAAACAACTTCTAATATGACTGATTATCAAAAACGTTTTGCAAAATATCAAATTAGATTTACATATAAAGAATCTGATGCAGATGGACCATCTATAACGCTTACGCAAAAAGAATATGAAAAGCTTAAAGAGAATAAATCAGATAGAGTAAAAATTATTCGTACCAGACGTGGATTAGTTTGGAGAGAGTACGACAGACTTACATATGAAGCCGAAAATATGGATCAGGAAGAAAAGAAATTAGAAGTAAAAAATAAGAAACAAGAATTAAAAGCTGCATAAAAAAAGGAGATGATCATTATAGACTCAGAAGAGAAAAATACTCAACAGTCCATTCTGCGCAAGCATTTTGAGATGCTATATCCGGATAAACTAAAGGATGATGAATGGATAAGACTGGTACGGATAAATAAAATAAGCAATGAAACTTTTGTCGATTACATAAAAACTTATGATGAATATTACAATTATATTCAAACTTATAAATGGAATTTTGATTTATATAATCAACTTGCAACAAATATTGGACGTGATAAAGGAACAGAAAGTCAACAGAGAACAAGAAGAGTTTTGTTCCTGGATTTTGATCAGAAAGATTACGAACGATTATCTGGGGCAAAAGCATTTACAGGCTTCATAAAAAGTAAAATAAAAAAATTGTTTCTACATGCATGTATAAATTCAGGACATGGGTATCACTATTATATATGTATTGATGAAAAAGCTAATAATGCAAAAGAAGTTGTAGAGCTTAATAAAACACTTGCAGATATCTTTAGAGCAGATCTTAAGGCAACATTATCAACGCAAATCGCGCGAATTCCATGCTCTTTTAATCACAAAACAGAAGATGGAGAATATGACTATCAAGATCCAGGTAAGTGGGAATATGTGAGAGTTGTCAATAATGCATATAAAAATGGACCACAGTATAGAGCATATCCATTATCTGAAATTAGAAGTTACATATCAGATTATTACAAAAATCTGGATAAAGAGGTAAATATTTTTGCCCTGAAAGAATGGAAAGAAGCGAAAAGCGGAAAAGAATTTAATTATTTCTGTATTGAGCGTGTTAAACATGAAGGAGCGGTTAAGGGACAGCGTAACTTCTGGCATGGTCGAATTGTTAAAAGTATGCAGAAACAGGGTTATAGTGAGCAAGAAATTTTTGCGGCATGTAAAGAATATAATGCAGCCTGTATTCCACCAAAATCTGATAGTGTAATTTTAGATGACACGGCAAGATTTTTGAAAAAGAAATATAACTTAACAGGATGTTATGGCGCTTTTCCAGAAAATGATGAAAGACATTGGTGGGTCGCTATGCAGTGTGATGAAGCAAAATGTAAGACTTTTAATTGTGGGCTTTGTATAACGGAAATGGATACCGATGAAAAACACAATCCACAAAGGGCTGCTGGAGCAAAAATAAATAAGAAGATTTTGAAGAATAGTACCATTAGAAAGATGACAGGAAACGATTATTTGGTCATAACTCTTATTGATGTTTATGAAGTATTATACGGAAGAAAAGGGTTTAGAGTAAGAGATTTAATTGACAAATTAAAATCAAAATATGCTAAGAGAAGATGTATTGGAGATAAAACGTTAAAGCCTCTTTTACTTAATTTACAAGAAAAGAAATGGATTCAGATTGTCGAAGATAAAAAGAAACCAGGAGTATTTCTTGATTCCAGACTTGTACTGAACAGAAGATTAAAAGAAATCCAGCAAGGCTATATTGAATTTTATTTTAATATAGCGAGAGCATTAATTGATGGTCGAATTGTTGCTAATGAATATTTAGTCTACATTACATTACTAAGAAATCTTGATAACGGAAGACCTGTTACATATGATGAACTAGCTTACGATTTAGATTTTTCGAGACAAAATGTTGCTAAGTATATTAAAAATTTGGAAGATGCAGGATGTATTTTTATCAGTAAAGGAACAACCGATAAAGGATTTGAATGTAATAAATATCGTGTAACTAATCCTCAATTATTTGACGAGATTGATAGAAAGAGAAGAAAAGAATTTGAGAAAGCATCAGTTACTCTTGCAGATGAACAGAGTAATGAGCTTAGTGAAGCAATATTAATAGCGTAGTATCTAATCTATATGACCTATAGGGAATATATATGGGGATTACCCTATATGCCCTGTAGTCATATATTATACATTCTATACAATGGTACTACTAACGGCAGGTAGAAAAATGAGCTACGTCTTATTTTCTATAGCATCTAAGCCAGTCGAAGTATGCAGTTTTTTGTACTACTAACGGCATGTACAAAAACGGCTTAAAGCCTTATTTTATAAGGGATCTAAGGCGATTTTTCGATTTATTTTATGAATGTTGTATAGGATTTGAGGGGTCAAAATTCCCGATGGCGATTTGCGATTAAGTCAATGTTTATAAGGGTTTAAAGCCATTTTTGACGTGCAGTAGAAAATCCGGTCAACCGATTTTTATCAGTCATAGTGACCAAATCGATTTCATACAAAACGCTTTTTAGCCTTATAAAATAAGGGAAAGGTGCTTCGTATGACAGTATGTAGTACGGTACGACATTTGAACGACATACAGGAGTAGTTATGGCAGATATATTTGATTGTGTAAAAGTATCGGACAATATACGTCCAAGATATACATCATATGAAATTATTTATATGATAAGAGAAAAACAAAAGCAGAGTGGATTATCACTTGAAGAATTTTGTGTAAAATACAATTTAACTTTAGAAGGATATGAAAAACTAATATCTTATAAAGGAGTATTTAATTGGAAAATATATTATAAGTGTGCAGAAATTTTAGAAGTGAATGTTGCTGAGTTATTAGAAGAACTTGCTGATGATATTCCTGCTTCTGACGATAGGACATTTCTTTTAGCAAATAAATTGTTTAATGAAATTATTATGCAGGAAAAAATAGCTAAGTAATTAGCAACGATAAAACAACAGTTTTATGGGGAAATGACCCTCGTGAATCCCTTATTTTTAAAGGGATTGCGAAAATGGAATTTTGAGAAAATTCATAAAAAGGAGAAAAAATGTTAGTTGCTATTATATTAACAATTATTTTTACAGTATCATTTAGGTTTTGCTTAAATGAAACAGAAATATCAGATCGAATTGTAATATTTAGCTTTAGCTATTTTGTATTATTTATTATAGGTATTTCTATTTTTATGATTATAGGAAATTCTGTCTTTTCTGGAACTGCTAATCAAGAAATGATTACAAAAGAAGAATCTATTGTGTCGTTTATAGACAATAAGGATAACCCAGTTTACGTTAAATATTCATTTAAGTGGAATGGTGGAAGTACATATAGATATGTAGAACAGAACGGAAAATATCTTGAGTATAAAGAAATCCCAATTAGTGCAGACGTAAATATAGTAGAAGGAAATTATGAACCGGTGTTAATTACTCATAGTTATAAAGCAAATAAAAATTGTGATCTATTATTTGGTCAAACTGCAAATAAGTTTACACATGATACTTGGTATGAATTTTATATACCGGAGGGGACTTTTATTACATATTAATGGAGGATAAGAAAATGTTATATGGGCTTAAACATCGTGATTATAGAACGATTAATTATACAGAAGATTTGGATGAAGCATATAAATTTTGTGCAACGCATCCTGGATATGAGATTATAGCAGCTGAAAAGTTAAAAAAAGACATTGATTATAATGAAACTGAGTTTATTTATAGATATATTGTTTCTTTTAATTTATCAATGGATGAAAAGTCTTATGTCATGATAAAACACTTAGAGAATGAACCAGAATTTAATTATTGTAATTGTTATACTAAAAATTTTGAATTCCATGATTCAGTAGGTGCTTATAGAGAAGGACGGCGTGTCTACTTCAATATTTTTATTGGAGAAAGAAATTATAGCATTGCTTGTAAAATTGCTGAAGAGTATTTAAATAAATTAATTAATATGGGCAATGGAAAAGTTACAAAAGAAAACATTGAGTTGATGAATGAAGAATTACGAATTGCTAAAAAATAAAGTATTTATATAAGGTTAGATATTTTGAAGATGCAATTCGCAAATCGAAAGTTTATATAAAAAATAAAGAAAACGATTTACAGAAATTAAAAGAAGAATATGAAAAAGAAATTGGAAGTAAATAATAGCTGAAAAGCATTATAAAAAATATATAAATAAAAAAAGGAGAAAAGATAATTATGATGAACAATTTTTTAAACGGTATGTTTGGTAAAGTAGGTAACGGAATGTGCAGACTTTCTATGAGTGGCGGTATTGCAGTAAAAACATCTAATGGTTATAAAAGTTATAATGTGAAGACTGGTAGACTTACAAATTGTGACAATTTTGCATTTGATATTGGACAGGATTTCTTCTTTATTATTCCAACAAACAAAGTTAGTGCAGGTGATATTATATTTGCAAATGGAAAGCCTAAATGTGTTATTAAAGTAGAGAAGAATATGATTACTGCAATCAATTATGAAGATTCTACTGTAGAGAATATTATTCCAGAGCGACACGTATTCATGGGAAATACATATTTTTATGGAAAGATTGTTTCTTTACTTGGAAGTAATATTACTAAGGGAAAAAACGGAATGAACAATATTTTCAAATATATGATGCTATCTCAGATGATGAATGGAAATGGTTCTACCGGAACAGCGAACAATATAAACTCAATGCTTCCGTTTATGATGATGGGCGGTAATATGGGTGATATGTTTGATGGTATGTTTGATTTTGATGAAGTAGACGATACTAATGAATTTAATGAAGTAGATACAGAGGAGGAAGAATAATTATGGGATGGGGGAGAATGGAATGCAAATAGTTTTATAAGATATTCAACATCAAAGGGATTAGCGACAGATTCATTAGGGTTTGTTACTTCAAGTGTTTCTAATCAGGAAATGTTTAAGGCAAGATCTCTTGATCCAGTACTTGATCCAAAGAATGTTATTAGAGAATGTTGCGATTCAGAAGATCATCCAAACACATTACCAGTTGTGATTGCACTTGATGTAACTGGATCTATGGGGCAAGCTGCAGTTGAGGTAGCAAAAAAACTTAATGGAATTATGACAAAACTTTATGAAAAAATTGCAGATGTTGAATTTATGATTATGGGCATTGGAGATTTATCATATGATTATAATCCAATTCAAGCATCTCAATTTGAATCAGATATAAGGATTGCAGAGCAACTTGATAAAATTTACTTTGAATTTGGCGGTGGTGGAAATGGATTTGAGTCATATAGTGCTGCATGGTATTTTGGAACTCATCATAGTAAACTTGATTGCTGGAATCGTGGTAAACGAGGAATTATTATTACAATCGGTGACGAGAGATTGAATCCTTATCTTCCAATCCGAAGTAGATGTTCTGGTTTAATTGCAACACTTGGAGATAATTTAGAAAAAGATGTGGAAACTCCAGAGCTATTTGAAGAAGCTTCTAAGAAATTCGACATTTATCATATTCATGTAAATCATGGTAGTAACTATGACAAAGAAGGTATTGAAAAATCCTTTAAGTCTATTATTGAAGAAAATCATTTCAAAGAAGCGACTTTAGACAATATTGCAGAGACTATTGTAAATATTATTGTTGATGCAGCTGAGAACGATGTTAATACAATTATAACACCTGCGACAACACCTACTCAGGTAAGTACAAATGAGAATGGTGAAATTGTTTGGTAAAATAAAATAGGAGATAAAAACGATGAAAGACATTAAGATTGTGGCTGGAGCAAACTGGGGAGACGAAGGAAAAGGACTAATGACTGATTACTTTTCACAGAAACCTAATAGTATTGTAGTATGTTCTAATGGTGGAAGTCAAAGAGGACATACTGTGGTAACACCGGACGGAATCAGACATGTCTTTCATCATTTTGGTTCTGGAACTTTTAATGGTGCTGCTACATATTTACCAAAAGAATTTATTGTAAATCCACTTATTTTTGCTCAAGAATATAAAGAACTGATAAATAAGAGAATTATTCCTAATATTTATGTTCATGGAGATTGTATGGTTTCGACTCCGTATGATATGATGGCAAACCAGGTCATCGAAGAGAGTCGTGGAAAACAAAAGCATGGTAGTTGTGGATTTGGAATTTTTGAAACCATTAAGAGATATAAAAATGGTATAACCGATTTTGATAAAGCAAAGGACTATTATCTTGAAAAATTTGAACGAGATAAAATTCTACTATCAGACGACTGGAAAAGAATATTTAATGATCCAGGAATAAATGATCATTTTATAGAAGATTTGGATTTTATGAATGATCACATTAAATCAATTAGAGATGAAAGCTTTCTAAATATGTTTGACCATATTATTTTTGAAGCTGCTCAAGGACTACTACTCGATCAGAATAATCTAAAATATTTCCCATATCTTACACCATCTAATACAGGTCTGAAAAATCCTAAAAAAATTATTGAAAGAATTGATTGGTATGATGAATTAAATATAGAAGTATGTTATGTGACACGTACATATTTAACGAGACATGGTGTCGGTCCGTTTCCAACAGAGTGTGATAAAGACGAAATTAATTCTGAAATGCACGATAATACAAATGTACCTAATCCTCATCAGGATACTTTACGTTACGGAAAGTTAGATTTAAATGAGTTATATCAAAGAGTGATGGAAGATGTTGGAAATTTTAAATGTAAAAAATCTATTGCCATTACACACTGTAATGAATTTAGAATGGATGAAGATAAGTTTGAGAAGTTATTTTTAGGATGGAATATTTATAAATCAGATGGTGAAACACATAATAGCATAAAGGAGACAAAATAAAAATGAAAACCAAAAATTCAACCTGGAAAGTAGTATTAATCGTAATTGCAATTATTATTGCTGTCGCTCTTATGGCTGTATTTGGAGTCCAGAGTTACATGAATAGGGCAATCAGTATGGAAGAACAGGTATCAACCGCTAAGTCGGATGTAAATGTCCAGGAAAAAAGACGAGTGGATCTACTTGGAAATTTGGTTGATTGCGTAAAGAACTATGACAAACATGAATATGACACATTAAATGAAATTGTAGACGGTCGCTCATCTAATGATGATAAGGCTGCAGAAATCAAAACTTCTATTAAGGCAGTATCTGAAGCATATCCGGAATTAAAATCCAACGAGAATTATAAACAGCTTATGAATGATCTGGCAACAACCGAAAATCTGATTGCAAACTATAGGGAAAATTATAATAAACAGGTGAAAATTTATAATGCGTATGTGAGAAAATTTCCGCAGAGACTATTTCTTAATTTCTTAGGTTACGAAGAACAGGATTATAAATTGTTAGACTTTGGTGACGACCTTCAGGACGCACCACAGGATTTGTTTGGAGAGGATTAATTTATGAAAAAGAAGCAAAAATGTGATAGGCATTTTTATGTGGCACTTGGTTGTGGTAAATATTATGCAGTAATAGAAGAAAATGATTGTCATAAAATTTACATAATTTTACCTTGCATATGTGAAAAATGTAAAGATTTTGAATTTGGATCTTTGAATCCAAGCATATTTCCTCACACACAAGAAGGCTACGAAAATTACAAAAATGCGATTCAAGTTCTTAAGGATTGTAAGTATAAACCATTTGAAGAATTTGAAAAGGAATGCCCTGAATATTACGAAAAAATTGTAGATAAATTGAGGATTGAAAATGAATAACATAAAGTTTCGGAACTTTACGATTACTAAAAGAGAAATTCTTGTAAGTATTGTAATCGCAGCCTTAATGATTATGTTTGGCTTTCTGATCAGCACAAAATGGTCAGAGAGCCAACAGGAATCTGATATTAAATATAACAAGGCAATTCAAATAGATAATGATACAGATCTGTTCCAATATGGAATGGATACAAATGTTGGTAATGCATTTGTTTATGGGGAGCTGAAAGCAGTAGATTCAGTTACATATCCGGAAATTGGTGGAGAATACATGTATGTTCGAAAAGTAGAAGAACATTATAATATGCATACTCGAACTGTTACGACTACTGACTCAAAAGGGAAAAAACATACAAGAACAGAAACATATTGGACCTGGGATTATGCCGGAGAAGAAGATAAAAGTTGTAAAACAATTAATTTTTGTGGAATTGATTTTGATAGCAGTAAAATTCCATTTCCTGGTAAAGACTACATTGATACATTGAGTGGCGGTTATCATATCAGATTTGAATATTACGGTGTTCCTGCAGTTAATAAAGGGACTATATTTACGGATCTAAGGGGAAAAACCATAAATAATACAAAGTACTATAACAATATGGATTTAGAAGAAGCTTTTAGATATGCTACAACTCATTTTCCAATGTGGTTATTTTGGGTACTATGGATTATGTTGATAGGAGCTGCCGTGTTCGGGTTTTGTTATTTAGAAAATAAATGGTTGGAGTAAAAAATATGGATAAAATTAATAACTTAGAATATAGAGGATTCCATGCAAAGCTTAATCACGATTTAAATCAAGAAAAGATAACAGGATGTATTGCTGACATTGAGGATCTAGTAACATTTGAAGCCGAGCATAGCAGTGATATTGAGTTCGAATTTCACAAAGCAGTAGATGATTACATGGCATTTTGTAAAGAAATTGGCAAAAAGAGAATTAAAAATTGTCCTGGTATTGCAATACAGTGTCGTGGAAAAATTGTAATGGCAGAACCACATCCGAGGTTTAAAGGAGCTTGGAGATTTGAACTAAATGGTGAAACTTGGGTTTGTAGTAGTTGGGCGTTTGAAGAGGGTTATTGATGGATATTTTTAATGATAAGAATGTATATGTTTACACAGAAAATGACACAGTGTTTATTCTTCCTAAAGGTCAAGATAAGCCAGTGAAAATTTGTTATGAAGATCCTAATAGACGAATTATTGCAAACAATGATGGCTCTATAACAATTGAAGATACAGTATCATTGGAATGGCTTACAAATCATATTGTCGATAAGGAAGATTATGAAAAAATAGAAAATGCTTTAAAAGAAGCTATAAGTAAAACAAAGTTTACTGTGTATGAAGTACAAGTACGATAAAAGATATGTTTTACGAAAGTGTATATACTTATGGTTAAATTACAAAATATGGGGGTAAAAATGGGCTGTACAGATATCAGTTATAAAATTATGTGCCAACGCTTTGATAAGCTGATTTATAGTCGAAAGGATATTGATTTATCGGCTGATATAAAAGAGTTGGAAAACAGAATTCAAAGTAAAGAACATACGCCGGAATATTATTTTAATGCCGGAGTGATTGCCAGAGGATATTTAGACGAAATACATGAGAATGGTGATGCTGTTAATGCTTACATTGGTGGATTAAATCAATTCTGTTGGCTAATTGGTTTAGATAATGAAGAGGATGATAATGATGAGAATAACTAAATTTCCAGATAAATGTGATCCAAATAAAATAATGATGGATACAATTATAAAAAGAAATAGTGTGTGTCCATGCTGTGGAGAGAATAGACTTTGTACATTTAAAGACGAATTAAATGCAATAAAGGAAGGTAAAAAAGCATCTGGTGTCAGACAAATTTGTGGTGTTTCCCATAGAAGATTAGGATTTCAAAAGCCTTGGTATAAACATATTTTCCAAGGAGAGAAGTGGTGGAATTCATTAAGTTTTAAATGTGAAACTTGCGGAGCAGAATGGGAATCGGAAGAGTTTCCGGATATTGAATGTTGTATTGAGGAATAAGATGGATAAGATTATATATTTTGAACTAAATAATTGGATTCCTGGAATATTCTATCCAGACGATGAACCGTTTAGATTATGGATGAAAAATGATTTACAAATCAAATTTGATGATGAGACTTGGGTAAAGAAAAGCAGATTATGTGTAGTTAGAGAATTAATTGATATGTCTTCAAATTATTGTATTACTGCTACACGAGAATGGGTCGTGAATAATTGTCCAAAACTGCTTACTGATTATGCAGAGTTTATTAGATATAAAGAAGATGATGGTAAGGTATATGGACGGTTTGGGACGGAATTTAAAGAATACAGAGAAGAAAATATTGGTATATGGGATTTGGAGGAAAACTATGAGCGATAAAAATTTTTTGGTTGGAGATACTGTTTGGTTTTATATTAGAAAACACGATTTTATGTCTAAGGGAATTATAAAAGAAATATTTATTTTAGATGAAATTCCTTTTGCACTTATTAGAAATGGACATATGGAAACTAAAATGCCTATTTCTCAAATATTTCATGACGATCTTGAACTTATTGCTTGGATTGAAAAAGAAGAGAAAGCAAATGTAAAACGCATAAAAGATAATATTCATGATGCGAAAGAGCTGGTTGAACTTATGTATTCTGTAATTGAAGACTGTGAATTCATGCCAGTAGCAGATTTAAATGATAAGAAGATTGCTATTAAAGAAAGAGCAAAAGAAATTTTTGATGTAAAAATTTAAAGGACATTGATTATGGATAGTAAAAATTTTAAAGTTGGCGATAAAGTTTGGTTTTGGGAGCGATGGCCAGAAAGACCTGTATTTGGTACTATTGAAAAAATTTATATTACTGGATCAAAATTATGGGCCGAGTTAAATTATGATAATGGAAGACCTGCTGGACGATTTTTTGATTATTTATTTGAAACGAAAGAAGATTTATTGGAGTTTAAAAAAAAAGAATAAAAGAAAAATTTGATTGGAGTGATTTCAAAGAATGAAGAAGAAAATTTTAGCTGCGATTGTGGCCGGATTAATTTGTGTTTCTGCAGTTGGTTGTGATGATGGTAATACAACATATCAAGAAGCTACAAATACATTTGAAGATGATAATGAACTAGCACACATTGAAGGACATATTGAAGGTGATCTTTGTAATGGTTATTTTTCAAGATTGACTAAATGGAAAGACGAAGGCGCAACTTATTATATTGTTTATGCTAATGATACAAAAGTAAAATATTTTATGTATTTCGGTATTAAGAGATTCGGTATCACTCCGCTTTACAACGCAGACGGAACATTGCAAATTTATGATGGAGAATAAATTATGGAACTAAAGAGAAGAAAAATACATGGTGAAGTGCGCAAAGCATGGACCTGTGAAATTACATGGTTCTTGGATCAAGTTGCTGGACTGGATGAACGTCTTCACTATATTGTAATAAACGACCTAATATTGTTCGATGACGAAGACGAGGGTCCTGCAACATATTATATTAGAGTTCCTGGTGGAATAGTCGGAAGCATCTTTTTGGATGATGATCATAATATTAAAGAGATTTTTATTGATCCGAATGATGTGGTAGAAAGTTATCCGGCGAACATTAATAAGCAGGTGAAAAAATTTATTGGTGAAAGGATGATTGAATAAATGGAATTTAAACCAGGTAATATTGTAAAAATGATTGATACATATTGGCATGGATCGTTAAACGAATCAAGAGAAGATATTGGTAAGTTATTTGTAATAGAATATTCTTATGGAGAAAGATTCGGTAACGGAAAATGTTACGGAGGATATTCAATTCTTAGTATGGAAAACGGATCTAGTTCTTCGTGGTGGGATGATAGTCAATTAGAGTTTGTAGAAGATGGAAGTGTCAATCTTATATACGAATTAAAAAGGAAATATGAAGAGATTACTAACCAAACAAAAGACATTAAATGGATAAAAGAACATTTTTCAGAAAGTTTACCTACAAATTCTATATTGACATTATTTCATAAAATTGGATACGAGTCAGCATTTGAACGGAATGGCGAATTCTGTTGTTTAACCCTGGATTGGTTATCTTTTTATTCTGTATTTTTTTTATTATTTAACAAAGAATTTGATTTAATGATAAAAATTCTTAAAACTGGAACAAATGAGAAATATATAGATAAATATTTAAGAAATTTTACTGCCTTATATAATGAAATTCATGGCACAGATAAAAAGGTTGATGAGTAAATGGAGCTGTTAAAATGTCCCTTTTGTGGGAGCGATAAACTAAAAGTTGGACACAAAACAAAATTCAAAGATCCATGGAAGAAAATTGTAAGGATGATTTTTTATGTAATGTGTAATAGATGCCACAAAAGGAAGTACGATTACAAAAGATATTTCGTATAGTGATGAGACTATAGAAATTTCCAAAGCAAAGAATGAAGCTATTGAAAAATGGAATATGAGGGCAGAATAAAAACGATATTTTAAGGAGATCTTATGAAAGAAATTAGAAGTTTTTTATGTGATAAGAGACCGGATTTGTTTGACTATATTGCATCCAGGGATATTGCACAAAAAGACAATTGTGTTATATGTCTTCAATGGATTGTCCCATATTCTGGTACATATAGTGAAGTGATTTATGGTAATGAAAGTGATGAAGACTTAGAAGCAATGGACAAGAAACACTATGTATATCCAGTGTAAGAAGGGAGAAAATAATATGCCAGTAAGCAGTGATAAATATTATAAACCTGAAGAAGCTCTACAGGATCTACAGGTACAGGAAACGATTTTAAATGTGGCAATAGACGTACAGGTGTTACTTAGAATTTTAGTTGATAAAGAAATTATCACTAGAGATGAAGTAGCAGAATATAGAGAAGAAGTTAGAAATTCACCCAAGTACAAAGTGGTAGCAGATGATATTCAAAGACAAAAAACTGGGTTTCAGGCTGCTAAAGATAATCCACAGGAATATCTGAAAGCAATACTTAAAGCTAAAATGGATGGAAAAATTAATTAAGAAAGGATAAGTTCGAGTCCCATGGGTTAAAATGCGCGCAGCTCTTACGATGGTAAGATAGGATGAGAACTTTATTATTATTTCGTGGTGCACCAGGAGTTGGTAAGAGCACTTATATTGAGAAAAATGGTTTAAAGCCATATACATTATGTGCAGATGATATTCGTTTACTTTGTCAGAGTCCGGTATTATCTGTAAATGGTAGTACAGAAATTACACAGAATAATGATGGCACTGTTTGGAAAACGTTATTTACTCTACTAGAGGTTAGAATGCAGCGTGGAGAATTTACAGTTATAGATGCAACTAATTCCAAGACTTCTGAAATGAACAAATATAAGAAATTATGTCAGGAATATAGGTACAGAATTTTTCTTGTTGATTTTACAGATGTTTCAATCGAGGAATGTAAGAAAAGAAATAGTCTTCGTGCCGCAATGAAACAGGTTCCTGAAGCTGTTATTGATAAGATGTACAGTAGATTTAAAACACAGGGGATTCCATCCGGTATTACAGTAATTAAGCCGGAAGAACTTGATAAAGTGTTTATGAAAAAAATTGATTTGTCCGAATATAAAGCGATTCATCACGTAGGAGATATACATGGTTGTAATACAGCTTTACAGAAATATTTGAACGCAATTAGCGGAATCAAGGACGATCACTTCTTTATATTTTGCGGAGACTATATTGATAGAGGAATTGAAAATGCGGAAGTGGTTCAGTTTCTCTTAAGCATTAAGGACAAACCAAACGTACTTTTGCTTGAGGGCAATCACGAAATTCATCTAAGAAAATATAGTGAAGATAAGAAGTCATTCTCAAAAGAATTTGAATTATTTACAAAACCTGCATTAGATAAAGCCGGTTTTAGTAAGAAAGATCTGCGGCAGCTGTGTAGAAAATTTGCTCAGTGTGCCTATTATACATATCATGGAAATACATATCTTGTTACTCACGGTGGTCTGAATACAATCCCACAAAATCTTACTTTTGTTGCAACCGATCAAATGATTCATGGAGTTGGTAGATATAATGATGTAGAGCAAGTTGCTGATACATTTTTCACCACTACCGATGATCATACTTATCAGATTTTTGGTCATAGAAATACTAAAGGATTTGACATTAATGTTAATCCAAGAGTATACGATCTTGAAGGACAGGTTGAGTTTGGTGGCTGTCTGAGATGTATTGATATCGTTCCTGGTGGAAGTATAACCTATGAGGTTAAGAACAATGTATTCAGAGAGCCAGAAAAATCAGCAAGAACTATGAGTAATAATGTATCTGATGCACTTATTGAACTGAGACATAATAAATATGTCACTGAAAAACAATTTGGAAATATTTCTTCTTTCAACTTTAGTCCAACAGCTTTTCAAAAAAATATATGGGACGAGCAGACAACTAAGGCAAGAGGTTTGTTCTTAGATACTGAAAAATTTAAAGTTGTGGCAAGGTCCTACGACAAATTTTTCAATATAAATCAGCGTGAAGAAACTAAACTTGATGCTCTGCAGCGTACATTAGAGTTTCCAGTAGCTGCCTATGTTAAAGAAAATGGATTTCTTGGAATTGTTTCCTGGAATGAGTATACAGATGATTTGTTTATTACAAGTAAATCTGATCCTGAAGGACCATTTTCCGAATGGCTAAGAGATATGGTTTATACGAAAATTTCTAAAGAGAATCTTGAGAAGATGAAGAAGTATATTGAAGAGAACGATGTTTCTTTTGTATTTGAGTGCTGCGACATGGAGCATGATCCACATATTATTGATTATCCAGAAAGTAAGTTGGTTTTGCTTGATATTGTATACAATACTTTGGATTTCCAGAAATATAACTATGAGGATATGGCTCATGTTGGTCGTGATCTTGGGCTAACAATCAAGAAACAGGCTTATGAGTTATCTACATGGCAGGAATTTTATGATTGGTATTTTGAAGTTTTAGAAGAAGATTATGAATACAGAGGTGATAAGATCGAAGGATTTGTAATCGAAGATGCTAATGGATATATGGTTAAGCTGAAACTTACATATTATAACTTCTGGAAGTTTATGCGTGGTATTGCTCATGAGACTTTAAAGAAAGGTTGTACAAACAGGACATCATTGTTGACTACGCCGGTAGCGAATGAATTTTACGCTTGGTGCAAGAAACAGTTTGAAAATGGTAAAGCTGATGAGCTGCCAAGAGATATTGTTACTTTAAGAAAAATGTTTTATGAGGAGAAAGAGAATAATGTGGATTAGTAAGAAGAAATATGAAGAATTAATAAAAAGAATTAATACTATCGAGGAAAAAACTTCTAAGTTTACTCCTTATGGTCCAAAATGGTTCGACCACTGTCGTGATGATATAAATAATATTCAACGAGTTATGAAAAATAGTAAACTTGGAGAAATCGCATTCAAATCAATCTTCGATAAAACATTGTTTATACCGTATGAAGAATACGATAAATCTAAAAGCTATACACTAATTTATAAAGATTTTAAAGAATATAAAATTGATGGACTATATTTATATAAGCCTATTTTTACAGTAGACGAAAATAATAATAATTTGATTTATGTAAAAGATAAATGCTATGTATATGATGGCGAGGTTAAAAAAGAAGCAAATATTGAATTTATTGTAGACCTACAAAATCAGACTTTTATCAGAACAAAATAATAGATAAATGAAGAAGTAAATTGTGTGGTATGATGCCGCAGCTGGCGAAATCACCTATATTATAGTAGTTTGGCGATAATACCAAATACTATACCTATAAAACTGAAGACTAAGCTCCAGCTGTTAAATAATTCCTTTAACATAGGCGACTCCTTTCAAACATAGCAAATTAACAAGTTACTAGCTAATATTTTACGCAGGAGCTGATCCGCCTTAACATCTAGCGGTTCCAATAGGTGATTTTAGATTTTGCCAGTCCCTTGGGTATGTATTGGATACCCAAACACCTTAGCAGGTATTGTACCACATATTTACCATATATTTCAAGGAGAAACTAATGTCAAAGGATAGTACGTTTTCAAATACTAATAAAAAAATTTTCTTTTTAGGAGATGATATAGACAACGATTCTATAGGAAAACTAACTTGGAATCTTTTACATCAGATACTAGATGATGATGAGAAAGATAAAAAGGAAAAGGATTATAAAAGAGACCCTATTAAACTTTATATAAATTCTTATGGCGGAAGTGTATATGATATGTGGGGCTTAATTGATGTTATCCAAAATAGTAAAACACCAATTTATACATATTGTACCGGTTATGCTATGAGTGCGGCGTTTCAAATATTTCTTACTGGACATAAAAGATATTGTTATAAACATTCCACATTTATGTACCATCAGCTAAGTCATGCTTTTGAAGGAAAATTTCAGGACCTTGTTGAAGATATGGAAGAGGTTAGTAGACAAAATAAGATGATTGAAGATTATGTTTTAAGCAAAACAAAATTAACAAAAGATGATCTTAGGAACATTAAAGAAAAGAAAATTGATTTCTTTATTTCATCAGATAAGGCAATTGAATATGAAATTGTAGACGAAATTTTATAACTGTAAAAACACTGTTTTACGGAGGAATAGTATGAGTGAATTAGAAGAAGATAATACAGACGAATATGATGTAGATGAAGACTACGATTATGATTTTGAAGAATATGATGAATATCAAGACGATTTAGATTATTGCGAAGAGTGTTGCATTTATGGAGATGATTATTATATTGACGATGATGGCGAACATGTTTGCCGATGTCCTAAATGCAACATGAATCCTGACAGATTGGATGATGATTATATTGACTAATAAGTATTTTCAATATCTTCGTCCAGGAGATAATTTATTGTATTGTCCTATTAAAAGTGAAGAGGTGGAAAATATGATTGATTTAAAAGAGAAGAATGTATTGTGTACAACAAAAGATGAGGCTGCTGCTATTTTAAAAGAGGCAGAAAAACAAGGATTTAGATGGTACGATGGGAATTTAGCGACTGCATACAATCCATTAATTGAACATGATGGACCTATTGTATTAACTTTTAAATATAATTGCATTAATTGGATTGGCGCAAGTGCTACAGATACTGCTAGAGATTTATTAGATACGGATCGAGAAATGACTGCCCATGAATTTCTTAACAAATTTTTAGATATGGCATATCATTGTTCTAACTGTGAAGAATGTAAAACTATTAAAGTGGATGGATGTGATTACAGATGGTGTGATAGTGATTTATGGACCAAAGATAATATTGATCAGGTTTATGAAATTGTAAAAACAGGGAATAAATTAAAAGAAAAACCTGAGCAAAAAGCTATAAACAATATAACCAATTACTTAGATGGTAAAGAGCAATTGAATATTAATGCACTGAAATTAGCAATTAAAGTATTAGAGGAAAAAGTAAATGAAAAACAGAACTAAATTAAATTTTATACTTGCAACTGTCACTTATGTATGTACAGTGTTAGCCTATGTAATTGAAAAAAGAAGAACTCGTGAGTTCGAAGAGTGGGATTACGAAGATGAAGAATAAAGATGCTGCAGTTATATTGTTATCATTTTTATTTATGATATTGTTTACATTCCTACCTATATTTGTAAAAGCCCCTGGGCTTCAATGGGATTTTGGACTTCTGACAGGTTTGAGTTTTAGTATATTTGTTAAATACGGAGATAAGATAGATGAATAAACGACAGAAGAAAAAAGTTGAGGACAAATTATTAATTAGGCTTAGAAAATTACATCCTGGTAAAGGTGATTTTATTTTTGTTGAGTTTGATCCTGATAAAATCGATATCGATATAGTATTAAAATATTTTGATGCAATATCGAACGCATTTAATAATATTGCAAACTTTGCTATGGTACCTGATGGAATTACTATAAAGAACATGAACAGAGATCGTATATTAAAATATATTGAAAAATTAAAGGAGTTAATTGAAAATGAGCGATAAAACGGTAGTAAAAGAAAAAAGTTGGAAAGAGTTCCAGGAAAGCGGAATGTTATGGATGGCAAATACAATTTTACAGGTGTTTGGATGGTCTATTGCTATTGACCAGGATGCAGATGGAAATATTATTAGCGTGTGTCCTGCTAGAGTAAAATATAGAGGATTTACACACGAGACCAATACCAAGGGGTACATTAAGACTGCCAATTACATGAAAGAGAATGCAGAAGAGATTCTGAAAGAGGCAATGCAGTAATACATAAAATATGTTTTTTATTGGAGAGAATAAATGAAAATTTTAACTAAAAAAGAATTGCTTGAGGCTCCATCCGGTACTGTTTATGTAAGATATACACCTGAAATAACAGATGGAGAAATTAAGATTAAAGTTGAAAATAATTGTAATTTAGATTTGATTCCAGGTTTTGATTGGGTTAATAAAACCAATAAAGAAACTAATTGGGCAACTGATGATCTAAATATTCAAGTAGATTATGACGAAGGTGATTTATTTGCAGCGTTCAGTAAAGCCGAAGTTATGAAAATGATTAATTGTCTATCATGGGCATTAGCAGATTGTGAACCAGATTTCAATATGGATGAAGTATATTATCCAAGTGGAATTATTGGGTATGATCCGCACTGGACTCCAGATGAGGAATGATAATGAAAGAATATTATAAAGATGAATTTAAGAAATTAATGCAGGAGTATCCTGAAGGTGGAATTGTATTTACAGCAGTTGATGAAAGAAATCTTATGGTCACAGATGGTCCGTTTGGTGCAACAGAAGTAATTCCATACGAAGGAGAAGTATTCGATTTTGATTGGAATATTGATGAATACAGAGATGATGATTGGTTCACTGTGTATGATAACAATGATGTACTTCAGATGATTCAAACATTAACTAAAGGATTAAAAATTCCGTTAAAAGATGAAGGTTTACATTTTCTAATCTGACAAATTCTTGTCAGAAAATCCACGTTTTATTTGAAAATTGAATAGAGAAAAGAGGTAAGTGCAATGAAAATTAAAAACATTAAAGATGTAGAAACATTTCTTAAAGTAGTAGATGAGTGTAAGGGTGACGTTACTTTAACATCCGTTTACGGAGATAAGTTTAATCTTAAATCTAAATTAACACAGTATATAGCAGTTTCTGCTCTAATCGGTGATCATGGCGAAGATCTGGAGCTGTGGTGTACTAGCAAAGAAGATGAAATGAAGTTTTTACAGATGTTTAAAGAAAATCCGGAAATGGTGTAAGAGTATTTTAGAAATATATAAAAAATAAGGAGTAGTGAGATTTGCTGCAGCGATAAAATCATGGTTTGCTCCGTATGAAAATGTTAGAAATAAATAAAATTTATAATGAAGATTGCCTTATTGGATTAAAAAAACTTGACTCAGACATAGTTGATCTTACAGTAACAAGCCCGCCATATGATGATTTGAGAAAATATAATGGATATTCATTTGATTTTGATGCAATTTCTTATGAGTTATTCCGTGTAACTAAACCAGGTGGTGTTTTGGTTTGGGTTGTTGGAGATAAGACTAAGAATGGATCTGAAACAGGGACCTCGTTTAAACAGGCGTTACAGTTTATGAAAGTTGGATTTAAGTTGCATGATACTATGATTTTTGAAAAAACCAATCCAATTCCGCAAAATCATAATCGTTACGAGCAATGTTTTGAGTATATGTTTGTATTTAGTAAGGGTAAGCCAAGTACATTTAATCCAATAAAGGTTCCAACTAAAAATGCCGGAAAAGTGTTTAATTGGGGAGATAGAAAAACTGTTATGGATGATAATCAATGTCGTAGGGACAGGACGACAGATTTATACACAGTAAAGTCAGAAAAGATACATAATAATATATTTACGTATAGTATTGGTGGTGGAAAATCAGGGCATCCTGCTGTATTTCCAGAACAATTGGCGAAAGATCATATTTTATCATGGTCAAATCCTGGTGATTTAATTCTTGATCCGTTTATTGGAAGCGGAACTACTGCAAAAGCTGCCATTGAGCTTGATAGAAATTATATTGGATTCGAGATTAGTAAAGAATATTGTGATATTGCAGAAGAAAGATTAAGAGGAAGTGAAAAGGTATGACAATTAAATCAATGAATCATTTTCAGAATGTATGTAAGAACAAATTTGTAGAATGGTATAACAAAAGCAGTTATGCCAATAAAGGACCAAATGACATCCAGGAAATTGGTGTCGATGACGTATTTGTAAGTTGGTTGTGTAAGACTCCGCAGAACTATAAATGTATTATAGGTACTAGTGCTGCAGCCATCTTAGCAGAATATACGTACAATGGTAATGATGGAGTCTTATACGAAGGTATTTATAAGAAGATTGTGAATACAAGTCATTCAGTAGAGTAACAATAGAATCTGGATTTTATCTGGATTAAAAGATCTGGAAAATTAGAAGTAAGCAATATCAAACAATAAAGGATGGAAAATAAAATGCAGATTACAGCGAAAAGCTATTTTAGTGGTGCAGGTGGAATGGATCTTGGAATTGAAGAAGCAGGGATCAATATTCTTGAATCATACGAAATTGATAAGAAATGTTGTGATACGTTAAGAAAAAATTTTAAGCACAAGGTTAACGAAGCTGATATTACTAAAATTACAGTTCTTGATCAGCAAGATGCAGATGTGTATATTGGAACTTTTCCATGTACAAAATACTCGATTGCTGCAGATATTAATGGTACAAGAACCGGTGATGATTTATTTCTTCATTTCTTTAGGCATATTGCATTGGCACAACCAGAAATGTATATAGTTGAGAATGTTCCTGGGATGATTAAGTTTAAAGTAGTTATGGAGGCGTTGACTAAATTGCCAGATTATTATGTAAGAATTGAATGTCCTGTGAACGCAAATATGTGGCTTCCACAAGAACGTAAGAGATTAATTCTTATTGGTAGTAAAAAGCCGTTAACTAATCTTGATTATCCAGATGAAACTCCATTACGACTGAAAGATATTATTCAAACAGATAGTGAAATAAATATTCCGCAGTATGTGTTAAATCGTATTAATGGTAATTACAGAGATAAACCAATTGTTTCTGATCCTGAATGTGATGATCTTGCACCAACATGTGTAGCACACTATTCAAAAGATAGAGGAACTAGATTAATTAAAGACGGTAATAGAATCCGACCATATACAGTCAGAGAGTATGCAAGACTACAGGGTTTTCCAGATTGGTTTGAATTTTGTGGAAGTGATAGTGATGCTTATAGACAGATTGGTAATGCTGTTGCCGTTCCAATGGGACGCTGGGTTGGAAGTCAGATTGTAAAATATTTTAATGGAGCGAGGTAAATAAAATGGAAATTGTACAGATAAAAAATAACCATCTTTATAAAGAGGGTGGAGAAAAAGAATATGGATGTAGATGTAAAAATTGTGGAACAAAATTTATTTTTCAGGAGCATGAAGGAAGTGTGCCGAGATGTATAAATCCAAAACCAGAACAATGTAGTATTTACTGCCCAAATTGCAAACAGATTATCAGATATAGTGAGTGTACTGAGTTAAAAGGAATATTTGAAAAAGCAGATTTTAAAAGGATATGATGTAATTTATGGGTTGGTTAAAATGTAAGATAAAAAATTGGCTTCGAGAAGAAGTATTTAAGGAAGAACTTGAAAATTTCAGATTTATGAAATTACAGTGTATGAACGCATCAGCTCACAGTGATCGCGCATTACATGAAGTCGATGAAATGAAATTATTATATCAGTCAATCACTAATGTTGGTGTTGATGTCGATTATAATAGGCATTCTTGGGCTGTTATATGTATTGATGGTAGACCTGAATATGTAAAATTTGTTGATTTAACTGGAGCTGAAGCACGAGATATAAAAAGTTTTATAAACCGATTTAATAAGAAGAAAGTTATGGTGGATAGTCCATTTGGAACTGCTTTTAGAGACTATATAGATGGATATGAAATGAGGATTTAATGTGAATGCTATTTATGTAATTGATACAGTTGTAAATATCGCAGGACCGATTGGCTGCGTAGTCTGTGCTGTTAAAGCTCATAAGAGACATAATACATATGCTAGAAATGGTTGGTTTGCAAGTGCAGCTCTTTGGGCAGAAATATTTTTCTTGATGCTTAAATTAGATTTTTGTAGATGAGGTGTGAAATATGAATAAAGAAAAAAGACCATATATAATTGGGTATGCACCTGATATGGATATATTTTTTATTACTAAAAGAAATACAACATATCTAGTATTCGGAGAAAAAAGATGATTATTCTTATAATCATTATGGTAATATTATTTATAATTTCATTAGTTATTTCACATTATGATTCTTATGATAATCCAGAGTCAATTATTTGGCCATCATTAACTATAGTCTGTTTTAGCACCATGATTTTTATTATTATTTTATCTTTAGTTGTATTATAAATTGTTTTTTATATAAGGAAAGGATGTAAAATATGCTATTACTTATAATTAAAATATTGGGATTAATTTGCTCAATAGTTTGCGCAGTGTATAATTTTAAGTCTAAAGATAAAAAAGACGGTTTTGGAGCTTATGTTACACTTTTTTATGGCTATATACGATAGTTTCTTTAAATTGGATAAAAGAAACATTTTATGGGAGAAAATTGGAATGAAAATAGAAGAATGTAAAGAAATAGTACATAAGTGTAAAAAATTTAGTGGAAACGAATATACTTTGGAAGACAAAGATATTTTATTAAATTCAATTAAGATATTAGCCCATATAGATTACTTTAAATGTAGTAGAGATGATCTTATATTTAAAAATAATATCTATTTTAATATAAGTAAAATATCTGAAAATAAATATAGAGTTTATATTTCTACTGTTGTCGATTGTAATGAATTCTTTATTAATTATGACGTATTAAGAGATGTCAAAAAAATAACCTTAGATAAAGATGAACGTTCAGATATAACTAAAAAAGAAGATGGAAGCTTAGAAATTGTTTTTCAAAAAAATGTAGGTGAATAAAAATTGATAATTAAAAAGGATGTGTCAAAAACATACGAAAGATTATTTGTGCAATCATCAATATTTCTTGGTAACCATATTGGTATTTATGAAAGACCATATATAACATTAAGTGCATATAAAGATGCCATTTCAGAATGGTATGGTCCATACGAAATCTATATGCATGTTTGTGGATATGATAACTTTGGTTATGCATATGTTTATAGAATGCAAAATGAAGAAGATTTTTTTAATATACTGCATGAGCTTATAAATTGGATGAGAGATCATGAGCAAGGAATTACATACTGGGATGATATTATTAGTGATAATTTATTTCCGGAATTTAGAAATGCTGAGAAGGTGATGTGGTAGATATGAATTTTGGAGTAACAGGTGTTAATCAAAAAGAAGAGTTACTTAAACAATTAAAGACTATTTCAGAAGCACTTGATAAGCAAACTGAGAAGAAAGTATCAAAGATGCGTCCTGTTATAGATTTTAATGGAAATGAAGTATATAAACGTGGAGAATGTCCTGTATGTGGATTTGAATTTAGCTGCTCTAATAATATGAAATACTGCTTTTATTGTGGACAGAAACTTGATTGGAGTGAGAATACAAAATGTTAATACCAACAGTACCGGCTAAAGAATTTAAAAAATTTGGTTTCAAAAAATGTGTAGGAGAGTATGGAAAATCAGAATGTTATTACCTTTGTGTCGCCAGAGGAACCAAAATGCTTTTCGTGAGTAATAAATATTTTGATGTAAATGCTTGGAGAGACGATGATCCGAGGATTCATAAAAAACCAAATTGCAGATACAGAGATAAAAGAACATATCTAGATATTATTTATGAATTGATTAAAGCTGGAATGTTAAAGAGTAAGTTTGATAAGGAGAGCACAAAATGTTAATTAGAAGTCAAGATAAAGCATTTTTATTAAATTTTAATAATTTAACTGCAATTTACGTGGAAAAAATTAATAAAGATTTTGCTATTGTATATAACGATTTTGAAGACGCGTATACACTTGGAAAATATTCTACAGAAGCAAAAGCCATAAAAGCGCTTGATATGATACAGAAAAGATATGTCGATTATAAAACAACACATACTGTTACAAACTGTCTTGCAACAATGTCACTTTTCATTAATGAATCAAACGATATAGATAAAATATATACGAAAGCACAAAATGTTTTAAAAGAAACTGTAGTATTCCAGATGCCAAATGATAATGAGGTAAAGGTATGAGACTGATAGATGCAGACTTATTAATCGAAGAAATGTCAAAATGGTACTGGGATAAAGAAAGGCAGAAAGCTACGGAAGAAGATATAAGTCCAATGGACTTGTTTACACATCTTGCAATTACAACTGTTCAGAAACAGCCTACAGCCTATGATGTTAATAGAATTGTTGAGCAGCTAGAAGAAACAAAGGGTATATATTCCGAACTGTCACTTATATTTAGAGATAATACTGAGATAAAAAAATACATAGGTATGGAACAGGCAATTGCATTAGCACTTGAAATCGTGAAAGGCGGTGGAGTTGAATGAGAGAAATTCTTTTCAAGGCAAAGCGGAAAGATGACGGCAAATGGATTGAGGGATATTATCAGAAAAGATATGACCTTTTAGGCAATGAAGAACATTTAATCTTCCATGCTGATAGTTATAAAGTGTGGGAATATGCGGAAATTGTTCCAGAAACCCTCTGCCAGTTCACAGGTCTGACTGGCAAAAACGGAAACAAGATTTGGGAAAATGATATTATCAAATATCATTTCGGAGAAATCTATGCTCCAATCAAATATGGATATTATCAAAATTGTTTTGATTCTCAGAAAACAGAACATGTCGGATTCTATGTAGATTGGATGGGCAGCAAATGCCTTAGAAAAGATTTAGGATATTGGATTGACATGGTATACGCTATGCCAGTTGGGAACATTTTTGATAATCCAGAATTTTTTGAACCTTAAAAATGCGATTGCAGAGTATGAAAAAGAAAATTTTGTGGAAGTAGACGAATCATGGAAAGCTCATTTTATGAGAAGATTTCAAGAGGTGAAGTAGATGGAGAGATTAACACTTGATGAAGCTATTAAACACGCAAAAGAAGTAGCAGATATGAATTATAATGACGCAGAAAAATTTGACTCAAATGATTCTGTAGAAAATTATATGAAGGCTAATTGTATAAAATGTGCAGAAGAACATGAGCAACTTGCGGAGTGGCTTGAAGAATTAAAATCTTACAAAGACTTGGAAGAACAGGGCTTGCTTGTGAGATTGCCGTGTAAGGTTGGAGATACAATGTATGATATTGTAGGAAAACCTCTTAGAATTGTAGAACACAAAGTGGATGCTTTTCATATTGATAAAAAAGGCTTTCATTTACAAATTATTAACGGAGTTTTAGAAAAGAAGCAAGAAGCAAAGGTTTATTTTTCTCGTGAAGAAGCTGAGAAGAAATTGGAGAAGATGAAGAATGAAATTTAAAGAATTTGTAAACTGGTGCAATGAAAGAGCATGTGACGGATGCTGGGGAACACTGACAGCTATGGCGTGTATTGATTTAATAGGTGAAGTTAAAAAAGTTCCGTTTTGGAAAAGAGAGAAATTTTGGAAAGAAAATTACGAGCAGCAGGTATTGGAAGAGATTATTAATCCGATAGAGAAGAAGTTAGAGGAGATGAAGAAAAAATGTTAAGAATAACGCTAGATGAAGCAATTGCTTATGAAGAAGAAATAGTGGAAAGAGCACGTAGCGCTATGAATTTTGAGTCAGTTGATTCTATTGATAATGATATAAAATCAAATTGCAAAATAATAGAGATACAACATTGGCAACTCATTAAATGGCTGAAAGAACTAAAGTTATATAGAGAGGCAGAAGAAAAAGGGTTAATTAAGCTAACTTCAAATATTGATAATTTTATATACTGTCCGTATTGTGGAAGAAAATTAGAAAGAAATGAGAAAAATAATGAATAATAATACAGTAAGTAAGGTAGCAGCATGGGTTGGCACTGCAATAGCAATATCTGTAGCGTTATATTTTACAAAAAATCCAATTTGTTTATGGGCATTTGCATTTCCAATGATTGCTATGGGAGTATAGAATAAACTTTTTATCGGAGATAAATAATGGAAGAATTAAAGAATGAAAAAAAACGTTTTGTTGATAAAATTTATATAATAACTGATGAAATGGACTCGTATAGTGGAAACACTGATGTCATTGGATGGTACGACTCTAATGGAAGAAAATATTACAGTCCTGATGAAATTAAGGAACTATACGAAAATGGAGAGACAGAAAATGTATTTATAGATCCTAGTGGTAAACTAAATATGAGACAAACTTGGTTAGTTTTTAGAGTTGCTTTTACAGTTCAATGCGGCATTCCATTTGGGAACTATGATAAATATCCTAATCTATTAGAATACGCTAAGAAAGTTGGAATTGTTGCTAATAATCCAAGACCAATTAAAATGCTTGCAGGTATTAAAACTGTAAATGAGTATTATGGGGAATATGGTGAAGGTCCAACAGGCACATATAAAATTACATACAAAATAAATGATGATGTTGTTTCTTCATTCAACCAGGAATATCTGACTAAGATTGCAAATGGATTTATTAATAGAATCACTCAAGATAATAGCTTAATTTCTATATGCAATAAATGCAAATATTATGAGTGGACTCATACAATATGTATCTATTTGGTGTCTGAAAAAGACATGGAAAAATCAGAACTAATTAGAGAGTTCAAAGTTTTTGATATGGAATTGTTGATGTTAAAATCAAATAATTTTACAACTATTATGAATGCTTGTAAAATGGCTTGTCGTGATCAAGGGCAGTATCATTGGATAAAAGAAAAAGGTACTGAGAATGACGAGAAGAAATCTAATTATTATTGGTATGATAAAACTGGAAAGAAAGAAGAAAAATGAAGAATAAGGATAGAATCAAATATACATCAGATCATAGAAAAGCTTTTAGAAAAATTGAGAAACAGTTATTGGGATATAATACTTTTAGAAGCTTATTTCATGATTTAGATAAAATGTTCTTATATATGTTTTTTGATTATAAGAAAGTACGCTATTGGCACAGACTCCATATGCCTCATCATAATGTTAAAGCAAAAACACATTCTGATTTTATACAAATGGTAATTGACTGGGAGTGTGCAAGATATACAAAACCAGACAAGCCATTAAATGCTAGAGAGACGTTAGCAAAATTTTATCCAGAATTAACAGATAAGGTATTGCCGGTAATTGAAGAACTTGGATTGTAAAGGAGAATATATGAGTACAAATTTGATTATCAAAGATCGAGGTACCGGAAAGAGTGCACAGTTACTTTATACAAGCGCAACAACTCAATATCCTATATTAACCAAAACAAAAGATAGGGCTGTTAATTTGCTAAAAATGGCTGAAGACTTAGACTTGTGTATTCCGGTACCGTTAACTGAGAATGACATTAAATCAAGGGGAATCAGATTGCCTGAGAATATCCTTGTAGATGAGGGATATGATCTAATCGGTACTGCCCTTAATTATTACCTTGGAACACATGTTGTGGCAGTAACACTAACAGATAAACTTAAGGAGAGATACGGTAAAAATGATTATAGCAGCTGCAGTTAAATTTTATATTGAGAAAACTGATCAAGAGGTTATCCTATGTGGATTGAGACACGATGCTCCATTTAGGCAATTGGCAGCACTTGGTTTTGAACCAAAAGTAGGATACAAAGAACTTGAGCAAGGATTTATAACAACTGATGGAGAATTTCTGAATAGAGAACAGGCTTATTATCATGCTGTGAGTTGTAGGCAGATCAAACCTGATGATGGACCGGCTTGGCTCATTTCAGAAATGTTGTGGTAAAATTTAGTTTTTATGGAGATTAAAATGTGGAATAGATTTGATTTAAAACAATGGAATAAATATCTTACATATAATCAAAATTTGAATAATGGTATAAATCTTCCGGAAAAGGATATCCCTGTCCTTATCCACAATTTTGATAACTGCAAATACTATGTAGGAAGATTTTCAAAAGGCATAAATGGTGAACTTAGATTGCATTCTTGTGAGACAGGAAATGAGTTTTATTGTTTCTATATAGAATGGCAATATTTTGATATAGGAGACACTTATGAGTAAAAGAAAATTGACTATTAGCAGCAAGTACAGAAGTGTTATAAAGAGTGCTTTAATGATTACAACGAAGAAGAGTTTATGAGTTTCTTTAGCAAGGTTATGAAGAAATGCGATGAAGGATATTCGTTGAATAATGCATTTCGTTATTGCCAGATTGATAAAATCAAAGAAGATATGGGTAAGGAGTTTTTGAAAAATGAGTAAAAATAATTCTGTTGTAAGGTATAATGATGAACTATATACTCTGTTAAATAAAATATCAGTGAGTTTATCATCATGTTTTAATAAGAAAAGTATAGCGTCTTGTTGTTGGCGTTCAAATATATATGCAGAGAAATTATTAGAATACTGTTATGGAGATGAACCACTTTCATTACCTATTGATCTTGATAAAATAGAAAACAAATTAAAAATATTTACTGGGCAAGTAGATATGAAAGATTTCTCAAATGATAATATTAAAAGACCAAATCGTAAAGTTTCTCAGTTATTGATAGAGAAGAACCCTATTACACAGGAAAACGAAGTGATTATTTATGTTGACAAGAACATACCAACTTTACAAAAAAGATATGCAGTAACAAATGAAATAGCAAAATATATACTACATATAGATGATAAAAAGATATATGAAAATTATTTTGTAATGCCCATACTTCCAGCAAATTCTTACGATTTGATTGCAGATATTTTTTCAATCTTTTTATTAGTTCCTATGAAACTTTTTCTTGATGAGTTTTATGAATATGTAAAATATAGGAGTGATACTCAGAAAATTCCAATAAGTACAGAAGAGTGGATAAAATATCTTGCAGAAAGGGCTGGCGTACCAGAATACTATGTTGCTTATGGGTATCAATATTTAAGGAGCTGCGCATTTTTGATTTATCAGGCTTGGACTGCAGATTCGGAAAAAATAAAAGAAATTAAAATGACAAAGACTGAATTAAAAGAAATTAAAAATTGTATTTCAGAAGAAAAATTTAATAAATTAAAGTATTTGCTATATCAAATTGAATAACATAGAAAGCTTAAGAGGTAATTATTATGTTACATTATAAAGTTGATAAATATACTATTGGCGGTACGCTTCAATATTATACTCATAAAATTTTTGAAGAGACAGGATTGCAATATAGAGAAGATGAAATTAAAGATGGAGATGTTTTTGCATTTGCTTACTTAGAAGATGAAAGGGCGACCAATTTTTTCTGTAAACCAGTAAAAGGTAGAATAGATGGTTATATGTTTTTTGAGTATAAAAAGAATGGTGAATTAAAGAAAAATGGTGTAGGTATTGGAGCCAGAATATATGCAGATACATATGAGGAAGCGGTAGAAGGCTTTAATATCCTTATTCAGAATAGAATTAAACGATTAAAAGAAGAGATTAATAGAGTAGAGAATTTTTTAATCGAATAAAAATTTAGTTTGATTGGAGAAATTTATGTTCAGTACAATTATAGCTATTATTGGTATTATGGTTTTTACCATTTTAATAATTTTTCTTATATGTTTAATGCTGCAAGAAAAAATTGAAAAAAGTATATATAAAATTCCTTTTATTACTAAAAAAGTAGAATGTTACAAAATTAATAAACGTATAAAAGATGTATTTAATAGTGCTGTTTATGACCAAAATAGAAGAATATCTATGGCAATGATGGAAGGTAAAAAACATACAATATTTATATTTGCAAACGATGAATATTATTTTAATCCATGGAATACGTATAAGAAGCAATATAGACAAATTTTGTTTGACATGGGAATGAAATATTACAAAAGATACAAAATAGATGGAGATAAAATCTCCTGGGATTAATTCTTATAGCTGCGATTCCGCAGTTAATTTCCAGAATAAATAAAAATTGAATAGGGAAGAAGGTATTGTAGATGAAATATTTCATTATTTTAATCACTATGATTTTTTGCCATATAGTGGATGACTATTATCTTCAAGGATGGTTAGCGTCTGCGAAACAAAAATCGTGGTGGAAGAAAAATGCTCCAGATGATTTATATAAGCATGATTATCTGATGGCGTTATTTATGCATAGTTTTAGCTGGACATTTATGATGATGCTTGCACCAACATTGTATGTAATTATATTTGGTGGACATTATTATCCGTTAGTGTTTGTGCTTAATGTAATAATTCACATGATCACTGATAATATGAAAGCCAATAAGAAAGAGATTAATTTGATTCAGGATCAGTTAATTCATTTAGCACAAATTGCTGCAACATTTTTAGTTTTATTTTGGAAGTAGGTAATGAATGGATAGAGCAGAAAGACGTAAGGAAACTTTTAGAGTAATTAGGCAGAGAAAAAGGAAGTTAAAAGCATACCAACATAATTCAGATGATTCTCTATGTGATGGGAAATTAAAAAACAATAATGAGATGAATGCATTTCGTTATACAAAGAAAAAAACCAATTGGAAAAAGCGACATGCAAATTGGAGAACAAATTTTGGATATGGTGTTGGTATGGATTGGAAAAAGCATGACAAACAACAATTAGAGGACATGGATCACCAAGAGGAGGAATGGAAAAATGAACAATAAAAGAAATAGTAGCAGTTCAAGTGGTATGGGAATTTTAGGTGTTTTGCAGATTGTGTTTCTGGTACTTAAGCTTACCGGACTGATCACATGGTCGTGGCCAGTTGTTCTAATTCCGTTATGGATTAGTCTTGGAATATTTGTGATTTTCCTTATTTTTGTGATTATTGCAGTAACAGGTCATTACAAATGGAAACGATAAAGGTTTGGTTTTATGAGCAAGCACCATTTGCTATTAAAAATAAAAGAGGACTGTCGTGATGACCAGCCCTCATAAAAGGAGAAACATATGTTCAATCAAGACAGCGTTATTTTGGGATATTAATATTTATATCTTTGGACATCATTTTGGCTATTGACTTCACTTGTTCATCAGACAAGTTGGATTCAGTGACTTTGTGCACCAAATAGCACTTTCCGACTACAGAAGTAATATGACAAATAGCATAAATGATAGCAATTCCAAAACTACCATATAATAATATCGTCATTATAACGTTCTGTCCTTTCTTATTCATATGTTAAAACGTGCTTTTAGCACTCCCACAGGTTCCTCACCAGGATACAGTAGCGTGCAACGTTCCTGGTGTGGTATCCATGGAACTACTAATATCTTAATTGATAACTGTAATACAATTCTCTTGAAAAATCAATAAAGGAGTATACAAATGACGGTAAAAACTGTAAAAGAATTAATTGATGTTCTGAAAGATTATCCTCAGAACATGCGTGTTGCATCTGCGTGTCTTCCATTTGATGATTTAGAAGTTAATTTGCGTCATTATGAGAGCGATAATTATAAAGTAGAAGAATTTGATTTTATAGCAATTGATTAGTTTTAAAAAGGAGAATATATATGACAAAAGCAGAATTAATTTTCTATGAAATGACAGATAGAGAAATTTTCAGTAGAGCTAAAACAGTTTATGAGAAGTTAGGAATGAGTGAAAAAGGACTTCTCTCAGTTATGCGTCCAACGATGGGTGCTGTAACAATTCTTTCAGTGGATCTCACAAATAAGATCAGAGATGCTGTAAGTATGCAGTATGACGATTTTCTTGCAGATGACTATATTGAAAGAGCAAAGAAAATTCAGAATGAAATGAAAGAAAAGAGAGAAGAAAGTATTAAGGGGCAGAAAGTAAGTAATTCATATATTGATAAATTCAATAAAGAGGTACAGGACTCAGACAATGATTTTGAGAGAGAATGTACTAAAGAAATTATCAGACTTATAAAATTACTTCCTGATAAATCTGCCAAGAAACTCATTAAAAAATATTTTGAATAAAAAATAAGGAGAAAAAATTATGAAGATGTATGATCCGGAAATCTGGAAAAATGAGAACAATGGATATGAGGAACTTATTGAAAACATTAAGAAAACTTTTGCATCAAAATTGAAAGACAATGTAAAAACACCATTATTCAGAACAAGCGTATCTGACTTATTTGACACATTTCTTTACTATCTTCCAGATGCTTGCAAACAGGAATATACATGTAGAGCTTGTAAACACTTTGTAGATCGATTTGGTGGACTTGTATTTATTAAAGAAGATGGAACAACTGAGTCTGCTATTTGGAATGTTGAAAATATTCCTGGAATGTTTATTGAGCCAATTACACAGATGAAAGAGATTGTTGAATCTGCACAGGTCCAGGATATATTCGTATCAGACTATGTGGATCTTGGAACATATGATACTAATGGATTCCATCATTTTTCTGTAAAACTTCCAAGAGTAATGATCAATACATCAAGAGTAAAAAATGCATCACAGGTATCTGCTGAGAAAGCTGAAGATTATGGAATGCTGAAAAGAGCACTTGAGAAGTATTCCATGCCACAGATTGATCAGGCACTTAATTTATTAGAATCCGGAAGTTTATATAGAGGTAGCAGCTATGTAGCAATGTGCAAATGGTTTAAGGAAACAAAAGAGAAGATTGCTTCTATCAATGATCAGCCACAGCACACTAATATGATTTGGAAATATGCTGCTACAGCTCCAAATGGATTTACTCACATTTCCGGAAGTATGTTAGGTACATTACTTGACTATATTGTAGATGGTGATGACTTTGATACTATCAAGCGTAAATTTGAGACTAATATGAGTGCCGAGAATTATAGACGTTCACAGTCTGCACCTACTCAGAGAGCTGTTGAAAGTGCTGAAAAACTTATTGAAAAACTTGGTCTTGCAGATTCACTTAGAAGAAGATATGCAAAACTGGATGAGCTTCCTGAGAATGAATTTATTTGGAAGAGTAAAACTGAAAAGAAAGATGAAGTAAAGACTGGAGTATTTGCAGGAGTTCAGACTAAAGCTGTAGATAGTAATGAAACAAAATCTGTAATTCCACAGGTAACTATGACATGGGATAAATTCGGAAAAACAATTCTTCCTACCGCAGATAAATTGGAAGTAAAGGTTGATGGAACAACTCATCTTATGGGAATGGTAACAGCTGCGGTTCCGGAATCTGAAAATATTATGAACTGGGATAATCCATTTTCTTGGTATTATCAGAGTGGTATTGATTCTGTGATTCGTGAGCGACTTGAAGCAAAAGGTGCAAAATATGAAGGTTGTGAGATCAGATGCTCTCTAATCTGGAATACACGAACAGATTTAGATTTGCATTGTATTTGTCCTGATGGAGTAGAAATTTATTTTGGACATAAGAATCACGGATATGGTTCATTGGATGTTGATGCAAATGTTCATGGTGAGACAGTAACACCTGTTGAGAACATTCGTTGGCCACTTGGTAAAGTTCCAGAAGGACGTTATAAATTCTTTGTTAATAACTATACAAATAGAGCAACCCAGAATCCATATAAATTAGAGCTTGAAGTAAATGGAAAAATTTATACTTATGATGGAAATCTTATAAGTGATAGTTGTAGAAAAAATACAGACGTAGTATTTGAATTTGATTATTGTCATGGCGAAGATCCTAAGTTTACTGCAAATTCTAAAAAGACAGAAACTAAAGAAACTTGGGGAATTAGCAACGGATTCTCAGAAGTTGTTGCAATTATTCCGTCTCCAAACATGTGGGGAGAAAATCCATATAAACGATCTGGTGAACATACTTTCTTCTTATTGAAAGACTGCAAAGATATGACAGGCGGAGTTGGACGTGGTTTCTTTACTGAAATGCTTAAGGGTGATTTACAGGAAATTAGAAAAACACTTGAGGCATATACAGCTTCAACACCTATTGAAGGTGAAGATGAAGCAAGTGCTTGTGGTGTTGGCTACAGTAAAGATAAAGAGTGGAATCTGATTGTAAAAGTGACTACCGGCAACATTGTAAAAATGATTAAGATTGATAGGTTTGACTGATATGAACATTGAAGAGATTAAGAAAAAAGTAGCTGGTCCGGACTATGATTTTCTGAGAAACAATGAACACCTTGGCTCCAACATTATTTTGTTGGGGTTAGGTGGAAGCTATAGCTATGGTACTCAAAAATCTGACGGAACGAGCGATTTGGATTTGAGGGGAATTTGCTTAAATAAAAAGCATGAAATTCTTACTAACCAGAATTTTGAACAATTTATCAACGAAGATACAGATACAACTATTTATGCGTTTAATAAGATTATTTATCTTATGGCAGCTTGCAACCCTAATGTTATTGAGCTAGGAGGGCTTAAACCAGAACATTATTTATATATTCATCCAATTGGACAAGAAATATTAGATAATGCACATATGTTTTTATCTAAAAGGGCAATTCATTCATTTGGTGGTTATGCCTCGCAACAATTAAGAAGAACAAATAACAAGGCAGCTCGTTTAGTAGGACAAACAGAGCGTGAACAACATATTTTAAATTCGATAAACAATGCATTTTATACTTTTCCTACAAAATATTTTACATTTCCGGATGATTCTATAAAACTATATGTAGATAAGGCGGTTCAAGAAGACTATGATACCGAAGTATTTATGGATATTAATCTAAAGCATTATCCGTTACGTGACTATAAATCTATGTGGTCCGAAATGAATAATATTGTTAAAGATTACTCGAAAATTGGTAAGCGTAATAAACATGCGGTAGAGCATGGAAAATTAGGTAAGCACATGATGCATTTGGTTCGCCTGTACTATATGTGTTTTGATATTTTGGAAAATGAGAAGATTATTACATACAGAGAAAAAGAACATTATTTGTTGATGGACATTAGAAATGGTAAATATTTAGATGAAAACAAACAGCCAATTCCAGAATTCTTTGAGATGGTAAATGAGTTGGAAAAGAGACTGGAATATGATGCAGAAAACACATCACTTCCAGACAGTCCGGATTATAAAAGAATCAATGAGTTTGTTATGTCTGTAAACGAAAGAATTGTGAAAGGAGAAATTTAATTTTGTACGGTTTAAAAAGTAGTGAAGTAGAAAAGCAGAGAGAAAAGTATGGTAGTAATAAACTGCCAGAGAAAAAGCTGAAAACATGGTTTCAGTTCTTTATGGAAACATTTAAAGATCACATAAATCAGATTCTATTAGCAATGATGATTGTATTTACAGTTATTGCAGTGTTTGGACAGGGATCTTATTCAGAACCGATTGGTGTAGCAGTAGTATTATTGGCAATCGCATTGTTAGGAATGAACACCGGACTGAAAAGCCAGAAAAGTACAAAAGAGTTGAAGGATAGGACATCAGTTCATTATTGTAATGTAATCAGAAATGGAAAAATCGAGCATATCAATACAAATGATTTGGTTGTCGGTGATCTGGTTATCATTCAGTCCGGAGAAGCCATTCATGCAGATGGTTATCTGGTAGAAGGAAATATAAAAGTTGACAACTCTGTATTGAATGGAGAGTCAGAGCCTTGCAAAAAAACAGCATGGGATAAAGAAGATTCACCTATCGCATTTGGTGGTCAGAGAAAAGCGGATTCAAGTGATTATACAAATTCTTACGCACTGTTTTCCGGAACAACGGTAACAGACGGTGAAGGAAAGATGATCGTAACTAATGTTGGTGTTGACACAGTAAACGGTCAGACAATTTCGACCATTGATGAAATCGAAGAAACAAAGACTTCCCTGGAAATCCAGTTGGAGGATCTTGCTGGACAGATTAGTAAATTCGGGTATATCGGAGCTTTAATCATTGTTGTAGCATTGATTATCACAAACATTATCCAGTACGGCGGTATCGCTGAATACTTTGGAATGGGTTGGATTGGTATTTTGAAAAATATTCTTACCATTGCAGTAACTGCGCTTACCATTATTGTCGCAGCAGTACCAGAAGGACTTCCGTTGATTATTAACCTTATTACCGCGCAGAATGCAAAAGTAATGATTAAACACAATGTCCTAGCTAAACACACTAACAAGATTCCAGAAGCAGGTAATATTCAGTTACTTTGTACCGACAAAACAGGAACGCTTACAGTTGGGAAACTTGTTCCAGTAGAGAATGTAATGGGTGATGGAAAATCTATTATAGAAGATGAAAATACATATAATTTGTTTAAATATAATGTCATCTTAAATAGTAGTGCAATGTTTGATGAAAATAATAAAATTGTTGGTGGAAATGCCACAGAGAGAGCATTACTTTCTTTAGTTAATGCAGATGAGTATAAGAAAATCACTGGATCTACAACTATTGTAAACAAGAAGAGTTTTAATAGTGCAAATAAATTTAGTGCTGTTGAAACAGAATATAACGGTGAGACATTTACATATTATAAAGGTGCTCCAGAGAGATTGATTGATGCAGCAACAAAATGCGTGACTCTAAACGGTCTTGAGCCTATTGATAAAGATAAACTTAAAATGATTGTAAGATCATATACCGTTAAAGCAATGAGAGTAATTGCTACTGGTTATAGTTCTTCTAAGCTTCCAGAAGATGGATTCCCAAATGATCTTATTATTACATCTTTGGTTGCAATTCGTGATGATGTTCGTCCGGAAGTACCAGAAGCAGTGGCAAAAATGCACGATGCAGGAGTCCAAGTAATGATGGTAACTGGCGACGTTATCGACACAGCGAAAGCTATCGCAAAAGATGCTGGATTGATCACAAGTGAATCTGATATTGCAATGTCTGCTATTGACTTTGATGCATTGTCAGATGAAGAGGCAAAAGAAAAACTTCCTTATATTAAAGTTATTGCTAGAGCAACACCAAACACTAAACTTAGAATTGTACGTTTAGCTCAAGAACTTGGTCTTTGTGTAGGTATGACTGGCGATGGAACAAATGATGCACCAGCACTGAAAGCTGCAGATGTTGGATTCTCAATGGGATCTGGAACAGACGTATGTAAAGAAGCTGGAGATATTATTATCACAGATGACAACTTTGTATCTATCACAGATGCGGTTCTTCTTGGAAGAACATTCATGCACAACGTTATGAAGTTCCTGAAATTCCAATTGCCTATCAATGTAGGTCTGGTAATTCTAAGTATTTTATATCCGATCATCATGGCTGTAGAAGCAGTCGCAGCAGTACAGATTCTTGTAATTAACATTGTTATGGATTCTCTTAATTCACTTTCCTTTGGTGGAGAACCGGCGAAAGATGAATATATGAAAGAAAAGCCTATTCCGAAAGGATCAAAACTTCTTTCAAAAGAAACTATCGGTCAGATTGCAGTATCAGTTGTGGCATTTATTGGAATCTTTGGTATTACTTTATTACCACCGGTACAGAAAATTTTCGGAAACAATGAGTCTGTTTATGCCACAGTCAGATTTGCACTACTCATTATGATGGCAACATTCAACGGATTTAATATTAGAACAGACGGATTCAATCTGTTTAAGGGTATCGGCAAAAATAAACTTTTCATCGAAATTGCAGTTGTAATTTTCGCCTTAACATTTGCTCTGGCACAGTTCGGGGGAGATATTATGGGATGTACAGCAATGACGCTTATGCAGTGGGGTGTAACAGTTGTTTTGGCATTTATGATTATCCCAATTGATTTAGTACGAAAAGCTGTTATAAAAATTAAAAGAAAGTAGGAAAGTATATGGTTAAAAGAGATAAAGAGTACAAGAAAATTGAAAATATAACCTTGTGTTGTTACGCCGTAGGGCTGGGGCTTGCATGTGCAACAAAGTTTCTGCCATTTATCCTTTTAACTGTTATGGCATATCCTATTTCATTTCGAGTAGTAGATAATAAATGGAGTGGTAAAAATGCCACTCCTAGAAAATAAAAGGAGAAAATATTATGGTAAGTTTAGTAAAAGGACAGAAAGTAGATCTTACAAAAGGAAACGCAGGATTAAAGCAGATTATCGTTGGTTTGGGATGGGATGCAAATAAGTACGATGGTGATAATTTTGATCTGGATTCGGCAGCATTTCTTCTTGGAACAAATGGAAAAGTAAGAAATTCAGATGATTTCGTATATTATAACAATCTCAAACATTCAAGTTGTGCAGTTCAGCATATGGGTGACAATCTTACTGGTTTAGGCAATGGAGACGATGAGCAGATTATCGTTGATTTGACAAAGATTCCGGCTGATGTTGAAAAAATTGCATTTACAGTAACTATCTATATGGCAGAAGAGAGACTGCAGAACTTCGGTATGGTTTCCAATTCATACATTAGAATGGTAAACAAAGACAATGATGAAGAGATGATCCGCTACGACCTGGGAGAAGATTATTCCACAGAAACAGCAATGGTTCTTGGCGAACTGTATCGCCACAACGGAGAATGGAAATTCAATGCTATTGGACAGGGATATTCCGGTGGTTTACAGGCACTTTGCAGTAGTTTTGGAGTTTAATGTAGGAGGAAATAAATAATGGCAGTAAGTTTAACAAAAGGGCAAAAAGTAAATCTTTCAAAAGCAGTAGAGAAACTGGCAAATGTAACTGTAGGACTTGGATGGGATATGGCACAGAGCGGAAGCAGAATTGATTGTGATTCTTCTGTATTTGTACTTCGTGAATCCACAAAACGAATTTCAAAGAAAGTGAAATCTGGACTGTTCGGACTTTTTTCAAAGGTAGAAACAGATGAAGTTACAGAATGTAGTCTGACAAGATCTGATGATATTATTTATTATGGAAATCTTACACATGATAGCGGTTGCGTTAAACATAGGGGTGACAATCTTGTTGGTGGAAAGGGCAAAAGAAATGATGACGAACAGATTGCGATTGATTTGAAGAAAATGCCGCCGGATATTAAGAAGTTGGTAGTGGTTGTGAATATCTACAACTGTAGAGTTAAGGGGCAGCATTTTGGAATGATCAAAAACTGTTATGCAAGAATTGTAGATGATGCAACCAAAGAAGAAATTTGTCGCTACAATCTTACAGATGGTTATGACAAATGTACAGCACTTATCGTTGGAGAGCTGTATCGTGACGAAAATGATGAATGGCAGTTTAAAGCTATCGGTGAGGGAACACAGGATGGTAGTATTTCTGATATGGCAAAAAGATACAAATAACGAAGGAAATAATGAAGGAGATAAAGTGATATGTCAGTAAGTCTTAAAAAGGGAGATAAAGTTGCACTGTCAAAGGACAGTATTGTAAATAGAATTTCCGTTTGCCTTGGTTGGGACACAGCAAAGTATGATGATGATGGAGATTTTGATTTGGATGCTTCTGCATTTGTTGTTACCAAAGCTGGTATAACAAGATCTGATAATGATTTTGTATTTTACAATAACCTGAAACATCCGAGTGGTGGAGTAATCCATAGCGGAGATAATTTAACAGGCTTTGGAGAGGGTGATGATGAAGTCATCAAAGTGGATCTTGAAAAACTTCCAAAATATGCGGACAGAGTAGTATTTTGTGTGACCATTTTTGAGGCAGAACGCCGTATGCAGAATTTTGGCATGGTGGAAAACTCATATATCCGTATTGTAGATGATGTAACTGGAAACGAAATTATGAGATACGATCTCAAAGAGAAGTTCGGAAATTCTACAGCTATCATTGCTGGTGAAATTTATCGTGATGAATCAAAATGGAAGTTTCATGCAGTAGGAGAAGGACGGGATGGCGGTCTTTTAGAACTGTGCAAAGAATTTGAAGTAGAGGTAGAATAAAATGACAGTAGGAACAAGTAATGTAGTTATCTTTTGTCTCTCAATCTTGGGAGTAATTATTATTGCGGCACTGATTTTAAACAAAACATTTTTCAAGCAACTCGTAATTAAGTTCAGAGGAAGAACGGAAGAAATCGCAAGACAGGACGCTTCTACGCCGGATGGTGCAAGAGATTATTTCAATAATGCGATCAGAGAAAAAGAGACTCTGTACAGCAAAGCAGAACAGTCTTATACAGAGATTGCCGGTAAACTGGATGAAGCAGAAAAAGAACAGTACGACCTCAAAAAAGAACTTATGAAGATTGATAAGTCTATCAATAATTGTCTGGATTCTGGTGATGATGATACTGCAAGACAGTATGCTATGAAGAAGATTACTATTCAGGGTAAGATTGAGACGTTGAAAGATACTATTGAAGAATACAAAAAAGCAAAAGAGCAGCAGAATGAAATCCGTAGTGCTATTAAGCAGGAACTCGATGAACTCAAAGAGGAAAAAGAAAGAACGGTTTATCAAATGGAAGCAGATCAGCAGATTATTTCTCTGCATGAGGGCATGAATGCAAGTGCAAGCACAAACGAAAGTGACCGTATGCTTGAAAGAGTGCGCGAGGGTGCGAAGAAAACAAGAGAACGTGCAGCAGGAGCGCAGATTGCTTATGACACAAGTACAGAGGCAATGGATCGCAGAATGGAAACACAGGAAAGAAATCGTGCGGCTGATGAAGTACTTGCTGAGATGAAACGAAGGAGAAACAACAAATAATGATTGTTATAAATATCGGGGCATTTATCATTTGTATTGCAACAGCTTTTATTGTAGGTTTCTGCACTGGAAAAGTAAAGAAGAAAAAGAATTAAGAAGTTGAATAGTGGAATGTTGGCTTAGAAGCAGCCATCATCTAAGGAGTAGGGCTTTAAGTCTAAAGGTATGAAAAACTTCAATCGAAGATAAACGAGTAAGAGAATAGGATGTAAAGAGTTATGATACGTCACCCCTTAACAGGTAAGGACAAGTCCCCTTTTGGCGTAATAGCACACCACTATTAATATTTTAGATGCATTTAAAAAATTAGGTCGTGCAGTGGCAGAATGGACATATGCGTATAATAATGCTTTATTTACAAAATTAGGCATATTATAATGGCGAATTTATGTCAGTAAACAAAATTGATAAAATTTGCTTATATAGGGTTCAAATCCCTATCTGCACATTAAATCTTAAAGAAAGGAGAATAAAAATGATAGAGGGTATTGTATTACCAGAGTCCGTAAAATCTATATTTTACGTACTTAATCGTAATGGTTATGAAGCCTATCTTGTAGGTGGAGCTGTACGAAATTCTATTATAGGATTACCTGTACACGACTGGGATATCTGCACAAATGCCTTGCCGGAAGACGTATGTAAATTATTCCGTAGTAAAGGATTTCGTGTAGTAGAAACAGGCTTGCAGCATGGCACTGTAACTGTCATGGTAAATTATCGTGGATACGAGATAACTACTTATAGAACTGATGGAAAATATACTGATAGTCGCCATCCAGATTCTGTAAAATTTATCGGAAGTATTCACGAAGATTTAGCAAGACGTGATTTTACAATGAATGCAATTGCTTATAATGACGATGATGGATTTATTGATCCGTTCAATGGACTAAAAGATATTGAGAATAAAGTTATACGATGTGTAGGCACACCTGTTGATAGATTCACAGAAGATCCGTTACGTATTATGAGAGCTGTAAGGTTTGCCGCCCAATTAGGATTCCATATTGAAAACTATACCAATATTGCAATGGTACAAACAAATGATGGTTTGTCAAAGATTTCTGCAGAAAGAATACAATCAGAGCTGTGTAAGATTCTTATTTCAGATCATCCTGAGTATGTACTTGATTATTATATTGATATTTCACCGGCAATTCCTGAGTTAAGTAAGATGATGGGATGCTCTCAAAATAACATGTATCACATTTATGATGTATGGAATCACACCAGATTTTCATTAACAGCTTGTAGAATACATGAATTAGAGACCAGACTTGCTATCTTATTGCACGATATTGGTAAACCAGAATCAAAAACTGTAGATCGAGGAATTGAGCACTTCTATGGACATGCTGTTAAAAGTGCAGAGATTACTGAATCACTACTTCGTAGACTAAAATTTTCCAACGAGATTAGGGAATCTGTAGTAGAACTTGTAGCAAGTCATGATATGGAAATTGTACCAAAACCAAATAAAATTAAAAAATATCTGAATAAACTTGGTGAAGCACAACTTAGAAGACTGTTAGATGTAAGATTCTGCGATATTATGGCACACAATCCGTATTATGCAAAAGATCGTCTATGGGAAATTTTTCGTGCAGAAGAAATATTAAATGAAGTTCTGGCAGAAGCGAAGTGTTTTTCTATAAAAGATTTGGCTATAAATGGGAAGGATATTATGGAACTTGGCGTACCGGAAGGACCAGATGTCGGAAAATGGCTTAAATATGCATTAGAGGAAGTAATTAATGACAGGTTGGATAACGGCAAAGAAGATATTCTAAACGATATTGAGGCTAAATTATTTGCAGAAAGAGAAGAAGGTAATGACGAGGAAATGTCCTAAATGTGGTCAATATATGAGTTCTGCAATTAAATACGATTATGGACACCCTATTGTTGTACATGAGTGTTCATGTGGCTATTCTGAATTGCAAGAGTGGATGAAATATAGCGACAAACTAAATTATGATAATGTTACAAAAACTTGTAAAGATTCAATTGGAGGAATTTAATGAGATTTTATATTGCAGACAATCATTTTCATCATGCAAAAATGAATACTGCTATGGATAAACGTGGTTTTGAATCACTGGAAGCAATGCATGATTACATGATTAAGCAGTGGAATTCTGTTGTAAGAAAGAACGATGAAGTTGTAATCCTTGGAGATTTTTCACTTGGGAAGGGTGAGGAAACAAATGGAATACTTCGTCAGTTAAATGGGAAGAAGTTTTTAGTAAATGGTGGACATGACAAGTTTTTACAAGACAGGAAATTTGACCAGTCACTATTTCAGTGGATTAAGCCTTATGCAGAAATGCATGATGATGGAAGAAAAGTAGTCTTATGTCACTATCCAATATTTTGCTATAATGGACAGTTTCGTACTGATAAAGATGGTAAACCCATTACCTGGATGCTGCATGGACACACTCATCTTACGGAAGATCAGGAATTAGTGGAACAGTTCAAAGACATAACGAGAAGTACATTACGTAAATCAAAATATGATAATGAATCAAAAACAATTCCGGTACAGATGATTGATTGTTTTTGCATGTTATCTGATTATAAACCACTTACATTGGACCAGTGGATTGAAATGGAACAAAGTGGTGTTATCAAGGATTTGATTGATCGAAAATGGTATTACAGTGACAATAAGAGGAGCAGTGAATGAGTATTTATATTCCTAAGAAGATTAAAGTGGGGTATCAGGATCGTAGTGATACTTATACAGGAAAACTTGCGTATGTAATTTATTATGATGAGAAGAATAAATTGCGTAAGGAGAAGAGTTGGAATGGTTGGAGAGATAATACAATCGATCCAAATGATTTTGATAACGAACCAACCAGAGGTTTTGTATTAAATAAAAAGGTTGGCGACTATGGTGGCAGTTGGGGCGAACACCGACATGCATATTGTAGAATTTACGATCCAAGAGGATTTGAGTTTGAGATTACAATTGAAAATTTGCTTTTCATTTTGGAACATGCGGATTGCTTAAAAGGTAAGGGACTTGACGGAGAATTTGTATATGGTTGGGATGGTAAAGATTTAGTGCTCATTCCTGTGGATTCTCCGGATTATAGAGAAATAAAAGCTTATACAGAAAAGATTCAAAATGGGAAGAAATTTAAAGGTAAAGATCTTATTATTGGAGCAACGTATCTGACAAAGAACAATGGAAAATGGATATATATGGGTAGATTCGATAAATGGGATACTGAAATTAACAGATACCATACTTATTGGCGAGAAAGTGGTGGATATTGGATTGAATCATTAGATGATACATGGACCATACGAAACGATGATAAACATAGTGCATACAAACAAATAAATAAAGGGGAATATTATTGGTTCTGTACAGGTAAAAATAATGGATGGTGTAGATATCAAAATTATACTTTTGAGAGTAGAAAAAGTATTGGAGACATATTGATTGATTGCATTGATGAAAAACCAAATCAAAAGTATTCTGAAATGTTTTCTGATCTTGAGAATAATCACTTTAGCTATAACCCAATAGATTATAATTCTATGACATATGCTAATTTATCTTATGAAAAACTTTTGGAAATAACAAATTTTGAAAATTTTTATAAAATGGATGCATACGATAAAGATTTAAATTACTTTGAAGCGTATAAAAATCGTGAAACTGGATTGTTTAAATACAATAAAAAAGACTATTTATTATCAGAATTATATAATTTATTAAAACCAAAATATAGAATATATAAGCATCTGGATGGTAAAGAATTCCATGATTATGCCAAAAATATATATTAAATAAAAAAGGAGATAAAACTATGGCAAACAAAAATGACGAAACAATCTTATTATTAAAAAAGAAGGTAGAATTACAGAGAGAAGAACTTGCGAAGCTTCCAAGATCACTGCAGTCTGAAACTTCTACTGTGTTTAGACCTGATACAGAAAATATGAATCTTCGTGTAATGAGTGTTGAACAGCTTAAATTATTAAAGGTAAAATTACATACTTATAAGATGGCAGCACTTGATTTAAATATGGATCTTGATGAGTTTACAATTTCTGGATTTACTATTGACAAATGGATGCATGATATTGATATGCAGATTTCTGTATTAACTAGAGCAGAAAAAGAGAAGAAATTAAAAGAGACAGAAAACACTTTGAATAAGCTTTTATCTGATGATAAGCGTACAGAGCTTGAACTTGAAGCTTTGGCAAAAATGCTTATGTAAAAAAATTTATAGCTTTTGTGCTATATATCATAAAACAATTATATCAATATGAGGTGAAAACATGACAAAGAAAAATGCATGGAACAAAGTTTATGAAGAAACAGAAAAAACTTACAAGGTGAAAGGTGAAGATGGTAAATGGACAAAAGTTACTGAAAATGTGACTGTTCTTGCACAGTCTGGGATGAAACCTGGTAAGAAGGAGATTGCTTTTGGAAGAGCTATCCAGAAAATCAAGACAGAGAAGCCAAAAGCATTTGCAGGCGATTGGACAAAATAAGAGGGGATTAGTATGATTTCGTTCTACATTTTAGTAATTATTGGAGCAATTTTATTATGGATTTTACTTGCAAATATCGGTACATTCAAGTTTATCGGATGGATTTCATCACATTTAAGTAATGGTGTTAAAGATGCAATGGAAGATAAAGAAAATGAAAACAAAGAGGATAAAAAAGATGAGTAAAAAAAGAACTGGTGGAATTATTGCTGGAGCTGTTATTGTTGGTGGACTTGCATTGGGTGGTTTAAACACAGTTAAGATTGACCCTGGTTATATTGGGATTATATACGATGCTACTCATGGTGGAGTTAATGGCGAAACTATGAAAGAGGGATGGAACTTTAAAACGCCTACACAGAAAGTAACGGAATATTCAATCGCCCTCGAGCAGTCTTATCTTACTAAAGATGATAAGGGGGATTCTGATAAAGACGAAAGCTTTAATATTCCAACATCTGATGGAAAATCAATCAATGTAGATGTGGAATTCTCATATCGTTTTGATGAGGATAGAATTACAGAAATTTTCAAAACATTTAAAGGTAAGAGTGGTGAAAGTATTAAAAATACATTCATTAAACCTAAGATTATTGCGTGGTCTCAGGAAGTATCTGCAAAATATCCTGTAACTGATGTATTTGGTGATAAAAGGCAGGAGCTTAATCAGGCACTTGATGATTATCTCAAAGCAAAATTCGACAAATACGGAATTATTATTGATACTGTAAACTTTACAAGAATTGAAACAGATGAAGAGACTACAGCTGCAATTCAGAAAAAGGTAACAGCACAGCAGGATCAGGAGCTTGCAACAATTGAAGCTAAGACTGCGAAGATTAATGCTGAAAAAGAGAAAGAAGTTGCTCTTATCACAGCAGAGCAGAATAAAGAAACCGCACAGATTAATGCTGAACAGGCAAAAATCAAAGCAGAAGGTCAGGCAGAAGCTACTAAGATTGCTGCAGAAGCCGAAGCAGAAGCAAACAAGAAGATTGCAGAGAGCTTAACTCCAGAACTTATTGAGAAAATTAAGATGGAGCGTTGGAATGGCGAACTTCCAATGGTTAGTGGATCTTCCGGAACAATTATTAATATGACAGACGATGCCAATGAAACAACTGTCGAAGAAGAGAAATAATATGGATAAAAGAGAATTACATAATAATATTATTTACGCTTTAACCGAGGCTGATAGTGTAAATGAGTCTATTAATATCTTATGCGAATGTGGTATTTACATTGATAAAGCCGAATCGTTTAAAGATGTTTTAGAGAAAATTTATGAAGTTTGGTAATAAATAACAATCTGGTCTGCCTTAACCGGTGGACCAGAGAAATGGAGAAGATATGATAATAATTAAAACATTTATTATGTTGATTTTATGTGTAGTATTTCCGATTTGCTTATTTACATGGATATTGGCAATGATCTGGATGTTTACACCATTTGATCCATTAAAAAGATTATGTCATGACATTCTAGGTTGGCATAAGCCAAGTGGAGTATATCATCATTTTTCAAAAGGTGTTCGGAAGAAATGTAAAATTTGCGGATGCGATATTGTATCTGATGGAGCCGGTGGTTGGAGAAAATGGTAAAAGGATGGATCTTATGAGTAAAAATAATAAGGATTACGAGGTTTTATACGCATTAAGAGATAAAAAAACTAAAAAAATTGTCAGAGCAACAAAATGCAAGGGCGGATCATTTTATAAAAACCGATATATGTGCGAAAAACGTTGCACTCAGTTTAATGATGTACATAAATTAGCAAATTGTACAAATGATTTTGAATATGAAGTCGGTGAATATGCAGTTGTAGATATTGAAAAATATAAAGAATTAATTGGAGAAAAGCAGTGATTTATATAACAGGTGACACGCATGGTGATGTAACAAGACTAAGTATGGATAATTTTCCAGAGCAGAAAACGTTTACCGATCAAAATGAAAATTATGTAATTATTTGTGGTGACTTCGGATTGGTTTGGAATTATCTAACTGAAACACATTCAGAAAAGTATTGGCTTAACTGGCTTGAGAATAAAAAGTTTACAACTCTTTTTGTTGATGGTAATCACGATTGTCATCCTAGACTTGCAGACTATCCTGTAAAAGAATGGAATAGTGGACTGGTCCATGAGATTAGACCACATGTATTGCATCTGATGAGAGGACAAGTTTTTAATATTGATGGCTGCACAATATTTACTTTTGGTGGTGCAAGATCCCATGATATTGAGAATTTGCTTGATTTAGATGATCCAGACTTTACAGAGAAACAAAAACAACTTAGAAAAGATAATTTATTTTATAGAGTAAAAGGCATCTCATGGTGGGAAGAAGAAATGCCAACTCAAGAAGAGATGCAAATTGGATTAGATAATTTAGAAAATAACAACTGGAAAGTTGATTATATAATTACACATGACTGTACTTCAAGTACAAAAGCTTTGTATAGTCATGGGTCTTTTAAGACAGATGAACTAAATGCATATTTAGAAGAAATTAAATATAAGTGTGAATTTAAGAAATGGTTCTTCGGACACTTACATGATGATAAGCAGATAAATGATAAAGAAATTTTACTATATCACCAGATTGTGAGGATTTGGTAATGGGATATTGGAATAGGAAAACTGAATTAAAGAAAAAGGCGAATGTTCATACAAATAAAATGGAAGAGCTATATAGCTTGGAAATTACAGAATGTGTAAACAATACAAAAGTATATGACCAAGAGTTCTATTGTAAAAAAGAATGCGATAGTAAGCCGGATTTTCATCAGAAAATCACTGTAGAAGATATGGATAGTGTACAGGCAATATTTTCTTATGAAAACACAGGTAAAACAGCAGTTCTTAATTTTGCAAGCTATAAAAATCCAGGTGGCAAATTTTTAGATGGATCTTCTGCACAGGAAGAAATGCTTTGCCACAGTTCCTTCCTATATAATGTGTTATCTGAATTTGATGAAGATTATTATGAATTCAATAGAATGACTAAGAACTTCGCATTATATACAAATCGTGCATTATATAGTCATGATGTTTTATTCATAAGAGGCGATGAAGAGATTTGTGTAGATGTTATTACTTGTGCAGCACCAAACAAAACTGCAGCTCAGAAATATTGTGGTAAATCTGATTTTGATTGTAATTCTGCAATGGTTGATCGTATACATTTTATGCTTGATATTGCACAAGAAGAGGAAGTTAATACATTAATTCTTGGCGCATGGGGATGTGGTGTATTTGGTAATGATGCAGAATTTGTTGCGAATAGTTTCAAAAAAGAATTAGAAGAATATTATACCGATACTTTTGAGAATATTATATTTGCGATTCCTGGCGGTACGAACTATATGGTATTCAAGAGGGTGTTTGGTAAATAAATAGATTGGAGATATTAAATGTTAAATTATACACGATATTTTAATGCCGGTGCTTTGCTACATAATTTCCAAGATGCAGCAAATTTAACAAAACAGCTTGGAATTAAAAATGCCATTGAATACAACGTGAATGATTTTTTATTTACGATTGGAAAAAATTATTTTGTTGATAAGATTAATAGGCTTCAAGACAAATTAATTGTTGGATTTTTTACATCATATTCTGATGATATTAAAAATATTTGCTGGTATTTAAATAAACTCGATCCAAAACTATACAAAAAATATATTGGTGATATAGAGGAATATAAACAGTGCTTTGTGAGAAACGATAGAGTTTATTATATGCTTCCATATGAACGAAAATTTGTATTTACTTGCAAAGATAAAACTAAAGTGGTTGCCAAATTAAGTAAGGGTAGTTTTTTAGATTATGCAAATATTTATTTTATCGGTCCTCATAGAAAAGAACATGCAGATTTTTTTAGAAAATTTTGCGATAAATATAATAGTAAATATATGACAATAGATACTCTGCAAATTGATAAAACAGATAAGATGACAAATGAACTTGACGATGAAATTGATGGTATTTCAGAAAACGCAATTATATTCCCAGAAAAAAATGAAATATTTAGCTATTTGGACGCATGGTTGAATTCTGAAACGTATTTTACATCATGTGGAATTAATCACAAAATTGGCATCCTTCTTTATGGTGAACCTGGTACTGGTAAAACCACTTTTGCCAAGGTCTTGGCAACAAAGTACGACTTAACTCTTGTTAAGTTCACATTGAATGATTTATCAAAATTAATTTCAAAGAATGAATTTTGGAAAAAATTAGAAGATTCTGTTGTAGTGTTAGAAGATATCGATGTTCTGGTAAGCAAACGTGATAATAGTGTTACCTCTGCAGACAAAGAAAATTTTCAAGCATTATTGCAACTCTTAGATGGAATTAACTCATGTAAGAAAACAATATTTTTAGCAACAACAAATTATATTGATAGACTAGATCCTGCTCTTATTCGAGATGGACGATTTGACATTAAGATTGAAATGAAAAATTTTGATCACGATGAAGCGGTAAAAATGTGTAATAAATTTGAAGCAGATTCGGAAGTAATTCTTAGAGATGAACAGTTTCCAATTAATCCTGCTTACTTGCAGAACAAAATCATTACGCTGCAGATGAAAGAGATTAATGAAAAACTAAAACAAAAAGCTCAAAGAATTGGAAATAAATAATAGAGGTGATAATAAATGATAAAAGTTACATCTGATGCAGCCAATAAACTGATTAAGAAGTTAGAGCAAGAAAAAGGTATTCTCACAGATAAGATTTCTAAAATGTCAACATTCATTGTGGCAATAACTGAGAATTACGACCAGATCAAAGCAGAGCAGGAAGCAGAATTCAATCTGAATGAGACTATCTCACAGATTGATGAGATTGATAAGAAAATTATTACAATCAGACATGCAAAATCTGTGTTTAATAACTCAGTAGTTATGAAGAATGGATTGACTGTCGGTGACAACATTATTAGATTAGCTATACTCGAAAGAGAGAAGAGTATTTATAGCAAACTTGCTACCAGACAGAAAAAGATAAGAAACACTTCAATAAACAAAGATATTGAATACACTTATTTGAATTATGATCTTGAGGACGCAAAGAAAAAATATGACAGTGTGTATACCGAAATTTCAGAAATTCAGGAAGAACTTAATATTGTAAACAGTTCAGCAGAGTACAAATTTGAGATTGATATTGACCTCTAATGGGAAGTAGTTAATGTAATCAATCTTCCGTATTACAGTTACTTTTACATATAGATTATTTATATAAAAGTAAATATACATTTAATACAAGTATGGTAGGTTATTGATTGAGTTTATAGATAGAGTTAAAGTTCAGTAAGGTATTTATTCAATAGTAATGCAGCAAGGTTAATTGATAGGTCTGCATATTTAATTCTTAAATCCAGATTATAAAGGCTCAAATTAATTAGTAACTGTAATTAAAAACTTTTCGGTATCAAGTTCGGTTAGAGATACTTTTTAAGAATAGATGAAGAAACAATTGAGAAGTAAATAATAGAGAGTCCAGATAAGAATGACGATAAACTTAACTTACGACCCTCATATAAATGAGGCGAAGCCTAACTTGGAAAATAGAGAGTACATACAAGTGATTGGTATGGAACAAGGGCGATACTGCCAGGTAACTGTAGCAGCAGTTCATAAGAGAACGGTTCAGAAAGTAGCGAATCTGAGTGAATAAAAATTTGTCTGACGAAGACATATATGGCGGTGTAGCAACCGTCAATATAAAGCATCTTAGTGTAATGGTTATCACGGATGACCTTGGATCATCAGATGTTGGTTCGATTCCAACAGGTGCCGTTAACTCAGAAATGAGTATTTCAAAGTTAAAAATTTAAAGAATAAAATTCAATTTAAAGGAGAAGAAAATTATGACAAAAGAAACTATGACAGTACATAAAGCGTTAGCAGAAATTAAAATCCTTAAAGACAGAATCCAGAGTGAGATTTACAATTCAATTTTTGTATCTTGCAAAAAAAATTCTCAGTCAAAAATTTCTGGAATGGATGTTGATGAATATGAGAAGATTATTACAGGATGTTACGACAAAGATGTAGATCTTATGAGTAGACTTGAAGCTCTGCAGAGAGCAGTAATGCTTTCAAATGCAGTAACAAAAGTTAAGATTAAAATTGGAGAAAATGAAGAAGAACGTACTGTAGCAGAAGCAATCAACATGAAAAATAACAGTATGATGTTCAAGAGACAGATGCTTGACAGAATGCAGCAACAGCTTTCTCAGGCACAGGCAAAAACAAACAAAGAGAATGAGATTCTTGAAAGTAAGTCAGAAAATTATGTAACTGGTCTTTTTGGACAGAAAGAGGGTAAAACTTCTACCGATGAAGTTACAAAAGCCAAACAGCAGTACATTGATCTTAACACATGGGAGTTGATTGATCCGATAAATGTGCAAAATAAAATCCGTGTTTTATCTGACGAAATTTCATCATTTGAAGCAGAAGTAGACTCTGTTTTAAGCACAAGTAACGCATTAACAACAGTTACAATTGAGTATTAAAGAATGGTTAGTGAATTATTTGCTGAAAATTGTATAAACGATTTTTGACCAATATGATAGCTAAATAGCCATTGCTATACGAACAGTTGTATAAAAGATTTCCTTCATTGCTTATCGAAAATCACTGAACTATAATCCTTTAGTCTTTCAGTCAGCATAGAGTAAAGTAAAAAATTAAACAAGCTGGCCTTAAAAATTAAATGGTTTAGACTCATACTCTAAATAATTTTACTAAGTTAGATAAAATTGTGCAGAAGTGCATTATTACTAATGCATGTAAAGTTTAAAGATAGAAAGTTCAAACCTTAAAGTTCAAAATTCAAAGCTTATTTTTGATATAAAGTTCACGTAGTAAAGTTGATAAGTTCCAAAGTTTGATAAAAACCTTGAGAAAGTTTTGGTAGCATGATTATATCGGCTCTGTGGTTTGTACAAGGCTGATAAGTGGTGAAGTTCATCTTATAAATAAATCAATGCGGTTATTAAAACCTTGTTTCTTAGTTCTAACAAAGCCGCAGTTGGAACGTCCTGGATAGTTAAATGGTTATAACACATGAAACCCATGTATTTGCCGGTTCGAATCCGCATTCAGGATTTGGGTTAGTTACCCAAAAAAGATTTCTTATTTCTTATACCTCCTAAAGTGTTGATGAGGTGGGGCATGACTTCGATGGCGAAGAGACTTTAAATAGTCTGTACTGGGTTCGACTCCCAGATGTCCTATTAGAGATTTCAGATATGTGGTGCCACAAAAACGCTTCTCAATATCCGAGTTGCCGTACCGTTTGACTACACAATATCGTGTATGATCCACCTACAGAGCGCAGTAGTTCTGGAATCTCGAAGCTATACGAAAGATTTGTTTACTGCTAGAGCAATCGAATAGTACGGTTAAACTTTTACATATTTAGTAACAGCAGAGTAGCAGCTGTGCGTGAAAAAGTGTATATATCTTCGGAAGTTCAATCAAACTTACAGTATGTGGTTATGGTTCTTGTGGCGATGAGCCTTATAAGAAGATCAGAGTACTCTAAAAAGGTTTGGTTTACAAAGTTGTTTCAATTTTAGCAGACACATTCCAGATGGGGAGCCTTAATTGGTTCTGAGTTCAACCCTCAGATGTGTCTCTTAGGAAGAGTTTCTTCCTATTATAAATTGAATAGCATAGTTGCGAATATAGGCGGTGCAAAACAATCATCGACATAATAAATCCCAAAGTCATCGTTAGGGAACTCCGTGGAGTCTGCTCCTATGGCTGATGGACTCTTATGCTATCCATTTTGAATAAGGCGTAGTTAACCTGTGGATGTGGTGAAACGATATATCCCTCCAAAGTTCTGACACTTATCAGATATTCAAATGGCGTTATAGCTCTACACATACGTTAAATGTGGGAATTGTAATTAAGGAGCATTATATATTTTATGTATATGGATATAATAAAATTCTTTTGATGAACTTCTAATGTAGATTACACTATGTTGTTACCATATAGACTTAATAGAAGGAATTTGAAAGAGAAATAATTTCATATTGGAAGTAGCTATTGTAGATACATATCATCTGAGGTGTGGATGTGAAGATGGCTACGCAGATCTCTCGAAGAAAGTCTAGGCGTAAAGTAAGATGAGTAGATACTGAAGATATGAAATTGTTTTTGGGTTGTGATGAAGCGGTCAACATCCGGAGCTTTGACCTCCGTATTCGTAGGTTCAAATCCTACCAGCCCAGCTAGTGTTATAAGTATGCAACGGTAATTGAATATAAATAATAGTAATATGTCACCTTCAAGATAATCCTAGGACTTGAAGTAAAATAAATTACACCTGTGATTAAAGTATTATAAAATATATTTATTTATTGGAGGTCGTGCATGGCTTCGCTTATAACACAACCAAGGACCATTAGCCAAACGGTTAAGGCAGTCGCCTCATAAGCGAAAGATTTCTGTGTTCGAATCACAGATGGTCCATATCCACTACGTAACGTATTCCTCATAAATACGTTAGCGATAAAAACTTGACTACTTGATATGAGCAAGCAGAAGAGATATGCTAAGTTCTTGGTTATAGGCATATCAAAAACGCACAAAAATACAAAATACAATTTAATAACATGCAAAAACCGTTGTCAAAAATATCTCATATAAATCCTGTGTGGATTTTACGATAGTCCGAAACTGAGAGGGATTGGTTCAGCGTAAGAGATATACGAGACCTTTAAGTATCAGAAAGTAGGCGGTAGGTTTTCACAATGGTCACCTACAAAATAGTATGTAAGCCTATACTGATGATGTGCGCAGTTGTCAGTATAGCAGTACTTAAAAAATAAACGGATGTGGCGAAATCAGGAAAACGCACCAGACTTAGGAACTGGTGGCTAACAGCCTTGTGGGTTCGAGTCCCATCATCCGTATTTGCTCAGAGATGAGCAGATTAAACAGAAGTATGATATGGTATTTCCCTCACCAAAGAGAATACTTTAAGAATTAGGCGTGTCTCACATGATCGTAGATCATAAATCCGACCATGATAACACTACAGATAAAAGTACCTATATTGAATATGTCCATATCTATTGCCTCCTTTGTAAGCTTATCTATACGATAAAAGCCTATGCGGAAAGGTAAGGTATACAGACTGAAACATGCCCGATTTACGGTGGCCGTAATAAAGTATTCTCTCTGGTTCCCTGATCGATTCCTTTTGGGAATCACCACCTCAACGAGGAACTATATCATATTTCTACAATAAATTCAAGATAAAATTAAACTAAAATAAGGAAGTATAAGTTATGAAGAAACCATTAGATTATACTATTTTAAAAGAACAATATGATTGGCTTGATCAATATAATACTGTAAATGATTTTATAATGGCAAAAATAAATTTGTTTTCGTATTTATTGATGAAGAAAGTAAATGAAAAATTTCCTTATGTAGAAGAGAATAATAAGGCTTTAGTTGTGGATATAAGAAATTGTTTATTAGAGAATATAAATAATACAAATCCAGAAATAAAGAATTTTTATAAAAGTTTATTACAAATTGGAGACCATGATGATTGTGGCTATTATGATGGAATTGTAATTGATATAAATACATCATGTGGACTTGATTGTATTAACTGTGACGATATTCAGGATTCAATAGATATTATTTGTTCTTTTACTGATGGATTTGGAAATATTTACAGTTCATTTGATATAATTATTTATTTGAGTTCATTTGACCAATGTGATTATACTACTGCAGAAAAAGAGTTAAAGATACCAGTAACTGAAGATGTTAATATATATTATTCGAAAGAAGATGGACTTGAAACTGAATTTTCAATGTATATTACAGAAAATAAAAAAAATTGTATTTGGACATTTACCACTGTTGATTATGTAGATTCAGTAAGCGAATTGGATAATATATTAAAAGAAACGAAAGGTGTTAGAGATGCGAATATTAACAAATATCGAAATTAAAAAACGTATGAGTCAGATCGTACAAAAGTGCATTGATCTTCATGGTGGTGGAGAAGAATATTTCAACGAACTAGATGATTTAATTAAACATGATGAAGATTTTCTAATATCGTATCTAATACACATCTCGCAATCAAGTGTAAAAAATATCATTGTTTCCGGTGAAATTGGTTCCAGAATTGCAGAATTAAAAAAAGAACACCCATGGTTTTTAGAAGGATGTAATATAGAATATGTGAATGGTAGCTTAAGAAAAGGTGTACCAATTCAATATTCTAACTGGAAATTGGATTCTTATAAGAATCAGCCATTTATTTTCGTAGATGACAGCTATTATTCTGGTAAAACTTTAAGAATAGTAAGGGTATACATTGAAGAAGTACTTGGTGGTTATTTGCAAAACTCATATGTTTTCTATGACGGGTCAGAAGATAATCTTGACAATGTAGTAAGTCTTTATCGGTATTATGATCATTTTGATTATTAAAAATTCTAATTGGTGATTTTCTTCACCAACATTTCCAAAAAAAAATTTCAATTTTATATAGTTCGATTTCAGCCACTGGGCTGTTTATCTTATAAATTTCCCTTTTATTATCCTAGTAACTTACTAGGTTTATATACAGGTTACAATTAAAAAATTTATATATATTCAAAGGAGGTCTCTAAATTTGGAGAACAATACTAAAAAACAGAGATTATTTAATCTCCCAGAAACAAAAGGTAATTTTATGATCAAAGGTGTAGTTAAGGGAACTAAGAAAGATAACTTCTACACAGAAAAACAGACACGTACTGGTAAAGAAATGCGAATTGTAAACTTCGGTCTTGAATATGATGAGGGTCGAGATTTGTACATCGGATTTACAGGAATTGAGCAGGAGAAAGTTTATTTCTATAAAAAGCCAGAAGAAAAAGGTAAGAAAGGAACATCACAGCCGGTATCCTGGGCAAACAGATTTAAATTTGCGGAAGACCCAAAGAACGAAGGATTTAGACTTATTGGTAAAAATCTTGGACTTACTAAAGTAACCAATGAAAAAGGCGAACAGGTAAACGATAAAAAAGTACTTACCGACTATGATGCTTGTGCCGAGATTCGTAATAATCTTAAAGACGGAGAAAGCGTTTTTGTAAAAGGTAGCATTTCTTATCGCAGTAATCGCGATGATAAAGGTAACATCAAACGATACAAATCTATGGAACCATCTCAGATTTCTCTTTGTGCCCCATGTGAATTTGACAGTGAAAAATTTAAAGCTCAGAACAACTTCAACCAGGTAATTGTCTTTATGGGAATTGAAAAAGAAGTTGAAAACGACAAAGAAACTGGAAGATATATTATTTCAGGAAAGGTTGTAACTTATTCAAACATTGAAGATGTTGAATTTATCCTCGACCCTGTTGATGAAAAGCAGAAAAAACTTGCAATGACGTTTAGGAAGAAAGTGAAACCATACTGGGCACTTAAAGTATCAGGTCATGTACAGGCTTCTGTTCAGGTAGAAGAAGTTGTTGAAGATGATGGTTGGGGAGAAGAGGACGAAATTGAAAAGGTTCCTACTCCTGTTAAGCGTGAATATATTGTGACTGGTGCCGATCCGACTACTATTGAAAAAGACCTGTATTCTAAGGATGCTATCGAAGAAGCAATGCAGAAGATTAGAAATGCTAATAAAGCTGAGGAAAGTTATGGTAGCGATTCTGACGATAGCGGATGGGGAGATAGTAGCCTCGGAGAAGCTGACGAAGAGGATGAAGAGTGGTAAGAGTTGATGTAAATGAGTGATTTTCAGAATAGAGTTGGCGAGGTGTCATATACAAAAAATGGCACCAAAGCCACGATTATTGAATATGTGAATACTCATAAAATTTTAGTGGAATTTGATGATAAGTATAAGTATCGGTATTGGACAAGTTATGGAAATTTTCAAAGAGGTCAACTTACCAATCCATATGAGTGTAGAAGTAAAGATGGACTTGGCTTTATAGGTATAGGTGATTACAGCTCTAAAGACCATAAAGTCGCTTATGCAAAATGGAGGGCTATGTTGCAAAGGTGCACAAATCCGATGGCAGATAAAAGCACTGAATCATACGTTGAATGCGAAGTCTGTAATGAATGGATGAACTTTCAAAATTTTGCAAAATGGTATTGCGAGAATGAATATTCTTGCAATAATGAACCGCTATGCGTTGATAAAGATATTTTGATTCATGGAAATAAAATATACTCATCAGACACATGCATATTAGTTCCGCAACGAATAAATTTGTTGTTTATCAAAGAATACGCAAGACGCGGAGATCTGCCTATTGGAGTTCAAAAGCATACAAGCGATGGAAAATATGCATCAGTTTTATCTACATCAACCGGAGTTAAGTATTTAGGTCTTTTTACTGATTCAAATCTTGCATTTGCAACTTACAAAAAAGAAAAAGAAAAATATATTAAAGAAGTTGCAGATTCTTATAAGAATATAATTCCACAAAAAGTTTATGAAGCAATTGTAAATTACAGAATTGAAATTACAGATTAAGGAGCATATATTAAATGGCAAAAGGTAGAAAAGCAAAACAGGCAAAAACAAAACTTAACATGATTATCTATGGAGATACTTTCACAGGCAAAACAACATTAGCATCACAGATTGCCTATTATAAGCGTGAAGATGGTACTCCATTCAGAGTATTATACATTGATGCAGAATCTGGTGGACTTGATAGTTATTTAGATGATATGGAAGCAGCAGGAATTAACCTTGATAATATTTATATCTTATATACTCAGTCACTTACAGAAGTAAGACAGTATATTGCAAAAGTAAAAAATAACGAAGATATTTACGAACTTGATGATGATGGAGTTGAAACAGATGAAGTTGTAAAAGATGCATACGGTGAACCTTTTAGGGCGGATGCAATTATTGTAGATGGTGCAACAATCTTAAACTTAACAACACAATCTGGGCTGGTAGAATTTTCTAAGAAACGTAACAAAGTAAAAGCTGATAAAGCTGGGCTATTAGGGGATGAACGACTTGTTAAGATTGAAGGCGCTTCATTAGAGATAAAAGACTGGAACACTATTAAATTTAAAGGACAGGATCTTATTCTTGATTTAATGTCTTCTGGAGTTAATTGCATCACAACTTGCCGAGAAGCTGATGAAAAAATCAGTGTAAAAACAGAGGATGGACAGTTTCAGTCTGTTGCAACAGGTAAAAAAATCCCAGATGGGTTTAAAGGACTTGATTATAATACAAACACTGTATTAAGAACATTCTTTGATGAAGAGACTGGACAGATTTGTGCAAAGGTTGAAAAAGACCGTACTCATGTACATAAAAAAGGTGAAATTATTGAGGACCCATCATTACTTGATTGGCAGGTTGCACTTGAAAGGACTAAAGATAAAGAAGACTTTGTACTAAAAAATGATCTTGTAAAGGCAGTCGAAGTTGAGCAGGATCTATATGCTAAGGAAGTTCTTGGAAAGGTTGGTGATCCTGTCACAGAGAATATAACAACATCCGACACATCCACTTCCACATCACCAACACCAGATGATCTTCGTAAAGAAATCGTATCTATTAAAAATTCTCTTTCTCCAGTCGCAAAAAAATCCCTTAAAGAAAAACTTGAAGCAAAAGGTTTACCAACTGCATACAAGAATGTAAATGATATTTCTGTTTTACAGGAAGTTATTGAAACAATGAAAAATTGATTGGATAAATTATGGCACGAGCAAAGAATGATAATTTAGTTAATGAATTTGATAGAGTTTGTCATTGTTGCCAACGCCACATTCATTTTGAAAGAAATAAATCTGTGGAAAATGTAGTATTCTTTGATGGACTTTTCTATCACGAAAAGTGCTTTAAAGAGTCTGCAGGATTCCACAGAAAATGTGGTGGCTGCTCAAAAGATATTATTATTGAGGATGCAGATCAGGAAGATATTCTTGTATTTAAAAATAAATATTGGCATGAAGATTGTTTTAAAAAAAAATATTCAGATAAACCAATATTTATGGAAAATATTCCAGAGTACAAAGAAGATGCGTATGTAAAGATTGTAGGTGTTTTTAATGGAAGAAAAAAGGATATTACAAAGTTAAATGAATATAAGATGGCAGCCGTTAAAGAGGTAGATAGAATCTTTGACGAAAAGCTTGTTAATGATTATATACGAAAACAATATGATATTCATACAGTTCCATGGGATTCTATAGCAGCACTATATGATGGTAGATATGGTGTCAAAATTCCACCAGAGCACTTATATGATATGTTTGTGCGTAAACAATCTTATCTGGATAAAATTAATGCACAGAATATTGCTAAAGGTAAGGAGATAACAGGTGTATCAAGAGTTAAATATGATTTAAAAGTCTTATATAACAAATATGATTCTTATCTGAAGTTCCTTGAGAAACAGAAAATCTTAGAGGCAGAAGCTCAATCAGATAAAACTGATGAAAAATTAATATTAACAACTGCTCCACAGCCAAAAACAATTGAAACAAATAATAATAGTGATGACTCCTTGGACGATTTACTAAATGATATTTTTGGATAAGGAGTGGCAGATGGAAGAAATTAATAATGTATGCAATGTACAATCTGAGATTATGTTCGTTGGAGCATTGTATAAATCTCCGGACCTGTATGTTACATATGGTAATTTTATGAGACCTAAATATGACTTTTCTGATGAAGTGGTCTATTTCTTTTATAAATGTCTTGAAATTTACTATCTTAAATTTTCCCAAACAGTTGATGAAACAAAACTAAATGTATTTATGTCACAGGATGCCGAGCGAATGAGTAATTATAAGAAATATCATGGTTGGAAGACAATTAGTGAATTTATGCGTTTGGCAGATCCGAATGACACTAAGAATTATTTTGATACAGTAAAGAAATATTCACTTGTTAGGGAATACGGAAGAAACGGTTATCCTGTCGATAAGATTCTTGCTCATAAGAATTTTGATAAAATGACAGCCAACGATATTTACAGGGTTATAAGAGCTAAAGCTGATAAGATTCACACTGTAATCAATGCCGGTGAAGAAGCAGTAGAGCTTACAAAAGGTAATGCTGATCAGATTAAAAGGTATTTGAAGAAACCAAACTTTGGACTTCCGTATCCTTGGCCAATGTACAACGAATTCTTTCTTGGAATGCGAGAGGGTAAAACGCACTTTGAGGGCTTTATCTCAAATGGTGGTAAATCTCGAAAACTTATCGCATTAGCAGCTTATGTGACTTTGGTACAGCATGAAAACTTTCTTCTTATGTCTAATGAGATGGACGAAGATGACCTTAAAAACTGTATGATTGTTACTGTAATAAATAATAAAGAATATCAAGAATTGCATGGTATTAAGATCAAGAAGCCAGAACGTGAGATTGTTTTGGGTGCGTACAGAGATAGAAACGGTGAGATAATTCGTAGGCATATAGATGAGAATGGCATTTACACAGAGTCAGAAGAAGAGTACATAGAAAGAGTTGAACGTGATTCAGATGAGTATCACAAAATCGTTCAAGTAGGAGAATGGATTGATGAGAATACAAAAGGTAAGCTTTTGTACAAAGATGTCCAGGACGACTACTCCATGGAACGTATTGAGTTTGAATTACGTAAGGCGAAGCTTGTAAATGAAGTAACCTATTATGGTTATGATACATTAAAAAACTATCAAGTAGAAGATTGGGCGCAGTTAAAACAGATTGCAACTAAATTAAAAGAGATTACGAAAGAGCTTAAAATGTTTGGATTTGCAGTATTCCAATTATCTGACGATAGTAAGTTTACAGATGTTTTTCAATTGAGTTCGATGAATATTGCATCTAGTAAAGGTATTAAGCATGTTACTGATACGCTTACTCTTGGAAAGATGATTGAAAAGAGTGAGTACCACAAATATCAGATGATATGCGACACTCCTGGATGGGGTGATCCTACAATATCTGATTTGGATTTAGGTAAGCAATATTTTGCAATTAAAATTGATAAAAACAGAGCTGGAAGTAAGGACAAGATCATGTTATTCGAAATTAATCTTGATTACAATACTTGGATAAATATTGGACAGTTGATACAAAGACAAAAATAATTAGTGAGGTGATTGGCAGTGGATGCTAGAGAATTAAAGGAATATATATTAGAAAATAATTATGTGGAACAGATTCTTGATGCGATTCACTGCCATCATATTAAATTTCATGGAGATTATTGGACCTGCGGAAATCCAGACGGTGATAATACCGGTGCAATCGTAATATATAATACAGAAAATTTATCATGTACAAACTATACGAGACAAATGGTTGAAACTGACAGAGCTACTGATATTATTGATTTAGTTTGCTTTTGTGAAAAACTATCATTTCCTGAAGGACTGAAATTTATATGTCAAGAGGTTGGAATTTCTTATTATCATGACTTTGAATCAGATATACCTGAGAGTTTAAAGATATTGAAATTAGTTAATGAAATGTCTACAGAGCAAACTGATGAGAAAGAAGTTCCATTAAAACCAATACCTGTTGAAATACTTGACTACTATAAACCTTACGTGAATGACTTATTTTATGAAGATGGAATTAGTTATTCAACCCAGAAAGAATTTCAGATTGGCTATGATACCGAAACAAATAGAATAACAATACCAATATATTCAGAAATTGGCGATTTAGTCGGAGTGAAGGGTCGATTATTTCAAAAAGAGGTTGATGAATCTGAATGTAAATATTTGTATTTAGAGAAATGTGCAAAATCAAAAATTCTATTCGGATTGAATAAAACGCTTCCATATATAAAAAGGTTAGGAGTCGTATATGTTGTTGAATCAGAAAAAGGTGTAATGCAGCTATGGTCCTATGGATATAAAAATGCAGTATCTACAGGAGGAAAGAATATTTCAAGACATCAGTTAGATATGCTGATTAGACTTGGCGTTAAGATTGTATTTTGTTTTGATAAAGATGTTGTTTTGGATGATATACTGAGAATTTCGGATAGATTACCAGATGGCATTCCAGCGTATTATATGTTCGACAAAGACAATCAGTTAACAGGTGAGAAAGAATCTCCATCGGATAATAAAGATAGATGGGAATACTTATTGGGAAATAATGTATATCCGTTAACAGATAGGATGTGATTGGAAAGTTGAAGTTTAAGTTATATAAAAATTCGGAAAATAAATATAATGACTTAAAGAATATTCAGATTGATTTTCTGAAAAATAGAGATATTGAGAATCCAAAAGAGTATTTATCATTAGATCACTCTGCAGAGCTTGATTATGGATTACTTGATAATATCGGTGAAGCTGTTGAATTATTTTTAAGTCATTTTGATAATAACGATAAAATACAGATTCTTATAGACGAAGATGTAGATGGAAATTGTTGTGCAGCAATGAAGTATTCGTATATTAAAAGATTAAATAAGGATTATCCTGTTGGATATATCCTTCACAAGAGAACAAAAGCACATGGTCTTGAGGGATTAGATGATGATGTAATTGTTGATAAAGATACAAAATTGCTGATTGTTCCGGATGCAGGAACAAATGATGTAGAAGCATGTAAAACATTGAAAGATCGTGGAGTTGATGTTCTTATTTTAGATCATCACGAACAAGCAAAAGATAAAGAAGGAAACTTAATAGACAATCCATATGCATTAATCGTAAATAATCAGATGAGTGAGTTTTATACAAATAAAAGCTTATGTGGAGCTGGGATTGTATATAAATTCTTAAAAGCATTAGATGATTTTTTATGGTGTGAATATGCAGATGACTTTTTAGATTTGGTTGCTTTAGCAAATATTTCAGATGTAATGGATATGCGTTCACCTGAAACAAAATATCTCGTAGATGTTGGATTACACAATATAAGTAATAAATTCTTCCAAGCACTTATAAATACCCAGGAATATAGTATGGGTGGAGTGGTGAATATACATAATGTCCAATTTTATGTGACACCAATTTTAAACGGATGTACTCGCTTCGGTTCACCGGAAGAAAAAGAACTTATGTTTAAAGCTTTCATTGAACAGGATGCATGGTTTGAATATAAGAAACGTGCCACAAAAGATAAACCTGCAGAGGTTATCCAGGAAAGTATTTATGATAGAGCTGCACGACTTGCAAAGAATGCAAAAGCAAGACAGGATAAGAGCCGTGAAAAAAGTGTACCAATGATATTTGATCAGATTGGAGAAAATCCTAATGATAAAGTAATCATGTGTGATGTATCAGAACTTCTTGATGGTGGAATGACAGGAGTATGTGCAATCAAAGTAGCTGAGAAGTACAACAGACCGTGTTTATTATTAAAGAAACATTATGATTATAAAACAAATACCATTGTATTTGGTGGTAGTGGACGAAATATAAACCATAGTCCTATTGAAAGTTTCAGAGATCTTGTAGAGTCTAACAATCAATTCAATTTTGCCCAGGGGCACAAATCTGCATTCGGTATTGAAATCCCAGTTGATAACGTAGAAAAAGCTAAAGAAATATTCAATGATGAATTAAAAGATGAAGATTTCACTAAAGTCTATTTATGTGATTATATCATTCCAGAGTACGATGTAAATGAAAGCATCATTTATGAAATGACAAAATTTACAGACTTGATTGGACAAGGCATTGAAGAACCAATGATTGCTATTACAGATATTGAAGTAAATAGAGACGATATTACCATTCAGGGCAAGAATGAAGATTCTTATTGCTTTACAATTGGTGAGATTAAGTTTGTACAGTTTAAATGTAAAGATGATAATTCTGTTATGGATTGGCTCAAAAATTCATTTGATAATGTTGCAAAAATCAATATTGTTGGAAATCCATGCATTAGTGAGTATCAAGGAATTAAAACATTACAGTTTGTTATTGATGACGTAGATGTTTTAAGTACTTCTTTCGAAGATATAGAAGACAACGATGAAGACGAAAATGAAAGTTGGTGACTAGATGTACAGTTCGTTACATATGCACACTGCGCAAGGATCATTACTTGATTCTATTTTAAAAGTACCAGAAGCAGTAAAATTTGCAAAAGATAATGGAATGAAGGCAATGGCTATAACAGATCATGGTTCAATGTCAAATATTGTAAACTTTGTGAAAGAGTGCAAAAAGCAAGGAATAAAGCCAATAATCGGAAACGAGATATACGAAGTAGATGATATGACGTGGAAGGCTGATACAAAAGATTATAAGCAACCACGCTACCACATGGTGCTTCTTGCTAGGACTCAGCAAGGTTATAAAAATCTACTAAAGATAACATCGGTATCTAAAACAGAAGGCTTATATAAAAAGCCAAGAATTGATATGAAATATATCAAAGACAACAATCTTGGCAAAGGCATTATTTGCTTAACTGCTTGCCAAGCCGGTAGACTTAGCAGATATCTGACTGATGGAAGATATAAAGAGGCAGAACAATTTATCCAGGACATTAAGGATATTTTTGATTACGTTGTTTGTGAATTACAGTCACATACTACAGAAGCACAGGCAGAAGCAAATAAACTTATCTTTGATTTCGCCAATGAACATAATCTTCCATATACTATTACAACAGATGCGCATATGTTAAGTGATTCTCTAATTGACTCTCATGCAATGTTTGTAGAAATTGGTGAAGGACGTGAAGTTGGAGAAAGTTATATTGATTGTTACCTTCAGAAAGAATTAGAAATATATCAGAAATTATCTTATCAGTTCCCAAAAGCTGTAATTGATAAAGGTTTGCAAGAAAGTAATAATATTTCTTCTATTATTGAAGATATTGATATTGGGCTAAATAAAGGCAATATTATGCCGAAGGTCAAAATTGATGGTCCATATAAAAATCACGAAGAATATCTACGATATTTAGTTTTTAAAACATTCAAAGAAAAATTTGGTCATATGTCAAAAGAGGATCAAGATGAACGAAAAAAACGTCTTGAAACAGAGCTGCCAGTTTTATATGCAGTCGATTATACAGACTATTTTATTATGCTGTATATGCTTGCAAAAGAAGCAAGAAGACGAAAAATTCCTATAGGATATTCTCGTGGGTCTGGTGCCAATTGCTTATGTTTATTCATGCTTAACGTCACACAGATTGATAGTGTAAGATGGGGACTTGACTTTTCGCGATTTGCCAATCTTGGAAGAAAGTCTATGGCAGATTTTGATTGGGATATTTCAAAGCGTAGACGAAAAGAAATGGTTGAGATATCAGAAGAACTTTTTGGTAAAGAAAATGTTGCACCAATTTGTACATTCAATTCTTTAAGTACGAAAGTTGCGATTAGAGATATTGGAAAGGTTCTTGATGAAAAAGAAGACTCTCCATATTATAAACAAATCCCTTATAAATTAAGAGATGATGTTGCAAAAATGATTCCAACAATCAAAACACTCAATGATCTTGGAGAGGAAGAAGAAAAAGATGTTCTTCTAAAAGACATTCTAAGTAAAAATCCAAAGCTTGATGAGATATATAACAAATTCCCATTATGGTTCAAGTATGTAATGGATGTAGAAGGACTTCCGAAATCAATGGGAAGACATGCCGCAGGTACTTTAATTACACCAACTCCTGTAACAGATTATGCGCCACTTTGTTATGATAAAGAACGAAACATTATGATTGAGTTCGAGATGCATAATGCGATGGATGATCTTGGATTGATTAAAATGGATTACCTTGGACTTGAAACACTTGATATTATTGACGATACGTTAAATATGGCAGGAATTACATGGGAAGATGTAGATATCAACCATTTGAATCTTTCAGACAAAAATGTTTACGATCAAGTTTATAAACCAGGTCACACTGTTGGCATATTCCAGATGGAATCTGCAGAAGCAAGGAGAATGTGTATTGAAGCTAAAGCAGACAATGTAGAGGATATTATCGTAGTAAACGCTGCTAATAGACCTGGTACAAAAGATAGCTTTCCTATATACTGTCAAAATAAATTGCATCCGGAAAGTGCACAAACAATACATGAAGATTTAAAAACGCTATTTATAACAACTCAAGGAGTTTTACTTTACCAAGAAGAAGCTCTTCAACTGTTTAGATATGCAGGATTTCCAGAAGAAGACATAGACAATGCGAGGCGCGCAATAAGCAAAAAATTAAAAGATAAAATGGCTGGTCTCGAAAAAGACTTTAGATCTGGATTGAAAAAGAAAAATTGGACAGAAAATGAGTTATCTGAAATATGGCAGCTAATGCTAAAACAATCAGAGTATTGTTTTAATCGTGGTCATGCTGTGGCATATGGTTTGTTATCTTATCTTACGGCATATCTAAAGGTTCACTATACAGTTTATTTTATGGCTGCGCTTCTTACGTCAAAATCAGACAAAGTAGAAAAAATTAGTATTGTAATAAATGATTGCAAACGTCTTGGAATAAAAGTTTCTCCACCAAATGTAAATAAATCGAACAAATCATTTACTGCAATTGCAGAGAACAATGAAATTTTGTTTGGATTATTGGCAGTAAAAGGTCTTGGTGACAGTATTGTTGACAAAATTATACATTTTAGACCTTACAAGAATTTAAATGATTTCATCGAAAAAGTGCAGGACAAAACAGCGATTATCACCCTTATTAAAGCTGGCGGTATTCCAACTAAAAATAAGATGTCAACATTGAAAAAATATGCAGGTTCCACGTTTGTTAGAAAAGAATACAAACCTGTTACAACAACTCCATCTCCATATTCTAAATTAATTCCATTTGGATTAAACGTAGAAGATTATAGAGATGGCAAAAAAGTAAACAAAGAAAAACTTTTGAATGACTATAATAAAGTAAAAGAGAAAAAGTTTTTAGAAGAACAAAACATAAAATATAAAAAGCATATGGAAGATTTTCAAGAAAAATACGCTAAAGATGAATATCTATGGGAATTTGATACTTTATCAATGTTCTTAACTAATGATCCGTTAAAAGATGCTTATAAATATACTAAAATTGATTGGGACCTTGTAATGGATGGCGACAAAACAGTTTTGTTCTGTGTGATTGTTGATGTCAAAAGGAAAAAAGATAAAAATGGAAATCAGTTTGCATATCTTGATTTATATACTCCATATGGAATTATTGAAGCGACAATATGGTCTAGTCAGCTAAAAGAGTATTCTGACTATATAAAAAAAGGAAGCTGTCTTGCAATATTAGGAAGAAAAAGAGAAGAACATTTTTTTGTTGAAAAAATAAAAACATATAATATGTGGCTTGAGCAAATGCGTAAGAAAGGGGCAAAAGTATAATGAGTTATTCAGAACAATTTAGTAATGATGATCAGCAGTTTGAATTTACAGCCAGAATTTCATATGAGCGCTTCTACAGTGAAAATACATCTTGGGGAGTTTATTCATTTAATACAACTGATCAGCTTCCTAATTGTCAGAAGATAACTGCTCATAAAGATTTATTCGGAGACGAGCATGGTGATACTTTTGTCGGAACTTTAGCCGGACGAATGCAGCAACTGTGTGTTGGTTCAGAATATAATATTACTGCAACATATAAAGATGATAAAAAATATGGGGCACAATATGTACCAATCACAGTTTATGCATTGGCTCCGCAGACTGTGGAAGATTCTAAAGTTTTTCTTAAATCACTTATCCCTGAGAGTGTTGCAGATTCATTACTTGCTGCATATCCAAATGTTGTAAATGATGTAGCTGACGGTAAATTAGATACAATTGATTTTTCAAAAGTTAAAGGTGTTCGTGAAAAAACATGGAAGAAAATAAAAGACAAGATAATTGATAATTACCTTATTTCAGATATTATCACATTACTAAAACCGTTAGGTGTTACATTCACAATGATTAAAAACCTTCTTAGCAATGAACCAAACCCTGGATTATTAAAGCAGAAAATTGAAAATAATCCATACTACTTATGTTCTATGAAAGGGTTTGGTTTTAAGAAGGTAGATAAATTGGCACTTAAATTAAAACCTGAACTTCTTGAATCCAGAGAAAGATGTATTGCTTTTATTTCCTATTACCTTACTGAAATTGGTGAGAATGATGGACATACTTATTGTAGTGTAGATATTTTAAAAGCTGCAGTTGAAGATTCAGCTCCAGAGTGTATAGATGTATTTGATGGAGTTCTTGAAAATAATTCATTTTTACATCAGTATGAAGATAGAGTTGGACTTAAGCTATACTACAATCTTGAGATGAAGATCCTGTCTATCATTCAAGAAAGATTGAATAAACCGTCACCAGTGCCTATAGAAAACGATGAAATAGAGGCAGGAATCGTTAAAGCAGAACAAGAGCAAGGATTTTCTTATACCGATGAACAAAAGGCAATTATACGCTCTATACTAACGCAGAGTATTAGCTTCGTTACAGGAAAAGCCGGTACCGGTAAAAGTTCAATTTTACGTGGAATTATTCGTGCGTATTCTCTGGCAAATCATAATATTTCAGCCTGTGCATTATCAGCAATGGCAGCGCAACGTATTACAGAAGCTACAGATTATCCTGCAATGACGATTCATAGAACACTAGGATGTCATGGTCCAAATAAGTTTGATTATAATAAGGACTGCAAACTTATATCTCCAGTAGTATTAATGGATGAGGCATCTATGGTAAATGTGCAAATCTTCTTAGCATGGCTTGAAGCTATAGATGATAATACAAAAATCATAATCTGTGGAGACTATAAACAGTTACCGCCAATTGGATTTGGAAATATATTCTCTGATCTGATTCATTGTCTACCAAAAGAAAACATCAACGAACTTACAAAAGTTATGCGTCAAGCAGAAAAATCTGGAATTCTTACCGATGCAAATCTCATTCGAGATAATAAAAATCCCATTACAGAAGTTCTTACGTCAAAAAAATTGGTTCATGGTGAATTGCAGGATATGTATTACATGTTCAGAGATACAAGAGACTCACTTCACCAGCTTGCATTAAAAATGTTCTTTTCAGCGGTCGAATCAGATGGTGTTGACAATGTTGGCATCGCTGTACCTCGTAGAGAAGGATGCTTAAACAGTGCATACGAATTAAATAGGGATATTGTAGAAGTGCTTCTTAAAGATGAAAGGAAGTCAATCTCATTTGGAGAGAAAGAATTTAAACTTGGATGTAAAGTTGTACAGACTGTAAATGATTATGATCGAAATGTCTTTAATGGTGAGATTGGTTATATCACATTTATCGGAGAAGATATGAGTGGTAAAAAGCCAGTGACTTATTGCGAAGTTACCTATCAGTCGTTTGGTCCCAAAGTAGAAAAAGACGTTGGATTAGTTTTTGATGAAGATAACAATATAATTTATGAAAAACAAGATAAAGTGATCAGGTACGAAGGAAGTGAACTTGCAGATTTAGATATGGCTTATGCTTTAACAACTCATAAAATGCAAGGATCTTCCAGGAAAACAGTTATTTGTGTAATTGATAATACCCATTATAAATTATTGGACAACTGTATGTTATATACAATGCTTACAAGAGCAAAGAAAAGATGTTTATTATGTGCTGAACCACAGGCATTCTACAAATGTCTAAATACAAGTAATAATGCAAGAAATACGTGGTTAAGCACAATTAAAAGAAAGGGGAAATAATATGATAGAACTTATTAATGATATTTCTCAGATTATGAAGAAGTATGGTAGAGAATATAAAATCAAAATTGATCCAATAACTGTTAAGGTTTATATCACTATTTCAGAACTTTTAGGGTTATATCCATTAAAGGGAGAGTATATAAAAATTGTTTATGATGGACTGATTGAAAATTGTTACATCGATCTTAAGCAATTAAATAAAATTAAAAAGTTTATAAAGAAAAATGAATATGAATATATTGGTTTATTTTTTGAAGACATCGAACCTGCAATTGAGGTTATGAAATATTTTAATAAAAATACAAAATCAATTAGTGAACTTCTTCATACATCAATCGACTTACAAGAGGGTGGTGATTAATTAAATGTACATCAAAGATAACACTCTTGTAGATGATGATAATGTTGTACATAGAATCGGTGACTGTTGCGTTTTTATTATGGATGATAACTATAAAAGCAATATTATAGGATGTATTGCAGATATCGGTTTTTGTAATAACTGTATTTCGGTTGAAGAAGTAAATAGCAGTGGACAGTTAACATTACTGTTCACTGAACATATAAAAGTAATCGGAAGATTGGAGGATTAATTTATTGGAAGAAGTAATTGAAATTCTAAAACTCATTCAGAACACATCGAGTCTGAATGAAAAGCAGCGTATCCTTAGAGAAAACAAGGATAATGAGCTTCTTAAAAAGTGTCTGGTGTTCTTACTGGACGGTAATACTGTAACAGGAATCAGCACAAAAAAGATCGATAAAATGACCATTTCAAAAGCTGCAAATTATGCAACATTTGAGCCAAAAAACTTCTCAGAAGTTATTGATTACCTAAAAACTCATAATACAGGTACTGATGTAGATGTCGCTACTGTCAGAAAGTTTATTTGCAATAATTCTAAATCTGAAGCTGAATGTCAGTTTTATGAAGAAATGGTAACAAAGAAGTTTAGATTAGGTGCAGACTCCAAGCTTATCAATAAAGCTATTCCAGGACTGATTGAAGAATTTAATGTACAGCTTGGTACTTCAATTGAAAAAGTTAAGCTGAAAGGTAATGAGCTGATTTATATTAGCCGCAAACTAAATGGACTCAGATGTGCATACATTGGAACTGAGTGCAGAACTAGACAGAATAAGAAAATTAATGGTGTCGATCATATTATTAAAGATCTACAAGCAATGGGCTATGACAATATGTTTGTAGACGGTGAACTTCTCTATAAAAATAAAGAAGGATTATCCGATTCTGAAGCATTTCAAAAAGGTACAGGAATCGCAAATAGCAAATCTGGTGACAAATCTCAATTAAAATTCGTTGTATTCGATATGTTCCCCCTTAAAGAATTTTGGTCTGGAAAATCTAAAGAACCATACTCCATTAGAAGCAAAGATTTAGATGAATTGGAAGAAAAACTTAAATTCCATCCAACAGACAATATTGAAGTTGTTCCGAGAGTATATCATGGTTACGACCACAGTAAAATTTGGGAATGGCTTCAGTACGCAGAAGATAATGATTGGGAAGGATGTTGCATTAATCTTGACAAGCCATATGAGTGCAAACGAACCAAAAGTCTTATTAAAGTAAAACAGTTCTATGATGCGACTTTAAGAGTTATTGGATACGAAGAAGGGTCTGGCAAGAACAAAGGAGCACTTGGATCGTTAATCGTTAAATATAAAGATGGAAAATCTGGTGTTGGATATGGATATTCAGATCAAATGAGAAAAGATCTCTGGGAAAAACGAGATGAGCTTATTGGCAAACTCATTGATATTAAATATAAGGAAGAAACAAAAGATAAAAATACTGGACTTCCAAGTTTACAGTTTGCAGGATTTATTTGCTTCAGAGAAGATTATGATAAGGTATTAGCAGATGATGAAGCTGGACTTATTTAAGAGGTAGTAACATGGAAAAACTAACAGTATATCTCGCCGGTGCATGTAGAGGAATGCATGACGGTGGAAAAGAATGGAGATTAAAAGCTGAGAATATTTTTAAAAATATTTCAGAAGCTAAAGATGTAACTATTAAAGTAATCAATCCAACACGTTATTTTGATCGTGATGGTGGCAATGCAATCACTAATAAACAAGTAAAACAATTCTATTTATCACGTATTCGAAAATGTGATTTAATCCTTGTAAATTTGGAACATACAAACACTTCTATTGGAACAGCTCAAGAACTGCAATTCGCAGTAGATAACCACATTCCCATTATTGGATTCAACGATTATGACAGTTATGAATGGCTGCCAGAAGATTGTGATGTGATTTTCAAAGGTATTAATGAAGCGATTGATTATATTAATGATTTTTATTTAGAGTAAAGGAGTGACAAAATGACTGTACAAGAATGGTTAGGAAAAGACAATAAACTGGGACAGGATATCTGGGAGAGAAAGTATCAGTTTAATGGAGAAACATTTGATCAGTGGCTTGATAGAGTTTCTGGTTGGAATGAGGAAGTAAAACAGTTAATTAAGGATAAGAAATTTCTCTTTGGTGGGAGAATCCTTGCTAACAGAGGTGTAAACAAAGATATTGATGTCAGTAACGATAAGTATGTAAAAACCACACTTAGCAACTGTTATGTTATTACACCTCCAGAGGATAACATTGAATCTATTTTTGATTGTGCAAAGAAACTTGCACGTACATATTCTTATGGTGGTGGATGTGGAATCGATATTAGCAAGTTAGCACCTAGAGGGTCTGTAGTAAGAAACTCTGCAAAAACCACAACAGGCTCAGTTAGTTTTATGGATTTATACTCTTTGATCACTGGATTAATTTGTCAACAGGGACGTAGAGGAGCATTAATGATTAGCTTGTCCTGCGAACATCCAGATCTTGAGGAATTTATTGGAATTAAATCAGATCTTGATAAAGTAACAAAAGCTAATATCTCTGTTCGTATTACAGACAAATTTATGGCCGCAGTAAAAAATAAACAGCCATTTACACTTAACTTTACTAGAGCTGAGACAGGTGAAACTATTACTAAAACAATTGATGCATATGAAATGTTCCACAAATTATGTGAAATGAACTGGGATTATGCAGAGCCTGGAATGCTTTTCTGGGACAGAATCGAAAACTGGAATTTACTTAGTTGTGACAATAATTTTCATTATGCCGGAACTAATCCTTGTGCTTGGGTTCTTGGGCGCAAGTAAAACATTCCGTAAAATCGGTGAACCCTAAGTCTTAGGATATGGGAATACCGAGATCCTACTACAACATAGGGGATTGTAACGCATAGATGGTGAGCGTTATGTTAGCAATAATCCATCCACGAGTACGGATCAGTAGGGGATAATCAGAGGAGGTAATAAATCTGATTATTTATAAAGCAACAAATTTAATTAACAACAAAATATATATTGGACAAACTACTAATTCCTTAGAATATAGAAAAAATCAACATATTAGAGAAGCAAAGTGCGAAAAAAGAAAATCTGTTTATTTTCACAACGCTATAAACAAATATGGAGAAAATAACTTTACTTTTGAAGAAATAGATTCCGCAGATAATATTGAAGAATTGAATGAAAAAGAAAGATACTGGATTAAATATTACAACTCCAATTACAAAGTATTTGGATACAATCTTGATTCTGGAGGATGTAATGGCGGAAAAAAATCTGAAGAGACCAAAAGAAAAATAAGTGAGACTACTAAGATAAAATGGCTAAATCCTGAAACATCAAAGAAAATGTTGGCTGGATTACGAAAAGGAAATGAAACACAAAAGAGTAAACCTAAAAAAACAAAAGTACTTACTTGCGCATATTGTGGAAAAGAAATTGTTTTGAGCACATGGGAAACTAACAGAAGAATTTATTGTAGTGATCAATGTGCTACAAATGCTAAAACTTGGCAAAAAGGTGTAGATATTGCAGCGAAGAAAAATCATGAAAATAATATTATTCATAAAAAAGAAATAAAAAAAGATATAGAAAAATGGGTATTACAAAATAAAAATTTAGTATTAAATTGTCCAAAAAATAAAATAAGAGCAACATTATCAAGTTTAATCAATATAATTAACAAAAAATATGAAATAAAGGATTTTAGAAGTTTATTTACTTGTTTTGACAACGTACATAATATGAAATCATTTTTAATAGAATTACAAAATATTATCCCCGAAGAAAATGTATGCTAAGCTGGTCTGAATTGACAGACGTATTCCGTAATGTTTTACTTGCGCTTTATGGATATGGGAGAAATCCCCAGAACTATAGGATAAAAAGCCTATAGGGTAATAAAACAGGAAGAACCACTTCCAGCAGGTGGGAGCTGCCTTCTCGGAAGTATTAATTTAGCTGAGTTTGCAACTTCACATGGATTTAATTTTGATGATTTTAGAAAAACAGTACATATTGCAACAATCGGATTAAACGAAGTCCTTGACGAGGGATTACCATTACATCCATTACAGGAACAGAGAGATTCTGTAAGAGATTGGAGACAGATTGGACTTGGAATTTTTGGTCTTGCAGATTTACTTATTAAGATGGGTATTAAATATGGAAGTCCTGAAGCTATTGATTTATGTGATATGATCGGTCATGCAATGGCTGATGAAGCACTTAAAACATCTGCTTTATTAGCAAAAGAGTATGGTCCATATCCAAAATATAATCCGGAAGCAGTTGAGCAATCTGCTTATTATTCAAAAAATGCTCTTGGTGAAACAAAACAGCTTGTAAAAGAGTATGGTCTTAGAAATTCTCAACTTCTTACAATTGCTCCAACCGGAACACTTTCTACAATGCTTAGAGTATCTGGTGGAATCGAACCAATTTTCGCAAACTATTATACAAGAAAAACAGAATCTCTTAAAGGACATGATGAGTATTACAAAGTGTATACCCCAATCGTAAAAGATTATATGGAAAAAAATAATCTAAAAGACGATTCTGAATTACCAGATTATTTTGTAACTGCACAGACACTTGATTATAAGAATCGTATCTATATGCAGAGTATTTGGCAGACACATATTGATGCATCAATTAGTTCTACGGTAAATGTACCAAATAATTTTACAGTAGAACAGGTTGAAGGATTATATATGACAGCCTGGGAAGCAGGACTTAAAGGTGTCACAATTTTCCGTGATGGATGTAAACGTGCAGGAATTCTTACAACGTCAGATAGTAAAAAAGATGATGAAACATCTGAAAAGCCTAAAACAACTCTTGGCAGAGGAATGATCATTAAAGCTGATGACAACTGTGTTGGTAAGAAACGTACATTACAGACTGGATGTGGAACATTGCATTGCGAAGCATTCTTTGATCCAGATACTGGAGAACTTCTTGAAACATATTTAAGTAAGGGATCTTCGGGCGGCTGCAACCAGTTTATGATCGGGCTTTCCAGAATGATTTCTCTTGCAGCAAGAGGTGGAATTGATATTTATTCAATCATTGATCAGCTTAAGTCAAGTGGAACATGTCCGTCATATGCAGTAAGAACAGCAACAAAACACGATACATCAAAAGGATCTTGTTGTCCTGTTGCTATCGGAAATGCTCTTATTGATATGTACAAAGAAATGCAGGATGAAATTTCTGATGATTCAGAAGAGATAATTGATACACCAAAACAGCCCAAAAAGAAAATCATTGTTGATAAATCAAAAACAGCAAAATGTCCTCAATGCGGTGGAAATTTAGTTTTTGAAGGTGGTTGCAATACATGTAAAGATTGTGGTTGGAGTAAGTGTGATTAAGTAAATAATTATGGGAGTCTTAACCGGCTCCCCCTTATATGGAGGAAATCAAGATGAATATTAATGACATTCACGAAAAATATATTATTCATAACAAGATGGATTTTAATAAGCTTCGAAATAATGGCTTTAAAATTTATGGTGACCACGCATATTTTAACAAATTTGTATATAAAGACATTGATAGGTTAACAGTTGACATTGATTTGTCAGATAATACATATACACTCACAGTTACAGATATGGACCATGATGAGATATATTTTCCTATTTACAACTGGGATTGTGGTAAAAATTATGAACTTGAAGAGGTTATCGAGAATGTCATTGCTACACTTGATTCCCTCTGCACTCAAAAAATCCTATGGAATATAGAAAAGAAAAGGAAGAAAAAACATGTACAGCACAATAAATAAAGGTGACATGGTTTATTATGCCAGGATTCAGAAAAAGAATGGTACTTATGATCTGTGCGAATTAAAAGTTCGAACAGTTGGAGAAGATTACTTTTGCGGAGTTGATAAAAAAGATAAACGTGCATACTTATTTGGATATAACGCTCTTGGCGATTATGTATTCCAAACTCGTAAAGAAGCATTAGATACGCTTCACGCTGCAGAGAAAAATAAGGTAGAAGTAAGTGAAGAAACTTACTACGAAGAATATTGAGGTGAATGCCTATGAGTTATTTAACACAGCATTTTAAAGGTAAATACAGAATTGTACCTGAGTTATCACCGGAAAGCCATGATGTACCAAGAGAAGAAGATGGAACAGTTGATAAAAGTTATGATGACCTATATATTAAATGCCAATTCGGTAATAAAATTTATTATTATGGTCGAGGTACTTTTGTAGCTTACATCCCAAGCATTATTCGTGGGAAAAATATTTTAAAGAAACTTGATGAAACAAATATTCCATATTCAGATCCACACATTTATGATAGTGAAGTAGAGTTCAAATTTAAAACTGCCGATATGAATGCAGTTGCAAATCTATTAAAAGCATCATCATTTGGTGCTGATATCACGCCTTATAGTCTAAAAAATTTCCCAAAAGCAAATGTTACAATACCAACGGATAAAATGGATGAATATAAGAAAATAATCGCTGCTATTCAGAAAGAAGACTTATTAACTTTCTCAAGATTTACACAGTCATTTTTATATGATGTTCTTGCAAAAAAGCTTGGTCGTAGAAATAAACCATTTGATTATAAAACTGATATGAAAAAGTTAATGATGGCGCGTCAGACTAAAGAGTATATCTACACGAAAAATATGTGGGATGAATATTTGAAATATTTAGAAGAAAAAATTGAGAAATTTTACAAGGAGAAATAATTATGAGAGAAGTTAAAACAGATACTGTAAATTTTAGTCTTAATCTTGCTGATTGCAGTCCAGCAGTGACAAATGTTGTTATGCAAACACTTCAGAATACATTCGATAGTCTGCGGAAAGTAATTGAAACAGATAAAGAAGAACAAAAGAAGAAAGAGACTAAGAATCACTGGAAACCGATTACTAGTGAAAAATATTTTTTTACTTATAGTAATGGAGATGTCGATTCTGTTATTTGGACTGAAAATAAAGCAGATAAAGGACGCTATGGTCTTCGAAATGTTTTTAGAACCAAAGAAGACGCAGAATTTGAGGTAGAGCGTAGAAAAATCATGGCAGAACTTCAGAACTATGCAGATAAACACAATGGAGAAATCGCCCATCCATCGTACGCATTCTGGCTTGCACTTGATGAAGACGACATGTCAATTACTGTTGAGAACGATTCATTTCTTCCACCGGTAGGTACTGTACTGTTCTCTAATGGAGATATAGCTTACGATGCGATTGAAACTATTGGTGAAGACAGAATTCTTAAATATATGTTTAGAGTTAATCCAAATAAAGAATTGCATTGCAACGGTGATTGTGAATGTTGCGATGAATATGATCCATGGGACGAGGAGGATGAAGATTAATGAAGAGGGTAGCAAAATTTGAGAAAGTAAGCTATAAGCAGTTTGAAAAAGATTATTTAGATACATTTGGACTTGCAGGTGATGATACATCTAAGAGACTCAGACAAGAAATTGAAAGTATGTATTATGGATTAGAGTTACCTACAAGAGCTACAAAGTTTAGCGCAGGATTTGATATTAGAACTCCATTTTCATTTACACTAAAGCCAGGAGAAGTAATTAAAATTCCAACAGGTATTAAATGTCGTATGAATACAGATTATGTTCTTATGATTTACCCAAGAAGTGGACTTGGATTTAAATATCAGTGCAATCTAGTAAATGGAACAGGAATTATAGACTGCGATTTTATTAACTCTGACAACGAAGGTCACATTTTTATTAAACTTGTAAATCGTGGAGATAAAGAGTTTTCAGTAACAAGTAATGCAGCTATCGCCCAGGGAATTTTCTTAGAATATGGAATTACAGAAGACGATCATGTAGAAGCAACTCGTAACGGTGGGTTTGGATCAACTGATAGGAAATAAGAGGTAAATATGGATACATTTTATTATTGCGCATTAGATGAAAATTCTAAAACATGTCCAAAACAGAACATTTGCAAAAGGTACACTCATAAAAAGGGTGTACCTGCTTCAGAAGATGCAAGTGCAAAATTGTATAATATCTGCAATGATAAATATGGATATAAATTGTTTTTAGAAGATGAAGATATAAAGGAAGATGAGAAAAATGACAATAACAAAGAAATTTAGAATGAATACGCCAAGTGATGCAGAATTTATTGCGAAAAAATTATGTAAATATGATTATGATATTGATGCGGTCATTGGAAGATACGTAATTGATGCTAAATCACTTTTAGGGTTGCTTTCTTTAACACCTCCTAAAATTATTGATATCAGCATTCATACAGACAATGTAAAAATTGCAGAGGAAATTTTTAATAATATTTCAGAATTAAAGGAGACCGAATAATGGAATATGAATATGGACTGATGACAAAAGCCGATAAATATCTCGTAGAATCTATCTATAATATCCTTCAAAATGGTATTAAAGATGAAAATCCTAGACCAAAATATGAGGATGGAACACCTGCACATACCTATTTTGTGACACATCAAATGCGTCAATATGACCTCTCAAAAGGTGAATTTCCAATCTGTACTTTACGTCCAATTGCATGGAAAAGTGCAATCAAAGAGATGTTTTGGATCTTCCAAAAAGAGTCAAATAACCTCAAGCTTTTGAATGAAATGGGCGTGTCGTATTGGAATTTATGGGATATTGGAGACGGTACAAATGGATATAGATATGGTCATACAGTACACCGTTATGACCTGTTTAAAAAGCGTGTTTTAGATGATATCAAGAACAATCCATATGGACGTTATCATATTTGTAATCTCTGGCAAGAAGAGGAATTTAAAGATGAACCAAACGGATTAAAACCATGTGCTTATGAGACCATCTGGACAGTACGTGGAGAGTATTTAGACCTATTTTTGAATCAGAGATCAGGTGACTTATTAGCTGCAAGCGGTGGAGGTGGAATTAATGAAGTACAGTACGCTGCACTGCTCATGATGGTAGCTAGACACGCTGGATATAAACCTGGAAAATTTACTCATTTCGTGGCAAACGAACAGGTATACGACCTCCATATTGACCAGGCAAAAGAGTTAATTCATCGTGCAAATGAGAGACATTTAGTCACTTTTGAAGCGTTAAAAAATGGCGAAATTGATAAAAATTTGATGCCAAAATTGGTATTAAATCCAGAAAAAAATAACTTTTACGACATGACAATTGACGACTTTTCTATGGGAAATTACAAGCCAATGAAGCCACAATTGACACTACCGTTGGGTATTTAAGGAGAGAAAATTTATGTTATCAGCAATCGTTTGTATGGATAATTTTGGTGGAATCGGCAAAGATGGTGACTTACTTTATAAGATTCCAGAAGATATGAAAAGATTTAAAGAATTAACAATGGGACATTCTGTTATCATGGGAAGAAAGACATGGAACAGTATTGGTAACAAGCCACTTAAAAGTAGGAACAATATTATCCTTTCTACGACACTTAATTATGCAGTAGAGCCAATCAATATCAATGAAAATAATGGATATGTTACAGATGTTAATGTGCTAAAAAAAATGACAAAAGAAGAAATAAAATTTATAGCCGAAATTCCGCTTAAATATTTTGCAATCGGTGGAGAAAGTATCTATAAAATGTTCTTACCTTATTGCGAAAAAGTTTATGCAACAATCGTTAATTTAGGCGATAGATGTATCTCTACAGCAGATGTATTTTTTCCAATTGAGTACCTTCTAAACAATTTTGATGAAATTGAATCTATAGATAATACATACGGTAATTTATCATATAGTTTCAAAACATTTGTTAGAAAAGACAATTGCAAAACTGTATCCCACGCTTATTCTGATCCAGTTTCTGGACATAATGCAGTAGATAATCCGTCTCATTATTGCGGAACAAAATACCAGGTAATTAATTTTATAGAAGACTGGGGACTTGGTTATTGCCTTGGTAATGTAGTTAAATATATCTGCAGAGCCGGTAAGAAATATGTTGGTGACAAGCAAAAAGAACTTCAGGATTTAAAAAAAGCTAAATGGTATCTTGAAAGAAGATTAGAAGAGCATAAAAATGGTGTTGAGCTTGATTCTGATGATCTGAAAATGAATATATCTATAGACGATTTTGTAGAAGATCAAAAGCTCAATTATATTCGTAAAAAAATTATAAAAAATGTTACTGATTGCGTTTATGAAGAAATTGACACTAAGTTTTATGCCGCCTTAGAGTTGCTTGATACAGAAATTAACAGGATGGAGGATGAGACTGCATGATTACACTTAGTATTGGTACATTTATTTGTATTGTAGGCTGCACATTTGTGGTTGGTGGAGTAGTTGGACTTATTCTTACAGCTTGTCTTACTGCCGGAAGAAATAAAGATGATGATGATATTGATCAATATCCGTAATATATTAAGCAAAATAAGTAAAATATTGCGAAATTGGGACTCGAACTATTGCAAGAAATATATAAATTTCGTATAATGACTTCAAGGTCAGAAGTACTATGTTCGAGGGCAATAAACTTTAGCGTAAAATGGGGCAAATTTTTTAGCCTGAAACATCAAACAAAATAGTTTACTTACAAGGAACTTATAAGAACAAGAACATAGAAAATGACCTTTGATATTTTTATCCGAGGTCATTTTTTTGTGCAATTTGACGAAAAGTTCAAAAAACAGCCAAAAATAGCTCAAAATCGCGATTTTTCCAAAAATCGACTTTCTAGAAGTCAATAAAAATAAGGGATTTAAGTGGGTCATTTTCCCGATAAAATTGTGATTTTATTGTAGTCAAGTTAACATGCACAAAAGAGGAAAATCTTGCGTCAGAGCAAATTTTGACCGGAATAAAAGAATAAAATTTTTGCCTCAAAAAAGGCTAAAAGCAATTGCCCTTCGACATAGTATTTTTAACCTCGTTTTTAGGAAACGTTTTTAGGAAAATCCGCAAACCATTGATTTTACTGGGTTTGCGAGTACTTTATTTTTCCTAAAAACGAAATGCTAAAAATGAAAATAACCCTAAAAATGCGTTTTTAGGAAAAAATCATTCGTTTTTAGCAAAAAAATAGCCGTTTTTATGAAAAACCATTTCAAAAATAGGGGGTAAAATAATGCGGAATAAAAATTCAAAAGTAGCTGCAACAAAATTATATTTATGCAAATGTGATGGCGTATGCATAACCTACAGCAAGATTCAATATGCCTATGCAATGAAACTAGAAAAAGATCAAAGCATAATCAGTATACGAGTAAATGTAGATCTTGATGGATATAAGGATAGTAAGTATCCAGAAAGAACTTACACATCAGACTTTGTATGCGTAAAAGATACAGGTGACCTAATGGTCCGAGAATGTATAGAAAGAAAATTATTGCAAAAACCAATGACAATTAGATTACTAGACGGTTCCAGAGATTACTGGAAGACGCATGGTGTGTCAGATTGGGGGATTGTTATTGATGAAGAATAAATTGTATAAATACAAAGATACAATAGTAAGAGTCTTAAACGAATCTGGTCAATCAGTTTTTATTATTGATTGTTTAAAACCAAAAATGCCATATACAGTGCATAAAATGGATTTTAAGGACGCTATTTTGTGTGATGAGGATTTACTCATGCAAGAGACAAATGAGCCTGTATTCGACATATTAGAAGCTTCGGAGCATAATAAAAAGATAGCATACGATCGGTACAACATGATTGCTCCATTACTTTCCTTTATGGACGATAAATATAAACGAACATTATTGTTTAATCAAGTATGTCAGGAAAGAAATATAAGCAAACAGTCTCTTAGAAATTACTTTTACAAGTATCTTATTTACCAAAATATTTGTGTACTTGCACCTAAGAGTAACATTACAGAAAAATCACTTACACAAGATGAAAAAAATATGAGATGGGCTTTAAATAAATATTTTTATAGTACAAACAGATATAGTTTAAAGTCTTCTTACTTATTTATGCTGAAAGAAAAATATTGCGATATAAATGGCAAGCTACAATCAAATATTCCATCTTTTTATCAGTTCCGCTATTTCTATAGGAAAACAAAAAATATGCAAACTTTTTACATCACAAGGGATGGTTTGAGTAATTATCAAAGAAATAAAAGACCATTATTGGGGGATGGAATACAAGAATTTGCACCTGCAGTTGGAACAGGATTACTTGATGCAACGGTATGTGATATATACCTTATAGATGAAACAAACAGCTTAGTTGGAAGACCTATATTAACAGTTTGTATAGACGCATATAGCAGTTTTTGTTATGGCTATGCATTAACTTGGGAAGGTGGTATTTATAGTTTAAAAGTACTTATGCAAAATATGGTATCTAATAAAAAGAAACATTGTGAAGAACTTGGTATATTCATAAATGAGAATCAGTGGAGCATATCTGAAATTCCTGGAACGTTTGTAACTGATATGGGAAAAGAATATGTATCTGAGAATTTTGAACAAATAACTGAGCTTGGAGTTACACTAAAAAACTTGCCACCATACCGTCCTGAGTTAAAAGGTGTTGTAGAAAAATTTTTTAATATAATTCAAGAAACATACAAACCTTATTTAAAAAATAAAGGTATAGTGGAACCTGATTTTCTTGAAAGAGGCGTACATGATTATAGAAAAGATGCATGTTTGACAATAGAAGACTTTGAAAAAATCATAGTGCGATGTATTGTGTATTATAACTCGCAACGTATTTTAAAGAACTTCCCTTATACAGAAGACATGATAGAAAACGATATTAAGCCATATGCAAATAATATTTTTGAGTACAGCAAATTATCTCCAGGAGCTAACTTAATACCGGTAACATTGAAACAAATTATGCTTACATTACTTCCAAGGACCACTGGCGTATTTAGCAGATTTGGACTTAAAGTGAATAAAATGAGGTACAAAAATGAGAATTATGTTGAAAAATATTTGGTTGGTGGGGAAGTAACGGTTGCTTATAATCCAGATAATGTAAGTTATGTATGGCTTATAGAAAATGGATGTTATATACAGTTTAAATTGATTGAAAGTAGGTATAATGGAAAAGAGTTAACTGATGTAGAATTGATCGAAAAAGAACATCGAAAACTCGTAAATAATCATTGTAATAGTAACACTCAGGCACAAATTGATTTGGCAAATTCTTTAGAAGAGATAGTGGCTAATGTACAGAAACCTCAAAAATTAAATATGAAATGTGTTACATCTGTTAAAAATAGAGCTAAAAGAAAATGTCATATTGATTTCATGGAGGATATCTTAAATGGATGATTATACAAAAATATTACCTAAAATGTTATCAGGAGATGGACTTGTAAAAGCATTGTCTGTTGTTCCAAAATATGATGAAAATAGTAAAAATATGGATATTGGAGAAAGGCTGATTGCCCTATCAAATCTATATGATATTTATATTCCATCTAAAATGTCCATAGAGATTTATAACAAATTATATTTGTCTTTATATCACTCACTAAAAAAGAAGAGTTCAAAATTGGCATCACAGCAAAGATACGAAAATTACAAAAGATTTTTAACAGGAAACTCTAATAGTATAATTGGCGGATCTGATTCATTTACAATAATAGGGAGTTCAGGTATTGGTAAAAGTACAGCCGTTAACAGGGCAGTAGATGTTATTGTTGAAAATTGTAAATTTGATTGCAATTTATTCTCAGATATAATTCCATTTGTAACTGTACAATGCCCATTTGATTCATCTGTAAAAGGTCTTGCGATCGAAATTTTGATGAAGATAAACAGTATGCTTAAAACACAATATTTAAATGGGAAAATTATTGATAAATGTACCACAGATGCCCTCATAAGCCAAATAAGTACAATAGCAATGAATAATATAGGTGTTCTTATCATTGATGAGATACAAAATGTTGCAAACTCAAAAAACGGTAAAAATATAATAGGATTTCTTACACAGCTTATCAACAATAGTGGAATAAGTATTTGCATGGTTGGGACTCCGGAAAGCGTGTTATTTTTTGAAGGCGCAGAGCATCTTGCCAGAAGAACTATGGGGCTTAAATATACAACACTTTCTTATGATGAGTACTTTAAAAACATATGTAATATATTATTTAGATATCAATATACTATAAAAAATGCAACAATAAATGAAGAGTTTTATAAATGGATATATGACCATTCCTGCGGTAACATTTCAATTGTAATATCATTATTACACGATGCTCAGGAAATTGCTATAATGTCAGGAGTTAGTAAGATTAATATTAATATATTGAATGAAGCATACCAAAATAGGATTGAAATGTATCACAAATTTATACAACCAAGCATTAACAAAGTCGATAAAAAGAAAAATAAACACATAGTATCTGATAGAACAAATAATATCACACAAGATTGCGTAATAAAAGAGTTTAATAACATTGAAACGATATTGAAAATATCTAAGGAAAAAAATATTGATTTTATAAAACTGCTCAAACAATCAATTATAGTGGAGGAAATAAAAATATGACAAACAGACTTCCTAGCATCTATGATGACGAAACAGTTTACAGCTGGTTCTGTAGATATCTTATAAGTAGCGGTATATGGAGAGAGCATGAGATTGCAAAAGAACTATTTGTAAACAGTACAAATGTTATTAGTAAATTATTTATTGGAAATATTAATAAAGATACCGAAAATAATATTGAGAAAGTTATATCAATAGAAAATCTGTTAAAACATCATACAATGTTTTATGTTTATACAGGGTATTGTTCAAATGACTATGCTAATGAATTCCTTTATAATTTAAAAACGGACTGCTATAAAACAGAGCTTAATATAAGAAGACCACGTAGCGAAAATAGACAATTGAAATATTGTCCAATGTGTATTATTGAGGATCGTAAAAAATATGGAGAAGCATATTGGCATAATATACATCAAATACGAATGTTACCGATATGTCCTATACACAAGTGCAAATTGCATAATAGTGAAATACGTTATATTGGTTATGGAAGAGTAAGAGAAAAATTATCTCCACTAGAAATGATGAATCTTAACTCTGATGTAGAATATAACACAAATGAAATGCTTGATAAAATAGTTGAATACGCAATTGACAGGTATTATAAACAAGACATAAAAGATATTGGTATTGATTATTTGTCGATTAGAAAAGAAAATTGGGGATTAAGAAGTAACATAATTAGTTTTTATAAAAAACATGGAATAAATTTTTGCGGTAAAGAAATAGACTCAATGGTATATGACAATAGAAAAAATTTTTATACAATGAGTGCCATATATTATTATTTAAAAATATGCCATTAATTTCAAAATTATCTTGAAACTTTAGTTGTTATGGAGTAGTATAATTATAAAATTATCCAATAGGAGGAATTTTATTATGGCAGCAAGAACAAGACGAACAAAAGAAGAAGTGCTTAATTCAAAACTTACAAAAATTGATGAAGAAATTAAAAAATTAACTGAGAAGATTAATGTATTATCAGAACAGAAGAAAAATATTGATAAAGAACTTGCTATTTTAAAAGACCAGAAATCTAAAGCCGAACGTGCAGCCCAGCTTACAGCTCTTGCAGATCTTATGGATTCCAACGGTTACACGATTGATGAACTGAAGGAGCTTATGTCCATGCCGAAACCAACGGTAGAAGTAGCTGATGAGGAATAGTAAACGAGGGATAATATAAACGTAGCGTTAGAAAAGTAGTAGAGTAGGGTAGTGGAATGATAGAATTGTAATACACTATAAAAGCCTGGGCGAGTGCATGTATTGATTTGCATTGTTGCCTGGGCTTTTATTATGGTCATTAGACCACATTGTACATGGAAATATACAGTAAAATATAGTAATATATTAGTAGAAAAGAACAGATTGGAGGGTTGACAATATGGACACATATACAGAACAAGACAGATTAAATGATTTCAAATATTTTGTAAGTATATACCAAGATTTATATAATAAATATGGAGAATCCTTTATAGCGCTGAAAAATAAGAAAATTCTTGGAGCATTTAAAACAGTAAATGAAGCAATACAAGCGCTCTCAGACAAATATAAGCTCGGAACATACATTATTCAAGAATGTAATGGTGATGAATCTGGATATACTGCATCTATTATGACAATAAGGATATAATATTATGGACTTATACTTGGCATTTACTTTAAAATCAAAAGATATATCAAAACGTTTAATTACAGATATATTTATTAATTTGGATAAGGAAGATATTTACAAGAATAGAGCATGGCGAGGAGTATGGGATACTGGTGCTACAAGATCGGCAATAGATAAAAGAATAGTTGATGAATTAAATTTGACATCAGTAGGTAAGGCTAGACTTAGTACAGCAAATGGTGAAAAAATCGTAAACACTTATCGCATATCTATGATATTGCCAAATGAAGTTACAATCAGTAATGTACTTGTATCAGAAGTCGAGTTAGGTGAAGATTGTGATTTGTTGGTTGGAATGGATATTATATCAAAGGGGGATTTTTCAATAACAAATAAATATGGTGAAACTGTATTTAGTTTTAGAACTCCCTCAATAAAAGAAATTGATTATGTTAAAGAATCAAAGAAAGAAATAGAACAATTTATAGCGCTGAATTACAATAAATAATGCTAACTCTATGCTATAATATCCCTAAAGAGATCCACCACTAATTCACCACGCAAGGAGGTAACCATAATGCCAACACAGATTGCTGCAACACCACAACAAGAGGTCGCAGCAACCACAGACTATCCAGTCACAGACCAGTCATCATCCGATCAGGATTAACATACTTAATACATAACCACACAAAAGACAGTCAGGCTCACGCAGTTTGGCTTTTAACATTTCAATCTCACACAAAATCCACAAAATAGAGTTTACATATGCTTGAATTGGAAGCTTTTGGATTAGAAGCTTTAAAGGTTATCAAAGGTTACATTGTATCATGCTAGGCTTAAGGATATATGGGGTCATATAAATGATCCAAGACTATATGTGCACTCTCTTTTATGGATTTTTTGAAATGTGTTTTAGACAAGAATTATAATACTATAAAGTCACACATATGTCTATTAGAATCGTTCGACATAAATCTACATACAGTTAGTAAAAACAAAACGCGAAAAAATGGGGTAGTAAGCTGTATAATAACAACTTATTACCCCATAGGTATAATTACTGCTTAAAGCCTTTTTCCATCAGTTCAAGATATTTATTACGAACAAATTGCATTGATGAATTAACCTTTCCATTTTCGAGACCATTTTCTTCTAACACACGTTCATATTCTGTGTATGTATCAAAAATATGATCATAAATTTCTTTATTATATACTCTACCGTTCATAACAGCATTTGAAAAGTCTAAAATTTCCCAACGCATGTCATTAATCTCTTTGTTAACTAACATTTTCCTTAAATTCTCAACTGAATTTTGCAGTAACGTCTGACTGTCGGTTAATTGTTTCTGTATATCAAATGATTGGTCTCTATCATGGATTCTATTATCCTTAAACTGTTGAATTTCTTTCTGTAAATCTATAATTTGATTATTCAAGTCTTTGATACGTTCCTCTTGTGCCTGTTTAGCTAAAGCAGATTTTGTAGTAATTCCAAATGTAGAAACAACGAAGTCTTTAATTTTTACGCATAGCATTACAATACCTATTGCAATCAAAACTCCAATTACAACGGTCCACCAATCAAAACTGCGTACAACTTCTACATTCTCTTTAATCCCACCAAACTTATCCATTTAAATCACCTTATCCTCACTCCCTTTATTCATTGTGTGCTGTACTATCATTTAACAAGATACCTACTGGAAACAAATCCAGGTGTATCTTTGTATGTAACAAGATACCACTTGACTCCATTGACGGTAGTGTAGTATCCATAATTTGCAACAGATTTTCCATTAGGGATTGTAATGATAAGATTTGAATTGGATGTATCTCCTGGTTTATAACGAAGATTAAGACCATTAGATGCTTTAACCTTGTAAGTACCAGCAATTGATTTATTAAAGGACTGTGCAGAAGCAACTTTAGAAGATGATGCAATAGATGGCTTTGAACTTGGTTTTGGAGCCGATTCTGCTTTAATTTTAGCATTATATAAGGTTGTAAGTTTAGCTTTTGTAGCCTCACCATAAAGACCGTCTGCAACAAGCCCATTATCACGCTGAAACGCTTTTACAGATGCTAATGATCCTGATCCAAAATCTCCATCAGCACCATATTTTCCACATGAATAACCAAGTTTAATAAGCATTGTCTGCATTGTTTTTACTGCATCACCTTTATCACCCATAGCAAGATAATTTTTTGTAGTTACAGGCGGATTACCATCAGCTGCTTCAGTATATCTGAGAACAACATTCCATGGATAATTTCTATAAGAGCGAATTAAGAATTCACGTCCAGTCTGGTCCCCAGGTTTACCTCCAGTAGCTCTACCATTTTCATTGATAGATGCTTCAACTTCAAGTCCATTACCACAATACATTGCGACATGATACTTTTCATTAAGTAAAATATCACCACGCTGCAATCCGGCTCCTGTTGCAAGATTTACTTTAGATGTTACGTCCTTAAATTCAAAATGTGTAAATACTGCTTTCATAACACCAGTATAAGCACAGCCATAAGTTTTAAATGAATAATCTTTTACAGGAATACCTGCATTAACCCACGCAGTGTAAACAGCAGAAGAGCAGTCATAATCGCCTTTTTCGTTCCAACGATAAGCCTGATCGTAACCATGACTATTATCACGAGCAGTTGCTTCCATCCAACGAGTAGCTTTTTCTGTTTTTGTCATAAGATGTGACTCCTTTCTTAGAATTGAATTTAGAGTTAAATTTTAGAAGTGATCAATTACCATATATTTCCAGTGAAATATTTAATTAAAATTGGTATAATTTAAAAAAAATAGAAAAGGATGGTAATAAAAAATGGCAACTGATATGAAAGAAAAATTTGAAATCAAGAATTATGTTAAATTGATTTGCCTAAGACTTGATCATTATGAAAGTTTTATAGAAGATGAAGTGAATACAGACTGTATCTCAGATATTAATAATTTTATACTTAAACATAAAAATGAAGAGGGAGTTAAGATTTTAATATTTGAGATGAAAAATATGAGAATGACTACGATTTCTCAGGCGAGAGAGTATATACAACATCTACATGCATTCGATTACATTCGTGGATTGATTGAATCCGGGCATGATCTTATTACTGCAGACCAAGTTGATAAAATGTCAATAGGTGAAATAATTACATATATGCTTGATTACAAAAAATAATAAAATTAGGGGGCATGATAGCCCCCATTTGCTATTTAAGCTTAAAATTGTAATGTGGTTCATCTTCATTAAAGAACCAGTACCTTAGATAATCGTCCAAGATAATTCCAAATGCACATACCGGCAAAAAGAGTAATGCAAACTGCCAAGAAGTCTGTCCGAGAATATTTCCAGGAAGATTACTATAATCCCAAATTCCAAGACCAAACCATAAGTTTAAAACACATCCTGTCAAAAATTCTGCTATCAGTACAAATGCTTCAGATTTTGCTAATTGCTTCCAAAACGGATAATCCCATGAAGTTTTTTCATTTTGCAACCCACAATAAATGAAACATATTCCACCAAGAATAAACATACTTAAATAGCTATATCCTCTGAACAGGACTTCTATGTAGTAATAGATAGAACCACCCATGTAAAACAAAAATAAATATTTAGCCCATGGCTTTAATTTATTCATTTATATCACGCCTTTTTAGATGATTTTTCTGTAGCTGCATCTTCTATATTATCTGTACCATCTGTAGTATTTTCTGTGTCCTTAACATCTGTCTTAGTTTCTGGTACTGCAGTTTCAAGATACTGCTTTACAATACCTTCCATTACAGCATTTCCCTGTGCAATTACGGTATCCATATTAGTCTTAATTGCCTGATCTGTAATTTCCTGACCATATTTAACAGCTGCAATCTGTTCTTTGGTATTAAGTCCTCTTACATATGTATTCAAAGCATTACAATAAGATGTCTCTGCAAGAATGAGTTTCTGAATCTCACAGTAAATTTTAATAATATCCTGATAGGTATATACTTTACACTGTGAGCCATCTGCATGATATGGAAGAGATACCTTTGTTGCCATGGCAACATCAGATAAAGTTTTAATATTTGCCTGATCATCACCTGTGGCAGAGAAGTGTTCTTTACCATATGCAGTTTCCACATCAGCTCCAGCGTAGATTTTCTTCTGGCATTCATCGCCATACTGTTTAATTTTGTATGCTCTGTACTCTTCAAGAGACATACTTGATTCGTCAACAGTATCTTCACCCATAGCAGCTTCAATAGATTTGATTTTTTCATTGAGATCAACAGCCTTGAGACGAACGGTAATTACAGGCTTCATGTTGTTCTCTTCATCCAGATAAAAGTTATATTTTATGGTAGAAGATTCAACGCCGCAATAATTTGTGATAGATTTGATTGCCAGACCATACTGATCCATTACAATAATAGACTTCGCACTATTAAACAGATCTACAATTGCTTTTTCATCCTCAGACATGATCGTTACATAAAATGGCTCATAAGAAATCTCACAATACTTAAATACCTGGTCATCAACTTTAATTTTGCCTAAAATAATCATAATATATTGCTCCTTTCAAATTTTGAGTAAAAAAATAAAAGGTCACTCAATTAAGAGTAACCTTAGTTGCACATATTTAGTTTTTGTTTGAGTCGTTTGTTTTCTTGTTTCAGATCTGAAACCTGAGAGCTTAATTCTTGAAGTGCTTTAACTATATATCCTTGAAGATAAAAACTATTTACAGATTTAACATCTATTCCACCATCTTTTGTAACTCCACCACCTTGTGAAAAATTAGGGTCAAGTTTTTCTAGTTCATCTGCAACGAATCCTATTGACTGATGTATATTTGTTTCCTTCCAATCAAATTGTCGTACTTTAATTGAATTAATAACAGAAAGAGCATTGGTAATTGATGTATTGTTAATATTTTTTTTCAATCTAATATCTGAATTAGAATATGTACAATGATATGTATTAAGCCCACATCTAACTTTAAGATAATTTGCATTATAATTTGATATAGAATAAACTCTATTATCATTTGAATCAGATACTACCACATATCCTCTTGCTGTAGACATACCATTATCATATGGAGATTTTTTTACTTGCCATTCACCATTTGGAGTGAAAATTGTATAATTGTCATTCCATCCACCCCATGGATCACCGTTCCCGGTCATCATGAAATAAACATTCGCCCCATCATTACGTATAATGAAGCCGTATTTTCCTTGTACAGCTCTAAATCCGTTTGCTGCAGTTGACTGTATTTCTCCACCCATTCTCAATGAATGACCTGGACCATATATACCACCATGATATCCATATGTATAATCATAAAATCCGAACCAGTTTTGGTCACCGGAACCAGTAGCAGATCCAAAGCGCCAGTCTCTATTTACTTCTCCACCTTTACAAGACCGATATTCTGAAGATGTGCTAATTAGTCCACTTGCGTTTGTATTTACACAATTAACCGTATCAATATATGCATTACTAAAATACCAACTACTTGTACCAAGTCCACAATGTCCTGCACCGGCTCCGCCAGACTGATATGGTATAATACCAGCTGTTGTAGTACGTATCCAATCTGATGTATTACCATCTGGTCTTGCCATACCATAGTAACCGTTTGCTGATACTGCACCAAGTTTTGCTCCTAACTTCGTATTTATTTCTGTTTCTGTATAGTAACGATCATCATGTGTATGTGACGATGGAGTATAACTAGATGGTTTACCACTTACGTTTCCCCATGCTACGGAACCGGCAGAACCAGCGCTTGTAGCATATTTTACAGATTGAGATCCAATTGTTGCAGAAGTAATGATAGTTCCTTCTTGCACTGGTAAATACACTGTTGTAGCCGAATTGTTTCCGGCATTATAATTTGTGTTAGAAGTATAGCTAAATGCTAAATTATCATTTGATGCTAAGTTGCCAATTGTCCAATATCCATTTGGTGTAGCTTGACCAACCACAGGATTCCATGAATCTTTACCAGTTGCAGTACCACGAACTGCTACATTATTTCTAGCTGATATCCAACTTCCTCCACTACTACGTATTATACTACCTGTAATTGTGCCTCCAGATAAAGGTATATATGCGTGTGTATGTGAAGCCGGTGTGAAAGTAGAGGGTTTACTGGTTATTTCACTCCAACTATATGAAGGTTTTGAGCTTGATTTAGCCCAAGAGTATACATCACTAGCAGGTAATGAAGAAGGTCTTCCGGAAACATTAGTCCAGGCTACACTACTTGCAGACGATGCATTGCCATTTAACGAACCATTAAATTGACTTGCTGTGACTTGTGTTTTGTTTCCATCTCCTCCATCAAATATATATTCATTAATTAATTTTATTTTCGAACCATCAGACCAAGCCCATCCAATATGTAAAGATTGTGGCGATTTATATCCTGGTTTAGCAAATCTTATCTCATTACCAGCAACCCAATTGATAGCATTTGTACTATTAGCAGCTCCACCAGCCGAAGAACTTCCTGCGTAATTGTGCGTATGTGAACTAGGCGCAAATGTGCTCGGTTTACCTGTAATTTCTCCCCATGAATAACTTGGCTTGGATGAAGCTTTAGCCCATGCATAAACGTCTGATGCTGGAAGACTGGATGGGAAGTCAGTGATCTTACTTTTGGTAATACTAGGAATATCAGCAGCAACTAATGCTCGAAAAGAAGCAGAACCAGCTTTCCCATTTGGAGCCGCTAATACTGTATTTGCAGTACGTGAAATTGTAGCATCATAAACATGTGTACTAAAATCACTTATTTGTGATACAGTATGTGTATGACTGCTTGGTGTATATGTACTTGGTTTCCCAGTTACACCGCTCCAAGGAACAGATGATGCAGCAGTAACAGTATCGCTTGTAAATGCAAGTTTTCTCCAATTACCCCAATTACTAGAATCAAATACACGAATATAAATTTCTCCACTCGTCACAGTAAATTGTTGATAACGCCATCCACTCGCGTTACGACCTACATATAATTCAAACGCAGCAGACTCAACAGGAATGTTTGTGCAAGTATTGCCTCCACCAGCATAATACCATCTTCCTTCAGTTTGTAATGTATTTAAATTTGTGTTGGTAAGAGCAGTGTAAACAATGGTATTAGAGCTTCCAGATGATCCAGCATACTTGACACTTTTATTTGCATCCGCCGTGTTGTCAACGTTTCCAAGACCTACTTCTGATTTAGTATAAGACGGTTTACTACTAGCCTTAGCCCATCCATATACGTCACTTGCCGGTAAACTCGTAGGGAAGTCTGTTATATCTGTTTTCTTGTGAGTATGTGCTTTAGGTCCAAATATCCCAAAAGCCTTTTTTACAGCTGCTGGTGTAACGCCCATAGTATTACTATCTGATTCATATGATGTACACTCGTCGGACGTATAAGCTTGCTTGTGCGAAGATGCTGCATAACTACCCTTAGCCTGGTACTTATCGGCAAGAGTCTTACCGCCCTCATAAATCAAGTCAGAAGCAATACCACCAGAAGCTTTAATAGCAACATCAGTACCATTAAGCGGATCTGAATATGTACCATTAGAAAATTTTGTCTCCTGAATGAATTGAACGTGAGTATGACCAGTATCAGATTTACCAGAAAGTAAAGAATCTACTTCATTTTTTCTGTAATAGAGTGAATCGTGATTGTGCTGTTGGGGTGGGAATAAAGTGGGCTTATCGGTAATATTTTTCCACGATACGGCTCCTGCTGATGTTGCGTACTTAACTGATTTATTTATATCTGCCGTGTTATCTACATTACCAAGTCCAACCTCATCTTTTTTGTGAGTATGAGATTTTGCTGCAAAAATTCCTATATCTGAAAAGGCTGCTGATCCAAGACCAGCAACCTCAATATTGTCCGTAGTTATATTATTTACTTTAATTTTAATTGTTCCATTTTTTGTTCCAGATGAAAGAGTAATAGTCTGAACTGCGCTATCAGCCTTGGCTCCTTGAGCAGCTGTAGCAAATTTATTTGATTCTGTAAAAGCTGTGCTAGTCAAACCGTGAACTTTTGCATTTGATGCAATATTGTCCACTTTTAACGTGATTTCACCATTGTTTGTTCCCTCTGAAATAGCAATAGTACGTGGTGGTTTTGCCAATAAAACGAATTCTTTATCGGTATCGTTCCACCTGTAAATTGCATTAGTTGAAGTGTCAATATAAATATTATTTTCGTCTCCAGTTTCCGGAAACAAACTGAAAGAGGCTCTAGGAATAATTACTTTATGCTGCGCTATACACAACTTCATATATGTCACAAGATCTGTTAATCCTGATAAATTTAAAAATTGCTCTTTCATAATTTTAATTCACCCCTTTCTTAATTGATGAGTTGTTTTTTAGTAATATTATATTATATATTTTCTGTGATCGTGTTTACTATTTTCCTTACTTACTTTTGCATAAATGAGAGTAGTATCTAATTTTACGTGACCTAATATTTCCTTTATTTCTTCAACAGGCATACCACGGTCAATTGAATTTGTAGCTGTATCTATATAGATTCCGTCTATAATACCTTGTAAGGGGGAACGATCCTAAAGAAGCATAAGGAAGAATTTCTTTATGGTCGGCAATACATTTTTTTATTAAATTTACGGCTTCCCCTAATCCGCTATAATCAAGAAATTGTGTTTTCATGTCCATTATGCCCTTTCAAAAACGGAGGGGAATTTCCCCTCCTTTACAATAATCATTCAGTTACTTTAAAAAGAGCCTGAATCTTTTCAGATGGAATAGCTTCATAACCATCACCAACAAGTCCTTGTAAGGCTGCAATATCAGTTGCATTTTTTGCAATCTTTGGTTTCTCAACTGCAAGATCATCTTCAATAGCTTTGACTTTGCCTTCTACGGTTTCAACTCTAGTCTTAACACCATTAATGGCTTCTGTATTAGCTGTGTCGGCTGCTTCAAGAGTAGGAATTTTCTTCTCAATAGCATCTACTCTACCTACGCAAGCTTTCAGAGCCTCAGCTGTTGCATACTGAGAGAGATCAGAATCAGCAAGAGCTTTAGATACGTACTCAGCAATGTAGCTTACAATATCTTTAGAGGTTGCTGTGTCAGGTAAGGTACCAATCAAAGTTTTCAGATTAGTAATATCTGTTTTGTTTGTATTAATCTGGCTGTTCATTGTAGCAGCATCTGATGTATGATTTGTGATCCAATCAGAAATTTCTTTCAGAGTATCATAAGCTTCTGGAGCCTCTGCTACGATTTTAGCTACAGCATCGGAAACGGCTTTCTTTACAGAACCATCGCCTGTTCCGTTCAGGGTATCAATAGCTCCTTTGTTTGCTGCGATGTCTGCTTTAATCTGAGTGTCGTTATATGCACCAGCAGTAACGGCTTCTTTGATGTAATCTACAACAGTCTTTGCTGTTGCATCAGCTGGGATAGTACCAATTACTCCAAGCACCTCTGCTTTTGCAGAATCTGCAGTACCAGCAGCATCAAAGTCTGTAACAGATTTTCCGGAATCTACAAGGTTACCATCTTTGTCAAGACCTGCTAAATGTCCTGCGACAGCATTCTTAACTTTATCTGCTTTTGTCAGTGGCCGTGGAAGAGTAATAGTAAAAACAGCTTCATCTACTGTTACTGGAGCTGGTTTTGTGTAAAAATAAACTGTATATCCGTCATCGGACTGTGATATAGTTTTAATAGAATTTGCAGTTGCATCGGAAATTTTTTTGTCAATCTGTATATTATGAAGAGTTAAAAACTCACGAAGATTGTCAATAGTCGTAAATTGTAATTTAGACATTATATTTGTTCCTCCTTGGAAATTTAGTTAAATATGTTTGCAATATCAGTGGATTCAAGCCCACCGATTTTTTTATCTAAAGCTTCATCTATCTTTTTATCCACAAGCTCTGACACAGTCAGCTCAAGCTGTTCCTGAATGAATTGTTTTGCAGAATCCGCAGACATAAAATTCTGATCATTTACCCATTTTTCAGTTACATATTTGTCCGTTACGTAATCACCATCTTGTTGGATAAAGTAGAGAAGTATAGAATTGCCTTGGAATTGAGTAATAGATGTGCCGTGAGTATCTTCATCATGTGAAACTAAAAAGAACACTTCATCTGCAGAAGAGTGAACGGTGGTGCTATTACCACCAATAATAAATTGACCCTTGATTTTATAAATTCCATCATCAAGAGTCGAAATTGTGACCGGTACTGTAAGAGATCCGATCAAATATTCAATTGGTTTATCTGTGAGCTTTCTATAAGACAGACTGTTAATATAATCTACAACAGTTTGCTTATCTTCGAGATTTCCAATAATATTATCTAATATAGTAGATAGCTCTGAGGATTTTATATAACTATCAAGCCCGATTTGTCGTTTTACTTCATCAACAATATGGTCCTTGTCCTCGTCTGTCATGGATAGATCATAAGAGAAGAGTAATTTCTTTTCATTAAAAAACTGAAGATTTGATCCAGAAAATTTTACGTCAGTGATTTGTTTATCACCTTTTGTATATCTGATCTCATTATCTTCAGTCATCCATGCAATTACATTTCCGTCTTCTATATAGCAAAGCCCTGGATATTTTAAAATACCTCGCTGAATTGCTTTTTCCGCAATCGCTTTTGTTGAGGCAGTAAAAAATACTGGTAATTTTGCCATGTTAATCTACCTCGTGTAATTTTGCGTCTATTTCTTCGTATTCTAATCGTGAAATAGGCTCAATTTCGTATATTGTGTTGTCAAGTGGAAAATTATACAGCCCATCAATATGCCAGCCTTTTTTACCGTCAGAAGACAATATAGCCTGTGCAATTTTGATGTCACATAAAATCAGTATTTTATGTTTCTCTTGGTACTGTATATAGTGAATTTCCTTAATGACATCCACAATATCTTGTGTCATTGAATTAGTTACTTTGTAGTACATGTGATTTCTCCCTTCATATTAAAAAGAGAGGTAGGTTTCCCTACCCCTCACATGTAATGCTAAACATCATTAAGACACCCATTTCCTGTCCAGGATAAGAGTATCCGTATGTATCACCTTGTTCATTTATAGAGTAAACCCAGTTAGATACCTGGGCATTTGGTGATCTAGTCCAGTAAGACTCATAGACATCTGGAGTTGAAGTTTTTGCTTTCTTTCTTGAATCGTTATCAACATAATATTGAATTGTTGCATTTGTTTCAGAACTATACGGATCACTTCCTGCAGAAGCATCAATATCATATAGTGCTGGTACATAAAAACGACAATTAGATGTTGATATTGTATTCGATTTATTTCCAGTAGAAGAACTAACTTTAACAGGCTTAATCAGTGCTTTCCAGAGTGGTGGTATAGCTTTCGTTATACGAGTGTTCATCCACGTATTAAGCGTAGATTCTGCCCATCCACCGGTATTTGTAGACTTGTTACTATAAGCTTTCTTAGAACCAAGAAGATTTGAAGCAATAAATGTTACATTTGCTCTCTTAGAAGCGACATCTGATAAGTAGTATGCTTTAAATTTAGCTACTTCCATTGGAATCGTTTCATGAATCCATGCTGCAATGTCAGAACATTGTTCTTCACCAAGGTCTGAATACCACAGTTTGCACCAGTGGATCTTGCCTTTTGCATAGTTTTCATAAGCACCATCATCTGCCTTTGAGCATCCAAAAACAAGAGTTGATGTGATTTCGGGAATACGGATTGCCTGAAGAGTAGCAGTAGAGATTGCATTTCCAGACATATTAGAATTGTATACATAGAGCTTTTGACTTCCTGCCTTATGACGAATTACAATAATTTCACGTCCACCGGAGCTTGATGCATTCGCACTATCAGTTCCCCATGATAATTTGTAACTCTGGCTATACCATAAGCGGAATCCGTTAGAACCATCTCCCTGGAAGCATTGTGCCAGAGTAGCACCTGTTGCGTTCTCGTTATCAAATTCAAAGTCAATCGCAAATGTGAAATCCTTATCCTTATCCATAATAGAGATTCCAGTATCAATATGGTTTGTTCCGTCAAATACTGTTGTGGAAGAGATTAATTCTTCTTCCTCAATATCGTTGTAATGGAAGTCAACTCCAAGTGTAAAATCAAATGAGTCTTTCAGTGACAGAACTTTCTGCTCAAGTCCCATTTTCATCATTGCATATAACTCAACCTGAGACAGGTCTTTGAGATCTTTATCATTGAAGTATCCGTCTACATATTCACAGGTGTCAAACACTGCGTTTACAGTTTTATCACCGTTTACATATCCGGACTGGTCCCATCCTTTAAATAAATTGTATTTATAGGCAGCTTCCTCGGCTGTGTATACAGGAGTATCACCCTCGTATTTAACATAAGTTCCATATGGGGCTACAGTTTCCTGTAAGGTTAAACCTTTAGAGTTATACTTTACGGTATAATTTCTGATTGTACTTGTATAAACTGCATTGATAACTCTATCCGCAAAGATTTTATCTGAGAGAATAGTGTCCCATCCCTTAAATGTAAAATCATTTTCAATGGTACTTTGTTTTATAGGTATAGCTATAGGATCATCCTGACGAGTTGTAGGATCTACAGCGCATGAGCCTTTGTCAACATACTGAATATCTAACACAGTTTTGTTTGAATCGTCATTTAAGAATGAAACTTTAAACTGTGCAATCATAGAATCGTATGTGATTGTAAGATTTGTCCAGATACCTGGCTCGTCATCAGTTCCAACAAAGTCTTTATACTCCTGTTGACGCATAACTGGAATGTGAATAGTTCCTGTTAATACAGACTGGTCAATGGTAATACCATTTTCGTCAATACCACCAAGCTTTGCTAATTTCTTTAAAAGATCAGTATTTTCAAGATTCCAGTCAATACCTGTGATACTTACGGTCTTAAGTGTTGAAATAGCAGTTTTTATAATTTCAAGTGCATCCACAATAGAATTCTGGCAAACAAATGTCTGCAGATTATCATAAGATGCTACATTAAGATTTGTAAGGTCTTTCAGATTTTTAAACGTAAGAGTATTAATTGTTGCAGGTAAATATGCATTCTTAATCTTACCGTGATTAGCAAGCAGGAAAGAAGTAATAGCAGTATTCTGTGCGTAAAGATTAATAAGATTCTCACATGCAGAAAGATTTACAGATCCTGTTAAGTTTGGACAGTTCTTAATATTAAGAGTTTCAAGAAGTGTATTGTTACCCATATTGAGAGCCGTTAAGAACGTATTCTGATAGCCATTTGTTTCATTACCAATAATAAGAGTTTTAAGCTTCGATGCCTTAGAGAAATCATTATCATGGATATAGCAAGCAGACAAATCATTCAATGCTTGAATCCTTGACGCACAATAAATAAGGATAGCAGTATCATCCATATTAGTTAAGTTAGTTGTAATTTCATATTCCTGTCCAGCTTTTGCACGAATCTGAGTTGTTTCCGGTGAATTACCGTAAAGTACAGAAATATACATATCTGAGTATGGAACAATTCTTAATGTATAATCTGGTTTTACAACAGCTGTTTTAGGAGTATTACAACGGAACATAATCTGGTCAGACTTAATATCAGTGTGAAGGAATTTTGTTCCCATATACGCATGTTGATCACGTTCCCACTGTCTACGCTGATATTTTTTACGTCCGTTCATCATTTCTTTAAGGAATCTGTCTGACTTTGTTACTTCAGTTTTTCCTGGAAAGATAACACCTTGATATGTACGAATATATAGTCTTTCGTAATGGAGTCTCCACAATTCCTCTGGAAATTGATTTTGCCAAGCATCGAATTCATTAATAAGATGAGTATCACTCCAACAGTTTGAATCTACAGACTGATATAATGATGCAAGTTGTTTTGGCATTAAATCACGAATTCTGCACCATAATACAGATTCTGCAGCGTTAAAGATGTATCCAGAGCTTGGATCACCATCTGTTTTATAATCGGTGTCCTCTTTTCCGTAAGACATTGTAAGCTCGCCACTGTTATTGATTCCAAGTCCTGTGTCGTTGTCGTAATCCCACAAGTCATATCTATATCCATTGTGGATAGCAGCTGCCGTATCATCTATAGTGTAATACTTAGCTTTATCACCAATGGTAGAAGCTTCTTCATTGCTAATATAATGTTTTGCCCAATGTGGGAATACATTTTTTGAACGATTGTCAATCATTGTATATCTAAGTGTGAAGAGGTATAAATACAACACCGAATTGACAATGCACCAATCGCCTAAATGAGCTACAAAATCTTCATTAGAAGATGTAATTACAAATTCATAGAAGTCTCTCCAATTTTGTTTATTTTGTTTACGAATCTTTTCTTTTGCTTCATCACTAGAAATCGCAGAACCATCCTTTGAATCTCCACAACAGTCATATCTAAATTCAAATGATCCATCCCAGTTATTATAAAGATTGTCGTATGCTGTATTACCAGCTTTCCATTCATCTTTAGAAATAGGATATTTCATTGAACCATCTGAATTTGTTACACCGGTTTGGAATACAGAGTTTGGAAGTGTATTATCGCTAATTTCAATACAGCATTCGTTCATATCATCTGGATCATAAGCTCTTGTTACATCAGTTTTTTTTGAATCACCCATATTGGCAAGAGAGTAGAAGTGCCATTCTGTATCATTAAACTCTCTATGAGTAGAAATATCCGGATCACTCTCTTTTACAAAAATAATACAGTTTACAAACTCCATTGAGTTTTTAATCTTTTTATCCCTACGAGATGCAGGAGTAGAATATGGCAGATAATCATTATATCTTTTCTGAAGAAGTGCGTTATTTGCCATTTCAGAAGAAGCCACATTTACTTTAAAATTCAGCCAGTTATTAGGAGCGGAGTTTCGAGTAAGAGATATCTTACCATCACCCTCTGTATATTCGGTTCCATCGCCAAGAACAAGTTTTGTTTTATAATTTGGATCAAGATCAATTTTACTATTTACCTTATGAATTCCATCAAAACAGCAAATAACATCAATGTTTCTTGCTGCAAAACCATATTCATTAGAGGTAGTGCCCTGTCCAGCGTGACAGGCGTTAGTAAATTTCCAGTTATCAAATTTTGGATCGCCATTTACATAAACACATTCCATGGAAGTATTTAGCACAAAATCCTTCTTATCATTTGTAAAATGTGGCGCTTCAATCTTAATAACTCTTAAATCAGGACATGCTTTTGCAACCGAATCCGGTGTAAGAGCATTGTTTTCGTTATAAATCTGATTTCGATTATATCTATCAATCATATCATCTGAATCTCTTGCGTCTGCAATGAAGTTAGATAATACGTCAGAATCTGTTAGAGCTGCACTATAAGCTTTTATCCTGTAAATCAACACATCACAGTCTGGAGATCCGATAGAAATTGGAGCAGGAGTGTACTGATGTAATCTATGTGAATTATCATAAATAATAGGTCTGCCACCAACACCATCTTCATATGTCATGATAATAGATGTTGCTGTTGTACTTTTAGTATCAATTGAGTTAATATTATATTCATACTCAATAATATCTTCTTCGGAATATGGGAAATAAAGATCGTCTGTAGACGTGTAAATGTTTGCCTCATGAACTTTCATTTCAAGTCCAATATTAGAATCTGCCAATCCATCGAGACATGACAAGAAAGTGGCAGAAGCATTTCTTACATTTTTAGTTTTGAAAATAATCTTAAATTCAGCACCAGTTTGTTTTGGGTCTTTGGCAAACAAATTGTAGCTGATAGAAGCAGTAGTACCTGCTTTTACACAGAAATACTGATTTCCCTCCTCATCAATCTGATAACCGCCATTGTCCCAATCAAAGTTGTCTGATACTGTTAAGGCAACTTCCGGATGATTTTCATCGCTCCAAAGTCTGTTCTCATCACCATTTGATAAACCAACTGGGTTAAAATCAAATGCAAGATTTGTAGTAATTGGATTTACATCTATATCAAGTTTTTCAATATGTGCGGTAAGAATTTTTGTGATTTTCTGACATGAAATAGTAAGATTTTTCTGACCAACCTCAGAAGATTTAAAGCTCCAAACTTGAGCAGTTCTGTCTACGGTTAATGTAGATACAGTTTTTCCATCAACTGCCAACTTGACAGTAGAAGGATTATGAACTGGGTCATAAACTACATATTTAATACTTGTAGCCTGATATTGTTTTGCTGTAAATTCTTGCTGTGAGCATCCAATAATAGGAGTTCTGTTTGACGGATCAACGCATACAATATCTTTATAGATAGTAGCAGAAGTAATATCTTTATTATTTACTGTTGCTGTCATATATACTTTAAGGAAATGAGCACCATGTTCCTGTTTTGGAATATTGTATGATATAATACGACCGGAAGCCTGTGTTGTTACGGATTCTAATTCCTGTCCATCCAAGATAAAATGAATGGTCTTATTTACATTACCATAAGGTGTATATCTAAATACTACGTCTGTATCAGTGTAAATCAGTGTATCATCAAATGTACTTTCAAGCTTAAATTCTACAATAGTAACAGTCCAAGTTTTATATGACATTGTTCCAAAGCTATCCGTGATACTAACTCTAATCTGATTAGAGCCTACTGATAAATACTCTGTTAAATCAACCTTATTTGTTCCCTGAGAAGCAGTGGTTGTTGATACAATTGTATTTCCAACTTTCCAAATTGCTGTACCATCACCAGTTGTATCGCCAGTATTATCAACAGAGCTAAATGTGTATTCGATTTCTGCTTTATCTCCAAGTAAGAAGATTGCATCTGCAGGGGTTACACGTTCAATCGTGATAGTTGAAGTATCAGATCCGCCACCACCTCCGCTTTGGATTGTAAATGTTTTAAGAACTTCTCCATTTTTCATCCAACTAAATGTACTACCAACATAATCTACATCATACTCAGATGCAGCTGGATTCTTTTTAATTTCATCAATATCAGCCTGAATATTTGTAATGTCACCGTTAATCGTATTAAACTGTGAATCGTAGTCGGCAATATTCTGTTTTAAAATATCTGCTGTATTTTTGGCTTCAGATGCAGTTGAACGAATTGCTTCGTCTGCTTTCTCAAGGTCCGTTGTCTTTGTTTTTAATGCTGTAATATCAAAAGTATTTGTTTCAACCTTTTGGGAAAGGTTAGTTACCGAAGATTCCACAGCATTTACCTTTTTTGATACAGGACTGATTTTTGTATCAACACTTGTATTAATTTCTTCTTTAAGAGCAGCTGTCCATTGTGCAGATGGCTCAATAGAGCTAAGTTCTACAGACTGGATTTCTGTTTCACCATTCTTAAAAGTAAGCTTACCCTTGCCACCTTCAACGGTATATGTAACTTTTAGGTTTGATAAACTGTTAATGGTGATAGTTGTCAGAATAACAGTACCATCTTTAAATACAAGCTTTCCTGTTGTATTGTCGTATTCAACCTTAAGATTCTTTAAACTGTCAATATTACTGATCGCATCATTGAGTGTTTTAACCTTAGTATCAATCTCTGTTTTGTTATAATAATTTTCTGCAAGATTTGCGTTCACATCTGCTGTTACAGATTTTTTTACGTCCGCCTTAATAGTATTAACATCTACGGATTCTGCAGAGGCTTTTGCCTGATCAGCATATTTCTTAGCTTCATCAACATGTCCCATTATGGTTGCTACAAATCCTGTGTACCAGTCATCTGATGGCTCAACAATACCATCATAATTTAATCCCTCAAGGACAGTAAGTCTACCATTTGGTCTTGTTCTCCAAACGTATGTATTTCCTTTCTCGTTTGAGCCAGTTGCCATAATTTCAAATCTGACATCACCGGAGATAGCAGTAACATTCTGATCAACTAACCAACCAAACGTAATATTTGTTGTACTTGATGCAACATTTACAGCTGTAGATACTTGTCCTTTTTTAGTAGACACATTTTCGTATCTAATTTGAATCAGCATTTTCATCAGGTCAATACCATCCCAATATCTCGGAATACGGAATGGAATATACTGACTGTTTGTTTCCTGAACAATATTAATCTGTGAAGAGTCTACTGTTACATTTTTTAATTTATCCACTGTTGAATATGAATTATCATAGTATTCATCATAGATAACATATCGTCCATCTGTGCATAATACATATCCATCGTCAACAACAGCAGTAGTGGCTAAATCAGCCTCCATGGTAGAGATATCACTATCATCGGAAGCTGAATTAGCCAATATTTGTGCTTTTGAATCTTTAAATGACATGTTCTCCCTCCATCTTTTATTTTAATAATTCATCAAGGCTCTGTACGCCTGTAACTTTGTCAATATGTGTAATACCATCTTGAGTGCCATCTGGATCTGTACCTGTAAGTTCTTTTGCAATAGAGTCTGAAAGGTCTGCAATCCCAACACCATCACCTGTATTTCCATTAGCGTTTACAAGAGTCAGTTTCTTTGCTTCTGAATCAAGTTTCATATCAATTGGCATATTGTCATAAGTTGCCTGACCAAGTTTTTTAATATCTTCAGCAGTTGCCATAAGTGCAAGAATTCTCTGGTCAAGTTCAGTTAACATTTCACTTGGTTCATAACTATCAAACTGTGCTAATTTTGTAATGTGGATAAGTCCAGATTCAGTTTTTCGAACATAAGAAGTGGTAGTATCAGATTCTTCATCATGAACAAGTTTTAAGAAAGTAAATGATACCTCGATATCACCTGGTTCTGCAGAGATATTGGCTGTCACAGGAATAGTATATAAAATATGACTCTCATCAGTTGTTGTATCTGCAATGAGCTGAGTCATCTTAATTTTCTTTGTAACCGGAAGAACATATTTCATATAAGCAGTAGTATCTGTCATATCAATTTGTTCTTTATAAAGTTTATTAATAATAATCTGGATAGAGTTCACGCAATTACTTTTCTCCATCAGACTTTCTTTTACTGTAGTAATAACATTATTGTCATCTGTAATTCTAAGAGTGTACATTTTACACCACCTTTCTAACAATAATAACAAATATATAATTTACGGAATAATAGCCATCCAACTAACCGTCAGTTTTTTATCAACCCCATTTTCATTGTTATAAATACAAATAGTGGCACCAGTTTGACTTTTATTTGTTATTGAAACGGCATAGTTTTGGGGATCTGTTTGATTAGTTGTCGCGAATACGACTGGAATAGATTTGAATTTATTTGGGAATGTTAAAGTATAAGTTTTTGCGCCAGCTGTAGATCCAGTTGTAAATTCAAAAGAACCAACCTGATAACTGACTACAAAATCTACATTATTTATATAATAATAATCTGATGGTTTTTGTCTTTGTTTTAGTGGAATACGAATCTGTGCGACTGTTTCAGAAGTGCTATTTGATTCAGATATATAAATATATCCAATAAGAGGGTATGGCTCTTGAAGCAATGAGTTTGGGACATCTACATAAAATTTATTATTTTTCAAAGATGATTTAACCTGAAGTGCTTCTTCACTCATTCTATTGCACCAATGAATCACAGGCGGAGAAGTCAGACCAAATGTTTCAAAACATATGGTCTGTCCTTTATCCCATTGTGTAAGATGATTTATTCTAGTAACACCATCAGACTCATAGCAAGTGATATCAAGTACACTTCGCATATGTGCCTCCTTAATTTATTCAACTGCAGCTTCTTTTGTTTCATCAGGTTCTGTATCTGCTTTTTCCTCTTTCTTTTCTGGTTCCGGTTTCTTTACAAGAAAAGCGTCAATAATAGCATAATCATTCATAGTTGCGTTAGGTGCATCAACCTCATAAAGAGAATCAAATTCTTCCTCGGTGAGCTGTGGAATATCTACATCAATCTGATACAGAAGGATAGGAGTGAATTTAGCCATAAATTTCTCATAAGCTTCTTTGTCATCGTTAGGAATAGCTATTCCACCTTCTACCTCTTTACCATATTCCTGAATTAATTTATTTTTCTGATCATCACAGTCTTTAATTTCATCTTGAAGTTTACGAAGTACACGGAAGAGTACGAATGCTGTTTTGCCTTTAGCGTTACTGAATTTCTTAGTTGCCTCAATAATATCGTAAATAGCTGCGTTTGTGATTTTCATAGTAGTTTTTCTCCTTTTTATCTTAATTTTTAATATAAAAAGAGCATTCCTGTTATAGAATGCTCTTAGTTGATTTGTTGCTCTAAATATTCAATTCGTTGCTTTAATTGCTTGTTTTCTGCTTTTAATTCAGCATACATTTCTTGGATTGATTTTGTAATAAGACTTTCCATATAGAATGTATTTACACCATATGGTTCATTGCTTTCAGATGGTTTTATTACCATGTTAGGGTTTATATCTTCTAATTCTTGAGCAATATATCCTAAATCTATATAATTATTTGATTCTTTCCATATAAATTCTCTATGATTTATTTTTAAGATTTGGCTTAATGCATTGTCGATATTGGTGTTTTTTATATTTCTTTTTAATCTCCTATCAGATGTTGTAAGTTGAAATGTTCTTGTCTCAAATTTTTGATAATCCCATTTTCCACGAATTGTAATTTTATTGTCTACGTTAGTTCTGATAATTGATACATAATATTTTCCACCATCATCTGTTGATGTACAAATTGCAGGTCGATAACTTGTTGACTCTGAATTAATTATGTATCCATTAACATTACCACTAACATCTCCAGTAACATTTCCATTTAATGTCCCTCTTATAATACCACCAGATATAGAAACGCTTGTATATGGGGCGACAGAATAAAAATACAAATATGGTTCATTATTTCCATCGAGTCCCATTAAAAGTTTTGGCAATGGTTCTACGTCACTTATTCCATAATCATACTTCATAGATAATTGTCCATTCCTTAATTCTGTTATGGTGTTGTTTCCCTTTGATGTTATGCCACCTAAAATATCTGCGTTTGAGCAATGCATACTACCATCTTGATTTACATAAAATGCTCCACTTCCAGCCCAGAATGCATATTTTCCAGAAGTTACACTAAGACCACAACTATCAGAGCCACTTCCTGCTGTGCCGTATGGTTTATTGTAAATAGAACCATCATTACTAATATTGAAAAGCCCAATCTTTCCAGACGATGCGGTGATTGTTCCTGATATAGTAGCATCAGTTGCGGTCATATTACCTTCACTATCAACAATAAATTTATCAGATATACTTAATCCAGAATTACCAAAATATGCATTACCAGGGCCGCCTATGTTATATCCACTTCCCTTATAAATAGCATCAGAATTTATATTCCACGGACCAATACTTCCTGTTGATGCAGTAATATTTCCACTAAAACTTCCGGTAGCTGCCTTTAACTCTCCTGAAAAGGTTCCGGTGGCTGCCTTTAATTCTCCTTTAAACCATCCAGAGCTTGCATATATTGTTCCGTAAATTATTGCATTACTTGCTTGAAGAAGCCCATTTGTAGATACTTTTATTCCAGTTTGACCATCAACAATGGTTCCATAATCTTTATCTTTTTCAAAATATACAGACAAGGATTCTGTTTTTGCATACGGTTCAAGATCTACTGTTCTTACATATCCATTAAGATCTGATGATTTTGCATATTCTCCAAGACCGCTTATTTTATCGGTAGAAATATCCACTCCGTCACCAAGAGTTAATGAATTTGCTATGATATCTCCAGTAAATTTTCCTGCTTTTGCATAAATAGTTCCATAAACTACTGCATTTTGTGCAATCATTAACCCATCTGTATTTACAGAAAAATAACCTTTCGTATCATCTGGATTAATAGTTCCATCAAACTGTCCAATAGAACCATTTTTCTTGACAATAAAAGCAAGTCCTTCATTTTGCATATCGGAAGTAGTTGTGTAATCTTTTAATTTTTCATCAAGCCCACTGGTTGTAACATAATTTTTTAAATCAGAAATGTTTTCACTGCTAATATTTACATTTTTACCAAGTGTAAGACTATTAGCAATAATGTCTCCACGAACAGTAAGAGTCTGTCCGTTCCACGCCATAAGTCCTGCGGAATTGTCTTCTTCTGACGCTTCTTTAATACCTACATAATTTTTAATAAGATTATACTTTGTTGTACGTTCTGCATCAGATAGAGTATTGATTCCAAACTCTTTTTCAAGATCTGTTCGAGTCATCTGATTTAATGTACTTGCAGATTTATTTTCTTTGTAAATTTTGTCATTTACATTTAGCCAAATGATATAGTTGTCCAATTCTCCAAGGAATCTTATTAACGTACTTTTCTGTAATGTAGTTAAAACTTCACTTGAATCAGTAGTATACGGTTTTAACTCTTCAATCTTACTTTTCAACTTTTCCTGGTTTAATCCGATAGGTGAAAAACTCATAGATTCTTTATATCTTAAATCATCACCGCTAGTTCCTCTTGGAGATTCCCACGAAGATATGTAATTATCAAGGAGTTTTTTATCCTTATTTATATCATCAATAATTACCTTTTCTGATTTGCCATAGAAAGTAAAAGTACCGGAATGAAGATTAATCCATCCATTTATACCACGTAAGTCATCAGTAGTAATTTCAGATGCAGTTAATGAATTTGCAAGAATCTGATCGGCAGTAATAGTATGTGCCTGAATATTTTTACCACCCATGTAATACTTATCATAATCTTCTGGTGGAATGTTCTTTGATTCAACAGCTCCAAGACTTTCATTAAACGAATACATGATAGAATTCTTTTCACCACGAATGATAAGTCTATCTACAGAAAGAGTACCTGCAGATATACGTGTCGCATTAATATCAAGTGCAAGAACGAGTTTAGATGTGGTCGCATCAACATTAATTGTTTCAAAAAGACCACTGTTTGCCATCATATCTCTAGCATTAACCATTTTTGATATAACCTGTCCGAAAGCACCTGTATTAGCATTTATTGTATCAAACACACCGTTAGATACCGCATTTGAAAATCTGGTTGAACTCACCATTGCCTTAATAAGTGCATCTGAAACTTCAATTCCGGATGTATCTAATTTGCTTTTTACAGATTCTGTAATTTGGTCTTTAGCTGTGCTTACTGTATTATCAAGTAAAACAGCAAAGTCATCACGACCACCGTTATAACTAATCATGTTTGTGAATTCAATTTGAAAATTATTTTCAATAACGCATGGATTAAAAGTGAGAGATGAGATACGAAGTTTTAAAAAATACTGATCATCTTTATCGAATGAGAGATGGATAAAATTACCTATATCAAAATTTCCTTGCCATTCTTTAAATCCAGGAATAGCAAAAATGTTATCCATTGTAAGAGTGAATGATAATTGTGGCTGACACACCTTAGAAAGCTCTGTTGTTGCATCTTGGAATAATTCGTATTGAGTATTGATTATCTCTGCAGCAGTGTTTGTAGAAATGGTGATAATATTATCATTTACATAATCTGTCTCATTGTACAGTTTATTTAATGTTTCAAGATCTTCCTTTGTAAATATGCCGCATTTTTCTTTATTGTTAATTGTTGCAACTTCGGACATATTTTTTGAAAAACCATTCATTAAATTCTGAATATCATCATATTCGCCTTGTCTTTGCTTAATGGCACCAGAGCATCCACCTTTTTCTGGTTCCGCATATAAGTTCCCATTTTCATCTTTTCCGTATTCGTATTCCCAATACTTCAAATACTTATTATGAGAAATATTATAATTGGACTCTGTTAAGTGACCTTTTTCATCTTCACTTAAATCTTTCCATGCCTTTTTATAAGCTTTTAAAGCATCAATATTATTCAGATATGTTTTCTCTTTTGTTTTTAACTCTTGAAGACCAAACAGATCCCAATTTGTATTCCATTCTTCAATCAAATCATCTACTTCATTGGACTTTTTATCATCCTGTGTAGGATCTGTATTATTTTTATATTCAATGGTTTTGTCGATAATTTCAAGAATACCCTGATATGCAATATAATCTTGCTCCGCACCTTTATTAAGCCACTTCTGGTTTTTTTCATCCCAGTAGCCAAGATTCACATCTTTCAGTGCATCCATATATGTAGTATACTTCTTTTTAATAGTTCCAAGGTCTTTTACGGTAAATTGTTTCCAATTATTATTCAACCCATCATTCGGAACTCTAAGATTGATTTCATCACGCTTTTCCATATATAAGCTGTACTGACGATTGTAATACATGTATTTTTTACGTGCTTCGTCAAGCTTAGATAACCATTGATTATATCTGTCAATTAACCCTTGACTTACATGTTTTGTACTAAGATAATAAGAAAGATTCTCAATAGTAGAAGAACCAAAATTGACTGCATCAATTGTAAGGTCATCTCCACCACGTACTTCAAATCTTGTCATAATATTATCTTCTTGAGCTGGTGCATAATTCAACGTCTGAATCAAATTACGATAAGAGATAAATACATTTGAATCCTTACCGTAATCTTTTACGCTATATACATTAATTGTCCTGGTCATAATATTAAAATCGAAAATACATTCGAATTTCTTTGATACATCCTGCGTTAGAAATGCATATACATTTTTTGAGTCTATATCAAATGACCGCTTAGAATCAACCATTTGTGAAGTAGTAGTAACAGTTCCATCATCGTTTACTTTAGTCTCTATAACCGTTGTTTCTCTTATTGTCTGATCAACCCAACCAATTTTCCATCCAAAAACCTTTTCAATTGCAATATCAAGCAATGAAAAATCTTTGTACAGTTCATCATATAAAATAATGTTTTTAACTGCTACTTTAACACCTTCATCGGTTTCTTTTACATTGCCATTAATCAAATATTCACGGCTGTCTGTCTCTCCGGTATTAATCTTAAAGTTTTTTAGGGTTTTTAATGCAAGTTCGCATTCGCATGATTGTGCAGATACTGATTTATATTCATCAAATCCATCATTTGAAACTTCCGGATAGGACATACGAAAATATCCAATTCCATCAACAAATATGTACATTGCCTCGTCAAGCATGTCATATCCATTAGATTCTTCGCCGTTCACATATCTATGCACATCAAACTGGATAGTATCAAAATTATTAAGCTGTTTCGTATAACTGACAGATTGAAGATCAATTCCATTCAATTCACAGATTATTGTATTATCTGTTTTGCATAAATAAAAACGAGCCGGTTCAGCAAGCCCAAAATAGTCGTAATTAAAATTCATTAATAGGCACCTACCTTTCTTGGGCATCTGAATGTCATTTTAATACTGCATCCACCTGTTATTTTAAATTTGTTTACACCAGGAACTAACCTAACCCAATATAATTCCAAACTACCATTATCTAAATTTGTAAGGTTGTCAGATGTAAACCCAAGATCGGATAATTGAACCGGAATATTCTTTTTCTTTGTATTACTGTAATAATAAATTTTATGATTTTTTGAATCTATATAAAGTGGATTTGTGTAATCAATTGCATTTGGAATTGTAAGAGTAAGACTATGACTTAATAAATCATTAGTAGAAATTTCGGAATAATTATCAATTGTAATTTGCGTACCTGCATAAGAATAAATTGCTATTAACGGATATGTAAAATCACCAATCTCATCTGTATCATTGTTCACTTCAAATAATTCTGCGTTTTGAATTGTTACCTCAACATTTTTATTGTTTACAGATACATTTTTATCATTTACTGCAAGTAAACAATTCTCTAAGTTGTTATAAGCAAACTCACGTTCGTTACTCCATCCATATGGAGAATCTGCAGTAAATGTATACGTAAGCATTAAAATACCACTACCATAAACGTTAGTTACATCTGTAAATACTCCATAATAATTAATAGGGTCAAAAGCTTCATCTTCAAAAAATAGAAGAGTAGGTGTACGTGGTCCTGTTAACCAGGCGTTTATATCTCTAACTTCTTCTCTTGAAAAAGCACGATTTTCAGGTTTGGTAATTGTTACTTCAAATGTAAGTACATCTGAATATTTTGTATTATACCAATTTGATACAGGTCGTCTGCTTGTAATTTCACCTTTTAAAATTTCTCTTGTTAATCCCATTGGAATTGATTCTGGCTGTTCAGAGGCACAAATAATAACTCCAAAATCATCGGAAGATTTTCCGTTATATGTAAAAGAAGAGCCAAATATAGCCATATTAATCACCTACTTTCTATTCAGACTATTATTGACAAAAATTATTACTTGAATCATAATGGATTTTATATATAGATTTGTTTGAAGGATGGGAGAGAAGATGAGTCTAGTAATTGCTGCAATCTCAAAAGATAATGATATTATTGTATGCGCTGATTCCAGAATTGTGGATAAAAATGGTAATATAGTTACCGAAAACGAGAATAAAATTTACCAGATTAGTGATAGAGTTGTTATTGGTTATGCTGGCAGTAAAAATGATTTTGATTGCCTTAAGGTATACTTAGAAATTAAATCAATACTATTAGATATAAATGATGTAGAATGTATATACGAAGAAGTGAAAAGTTATGAAGAAAATCATGCATCAAATGATGGAATTCATTTACTTATTGCAGGATTTAATAAGTGTGAAATACCACAAATATATCTTGTAGGTACTGAAAAACATGAATGTGGTATCAGTAGACTATTATCTACAGACTATATGGCGATTGGTGATTATGGTTTTGATCTTTCTCTAAATACTCAAAAAGAGCTGACTGAAATCATATGTGATATGAAAATAATAATAAGTAATAGAGCAGAAGTGAATAATGGTATAAATACAAATATTAATACAGTTATTTTAAAGTCCAAATAATCCACCTGGATGACCGCAAAAGTGATATTTGCCTTTTATAAAAAGCCAATCAAAATATTCTTTTACATCCTGTGGAGAAAGTGATACTTTACTATAAAAACTACTTATTTCTTTGCCATTATGGTATTCTATAATTTTATAATTACCTATTATAAATGTATGATCAAAAATTTTAACATGCATAATTAGTCCTTTTATTACATAAAAATTAACATATTGTTCCACCATGTGCTGTTCCAATAAATTTATCATTAATAAATAACCATTCAATAAAATTATTTACATCAGTTGGATTTATTCCATTGCAGCATGACATACCACCAACATATTTTTCGTTTTCATATAAACGTATAGATGTATTATTTATTTTTAGCTTAAAATTAAAAAAACTTACTTCCATAATTATTACCTCTGTTCAAAATTAATAAAAGAGAGCATAGCTGTGACACTATGCCCTCCTGTGTTTATCTAAGACTCTTAAAATCTCTTACACGCTTCTTTTCGTATGCATCGATCTTCTTAACGACAATATCACCTACTGCGTTTGCATCAGTAGCTTCATTTACAACAATATTGTAAACTGTACTATGTTCATAAGATTGATTATTTGTGTTGGTAATCGCATTCATAAGTTCCTTATACATTTCACCAAATTGTGGTTGGCTACTCTGTGTAGCGATACCTGCATTATCAATAAGCCTCTTAGTAAAGTCTGCTGTAAATATTTTATCGCCCTGATTTAAAAATGTGAGAGTACCGTATTTCCTTGACAGTACGGATTCCATACCATTTTCGTTTACACGGTACATTCCAGACTTAGGTACATAATCAGTTCCGGAAGCATAACCGGTAAGTCCTGATAATGTAGAACTAACCTGTTCGTCTGTTAATCCAACATTTTTCAGAATAGTAGAAAGATTATTGAGAACCTGCGCATTACTAAGAGCAGAATTTGAAACTGCTTCATTAATAGCTTTACTCATTTTCTCTACGTTAGAGCTTATGTCGTTAGACCATTTGTCAAAATCATCACTCATATCTGAGGATAATTTATCAAGCGCATCACTTTGCATACTGAAAGCATGGTCTGTCATAGTATCAGAAAGATCTTCTCTTGCATCTGATAATTGTTCCTGGATCTTTGCCAAACGTGCTTTATCTTCAGCGTTTGTTGAACCCTGGAGAGCTGCCGCTTGACGTTCAAGGATCTGAATGTCTTTAGTCTTATCCTTTAAAGTTTTATCGTAATCGTAATAGTCTTTCTTTGCGGAAAGGGCTTCCTTACGCTTAGATATTACTTTATTAAGAGCATCAAGTTCTGCTTGAGCCTGATTTTTGACAAGAGAGAGCATATCATTTTGAAGAGAACTATTTGATGAAATTAAAGAATTATATTTAGACTGAATGTCTTTTATATATTCATCATAAGTCTTTTCGCCAAATTCAGAAGACATATCTTCGCCATTAGCGTATCGTTTTTTCACATCATTTTCTTTTTCAAGAAGCTTTTGTATTTCTTTCTGATTTGCAGAAAACTGATTTCTATTCAACATTACAGAAGTAGCTCCCAATTCTGTAAGTAGTCCAGTATTCTTATCAACTTTCATATCATCAGAGATAATTTCGTTCAGTGTATCAAGACGGTCCTTGAACTGATCAATTTTCTCTATTGCACGATCAAACTGTTCTTCATAATAAACACCAATTTGTTGCTGTTTCAGATTTTCAATACTTGTGTCGTAATCGGTTACAGCTTTTTTTGCTTCTATAATCTCGGATTTCATATTAATCCATTCCTGAGATCCTTCTACAATTGTGCCATTGTCAACACCTTCTTGGAGTCTTTTCTCAAGTTCATCAACTTTATCCTGTGCGATATTTCTCAGACTTTCAGTATTTGAGATCTTAATCTCATAATCAGAAGAACGCTCATAATTTCCATGAGCATTGTATAAATCAATGTTTGCTTCTTCCATTTCATTATACTTTTCCTGATATCCTAACAATCCTTCATAATACGTCTTCGCATTATCAAATTTACTTTGAATAGCTTCGACTGTGGCTTTAGCTGCTTCTGTCTGTGATTCCGCTGCATTAGCTGCCGCTGTTGATTCTGCATCTGTGACAATATTTAATTTCTGTTCTGTTTCGGCTGCAGTAGTAACATATTTATTATATGCTGTAAGAGCCTTTTTAAGAGACTTGTCTTTTATCTTATCGACATTTATTTCTTTACCTGCTGCTAATTTCTTTTTCTGATTATCACTCAGCTTACTACCAAACTTTTTCTTAATAGCTTTAGCTTTTTTACTAACCTTATCGTCTGCTTGTTTCTTGGCTTTCTCCTGTGCGTTAAGATTTTTCTTAGTTTCCTCCCAAGCCTTGTTGTTAATATCTGCAGCTTGCTTTGTCTGTGTCACATTCTGATCAGTTAAGGAATCCATATAGGAAAGTTCGTTTCCTTCCTGATATCCGGCGATTGCTGTTTCTGCATCTGTCTTAAGAGATGAAGAATTCTTATTTGCAGTGTTAAATTTAGTCTGAGCCGTTTTCTTTTTAGAATCTGCTTTCTTTTTATTTTTAACTGCAGAATTATACTCTTCGGCACGTTTCTTCGTAGTCTTGTTAGTAATCTTACTGGTATCAATAGTCTTTCCGGATTTAATAGCTTTTTTCTGCTCATTCGTAAGACCTTTTGATTTAAGAAGTGCTTTTTTCTTTCTATTTACAGCTGTAGTTGCCTTATCTGCTTTCGCAGTTGCTGTGTCAAGATTTGATTGTGCTTTTTCTGTAACTACCTGTGCTGATTCGTAACTTGCAGTAGCAGCGTCTGCTATAGCTTTTTGTGTTGATCCACCTGTCTGAACAGCAGATAACCTTGACTGAGTTGCATTCAATCCATTAAATCCGTTTTGTAAACGTTCCAATTTCTGCTCTGCTGTTTCAGTTGGCATATTAGCCCATTGCTCAAACAATTCCATTTGCTCTTTTTTCAGATCAACAACAGCTTGTTTACAATCCTGTGCCTTGTCGTAATATGTCTTATACTGATCGATAGCCTCTGCCAGAGCCTTACCCTGATCTGTTGAAGTGTCCATATCTTCAATACGGTAAGCACCTTTTTGTACAAGTTTCTGATATTTCTTTGGTACATTGGTTTTAATCTCTTCTCCATCGCTATTATAATAAGTGTACTCATTTGCTATAGAGTTAGCCTTTTTCATATAGGTTTTTGCACCTTTCTGATTAGACCCAATCTCATAGTTCATCTTACGAATTTGCTGTTTGAGCAAAGATGTTTTAAGTGACTTCTTAATATAATCAGTGATTTTATCAGCGATTTTTTGAACCTGATCAGACCAATGTTTAATACGAGTTTCTACCCAGTTATATACCTTAGTAGATTTTTTTACCTTTTCAGTATTGTCATTTACGGTGTCTGTATTTTTCTTAACAGAAATTGTATTTTTATCGGTAATTGTGGAATTAGAGGGAGATGACTGATTACCTTTATTTAAACCAAAGCTATTGCCACCACCTTTTGGTGATCCGTCTAAGAATGCACTCATTCCACTATGAACCGTTCCACCAGCAAGTGCTCTAGCATGTCCACCTCCAGACATGACACGTCCTGAATTTATAAGTTCAGATGTTTGTTTTGAATTAAAGATAATATCGCCCTTTTTTAAATTCTCAAAATGAGCACCACCAGGAATTACCATCCATTTTCCGTCACGTACAATTGACTCCGGACCATCAGGAAGCTCATTTACAAGAGCTTTTTCATTACTTTGTAATGCTACGTTTCCATCTGCATGAGCAGGAGAGTAGTTAAGAACATTATAAGCTGTACCAGAAGCGTGTGCTACACGGAGCATAGTACCAGAAGCAAATCCACCACCAGTTCCACCAGAATTATTTTTAACATTTGTAGTTACATTTGCGGTGACATTAACTGAATGTGGTTTGTTTAATTCAGCTTGTATTGTGCTTACCATAGAAGAAATATTTGCACCAACATTGATATTCGCAGTCTTATTATTAATTTCTTCTACTGCTGCATTAGCCGCTGAAATTGCAGGTCCTTTATTACCATCAATTTTCATTTCAGGCTTTTGATTTTCTGCGTATTTTTTAGCTTCATCAACACTTTTTTTGTATGGAGTATTATTCCCATCAATAGGTATACTTGATTGTTCAGTTGCTTGTGATTGTAAATTCTTTGCACTGACTGAAACTGAAAGAGATGGGTTAGAAGATTGCAATTTAGAAACAGTGGAATTAATAAGACTTAAAGTCTGACGAGATGTATTGTCAAGATTTACACTAACTGTTATCTTTTGAGTATCCTTTGGAAGACCTGCAATTTTATCAAGAAATGCATTTGCATCCTCTTCATTATCAATATTAAAATGATATGTTAACTGCTGAATACCATCATCAAAAGCACTTAAATCAAGTTTATTAATTGCATCTTGAATTCCTGCATCATCTAGTCCTTGAATATCAAACTTCAGAGTCTTTTTAGTCTCATCATCAATGCTATCCAACTCTGCTTTTGCATCATTTACGGCTTTTTGAGCATCAGATGTATCTAATCCAAGAGATTTCTGCTTATCTAACTCGTTAACAGCTGTTTGGTAATTTTGAATTGCCGTAATAGCATTTTGAAGATCTGCATTAACACTATTTAACTGATCATCTGAAATATTCATTACAGCAGGAGCTTCTAACTCTTGTTTTCTTTCTATAAGAGTCTTTAAAATTGTTTCAGCAGCTGAAATTTTATCTGTGTTGACATCAATATCAGAACTCTCTCTAAGACCTTGCAAATACTTTGAAAGATCAGATATTTCACTATCCAGATCATCCCCTGTTGCGGAAAGATTTATTTCAACATCTGGTTCTATAGTGTCGATCTGTTCTTCCAACGAGGTAATATTACCATCAACATCAATAATAAGATGATAATCTTTTGCAAAAGAGTCTAATTGCTTTTGAAGCACTTCTTTTAACTGGACATCATCTGTATTATTGATATCATCTATCATTGTCTTGGCAACAGATTTAGCATAATCTGTCTGCTCTTTAGTATATTTACCTTTCTTATCAACAAGCTCATCCATGTTGGCATTTGCATTTTTGATCCGCTCTTCGAATTCTGCAATTTTCCTTTCAGATTCAGAGAGAGCAGTATCATAGTCCTCGGTGTTCGGATTTGCTTTTATCTGAGCAAGATGCATTTTTTCAGCTGCTAATTTACTATATAAGTCAGAAATTTTCTCCGTACCGGCTTCTTCAGTTGTAAAGAAATCATTATAGAAACCATAGTCTTCAAGTTTTCCGAAAACAGACATAAGAGGTTCAAACCCAATTCCAAGTTTGTCTGCAGTTTCTTTAAGCTCCTCCATATTATTTCCAAGAGAATAAGTCCAGTTACCATTTTCTTGTTCGGCCAATCCAAGAGCCTGAAGATCATTAAGGAAATTGATACATCCATCAGAACCTTCAGTAAAATATTTCTCGATCTTTGACATATTTTCTGCAAAATTTGCATAGTCATCTGATCCAGTAGGAGAGAACATTGCGGCTGTGGTCTTGAAATCATCCGTTCCAACCAAACCTTTTTCATATGCTTCTTTAGCAGTATTATACATGGAAAGCATATCATCATAGGTCGCTCCTCCATTCTCAGTAGAAGAAGCATCTTTTGCAGCTTCATATTGTGGAGTTGGAATTTTTAAACCAGCAATTTTTTTATATGCTCCCTCAATGTCGTGAGCACCGGCAATTACATCATCGACATATTTTTGAAGAGCATCTGCGTTTGCATCTTCACCGGCATCTCGTAAAGCCTCTATAGCATCTGTAAACTGGTTAGTTACATCACTGTCCATAGAATCCATCAGATCATCAATAGCAGAAGAGAGGTCTTCTGTATTTCCTGCATATTTTGCAAGATCTGGGAATTTATCCAGGAATGTCTTTCTTGTAGAACCAGTCATAAGACCGTTCTTTAGATCTTTTTGAGCTTGATAGAGTGACTGATATTTATCCTGATAATCTGTGAGCTGGGATTGGATTGTTTCATTATTAATAAAATCTGCTGTAGTTGGAAGAAAATTCTGAATTTCTTTTCCCCAATCGAATCCAGTAGAAGTGATATTTCCAATATTCTGTTCGACCGCTTTAAGCATTGCTTGGGCGCCTGTGTCAGATGTCATATAGCTTGAATAAGAATTGATAAATCCTTTTGCCATATTTTCTGCAACTGTCTGTGGCGCAGAGCTATAAGCATTTTTGAACAGTTTTTCTATTTCCTGCTTCGCTGTAGCAGCATCAATATCAGACAAATCAGCTTCTTTCAGAATGCTTCCTTTAAGAGCTTTAGCATATTCCATCTCTTCTTTAGAAGCACCAACCATCGCATCATCTATTTTTTTTATACTATCTGTTACTTTAGATACTTTGAGGTTTGAAATAGATTTCTGTAAATCGTCTGTACCAGAAGCTAGTTGTGGAAACTGTTGAATAAGGTCAGTGAGATCTGAATCTTTAAACTCGCCTGTTTTAAGCTTTGTAAGAGTATCTGATAAAGAAGAAATATCTGACTGCAAAGAATCAATAGAAGATGAGATTTCATTATCAGAATCGCCAAGAATTGATGAGAGAGTAGGACCATCTGTGGATTCTGCTACCGTTTTCTTATATCTTTCAATGGCAGAAACTAATCCATCTGTGCCTTTCTCAATATCAACTGAACCATTATCAATTAACTGTGCAGCAATTGACAGATCGCCTGTCTGCATCTGGTCAATAAAATCACTGGCATTTGGAAAATCTGCATATGCTTCTTTAAGACGTTCTGCGTTATCTTCCATGTCCTCAATAGATGAATCAATACCATAAGCATTCTTGAACCGCTCCTGGAGTTCTTTCTTTTCCTCTGTGTCATTTCCAAAAGCATCTTTAAATGCTTCATCAACTTGCGACCTGTATTCATCAATAGTTAATTTAGAAGGATCAATTTGTAGTGCTTTTGCAAGACTTTCTTGTACATCCGTACTAAACTGAGACATTGGCCCAAGAAATTCACCATACAGAAAATCAAGTACCTGTCCTTTATATTCACCATCAGGATCATTTAATGCAGTTAAATCAAGATTTGAAATATTAGCCAGAAATGCACTCTGAAGACTATCATCAAGCTCATTAAATGATTTTGATGTCTGAAGATAATTTCCAAGTGATTGAGCCATGCTACGCCATTGATCTTCAATCATTAAGTCATAGGAATTAATTTCGCTCTGAAGTTGACTTCTCTGAGATTCCAATGTTAAATAATAGGATTCCATACCAGCTGTAATCTGTTCATTCATCCTATCTATTTCTTGTTTTGACTTGTCAGCAAGACCTTCAGCATAGAAATTCCAGATGCTTCCGTCATCACCAGTATTCTCTTTGTATAATCCGTTCTCTTTTAGAACATCAGTAATAACATTTTCTTTATCGCCATACAAATTCTGAACTTCAAAATTGTTACTTCCATATGTTAAAATACTACGTTTGTTCTCAGAAATATCAATATCTAGTTGAGCTAGTTCATCACGTTTTTTCTGAATATCTTCCGCATATTGACTTGTCTGTGTAACAACACCATCATATGTTGCTTGTAGATTTTTCCCCATATCAACATTTGCAGAAGAAACTTGTGCCTCATATAAGTTACGAATACTATCAGCAGCCTTATCTGCATTGGAAGCAAGGTTTAATACAGCATTTCCCTGACTATCGTAACCTGCTACCAGACCAGGAAACTGAGAGGCAAGCTTACTACTGAGATCAATATATTGCTGATACTCGTCTGTAGATAATGATACATTCTCGTTTGTATTCTGATTTACTCCCTTACGAAGCTCTACATATTTTTCGGCAACTTGATCGATTGCATCACCGGTATTTTTTATTTGTTCTGTCTGATCACCGAATGAAGATCCAAGGTCCATGATGGACTGCTTACCTTCTTCGAAGCTTTTGAATGTGCTGTCAATAGAATCCTTTGCTTCCTGTCCAGCTTTGATGATATTTTCGCTACGATGTCTATAATCATCTATGGCTTCAAATACTTTGCCAATAGCCCAGGATGCAGCCATAGCTATTGCCATATTGCCAAGAGTTCCAACAAATGTCTTTGCGACATTACCTGCGGTTTTTAAAGCAGCGCCAAATTTTGTTGTACCTTGTATAACTGTTTGCTGAGATTGAGCAAAATTGGCTAAATTTTGAGATCCTAATTCTGTATTAGAATTATATTCAATTAATTTATTATTGCCTTCATCTAACTCATTAGCCCATGTTGAAGCCAGATTTTTATATTCATCACTTGATAAATCAGCTTCTTTTGGAATATCGTTAATTAATCTTTTAAAATATTCTTGCTCATTATTGGTTGGATTATAATTTTTAACAACATCTTGCTTCTTTGTAAAAAAGTCTTTAATACTTTCCCAAAATTCAGATAAATTCTTTCCATTATTAAATGTACCCTCAGTTTTATCGTAGTTAAAAATCAAATTGAAATAATCTATTTATAATGTTATACTTGCAATATAAAATTATAAATTGGAGGGTGATTATGAAGATTTATTGCTGTCGTAATTGTATGGAGAAAAACAGAAGCAAGATTAAAAGCGACAAAGATTATTTTAACTCATTACTTAAATATAAAACCTTTGAAGCAGAAAAAGAATATTTTGTAGGATTTGGACTAGAAAACAAAGTTAAAGACGGTAAATGTATATTTTGCAACTCTCCAGTAGAACTTTTAAATATTGAGGATGGTGAATTGGCAAAAATATCACACTTTGGATCTCCAAATCCAGATTATGTTCTTGCTATGAATAAACTTAAAGGCGATGATATTATTTCATTTACTTCAAAATATAATGAATTAATTGAGATTCAAAATCAAAGAAAAGCAATGAATTTAGCGCAACAACAGTCCGAGCAACAAAATATAAACCAAGTACGTTGTCCTAAATGTGGATCTACCCAGATCACCACAGGACAGAGAGGATACAGTTTATTCTCTGGCTTTTTAGGTAGCAGCAAGACCGTTAATCGTTGTGCGGCTTGTGGACATACTTGGAAGCCTGGAAGGTGACTATAAATAGTTCTTTCGATCATCAAGAATATCAAACAGTTCTTGAATGTTTTTTTCAAATTCTATAAAGCTTAGATACTTTTGATGATTGAATATTCTATAGTATGCTTTTTGGATTTTAAATTTTATATTGCGAATTGCCATTTTTGCATCCAAATAAAAAACATTTACTCTTAATTTTAGAAGTAATAAAGTTTTATTTTGTTTCATATAAATAAAATCCTTTCGTATAAGTAAATAAATATGAATAAAGAATATATAGAAAATTTATTTAAAGAATACAATAATAATTATTTTAAAATACCAGAAATACAGCAATATATCGAAATACAAGATAATTATGTAGCTGGTAAATTTAATAGTGTAGATTTATACAATCAAATATATACATTAGAAATAAGTAATAATTTAAATGAGTCTGATGGAAGCAAAGCAATATTATTCCATGAATTTACTCATGTATATGATTCGTTACAATTTCTAAAATATCCATTTGAAGATTACAAAAAATTAATGTATGTATATTCGGAAGTACATGCTTCTGAAGTAGAAATGGATGTGTATTTAAAAATATCAAACTTTCATTATGAAAAATATATGCAATTACAATTAAGAGACCTAATAGAAAGCTTTATTTTGCCAGATGGTCCTATTGTCAAAGGACAGCTAGGATTTAATGAAAGACTTCTATATTATTACATTGGTTATCTTGTATCATTAAATAATCATAATATTAAGTATGAATATAAATATGATTATATTAATGAAGATTTTCAAAATCTGTTTATGGAAATTACAGATTACTTTATTCAAAACAATACATATAATTATGATATCTTATTAACTTACTATGATAGATTGAGTAAACTTGTAAAAGATACATTAATAAAACATCAAAAAAAATACAAATCAAGTTCGTTGCCCTAAATGCGGTTCCACACAAATCACCACAGGTCAACGTGGATACTCATTATTCTCTGGTTTCCTTGGCTCAAATAAGACAGTCAACAGATGTGCGAATTGCGGATATTCTTGGAAACCTGGAAAATAAGGAGAGTATAATATGAGTATTATACTGGCTGCTATTTCAAAAAATAATGATATTGCTGTATGCTCCGATGGAAGAGCAACTGATAGTAATGGAAAAGTTGTAGGAGAGTATGAGCAAAAAATATATAAAATTAATAAGAAATGTATAATTGGTGGGACTGGAACTGCTGCTAAATATCTAAAATTAAAAGATTATGTTAAAGATAATTTTTCATCAGACCAATACAATGTGAATCAAATCCACGACTCATGCATTAAGTATTTAGAAAAAAATAAATCTGACGAATCAGATGTACATATTCTTATTACTGGGTATGATGAAGAATGTAATCCACACTTGTATGTAATATCTGTATCCAGTACTATTTCATCTCGCGATTACAATGATATAAAAAGAACTATATTAGGCGATGTATTTTGCAATTATATACTTAATGAAACCGAAGATGACATCAATAAAATTTTAGATTCCATGGAAGAATGCATTATTAATAGAGCAATGTTTCATTTTTTAATTAACAAAAATGTTAGTAAATTGCATCTTTTGGCAAAGGATGTTCGATGAGTCTTTTTTCAGGAACAAAAAATGATTCAATAGTTTCTTTTACTACAATTGGTTTAAGTGGAATATATTTATTACAAGTGACTGATTCTTGTCCATCGTTATCAGATACTGATATTTTGTGCGAATCAATAAATATGTCACAATCAAAAATTTTAGCATGCATTGTCATACCTTCTTTCTATATATTGTAGAATAAGTGGAACAAGTAAATAACTATAATCTATTCATACGTTCATCGTATTCATTAAATATTTCTTTGATGTCTTTTTCGAATGCACAAAGTTTTTCGTATTTGGAATAATTGAAAATTTTATAGTATGCCTTTTTTACCTGTAAAATGAAATTTTTCTTTTTCATATTTAAAGAAAGTAATAATGCGTCTATTTTTAAGAGTATTAATGAATGCTGTTTTATTTGTTTTTTCATAGAACATCCTTTCATAAGAAAAGTAATTTACACCCATTTCATTCTGTCGTCAATAGCATCCAGGACATCTTGCATATCTTTTTCTATCTGCAGGAGGTCCTGGTACTTTTGATTATCAAAAATGCGATAATACTTTTTTTGAATTGCAAATTTTATATCTAATTTTAGATTTTTTAATTTTATGAACAGTATATCACGTTTTAATCTAATAATTAGCATTTTGTTTTTTATCATAATAATTCCTTTCTATTGCAGGAGATAAAATGGACAAAGAGTATCTTGATAAAATATTTAAGGAATATAATGAGTTATATTATGAAATTCCAGAAATACAAGAATATATTGAAGTTGACAAAGGAGATTGTGCAGCCGCACAATTCAATACATTGGAATTGTATAATCAAAAATATATACTAAAAGTCAACAAGCAATTAGATAAATCAAAAATATACAAAGGAATTTTCTTTCACGAGTTCACACATGTATATGATTCTACTCAGTTATTAAATTATCCGCTTGAAAATTTTATTAAATTAATGTACATATATTCTGAAGTTCACGCTTCAGAAGTTGAAATGGATATACATTTAAAAATAGAAAATTTCTCATATAAAAAATATGTAGATAAAGGAATAGTAAATTTAACTGAGAGTTTTATATTACCAAATAATCCTATTTTAAAAGGTGAGGTATATTGTGACGAAAGACTTTTATATTATTGTATTGGATATTTGACATCACTTAAAAAGCATAATATCGAATATGTTTATAGTTATAAGTATGTACCAGATGTGTTTCGTTCATTATTTATAGAGATAACGGAATATTTTTTGTCAACAACAAAATATAATTATAATGTATTGCTTAATTATCAAATTAAATTACATGATTTAGTCAAGACTACAATAAAGGAACATATAGAAAAATATAATAAACCTAATACAAATTAATACAAAAACCAATACTGTTCACTGTCCTCGCTGCGGTAGCACACAGATCACTACAGGGCAGAGAGGTTATTCCTTTTTAACTGGTTTCTTAGGTTCCAATAAAGCTGTTAATAGATGCGCAAAATGTGGACATACTTTGGAACCGAGAGGGTAATTTATTTAATACCATGTTCTTCCAAAAACTCATCAGCTATTTGACTAGAAACTTGTTTTATAATTTGAGTAAGATTACCATGAACGTCAATTTCCGGCATCTTACCAGTTGTTTCGAATTTAATAATGTCATCAATTGACATATTCTTAAAATGATTTCGCACTAATGTAAATGTGGTTTCAATATCACCTTCATCAGTACAATTATTTTCGTATAACAATTTAATAATTTTTGTTGCAATATTTTCTGTCTCAGAAATTGACCACAACATATTTTCACGACCTTTCTATGGAGGATTGAATATGATATTAAACTATGATTGTTTTAGAGATGTACTCTTATATATTGAAGAACAAGATAATATGAAGCTTAATGGAGATTTCAAGCGGATTATGTTAAAAGATATAAAGGATCACTTTTCAGGCAAATACACTGAAGAGGATGTACAATATTGTGTGAAAAACTTATTTGACGGAAGATTCTTAGAAGGATTGTATTCTATAGATGATAACTATAAATATGAAAACTGTAAAATTTATGATGTTACATTCGAAGGACATAAATTAGCAGAATCAATTAGACCTGACTCTATATGGAGGAAGAGTAAAGCTAAATTAAAATCTGTAGGTATTTCTTCTATAAATATGATCTCAGCAGTATGTGTAGAAGTTGCTAAAGTAGCTGTTACTGATCCTAAATTTATTACCGATATTGCCAATGGAATATTTAAATAAAGTTCACTGTCCTCGCTGTGGCTCAACGCAAATTACCACAGGTCAAACCTTGCAAAGAGCATTGTTTAGCTTAATGTATAATCAGATTACTGTCAATCGATGCGCAAATTGTGGGTGCACTTGGAGACAAGGAATATAAGGAGATTATATAATATGGAAGAAAACATATTTGATAAGTTTAAAAATGTGGTTCGTAAGCCGAAACCAGAACCAACTAAGCCAAAGGCAACTAAAATTTCTGATATTAATTTAGAAAAGAATAAACGAGAAATTTTTACTCTCCATGACGAAAAAGATAAAAACAAGAAGTAATACATTTTTTTAAAAAATCTATTGTTTTTATATATGGCGTAAAGAAAAGTTCAATAGCATGGGGAAATGGATCTGGAACTTCTCTAAACAATTCTATATCTTTTATTTTTAAATCTTCTGTGTCATTAGGAGGTGTATTTAGTGAACTCAAATTTCGATTCAAAAGAATCATTCCTTTCTTATAAGTTAAATATTTTTAAAGAATTGTATAATGATGAATGTGAAAGAAGAAACATTGCTTCACAAAAAATTTCAAGAATTATTCCATTAATTGTGGCAATGTTTGGTGGTGACACCAATATTTTTCAAAAGCTTTTTCTGGCAACAGATAATCCTCTATGACTTCCTTGACAAAGAAAGTAGGCAAGGGAGTATTAAAAGATTTTTCACTAGATCCACCACGAGAATCGTTTATTGATATTTTGTGTGAATCAATAAATATGTCGCAATCAAAAATTTTTACATGCATAAAAATCTTCACCTTCTTTTTTTATTTAATTAATAGACCAAGAGAGTATTAGTGCTCTTGGTCTGATTCTTCATGCTTGGTCCATGCTAATGTATAAGTTTTTAACCAAAAGTAATCTTTACCGAAATCACCATCAGACCGATATATATCAAATTCATTTATATTATAAATACCTAATGTCTCATACATGGCATCACGGTATGTCTTATAAGATCCAAGAACCTTATTATCATCTTTTCTTATTACTAGATAACAATCTCCGTATTTTTCAAATAATTCTTTCTCGTGGTCTGTAAAATAGCAGTGGGCTTTACCATCTCGATCTGTTGACATATTAGTATAATTAAAGAAATCTTTATCTTCAAATATAACAGTTCCTCTTTGTATTAATTTCATTTAATAATACTCCTTTTTAATCATAATAATAGACCAGGAGAGTGTTAATTCTCCTGGTCTAAATTATCATATTCATTTAAGAAATTTGCTGTTCCAAAAGATGGGATTCTAAATGAAAAACTTGTTTTTCCATTTAAATTTGATACTGCAAAATCACCTTTTGAAATAATATCCATACCAATAATAATATCAAAAACATCATGTTTTTCAATTTTTAATACTCGCAAGTTATTAAAAACAAAATCGTCTCTAAACATTAAATCAATTGAATAAATATTTGTTAATTTTGACTCACGATGACCTCCAGTATAGAAATTTGATTTTCCAGTTGAAGTAAGATTATATTTTTCCACTATATTGCTTGTTATACATGAGACAGAAGCACCTGTGTCCCAAATACAAATAAAGCGATTTTTATCAATTAAATCATCTTTCTCTTTTCCTACATAAACATAGGAAGTAAGTTGATTCATTATCTTATTTGAACTATATGTAAGAACTCGTATTTTATCCATATCTTATTCACTTATAGAAATCCATTTATATTCTGGTATGCGAACATATTTTCTATTAAAAACACCATCACAATGATATATATTAAATTCACCTACATCATAATAGAAAAGTGTTTCTCTTAATGCTTCTCTATATGTTTTATATGATCCAATGATAATATTATCTAATTTTCTAATAGACAGATAACATTCTCCATATTTTTTATATAATTCTTCATGATGATAATAAAACCAATCTGTAGGATGATTTGGAATTTCTACAATTTCCCCTTCATAATAATGTATTTTTCCCATATTAAATTTCACCTCTTATCATATCATATAATGGATTAATTTCAATCTATATAAATAAAAGCACCACGTTTGCAAGCCGTGGTGAGTGTGTGCAGTTAGTGCATTTCAGGTAGTAGGAGAGTAGTAACCTCACGGTTCTATCCATACTATTCGATCCATCATGCTACCCAGGCTTTCCCTGGTTGGACTGTATATTGTACTATATGTTGTAACGCCACACATAATACGCCTTGTCAGCCTCTCGCACGTTAACTGTAAAACTACACTTTTACATGAAAACACATATGTTCTGGATTTACAAAAATGGACAATTATACTACAATCGAAGTCAGATAAACTTGTGATCACAGTTCTACATTGTGATTCGTTGCACGACAGTATATCTGACAATCGTCATGTAGTATTGAATTAATGGTACGCAATTTGTACCAGAAATGAGATTATCTAAAATGAAGCATTCTAAATATTATATTCATTTCTATGGGATTCTCCCAACATCAAATCTCTTTCTTGATACTTTCGTACAGGAAGGAGGTGAGATATGGAAGATGTATTTCTATTCGTTTTAACTCTTGTAGGATTATTAATCCTATGGTCGTTAATCCGCAGAATACCATCTAAGAACATGAAAAACTTTCACATCCATTTTGGATTTTTGAAAGGATTTGACATGTCTGGAGAATTCTATAAGGATGACACCAAAAATAATAAATAGTTTAGTTCATATTTTTGTAATCTCCTTTTGTCATTTAAGAGAGTGGAGAGTTGTTAGCGCAACTTTCTGCTCTCTATTTCTTTCTTTCTTCCTGTTATAATTGCGTTTTATTCGTGAATTTATCATCCACTTTTGTAAATTTAAACATATGTGTTTGCTAACGTGTCGGAACTACCATCTTCAATATATCCCTTTCATTCATTTTCAGAACTAAGGTACCACAGTGATGTGGATTACGGCTTCCTCCGATATTCGGCTTTATAGCTCTAAGGCTAAAGGTCTGTCAATAGGTGTCGAATCACCATCTTGAACAAGTTCTATACTAACTGTCGCGATTATGACAGCAGCATATCAAATGGGCATCTTAACTACGATAAAATTTTGAATTGAAACTAGCTTTATGGTTTATGTTAAGCTGTTTACCCAGACCTGCTTGTGAAAGTTTAAATCCTGCGAATCCTCCAATTGCTGTTGAGAGCAGTGGAAGTTTATCCAGGATCTGAGTTACGATGTTAAGAAAGGCGGTTGCTGTATCTATTACGCCTTTAAACATATCTGAGTTGATAGTTACTGTTGCAAGCTCTTGGAGCTGTGTTTGGAGCTTTGTGATATGAGCTTCTAACGAAGATAAATACGTCTCATTTTCACGATCTGCCGAGCCTTTCGCATTTTTTGATGACTCGATTGCTTCCCTTAAAATATCAGGTGACTGCAATATACTAGCAGCTGTATTTGCGCGGTTTTTGCCGGCAATTGTTTCAAGCAAAAGATTTACATTGTTACTTTTGGTCTTTTTATCGGTTTCTTCGATCTCATTATAGATATCTGCTATATCCTGTAATACACTTGCCGTTGAACGGTAGTTCCCGTTATTATCAAGAATATCTATACCTTTAAAACCATTAGAAGCGACTTTTGTTGCGCTCATAATTACGTCTCTAAGCTTAGAAACAGTTGTTACAACACCATCTGTCTCTTCGCCAAGTTCTTGCAATTGCTGAACGGCAACGCTTGTTCCTGTTAGACGGAGAGCAATCGTTCTCATTGCGGCACCAACGGATTCTGGGTCCTGCACAACCTGGTTGCCTGCCGTAATTAATCCTATACTTTCGTCTATATTATTACCTGCTGTTTTAAGAGCAGATGCTGATCTTTGTAATGCTGATGCTAACCCATCGGTGGAGATGGAAAAATTATTCAAACTGTTACTTTCGAGACAAGCTCTACTAACCACACAAAATTAGTATGGCGCATAGGCATTTCTACCTATGTCTCACGCTTTATATGAATTGGGATTATAACGTGACGATTATACTTAAAAGTATAAAAGAGCCTTTCGGCTGTTCGGACTAGATCTTCATCCTATAAAATAGGAGAGTAGCGAAACTCTATTTGTTTATTATCCAAATAGAGTATTATGGTCTCTACGGATATATGTAATTAATTATTTTATAATATATGTATATTCTTTTCTGTTTAAATCTTGATATGGGGTAATTATATTAGAATTTAAAGAAAGACTAGATTCTGAAATACTATAATTAAAAGAATGATAATTATTTAATACACCATTACAATTTATATATTCTTGAATTAATTTTTTACATAATTCTTCGTTTTTATTTATATCAGTTTCCCACAAATATAAAATTTTTATATCATATTTATTGGTAATATATGATTTCTTTTGCTTATCTTTTATAATTGTTCTGTCTTGTATTGAATTCAAAGTATATTTATTTTCATTGTATCTTATTGGGTTACCATGCCAATAATCGCCCATAACCTCTATTATTAAATTAAAATCATTTAAATAATTATCAGCAGCATAATATTCAAATATTTTCTCGCGTTCATAATTAATCTTTAATTCATCTAATATAGAATTTATTTTTAACTGAATTTTAGAATTTCTTTTATTTGAACGAGCGCTATTTTGGGCAATTCTAAGACGTATTTTTTCTTTTTGTTCTGGCGTAAATTTTTTATTAAACATGGGGGATTTTTCTTGAATATAATGTTTAGATTTGAATTCATAATAACATTGTCTGGAGCAATAATTGAAATTTTCTCCAAATGAATTGACTTTATTATAATTAGATGGAATAATTGCAAGAGGTTTACCACAATTAGTGCAAAACGTATTTATTCTATTATAAAATTGACTTTCCTTACCATGGTCTAATTTATTTGGTTTATCTTTATGATAACATTCATTAGAACAATACGAATGTTTATTTACTAAATAAACACTTGGAAAATCTTCAATTTCTTGTCCACAATATTCACAATTGGTTTTTACTAATATTTTTCTACTATGATTCCCTAATTGCTGAACCATTTTACAAATATCTTTTAGCGATCTATTCTTATACATACTTTGCAAGGTGTTCAAATAAGGATCGTCTGTTGTTAATAAAAAAGATAATGCTGTTTTTACATCTTCCTTAGTCCATCCATCAATATTAGGAACAATATTTTTATGACGTTTTAACCAATCACAATAGGCACACGTTCCATTATTTCCATTTTCTTTTAAATTTCTAATTCTAATAAATCTCTTTTCTAAATTTCTTCCACACACATCACAATGGACTATATGATTCAATGGAATACTATCATATTTTTCTTTACTTCGCATAAAACCTCTTTAAATTAATTACATATCTTTCCACGGTCTTGGCTTTCCCATAAGCTATTAACCGTTATAGCTACTTACAGGGAATATAAAAATTCCCCACATGTTACCATGTGTTTAGGCATAATCATTTCACCTACCTGATTAACCTTGTCCACCAAATCTGTTTCTGCAACTTCGCTATACGCAGCTTTCATAGAAATCAGCGCAGAAGTTGCATCATCAATATTATCAAACTCTGATACATTTAATAATTTATTAGCATTTACAGCTGACTGCTTGGCATCCGAGAATGATTCTCCGAGCCTCTGGAAATCGGCCGTACTATTCTGGATCTGCAGAGCAGTAGTACCAACGCTCTTTGCCATATCGAAGCTTTCTTTTTGGAACTCTTTCAGCTTACTGATCGGCTCATCTGATACTTTTCGCATTTCTGTAAGAGCAGTATCAAACTCTTTAACTATTTCTAAACCTTGTTTGAACGTATTCCAAACTTGATTCATTGCCTGGAATGAAGTCAAATATTGGGCAAGGTTTACCATTTTTTCTTTCCAACCTGAGAAGAATTTGCTAAGTCCACTTTCGACAGGTTTTACAGAAGTTCCAAGATTTTTAATCTGTCCATTCAGTGTATTTAATTGAACACTTAAAGTCTGCGCTTCACCGGCACTATCCTTAAAAGTTCCTTTAAGTGAAACAATTCCATTCTTTTCTGTAAATCCACTAAAGGTAATATCCTGTATACCGGTAAGTTCTTTCAGATAACTTTCCAATTCCCCTTTAGCATCTGTGATACTTGCAGGATCGATGATTTTACCAATACTTCCAACAGATCCAATTAGCCCACTGACTTTCTTCTCAAATTCACCAATGCTCATTTTGCCTTTTGCGACAGCAGTAGCCCATTTGTTTATCTGTTCTTCACTGGATTTAAATACATCTTCAATTCCAGCGATGCCACTTTTGTCAGCCTTTATCTTGTCGAAAGCATTATAAGCGCTCTGAATTCGATCTCCGTATTTACTAAGATTGTCTGTGATAGTCTTATCAATATCATCAAATCTCTGCTTTGCATTTATTTCAGAAGTGTTCTGTGGTGTTTTTGCGTTTACTCTTGCCATAACTTTATTTCGTTCTTCTATGGCGGCTTGAGCTTCTGTTGTATTATGTCTAAACGTACTAAGAGTATGAACAAAAGCTTCATTATCTGCAAGTGTCTTATAATCACCAACATAAGACTGGTCAGTTACATATTTTGGGGTTTTAGTAGAAGTGGAAGACGATGTGTTATTTGTAGACTTCTTATTACTACTTCCAGTTGCTTTTGCAGCTTTATTTAAATCTTCCTTATTGCTTTTTAAAATATTCGCAAGATTCTGTAACTCATCTTTTTTTGCAAGCATCTCATTAATCTGAGTCATTAATCCGGAAGTAACTTCTGATCCTAATGTTTCTTTAAGATTCTGAGCAGAAGTAGCAATTTCACTCATGCTTGATTTAATAACATCAATAGATGTTAAATCTAATAAAGTAAACTGCTTTGAATTTCCTGAGACAATGCTTTCTGCACCTTTCCCAATATTAGTTAATGGCTTTCCAGCACCATTGGCAGACTTCTGTAATTTATCAATCTCTTTAGTGACGTTTTGAATATTTTTTCCTGCATTTGTCAACCCAGAGAAAATATCACCATTAAATTTTACGTTATTAATTTTCTGTAAAGCTTTCGCTGTTTTTTCAAGCTCATCAGCAATACTTTTTAATTGGCTGACTTTACTATCATCAACCTCTATACCAGTTTTTATACTAAAATCTTCATTAGGCATATAAATTCACTTCCTTTCTTACCATTTTAGATATCCAATAAACGTACTCCACGTAAGTTCCTTAATTGGATCTTTCTTTTCACTAATGTATTTCTGCATAAGCATATAAGCAGAAGTTGTTTTTGGAGCAGGTCTTCCCCATTCTGAAAAATTAAATCCTGTTCTCCAATATGGAGTTCCAGGAGCTGGATGTTCAGGACCATCAATGGCTCCACCGTGATAACCTTGTTTAAATATATACTCATAAATGTAGTCATTACCTACTCTATGTCCACCTAATTCATCAGAGCTTAAATTAACATTAATTTCCCCTGATAATGGCTTTACATCATATACATTTAATAGAGATTCAGTTCTTTCATAGTATTCAGGATTGAATGACATATACCAATCTTCAACTGCGAACCTGCTTGCACTTTCAATCTCAGGAGCAGCCTTTTTAGGTATTTCTTCATTTGTTTTTTTTTCTGCAGTCTCAATACTATCAGCTAATTTTCTAAATTTTCTAGCCGCCTTATTGAGATCAGAGGCGTTAATTTTTAATGAAATCATATTTTAACTCCTATTCAAACTGTAAAAAGCTCCATGACCTTTGACAGCCATGGAGCTTAACTAAATGTTCATATTTTATTTTGAAGAAATCGCTTTAACAAGCTTTATAATATCTTCCTTACTAATATCTTTCATCGCTTCAGCAAATACTGGTGCGAGAGAAGTACCAACCTGTTTCAACACATCATTCAGTCTGGTAACCTGGTTCTGAATAAATGCCTGTGTTCCATAATGATTAGTCATAAAATCCTGTGCAGTCATTTCCTCAATAGCTGTAAATTCTTTGACATCATTACCAATTGCTTTAATAAGTTCTACAACAAGTCCGTCTCTGTTAAGATAGTCATAATCTTCGGCCATAGTCTTATTGTCCATATGAATATATGTATAGTTGTTAATAATCGTGTACACATGAAGTACATGTCTAACTGGAGAACTTACACTTACAATATCCTTCTTCTCAATATCTTTCCAATATGCGTTCTCAACAATTTTTTCAGCAAGAGTCATTTTTGTATTAATCGGCATATACTCAATTTTTACCATTGATTTAATATAATCCTGTTTCTCCTGATCGGATTCCTTCTTATTATATGTATTAATAAATTCCTGTACGGTAATATCTTTCATAGTTAATTACTCCTTTTCAAACAATTTTTCCTTTTACTCATAAACAGTAACTTTCCAATAGTTTCCATCGGATGTCCAAATTTCTATACAATCACCATATGGATTATATTTAACTCTGCATACCTGTGATGATTCACATATTTTCCAATAAACATCCGATGGAATTCTATAGTTACTTCTTGTTAATAGTTCACTAATCTCATAAGAGTACATAATAATTTTTCCAATATTTAATTTTTCATTTCAGAGTATTTTTCACATACATAATCTTTGATTTCCGGTTGAATTCTTCCTTCAATAGCTTTTCTTAGTAAACTACAATTTCTAGCATAGCGTTTACATGCTTTGCATTTGTCTTCAAATTTCACCTTATCATCGTCATTATCAAAGATCCCAATATATTCAACAGGATAAATAGTCAGTTCAATTCTTGGATTATCCTTGTCGTAGTAAATTCTCTGAGGGCGGAAGAGTGCTACGTTATCATCCTTCCATATTAATTGTGTTTCTGTGATTGTATCATCTAAGCATTTTTCATAGTTTGCACAATCTTTATCAATTCTGTCAAAATAAAAAACAGCATCTATAAAAAAATGCTGTGTGTTATTTACCTCTCTGGTCCAGTTCTGTTTTTTTACTTCTTCCTCAATTATTTTCTTGAATGCTTTTTTATAGTCTTTGGCTTCTTTAGTCTCATATACCATTGAAAGTGGTCTACCATTTTTCATTATGGTACGCACAGAAGTATAATGGTTAACTGAAGGTGGCATAGGAGAGGTCAGGTATAATTTTTCTGTCATCTGTATTATTTAATCTGTCCAATAAACTGTTTTACTTTATCAAAACCAACCATTGCACCAATACCACTTAAAATTCCAAGTAGCACTGCACAAATAATATTGTTTACATCAAAAGCAATACCATATAACTGGTAATATACAAGTGTTCCTACAGTTCCGATAACAATTGCAACAATAAAAGCAAGTAAATTAGAAGCATATTTTCTATTTGCTTCATCAAGTAATTTTTTAATTGTCTCAACTACAAGTCCTGTTGCAATACTATAAATTGCAAATAACATAATAAAAGTATTTGTATTCATTCATTTCACCTCTTTAACCGGCTGCTTTATTTTCTTCTTTATTATTTAAGTCTAAAGTTACAGATGGAGTCTCTATCGGATTTTCAAACTGTCCCATTTGATGTTCCACACGACTATTTTTCATATAACTTAAAACAGTTGGAATTAATGAGGCAGGAATAGCGACAAGTGCATACATAAAACTTGTGTCACCTGTAATAGTTGCCATATGTTCTGTAAACCATAAAATCTGTATACAAATAGCAATCACAGTCCATAACACCATCTTACTTGTTCTTGGTTTCTTAAACTTAGGAAATCTGCGTTTTGCTTCTCTAAGTTCTTTTCTCATTTCATATTGACGCTTTTGCTGTTTGATCTGCGTCATTTCTTTTTCAAATTCTTTTTCTGTTAAATATTTCATAATGTATCACCTATAATTCGTGATTTTTCCATTTTTCTCTAAGTCTCTTATGATCACTGATAAGGAATGCGAATACAAAGCGTCCTGGATTTCTTTTTGAATCTAAGACTGCCTGTAGTTCTGCATTACCGCGAAAAATATAAGCATTACTCTGAAGCGCATTTTCAAAGAATACACATTTTTCAGGATCATAATATTTATTCATTACTTCGTTATATTCGCGCATAAGCATTTATCCTTTTGGTCATATAGAAAGGCGAAAAAATGAGGTAAGAATGATTTTAAAACGCGAACAATGCGAATAGGTCATATTTTTCTTACCTCCTTAATCACTCTTCAAAATTATTTATTAGTAGCTTTATTAACTACTGGTTTTACTGTAGAAACCGGTTTAATCTTTACTGCCTGTTTCTTTTTCTCATCAGCTTTCTCAAAAACTTTGTCATTTTTAAGAACTGGTTCGATATTTTTGATTCCATCCATTACCTCATCAGAATCATCAATTTCGTCATGAACTTTTTTTAATTCTTCATCAGAAATCTGCATGATTTTATCAATATTTCCCTGTACAGATGAGTTAAACGGAATATTCTTAATATTCATCACAAGAAGTTTTTCTCTAGCTTCTTTCTGAGTAAGTCGTTTACCAAGCCAATCGCTAATAATGTAATAAACATCCTGGCACTCAGATCTGTCAAAAAGAGTTCTCCATTTTGGCTGACGTTCATATTCCCAACAGTATGGACAGTATTCATACTCAGTTTCACACATTAAACATTTTCTTTTCTTAGACATGGTATCTCCTTTCCTTCAAAAATCCCATGGACATATTAGCCCATGGGATTAAGAAAATATCAGTCTTCGTCTGCCTGTACATCATCTTTTGGGAATACCATATAGAACAGACGTTTCTTTCTAGCACAGTAGTCAGACTGAGCATCACCCTTGTAATCGAATGTAGAATCATTCTTCATAGCAATTGTGGTCTCTGGACTTGGCTGGAAGCTTGGGAATACAATGTAACCAAGACGCAGAACGTCTTTTTCACATGGGTCACAATATAATCCAACGATTGTAAGGCGAACTGTTTTAGGAAATTTATTTGCATGATTCTCAATAATAACAGTGTCTTTACACTTGTACTCATATTTAATAAGCAGCTGTACGATTTCTGCATTGTCCTTTACTTTAGTTGGGAAAGTAATCTTCTTTGCTGCCAACTGGAATTTTGTATTCTCGTCAGCCTCACCATCAGATAAAGTAAAGGATTTACCTGTACCACCATCTTTATAAATTGGTGTTACACTAACAGTACCAGTAACAGGCTCATCTGGAAGATCGAAATCTGCTTTGCTTGGATCTACAAGAAGCATTTTTGGAGCTTCAATTTCACCTGCGGTATCAACCATAACCTTTTCAGAACCAGTTGTACCTGCATAAGCACCAAGTACAAGATGAGTATTTGTCAGAGTAACGGCTGCAGCTTTAGCAGTATAAGATCTCTTAATAAGGGCACCATCCTTGTCAACAGAGTCTTTTGTATCTGCAGAAATGTCGATAGAAACATCACTGATATCCGGAAGTCTGTAATAAACTTCTCCAGTGTCTTTATTATCAGCGACAGCATGAAGGGCTGAGTCCCAAATTACACCATCAAGATTAAACATGTGTGTATCCTCCTTTAAAATTTTTGCATAAAAAAAACAGACCTAAGTTTGGTCTGTGCTACGTAACCAGTTAAATGATTCTTGCTTAATATTTTTTGTATCCATAAATCCACTATAAGCTCCTTGTGTAAGAGCAATAGTAGAAGTGTAGATTTGTGAACGCTTAACAGCATCCATAAATTCATATATTCCACATTCTTTTAACTGATCTTTACTATATTTGAAGCCAGGATAAACAAGCATGGCAGAAATCAAATTAACTAATTGAGATTCATACGGCTTATTTGCCTGAGCTTTCATTCTGTTTCGGTCTCTTTCAATGACCAATTTCTTTGCAGTTGCTCCTTTTATAATCTTAGTCCCTGTATAAGTCATACCATTAATACGTCTTACATAAGAAATCATATGATGATAAATAAAAGAATCAATTGCAAAATCAAGTTCTTCATTATAAAGAACTGTTTCGCCTGTCTCATTTTTTGTAGCTAAGCGGAATTTACTAAAATCTAAATCTCCAAATAAAATTCCTGTTTTGTCTGGTGTTAAGCTTGTGGCAAAAACACAGAAAAAATCAAATTCACTAATCTTATTCCAATCTTGCCCATTATCCCAAAGCATTACCTTAAAATCTGACGGTGTACCACATAACAAGCCTATCATCTGATAATATTCCTGCTCACCAAAATTAATAATATCCTGCATAGTCGGTTGCGAAATTGTTATATAACTGTTCAGTCTATATGGTTCTCTAAATAGAAGTTTGCACTCATCATATTTAAAGACTGATTCATCAAACTCTAACTTGTCCATGGTTGTTTATTAATAACCTGTCGCTTTCCATTTCGAATACCGGTGATATTATTTGTGGTTTCCTGTTCAAGAACAATAGTTCGGATGATATAATTTGAATCTGTAAAAGATTCCTTGTCGCTTACAATATTGCAATGTGCACCAAAAATATTAGACCAATTAAATCTGTCACGAATAATTGAGCCAATAAGATCATGCCGTGTAATTCCTGTAAGTGGATCAATTGCATCACGTACATCTACCATTACTAAAAAAGTAACATTCATATAACACATGATTTGGTTGTACTTTGGAATGTCTGTGAATTCAGTTTTAAAACAAAGATGATGTCTAACTTTATCTTGTGTATTAGGTAAATAGAAATGAGGGTGGATATTCCCTTCTTCTCCATAGTACATGGTCCAGTCGCCATCGTAGTTGATAGTTCCGTCCGGATTAAAAAGTTCAGTATCTTCTAGGTCTAAATTGTGAAATGCATACAAGAGTTCTGGAGATTTTAGTAAGGCTTTTTTAACCTTTTCTTTTAGATAAATATTATTATCATCAGGAACGCTCGTTAATGCTGTAAGCTTTGCAAGAAGTTCCTGCTTTGTTTGAAGCTTATCCATTTATGAGCCTCCCTTATAATACAGATGAAATTTGAAGTTGAATTTCTCCAACAATATTTCTTCCATCTTTATTTATAGAGCATTTAATTACAAGAATTTTCGTTAAATACTCTTTATTGTCTGCTATTTTAATTTTAATTTTGTTGCTTTCTTTTTGCTCTAACCAGGTGATTAAATCAGTATTATCCGTGACTTCGATTTCATCTGGGTCTTCATGTCTGTTATTTTTTACATAACATGACCAGCTACTTTTTGCTAAATAAGGGACAAATTCATCTGTGATTTCGTTACCCTGTATATTAAAGAATTTTGCAGTAATTAGTTTATAACTACCACCAATCTTAATTTTATTGGCATTACATAATAAATCACAATGAGTAGTATCCATTTTTGTTTCAGTGTCTGTATGGAATGGAGTGTCAGTAGGGACTTCATTGTCATATAAATCTGCATACATAGCAAAAATGTCGCCTTGAGCAACTTCAACATCATCTCTACCATCTGTATAAGGATCAAATTTATCCTGTGCAAAAGTAAGTCTCTTCAGTCCAAATAAAGGAGCTGTTTCAACTTTACTTATCTGGAATACATTTGGTTTTTCTACAGGTGCAGAAATGATTATACGCATATTTTTATTGTCTTCTTCTACATAGTAGATATCTTCAGTAATTGGATTCAACGGAACGATTGCCTTAAACTGGCTCTCGGTGGAAGTGGAGTAATACCTTATGTTACTTTTACAGTTCGTTAAGCTGCAAAAGAATTATTTACATAGCGTGAAATATAAACTTCATATTTTCTTTTTAAGTGAATTGTGGAATTGTTGTAAATGTAATCTAAAAATATTTTAGTATTATGTATATTATTAATTTTTAAATCACAAGTTATATCATTATATTTATAAATTGTAGATTCAATATTTAAAGTATCATATAGAACATCTTTTAGCTTATATAAAAACATGCAAGTACCTGTTAAAGAAACTCTATTTCGTGTTTTTATAATAGATCCATCACCATCTAAATAACCTCGAATTAAATGCGGAAGCAAATTATTAGATACCCATTCTGGGTACTCTAATTTAAGACTTTTCTGATTAACTATTCCTAAATTCCGAAGTTGATTTGCCATATATTTATTAACAATAGAAAGTTTGTATTGATTTTTATATGTAATTTTCTTCTTTTTCATATTTATAGGCTTTATTGGTCTATTACTACCTAATAATGAGTTTATTTTTTCCAAAATGTATTTATCATCTTCTTGGAGACTTATTGATATGGTGTTTTTGTGAACACATCCATCTGCCATTAATAATCCAATAATATAAGCTTTTTCTTGATTGTCTATTTCATCAAAATAATGCTCATTTAAAGTATATTTTTGATTAAATTTTTCCGATCCAATTATTTCAACATTATTTCTTTTTAGTATTTCAGAAACCGTTGATTGGCTAATTTTATATTTTTCTGCAATTTTATGTATTGGCAATGGTGAAAGATAATCATTAATGATATCTTTTTCATCAATATCAGATACTTTTGTTCTGGTGTGAATTCCATTTTCTAATAATAATCTACCTATACTTCGTGACGGAACATTAAATTTTTCTGCTATAATTTTCAATTGCATTCCACTTTTTTGTAGTTCAACAATTTCATTAAAATGTTTTTTTAATTCTTGTTTATATTTCCCTGAGTACATAATAAATTCCTCCAAAATTTTTCATATGATAAATTGCAGTAATTGTGCAATTGGAGGTTGCAACAAAATGGGAGCTACCCACTGTCCTGCAATATTATCTTCTCAATTAGTAAATAATTTTTCTCATAAAATGAGAGCTGACTATATCTTCACCATGCCTTGCGGTTTAGGTGCTCTCCGTTTCGAACACTTGTCCTACATAAATAGTCGATGAGCCTTATCCTATTCGGATCTTGGTTGCTGATTGTCCAACACTTGTAATTTTCAAACATTCACACTTGATCGTATTTCATATCTATGTTGTAGTTTACAAATTTCATACAGATTTCCAGCAGTTAAAAGAGATTCACTGCATAGTTTCCAAATGCAGTGGACAATTACTTATCGGTCCAGAGGCCGCTGTTGTACGAGGATTGTGTCCTCGTCACTCCCCAAATTTTCCGTTTATACCGTTTACCATTTTTCTTTACAATAAAATGAAACCAATAATCACATGGAAGGATATTGTATTTGACAAACTGATTACCTATTTCTTTTGTACAGATAATCCATCTATGATAAATACCTTGATCATCAGCTATATCAATATATAATCCTACAAAGTCTTCATTAGAGTATTTTCGTCTGTAATCTGTTTCAAAATAATAGAGTTCATCAGTTGGTTCGAATTGTGTCTTCTGACTTGGTTTAAATTGTAGATAATACTCAACTTGATCTTTATCCAGTGAGCTATAAGATTTGACAATAAATTTTGCATCAATGCGAGTTTTGGTTGTATGTGGTCCATGAGTAATATTTCTATTCAAAGTAGGAGAGTCATCATGATAATAATCATAGATATAACAAACCCTTGATGCGATAGAATTATTCCATGTCGCTTCCATAGCATCATCAGATTGTTTTTTAATCTGTTGACCAATCGTTCCAATATTCGCATATAATTGCTGCATCTCTCTAAAGGTAGGCATAATCAGTCCTCCTTTATTTTAAGCACTGCAACACCGGCATCTAAAATGAGTTTTCTATAATCCTCAAATTTAGAATCTGGTTTATTGTATGTAACTCTGGCAGCTTCTAATAATTCAATAATTGGTACCAACTCAACAGGGTAGAAGAGTAGGCTGTTTAATCCATCTAAGTCATATTGAATATTCTGAAATATTTCATTTACGTCTTTACCTGGATATTTACTTGAAGTATTTGGATCTGCACATTGTAATAAAAAGAAAATAGAACCTCGTAATGTCTTCTTAATTTCCGACATTTGCATATCACTAAATTTTCCGTAACGGTGCTTCATCATGACGTTTCACCTCCGGAGATATAACTGTTATTTATATATCCATCATCACGGATAAATTTTCGAAGATTACGCTCTAAAGATTCTAGTCGTTCTATATTCGTCTTATAGTTGGATTGGATGTTCTTTTCTTCCTTACTACCAATAATTCTTGCAGTATTAATCGCATTATCAACCTGTGGCTTTAACCATCCGATTACCATATATTGAGCAAAAATATTTATTACAAAATCATCATCTGATTCCTGATCTGATGGATTATTGAGAGAGTATGTCAACTCTAGTAATCTATCATCTAATTTCAATTGAGAAAATTTTTTCTTAATATATGGCTTCGATGCAGCGTCATGCAACCATGAACGCATACGATCATACGCGAAATCTTGTGGTAATTTATAGAAGTTTGGATCATCCATTAGATTATAAAATCTGTTAAATATCTCATCGTAGGTCATATAGCACCTCCGATCTTATTAATTACATTTTCAGATCAAAACGAGTACCACAAACTTTGTCAATGATTTTCGCTTTGTTCCACTGTTCAAATGTACCGTTTTCCATCTGTGTAGCATAAGTAGTGATAATTCTATTTTTAGCTGTAATTGGAAGCTGAATAAATGCTTTTTCAAAGTCACGATATGGAAGGTTCATTACTTTCTCAATATCTTTTTCATTAAACATATTTTCATAAACTTCCTTTACTTCAAACCAGTGCTCGTCATTTATAAGATTTTCATCCTCAATAATAATATCTGGATCAAATATAGAACCTTTATGCTGAAGCATTGCAGCTTTTAAATCCTGATATTCAATATTTCGTCTATCACCAGCACCATTAAACGCATATGTCATGTGTGTATGATCACCTGTAAACAAGAGCACACCAGCAAAAAGTGACCTACATGGAATCATTTCCTCTGGTCTATAATCTGCATCTGTTTTTACTACTTTTTTAGGTTCTTTTACCTCTACTTTTTCAGGTTCATCCTGAACCGTAATATAATTGGCTCTTACCATTTCAATTGCTTCGTCAGAAAGTGGAGTCATATGATTTTTCACAGGAACTTCGTTTTCCTTTAATAACGCTACAACATCTGAACTTGGTACACCAATTTCTTTTGCAAGCTCAAAAACTTTCATAGTTATTTTTCCTTTCATTCATAAAAATAGGAGTGTAGTAAACAACCACACTCCTAAATATTTTTATATTAGACGAAATTACGCCTCAAGAGTCCATGTACCAAAACGTACATTAGTCATTGTCTCAAGACCCATGCAAGTTCTAATACGGTAATCTTTTGTCTCATCACCAGTCTCGCCCATTTCGTTTCTTTCAAATGTTGCATCAGAACCTTCATAAACGAACTTAACGAACTTATCAATATTATTAGGCATAATCAGAAGTTTCTTATCATCTTCCAGATAGTGCTCAACATCATTGTAAGCAAATGCCTGTGGAATCTCTACAATTTCTGTTCCTTCGAATGATCCAAGACGACCCATTCTATAGATATCAGATTTTGCTTCATTAGAAATCCACTGTACACTACCGAAGTTCTGAAGTTCTCCAAGAGCTACCTCAGTACCCATAATTACTGCCTTAGAACCGGTAGCAAGCTGTACATCAGAGATAAGTCTTTTCAGTTTAGCTCTATTTTCAGCTTTAGCTTCACCTTTGATATTCCATTTTGTAGGAACTGGAAGCTGCTGAGATGCAGACATAACAGCATCATGAAGCATTGTATTTACATAACGATCAAATGCTTCTGTAATTTTATTAATCAGCTCATTCCAGTCTTCAACACCCTGCATAAACCTAAGAAGGCTCATGTATACGCCTAATCCAAAGTAACTTGTACTAACTGTGCGAGTCTGTCCTGCGCCAAGTCTCTGACGTTCAATTGCGTGCTGTCCACCAGAAAGTTTTGCTACAGTAAGGATACAATCATCTTTAATGTAGAAACTGTTTTTCTCTCCGATTGTTGTATTCTTAAAATCAACATATTTTCTAAAGAATGGATCTGCTGACCAACCTGTTACCAATGTATCATCAATTGTGTCCTCGATAATCTCGAATAACGCTTCTCTTACTGCAGTTCTTCCTAAAGCACGTTTAATCTGAATATCAGTTGCGTCCTCGGAAAGTCCTGCAATTTCTCTAAATTTTGTTCTAATTACAGTATTGGCATCTGCTACAGACTGGTTCTGAAGTGTGCCATTATATGTATCAATACAAATTTTTGTAAAAGTTTTAATATCTTTTGCGTCTTTAAATTTTTTCTGATTTAAATCAGTATATTCAGCAAATAATAATTTTCTCATTATGATATATCCTCCTTTCTATTAGGCTTCAACAGCAGCATTTCTCTTAACGAATACTGCATATTCACCGTTTGGCCACTGCTTGTAGATATAGCCAACAAAACCATGTGTCACAGTTGTTTTATTTGGATCTTCTGCAGCAGTTGTTAATTTGAAACCAGTTCCATCAACAACAACATATTTTCCAACCTCAACCTCTGTTTCGTCCTTGAAAGCTTCTTTAGAAAGGCTAAATCTGTCTGTTTCGAATGTTTCAAATGCACGAATTCTTTCTCCCTGACCAATAAAATACTGGGACTCTTCCTGCATTCTCTTTGTGTACTCTTCGTAGATTTTTACATCATTTGCAAGGATTACAACTTTATCTGTAATCTTTGGTGCCTCTACCTTAAATACATCGTCCTCTACGTAATTCTCTGGCTTCAGAACAGATACAGAACCATTTTCCATCTCTGCATCTTCATTAACCATTGTGTAAAATGCACTTGGAATATCAGTTGCATGCATTAATGTGGCATGAAATACGCCATGTTTGTCGTATAAATATTTTTCGAAATTAGATGCCATTTCGGTTTCCTCCTTTAATATTTTTAGGCAATAAAAAAGAACCTCCACTATAGAAGGTTCTGAATGATTTTAAATTCGTTTCCAATGAAGAACTGTTCCGTTATCTAAATGACCAGTATATTTAATACGTCCAGATAAATAACTACTTACACATCCACCATATTTTTTATCCGCTGCATCCATAGAATTAAATATTTCACCTGTTTCAATACATTTAACAGGAGTTCGATTAAATCCGTTTGGATTATTTTCATTTCGCTGTTTGTTTTTTTCGTAACCGAGAGCAAGCGATTGTTTTTTTAGATCTTTATAATCCATATTAAGATATCCTGATTCACAAGCAGTTTTTAAATACCTGCTTACAGTAGTGTTTGATATTTCAAGCTTTTCGGCTATTTCAACAAAACTTCGCATTCCTTGTTTAACTAAGTCACAAACTGAAATAAATATAGATTTTTCTGCAACGACACGGCATAAAGAAAAGTTTATTTTTGATAAATTTAAGATTTGAGCCACTTCAGAAATTAAAATATGTTCTTTTATATAATCATATCTATTTTCTATATTAACATAATTGCAATTAACTCGAATTACTTTTATATTATGTAATTTTGCTAATACGTCTTTCTTATCATCAATTTGTTTTCCAGCAATATCTTGTTTACCATTGAGAGTAAAATTCCCATGTCCAAGTCCGCCATCCATTTCAACAATATATTCTACTACAATATATTTATGGTTAATATCCCTTACAGCCAGTAAGGAATTATCCATCTTGTTGCTTAAGCTGTATAATGATGGAGCAATCGGTATATCGAATACTTTCTTGGACTCCGCGTCCGTAATTAAGACTGATAACCAGCTCCTCATTCGCAGCGTTCGTTTTATGCAGGTTGAATCGCCATAGGTGCATTCGCGTCACACCACAGTAGATTGAATAGGCAATGAGTAAAACTGGTACTTATCCATTGCAATAATCTTAAGGAGTGACAATTTA